AATTTGATGCAAGTCATAGAGAAGAAGAATTTGGTAAAATATATCAAGGTGATTATGTGTTATTACAAAAATCGGGCAAAGAGCCAAGTTTGTTTATATATGACTATGATAACACAATGAAATCAGCTACAAACATAACGGATGTTATCAAAATTAAAGAAACTGATATATATGTAAATGATATAATACACAACAGTTTAAGAGAAGAAATAAAGGTTTTAGGTATATGTGATATAAGTATAAATATATATAATGTTAGAAAATATAGAAAATAATTAATAATAAGGTCATTAAAATAAAACTTTTAATGAAATTTGGAGGTGATTAATATAGAAGAATATGTAAATAAAGATGATTTGATATTATGGTTAAATCTCCAAAAATATGGATATCTTCTTGATGATAAAAAAACTTGGGTAGACTATGGTGATTTAAATGATAAGTTCCCATACAATGAAGGAGATAAACAATGGGAGTTAAGTAGAAATCGAATGATAGATAAAACTATAAATATGCTTAAATATGACAATGTAAGTGAATTAGTAAATGATTTTAAGTTTTAAAGTTGATTGGGCTATATTTACTTTATGTATTTTACCAATAGCATTAATAACGTTAACAATATGGGCAATAACATGGATAGTAAGCAAGAGAATAGGTTAATGCCTGTCTCTCCTGCTACTTTAGGTGTATTGCCACATGATGTAGGAGAAAGATTCAAAGAAAGTTTAAAACAAGCTACAATAAATTATGATGTATTAGATAAATGTAAAGAACTTATAGTAAAATTAGTTAAGGAGAAAAAAGAAATGAATAAAAGATTTAATGATTTTTACGAGGCATACACTTTCTTATCAAAACATGAAATGTGTAAATCTAAATTATATGTAGATGGAAAACTATATAGTCATACTATAAATCATTTTGAAAGATGTTTAGATATAGCAGTGGTTAAAGTGAATGCAGATACATTAGAAATAGATGATAATGAAATTGAAAATGTTAAAACTCAAGTATGGTTAGAATTTGGAAGAGCATTTTTAGATTTAGATAAATCAGAATCTGTACAATTTGAACATGATATGAGATTAGACTGCGGAGCAGATACTTTTGAAGAGGCTATTATAGAATTAGCTAATCTAGTAGATAAATATTATTATGATAATGGAAAAGAAAAAGAAGGAGTAAAACTTCAAGATATAAAAATAAGTTTTTCTCAAAGTATAGCCAAGGATAATAAAGATTTGCTATTAACTAAAACAGATATACATAATCAATATGATATTCATCTAAAAACAATATCAACTATTATAAAATTAAGTACAGGAGAAATTTTACCTAATGATTTAGAATATGATTATGACTGGGAAATATTAATAGAAGGTTAATCATTCTATTTAATATAATAATAAAGGAAGTGATATAAATGTTTAAGATATTGTTAGGAATGGCACTTATGTGTTATATATATAATACAATAAGAACTATTAATAATTAAATCATATGAGAAGATTTGTTTCAGGTTTATTCTAATAAAATAATCGAGCTCATCATATACAGAATGGTGAGTTTTATTTATCTTATTAGATAATATTAAAACAATATAAGGAGAGATTGAGTAATGAAAAGTTTTAATCCAATAGCTGAATTTTTTAGAAGTTTAGCGATATCAGTTGCATTAATGTTTATTGGTTTTGCTATAGGGCAAAGATTTATACCAGTAGAAGTAGTATTAATGGCTAACATATTATTAGCGGTAACGTTAATAGCATTAATAGGTTTAGCATTGTTTACTAGAATCAAAAAGAAGAAAAAAGAAACAGTTAAACTTAAAATGAAATATGTTTATTTATTTACTTTTATAGAAGGTATATTATTATACCCTATATTGCAATTATATATAGCAGAATTAGGTGCAACATTAGTAACTAACGTATTGCTTGGAATAACAATATTCTTATTTATAGCTTATTTAATAGCTAAGAAAGTTCCTAATGAGAAAATAAGAAAATTAGGGACTCCTTTATTTATTGCTTTATCAGTACTATTAATATTAAGTCTTGCAGGAATATTCTTTATAAGTAAATTATCTATAATACTTATAAGTATATTAGGTATAGGAACATTTGGTTTATTTACTATATACGACTTAAGTATGGTATTTGATGAAATAGAAAAAGGGAATATAAAAGAAAGAGATGACTTATCTTTCTATGTATTAAATATATTCTTAGATATAGTTAATTTATTATTAGATATATTAAGACTAATTTGGATACTTAAAGACTAATATAAAAGAGGTTAAATAAATGACATTATTAATAATTATTCAAACCATAGCATTGCTTATAAGTTTAGCAATGGCAATACATTATGCTAATAAAAATGAAGTATCTTGGACAATAATAATGTGTACTTTAATAATAGTGAGCACATTATCTATATTACAATATTAATAAGATAATCGAGCTAGTTATTTTAATAACTGGTTCTTTTTGTTTTATTAATAAATAATTAGGAGGGATATTAAATATGTATTATATATTAGACAATAGTGGCAATAAAATTATAGAATTTAAAACCACCATTGAAGCTGCTAAGGCTTTAGAAACAACACCTAATACTTTTACTGTTTGTGCTAATAATATAGCAAAAATAATTAGAAATGAACAACCTAGAAATGGAGTTCTTCAAGTAAAAGGATTAACATGTGTAAAGAAAAAAGACTATGAGTTATATGAATCTAAAATAAGATGGATATTAACTAAAAATGATATATTTATAATAAATAGAAATGGAGAAATTTGTGGGACATTTAAAACTCAAAATGGTTTATTAAAAATATTAAGTCAAGGAAATGCCAAATCTTCTTCTAATATAACATATGCTCTTAATAAAGTTGATTCTGAAATATATGGTTATAGAATTGCAACAAGAGAACATTATATTAATATGCTAAAAGAAGATATCATGTATTACAATAAAGAATTCGATAATTCTGGAGGATTAAAAAAGATACCAGTAGATATGTATCATATAGAAAATGGATACATTAAAGACTTTGAAAGTTTAACAGAAGCAGCTAATTATATGGGATGCTCTAAAGAAACAATAAGACAAAGTATTAAAGAAGAAAGAGAAATATTAAATACAGGATATTACTTTAAAAAGAAAGATTTGATATAAGGAGGGAAAACAATGCAAATAACAACTTTAGCATATATAGCTATTAATAAAGAAACAAATGAATTATTTGTCGGTTCAAGAGGTCAAGCTGCTTTTAATAAAATAGGTGCATTAAAAAATTCAATGAATCAAGCTAATTTATATACTGGTCCTACTGGTCCTAATGTTTCTGCTGGTCGTTATAACTATAAAACTGACGTATGGGAATTCTATGAGATAGATAGCATGACTAAAGAAATGAGGAAGATAAATAAATAATGCCACCAGTAAAACACACAAATAAACCAGTGCCAGCACCTCCTGTTCTACAAACAACTGCTCAAGATTCTCAAATTAAAAACAAAATTAAAAGGATAGAAGATATATTAGAACAATTAGAATATGAAAAAGATATACTTATATCTCTAAATGAAAAAGAGGACGCTAAGAATATTCATGGAAGAATAGTTGGTTTAAATGTAGCTTTAGCTATACTTAAAGATGAAATATAGGAGGAATAATAAATGAATATAAAAGTTATGAGCCGACAAGAAGCATTAGCGTATTCTTATAAACAGGATGTAGATAATTATATAATAGTCTCTATATCTTGTCCTGATGAAACAGGGCCTATATTTTACACGCCATCTAAACTTAAAGATATTAAACGTAAAGGGATATTAAGACTATGGTTTAATGATATAGACAGACCATATGAAAATAAAGAACCTAAAGAAGAACAATTTATAGGATTAAAAGCTTTTATAGATACATTTAAAGATAATCCAGAAGTAAAAGATATAATAGTTCATTGTGCTGCTGGAATATCACGTTCATCTGCTGTAGCTGCTGCTATATGTCAATATCTAGGTTTAAATGAATTAGATATAATATGGAGCAATTATATATATGTGCCTAATACACTTGTATATAAATTAGCTTTAAAAGAATTAGGGCTAAAATGGTGTGAAGAACAATTTGCTTATTACTTAGCTATGAACAAATTAGAAAGAGATAAATTAGAAATACCAGAAGACATAGAAAACTTATTCAAGGAGTAACAATATGAAAATCAATATACCTGAAAACATATTACATGATTTAAAAATAATTCATTCAGCATTAGCAGAAAATAATCATAAATGTTATTTAGTAGGAGGATGTGTTAGAGATGGACTTTTAGGAAAAATCCCAAAAGACTATGATTTAACTACGAGTGCCTCTACTGAAGAAGTATTTAAAGCTTTATGTGATAAGCTAGAATTGATACCAACAGGTATTGAATTTGGAACATGGACTGTAGTTAATAAAAATAATATGAATACATATGAGATAACTACATTTAGAAGTGATATGTATGATGGAGACCATACAGGACATCATCCAACAGCTATTAAACAAGTAACAAGTATAGAAGAAGATTTAGCTAGAAGAGATTTTACTATAAATGCAATAGCATATGACTTCATAGAAGATAAATTAATAGACCCTTGTAACGGTCAAGAAGATTTAGAAAGAAAGTTTATAAGATGTGTAGGAAATCCTATAACTAGATTTACAGAGGACCCACTTCGTATGCTTAGAGCTATAAGATTCCAAGCTCAATTAGATGGATTCAGATTAGCTACATGGACTAGAAGTAGTATATGGGATTGTCGTGAATTAATAAAACAAATATCTGGTGAAAGAATACAAATGGAACTTAATAAGATATTATTATCTAATCCAATTATATTAGATAGACCTTATTCTGTTCATTTATTACAAGAAATCATGCCAGAGTTAACTTTATTAAGGAAAGTACAACAAAATAGTCCTTGGCACTCATATAATGCCTATACACATAGTGTAAAAGCTACAGAAATAGTAGAGCCAGAATTACATTTAAGGTTGGTTATGTTATTCCATGACTTAGGTAAATATGATACTCTTACTACAGATGAAAATGGAATAGACCATTTCTATAATCATGGAATAGTATCTTGTAATGAGGCTAGAAATATATTAAAGAGACTAAGATATAGCAATGAAATAATAGATAAAGTATGTCTATTAATAAAAGAACATGATAGACGTATAGAACTTAATAAAAAAGCTGTTAAGAAAGTACTTAATATCATGGGTGAAGAAGGCACTAGAGATTTATTAAAGATAAGATTTGCAGATATAGCTGCACAAAATCTAGTACATTTAAAAAGAAGAGCCAAGAAAGTATTTGATTTAACAGATTTAGTTGAAGAAGTTATAAAGAATAAAGAACCTTTTAGCAGAAAAGATTTAAATATAGATGGTAGAATGTTAATAAGCATAGGATTTGAATTTGGACCAGAGATAGGCAAAACATTAGACACTTTACTTGGATATGTTCAAGAAAATCCAGAACTAAATAAACCAAAACTATTAAAGGAAATAGCAGTTAAAATTCTAGAAGAAAATAAGGAGAAATAACTATGAAATTTATAGAAAAGAAAAATAAAGAAAAAGAAATAGAATGTGGAGACTATGTTTTAATTAATGGTTGTACTTTAGGTATAGTTGCTGAATGCGGAAGAGAATATTCTATATTATTTTTAGAAAATGGATATTTTAGTTATGACTATATTTCAGATACATTAGAAGACTTATTAAATTCTTTAAAATATTGTAATGAAAATAAAATAAGAATAATAAAATCTAAAAATATAGTTATAAATGAGATATAATAATACAATAGTGCCCGTTATTATGTTATTATTAATAGCGGGTATTAGTTGTCTTATTATAGACATTATAATTAATACATATTAAAGGAGATAAAAGTATGAAATTTTTAGAAAGAATCAAGTTATGGACAAAATCAGCAGGAGAAAAAACATTCCAAGTAAGTGAATATCAAAAAGCAGAACAAGCTTTAGCTGAAGTTAAAAAACAATTAACAGAAGTAAAGAATGCTTGTCATCAATCTAAAGCTGAACATGAAGTTACTAAGAAACAAGTAGCTGAATATAAGTCTAAGATAGAGCTATGTGATAAGAAATTTACAGAGTTCGTACAAATGGGACCTGAAGGAAAGAATAAGGCTCAATTAGTATTTGAGAAAAAGAAATCTATAGAAATAACTTTAAAGTCTTTAGAGGCTACTTTAGAAGTTCAACAAACTGCTATAGCTAGACTAGAACAACAAAAAGGAATATGTGAAAAGAATAAAGTTAAATTAGAGAATTCAATGAATGCTATAAAAGTTAAAGAAAGATATGCTGAACAAGTTGATAAATATCAAGCTATACTTGATAAAGCTAATGTAAATGGAATGGATATAAAAGATATGGAGTTTAATGTAGATGTTAAGTTTAATGCTGCAGACTTAAAGATGCAAGATTTACAAAATGCTCAAGATGCAGAATCTATATTAGATGATATAGAAGATGAAGGATTTGAGGCTGCTTATAAAGCTGCATTAGAATCTTCTAATAAACAATTAGACATATCTGATATGATATAATAAACTTTAATATTGTTTAAGGAGAGCTTAGTCTCTCCTTATATTTTAATTGTAGGAGGTTATATATGTATAATAAGATTAAAAATTATATTAGTATAAATAGAGAAATAAATGAAGATAATGATTATTTATTAAAAGAAGAATATGATTCTTTATTATCTATGAAAGAAGAATTTAGTGATATAAATGAAATGTTAGAAACATATAGAAAATATGCAAAACCACATTTTGAAAAGCTATTAATCAATAAGGATGATTACATTGCTTTAAAGTCAATTAGTATTGTAAAGCCTTCAGAATACAATACTCATAATAATAATGGTATAAGATTTCTTGCTGATATTAGAGGTGTAGAATACACTGATATTACTGTCCAACATTTTACTCGTAGAAGTGCTATTGTGCATATAGAAAAAGGATTTAATCCTAAATTTATTAAATATTATTATGAGTTGTTATATAGAATTGCTAAGAATGAAGAAATAGATGTATGTAATTACAAATTTGATGATTATGTTAAGTTTGATTTTGAAACAGAATTTATAAATAAAGTATTAGCAGTTGAAAGTGATATAGACGGTTTACATGATTTAATAGAATATTATAAAGATAAAGTAATAACTGTTAAACAAGACCAAAGGTTATTAGATGAATTAAAAGAAATAGATGATTTCTTTGAAAATCTTTAACATATAATAAAGACAAATATTTCTAAACATCAAGGAGTGATTTAAATGAAAATAGTATTTAAAAATGGATTTGAAATGAACAAGAGAGAATTAGATAAAAAAAGTATAGATGAACTATACGATGTTCATTGCGATTTAGTAAATAGCTACAATCACCATAATGATAAAGGAGAAATAGATAAATTAGAATCATACATAGAATGCAGACTTGAAGAAGAAAGAGAGTTTGCGTTAGCAATATAGACAGAAAAAGACACTCATAACAGGGTGTCTTTTAATCTATAAGGTTAAATATACTTAATATGTTTATCAAAGACAATAATGTACCAGGGGCGAATTGGCGAAAGATTATAGCTTTGTCTTTAAATGTTATTGCCTTTGATGAGTATATTATACTATGTTATAATAAAAAAATAAATATGAAATTATTGGAGGAGAATTGATATGTTTAAAAAAATGTTTAAGAAAGAGAATTTAGTAAAATTAGAAATACAAGAATCAGGAAATGTAGTTTTAAGTAAAGCTTTAACTAAATTAGCAGATGATTTTTTAGAAGGAATGACTAAATGTAAAGATAAAGAAATTATGTCTAATTTATCTTGTACAAGAGAAAAGTTAGTTAATTTAGCTCAATATGCTGGTTCAAATACAAAGAAACATTTTGAATGTGAAAAAGAATCTTTAGATTTAATAATTGAATCATTAAAAGAATATAAAGAATCAATTTCTACAACAATAAAGAAAGGTTCTACAAATATAGATTTTGATTTATTATGTGGAGAAGTTCATATTTGCAATAAATTATATAAAACTTTTTCTGCTATTAATGGAGTTGAAATAATATCTACACCAGAAGTAGAAATAATAGAAGAGGCTTAGTATGAACAACTATTTATTATTAATAACAATATTATTTATTTCTATGTTTCTTATAATAATTATAGTAGATATGTTTAAAAGATATACACAAGACTATTTAATCACATATGAAGTTTTAGATAAAAACGATAATATTTTAAATGGACGTATTTTAAGACAACATACAGGTTTCTTTAATAGAAAGATATCTGCAAGAGAATTAGAACTATTAGAAATTGAATTAATAAGAGATAATGATTATAAAATCTGTACTATTACTAATGTAATAAAGTTAAAAAGTTCATTTATTAAAATAGAGCCACTTTTAACAGATTTTGAACTTAAATTATTATCTTATAATCCTAAGCGTGGACCTAGGTTAATGAAATAAGAGTGTTTTAATAGCACTCTTTTTTATTTTAAAAAAAATACAGAATAATGGGGGAAGCATTATTATGAAGAAATGTAAAGTATGCGGTGAGTTATTTTCATTTTATGTGACAAATGCTCATTTAGAAACGCATGGAATAACAAGAGCTGAATATAAAGCTCTACCAGGAAAAGAAGACACTTTTTCTATTGGAAAAAGTACATATGATAAATTTGCAGATGATGTAAATGATTATATGTACAAGGCAATTAGAAAGACTAAAAAAAGAAAAAACATATAAAATTCAGCAAAAGTATATTAAATCACTATAAAGTGGGGGAGACAATTGACATGAAAAGAATTGAAAAATATAAAAATGAAAGAAATAAATCATATTGGATAAGTGTTACTATTGTATTGGGGATATTATTTGTAGTAGCATTTAGTGTGACAACATCAATATTAATTCTTAAGGAGAATAATCAAGTAAGAGATTTTATTCTTAATTATGACAAAACGAAACAAGTATATAATTTACAACAAGATTTTTTAGGAGGTAATTTAAATGACAACAATTAATTATAAACATCCAAATGAACATATATTTATAGTTGCAAGCAGACCTAGACCTGGTGATAAGGTAGCATTAGGTGCGTGTACTTGTGGATATGAAACAAGAATATATGAAGATATAGGTGATAAATGTCCAAAATGCAATTCAAAAATATATAATATACTTACTAGTCAAACTAGGACCAATGGATTATCTCATGTTTCTGGATTTGAAATTACAAAAGAAAAAGCAATAATTAATTATAGAAAGATTGAGCTTTCATATATACAAGATAGTAAAAATTACAAAAATGATAGTTTAACAATAAATGAAATTAAAACAGATTTTGTAATAGAATATGAAACAGACAAAAAAGGTCAAAAGAAATTTAAACCTAAAATGATTATAACTGAAGGCAATCAACAAGAAGTAAAGAAATTATTAAAATCATCTGTTGAATATCAATATGCTAAAGAGAATACTGAAATAACTGCTTATTCAACTTTAAAAAGAGTATCTGGAAATCAAAATAATCTTCCTTCAATAATATGGTCATTACACAATAAATATAAATATAGTTATGACGCAATTCAAAAAGGATTCCTTAACGGATATTATAGTGAAATATCTAGTTTAAAAGAATGGAATGAACTTATTAAAAGTTTAAATGATAAAGAAATCGAGGCTTTAAAATATGTGTATGACATGGAGAATTCAGGATATACTTATAGCTCTTCTTATAATTATATTTTAAGAGAGTTTTGTAGTTTAAGAAAAAAATACAAAGATGAACAAAAATTATTAGACTTTGTAAAAGTAAAAGATTTTATACACAAAGATAGTAATAAATTAGAACAAGTTATTCCTTTACATCTATCAAATTATAATACAGATATAGCAGAATTAATATATGACTATGGATTTAAATTAGAAGAAATCATTGAACTATTCGCTCATGCAGAAAGACAAGCATTTAATTTAACAAATAAATTTAATGAATTCATGAAAGGCTGTAAAATATATAAAACACTTAATATAGAAATTGATAAAAAGCCAAGAGAATTAGCCATATATTTAGCCAAAATGACAGCGATAAATAATTTAATGAGTTTTTATGGTAATAAAAAATTTTCTATAAAAGATGAAGATATAACTTATAACTTTATATTACAAAATTCAATACTACCAATTAAAACAGTATATGAAAACTTTGGATTCAAAGGGTTAGATGTATTATTAGTAAATCATCATATGAATAAATACGTGGCATATGGCTTAGGGATAAATGAAGTATCTCATACAAATACTCCAGAATTAGTTGCATTTACAGATAAATTTGCAAATGCATATAATAGTGACTTAAAAGACGGGTTTCTTCCTAAAGCTATTTTAACTATTGATGGAAAATTAATAGAAGATAAAGATGAAATAAAAGAATTATTAATTGACGCAGCTAAAAATAAACTATTAAATAAGGGGGAGACAACATGTTAAATCATGCAGTATATCATTATTTACCAGGTGCAGAACATACTATGTGTATCTGCACTTGTGGACATCAAGAGAAAATTAAAAAAGAATCAGAAAATAAGTTTACTAAAATTAGTCACTGCCCTAGCTGTAAAGCTGTAGTAGCAGGTGATTTTTCAACATTATCTTTTGGCTCTCAAGAATATAGTGCTTGTTTTCTTATGGTTAAAGAATTAGAAGGCAAATATAATTTTATAATAGATATAGGGACTATATCAGGAGCTATTAAAGCAAAATTCTCAAAGAAAATAATAGATTTTGAAAAATCTAAAATTAAACAAAATCATTGGCAATTAAGATTTAATGGAAGTTTACCAAAAGATGAAATGTTAGAAATAGTTAATATGGATACTAATGAGAAATGTGAAATACAAGAAATAATTGATAAAACAAGTGATTTTAAAGCTAATAAATTTTTAAGTACAACATTTCACTTAAGCAATAGTGACTATTTAGATTTACCATACATATATAGTACGAGAGAATTTAATGCTAGATTACAATTAGTTTATGACTCTATAGAAAAATTAATACCATATTGTGCAAAGAATGAATTATTAATAAAAATAGGAATAGACCCAAATAAACTAAATGGACAAATAGATTTAGAGAAAACTACACCACAACAACAATTAAAATTGACACCATTTATGTTTAAATATTTAAAAGAATATGGAGAACATAATCATAGACCATTACAACAAATTGAATCACTTTTCGGGAATCAAGCTATAAACTACATGAATACATTCGCAACATTACAAGAAGGATTATCAACTTCTTATATAAGAAGAATGGCAGGTTTAGTGAATAAAGGTAATTTATCTATAAAGAAATTATATCGTTTCTTATACATAGATGCACCTATACAACAAGGTTTATACTATCCTGATAGAACTTTAACTTTGCTATATGATTCATTAGATTTAGCAGAAAAATTAGAATTACCGTTTGATAAAAATCCAAAAGCATTAGTAAGATACCATGACATATTAACTAAAGAATATAACTTAATTAAAGATGAAAGAAAGAATGAAGATTTTGCTAAAGTGGTAACTAATTATAAATATTTAGAATATGTAGAACCATTAAAAAAAGAAAACGATGAAGAAGAATCTACATTAAAGAAATCATTAAAGAAACAAGATAAATTTGGTATGATACTTCCAGTAGATGCTCAAGATTTAATAAGAGAAGGTAAATTAATGAGACATTGTGTTGCTTCTTATGTAGATAGAGTTATAAGAGAAGAAACTATAATAATGTATCTTAGAAGAGCAGAAGATTTAAATACACCATATGTAACTATAGAAATCAATCCTGATGATATGAAGATATGTCAGGTTAAAATGAAAGCTAATGGTAAACTTAATGACAAGAAAGCTATTGATTTCTTAAATAAATGGTGTGAGAAATTTAATGTAAAATGGAATGGTAATTGGTAAGACAATATAATCTAGACTTACTTATATTTAAAAGATATAATGAGTCTAGATATTTTTATTAGAGGGGAGATATACATAATGGATTTACAAAGAAATAAAGAGCAGAAAAAAGAGTGTTGTTCAAAATCAATTAATTTTAGTTTAAGACCATATACAGATGGCTCGGCAGAACTTAGATGTAAAAAATGTGGTTATGTAATAAGAGAATTTGATGCACCTAAAGAAAAATAGTAAGCTCCTGTACATCAAGAGCTTTAAATTATATAATAGGAGGATAATATGCTTGAATCATTACTATTAAATATAGCTATTTTTCATCAAAATAAAGCTATTAAACAATGTAAAGCCTTACGACAACAATACTTAGATAAAGGTGAAATAGAATTAGCATCTTATATGGTTAATGTATTAGTTGACCAAGAAACAATTTTAACATATTTAAAATCAGAGAAAGAACGAGTTAAAAATGAAAAGAAAGAAGAAAGAAACAAATAAAATAGTAATACCAAAAGAAAAAATATATGAGGCTAAAAAGCCTAGATTTAATGCTTATCAAGGAGGCTATGGAGCTCAAGGTGATACTAGATACAACAGAAAAGAAAAACATAGAAAGGATTTAAGATATGACTATTAAGGATAATATAAATTTATCATCAGTACCTATTGAACTTTTAATAGCTGAAATAGAAACAAGAAAAGATGATGAAATTAGACAACTTGTTACTGAAATAAATGTTAGACTTAATAAACTTAAAATATTAGGATATACACCATTTGATAAAGAGGTTGTAGAACAATTAGATAAAACAAGGTTAATAACAGGGTTAGGATTAAACACAGATAATAATCATAGAGTTCTAGATGTTTATTTCAATACTATAAAAATAGAAGATTAAAATAAAAGGAGAATACATATATGTGTAATGGAGATTGCGGCAATTGCTGGCATAATGGTTTATGCGATGTACAAGATTCATATGATAATGATGAAGAATAGTATAGTGAATCATTATACAATATAAGGAGGTATTAAACCTCATTTTGGATTTAAACAAAAAACTTTAAAAACCTATTTGGCTTTTTAGAGATATAATAAGGAGGAATATTATGGACTTAGGACTAAAGAAAATCAATAAAATATCAGAATTAAAAGCAGGTAAAACTTATATTGTTTCAACTAAAGATATAAGTAAAGCTATAAAAAAGCAAGAAGAATTTTCATTAGCATATATGGAAATAGTTTCAGTTGGTGCAAATACTGCTTTAATGAGAATAGGTCAATCTGATGAACTAGTTCTTACTCAAAAAACAGTGGATGTATATATGCATATATACGATTTAAAAGATTTCACTGATATAAATAACTCATTACAAGCTGACTCTAAAGTAATTGAATTACAAAGAAAAATAAGAAAATTAGAAAATAAAAATGCTAAACTAGATAAATTAATAAGAAAAAATGGTATAGAGTTAATTCAACATGAACAACCTAAAAAGCAAGAAAAGAAACAAGACCCAATGATTGTTGTGGATACTTCTACAATTGATATATTTGGATATCCAGCATATATAATTGTAAGAACTAATCATTTAGATAAAATACAAGTGTCGCTAACAGTTCAACCAGGCATGAATTCATTTAATGGCACAGTTGTACCACATAAAATAATAGTTACTGGATTAGCTACAAAACATAAAGATGACGAGTTTAATTATAAACTAGGTAAACAATTAGCTTATTCAAGAGCTATTAATAAATTAATGGAAAGGATAGCAGAATACTAATGTTAAAACAACAAATAATGAATGATATGAAACAATGCATGAAAGCTAAAATGCAAACAGAATTAACAGGAATAAGAATGCTTAATGCAGCTATTAAAAACAAAGAAATAGACTTAAAAAGAGAATTAACTGATGTTGAAATAATAGCAATAGTTAAGAAACAAATAAAAGAGCATAAAGATTCATTAAGTTATATAAAAGACCAAACATCATCTGATGCTATAGCATATAAAGTATATATATCTACACTTGAAGGTTATTTACCTGAAGAAATGCCTGAAGAAGAGGCTAAAGCTATAATAGGAAACTTATTAGCAGAAAATAATATATCAGGCAAATCTCAAATGGGTCCAGCTATGAAATTAGTTAAACCTGTATTAGAAGGGAAAATAGATAATTCTAAAATATCTAAAATAGTTAAGGAGTTATTATAATGTCTAATTCAGTAAGAATAGAATTAAAAAGAGAACATCAAGCAGTTGTTTTTGAAGGAAAAATAAAAGAAACTTGCGGCCCAATTGGATTTCAAGTATATGTTTGTACTAATGAAATATCTACATGGATAGGTACTTGTACAGATACAGAATCATTAGAAGAAATTGTTTCAGAAGAAGAACTAATAAATTCTATATATGAATCAGCTAGTGAATGTGAAATAGAAAATATAATGCCTATTTTAAAATTTAATAATTATAAATATGATTTCTTTGGAGAAACAAGAACTGCTATTATAGAAAAATAGGGGAGCTATTATGAATCAACAAGAATTTTTAAATCTATTAAAGAAATATGAGGAGGCTTACTATTCTGGTGAGCCTCTTGTATCTGATGAAGAATATGATGTTTTAAAAGAACAATATGTTTCTCAATATGGAGAATATGATTTTGTTCCATCTGAAGGTGATACAGGATTTAAAAGAGTTAAACACTTATATCCTCTTAAATCTTTAGATAAAGTACAATTATCAGATAAAGATAAATTAAGAAAAGAAATAACAAGATTATGGCCAATTGTTATAATGCCTAAATTTGATGGATTATCTATTGAGATACAACCAAATTTAAAATTCATTACTAGAGGAAATGGAGAAAAAGGAGATGATGTTACTGCTCAATGTATGCAGATAACTGATATAGATGAGCTTAAAGGATTAAAGTTTGAAAACAATGGTCCATTAAGAGCAGAGATAATAATGACTCATTCTGATTTTAATACTCTTAATGCAGAAAGAGAAACCGCTGGTTTAAAACTATATGATAACTGTAGAAATACCGCTGCTGGTATGTTAAGAAACTTAGACTTAAATAAAGTCAAAGGATTAACTGTAATGATATATGAAAACTTAGGCTCTACGAGTGCCCATTCATTAAGTATTCAAGCAATAGAATCTACTATAGGACAAGATGTATTAGATAGAACAGATAATATCAGAATAACTCCCGTATATAAACCAGTAGACATAGACGCAGCTTTAAACTTCTTAGATAATCTAGAAAACTTTAGAAAGTTGATAGACTATGATATAGACGGTTGGGTAGTAAAATCTGATTTAGATAATTCACTTGAACATTTTGGAGGTTATACTGGACATCATCCTAAGAATGCATTTTCTGTTAAAGGAGAGGCAAAAGGAGAATGGACTAAGATAAACTCTATAACATGGCAAGTTGGTAAAGAGAATATAACACCTGTAGCAGAATTAGAGCCAGTTTATATAGAAGGTTCTACAATATCAAGAGCGACATTACATAATGTTAGTTTCTTAAAAGCTATAGGTTTAGATGATATTATTATAAATGGAGGACGTACTTTAGTTAAAGTTGTAAAAGCTAATGACGTTATACCTAAAATAATAAAAGTAAAAAAAGAATATGATTCTGAAGAAGTTGCAGTAGATACTGTACAAGCACCAACTAAATGTCCTATATGTGGAGGAGAAACAGCTATTAAAGATAGTGATTCTGATAGTGAAATACTTATCTGTACAAATGAAGATTGTTCTGCTAAGATACAAGCTAAAGCAGAATTAATGGCTAGTAGAGACGCATTAGATATAACTGGTTTATCTGAAGGTACAATAGCTAAAATATTAGATACTTATGAAGTTAATTCTCATGAAGAAATATTAAGTATAACAAAAGAACACTTATTGGCTTTAGATGGATTTGCAGAAAAATCTGCTCAAAGTTTATATGATGCTATGCAAAAAGCTATTAAAAAACAACCAATAGATAAAGTATTATATGCTTCCGCAATTCCACTAATAGGGAAGAGTACTGCAAAAGATATATGTAAAGTGTATACAATAGAAGAATTAAGTAATATATTAGCTAAATCAGATACAGATGCTGTTAAAGATTTATGCAAAATAAAAGGTATAGGAAAAGAAACAGCCAATTCACTTGTTAAGCATAAGGATAAGTTTAGACTTATGTTCGTGGCTATCAATGAAGTAACGGATATAGCTGTCAAAGATAACAATCCTAATAAAGAACAATATTCTATATGTATAACTGGACAAAGAGAACCTTTTAAGACTATAATAGAATCAGCTGGACATAAAGTTACCAGTTCTGTATCTAAAAAGACTAAGGCATTAATAGCTGCTGATGGAGATTTAACTACATCTAAAGCTGTTAAAGCAATAGAATTAAAGATACCTATTATAAAAACGGTAGAAGAATTAGAGGAGCTATTAAAGTAGCTCTTCTTCTATATACTTGAAAGGGGAGAAAAATATGCCGCCAGATTTATTAAATAATTTAGGTGATAGACTAAGAAATATAACCAATGACATGGTTGCAACTTTAAGATTTACAAATAACGATGGTGAAGAAGAAGAAATGGAATTAGGGCCAATAGAAAGAGTTGATATGTCGACTTCATCTTCTGGTTATACACTTAGTAGTGAAGAAGAAGATGATGTATTCGGTTTTACTGGAACAGCTACTGGTACTTTATCTTTACAACCGCAAGCAAATTATGAGTTCTTTAATCTACAGAATCCTACATTAACAACTGTACCTTCTAGTAGGGCAAGTAGTATTGATAATTCTATATTATGGGAAACTGTAACTCCATCAAATACAGGTCAAATAGAGCCTCTTACTAGAAGCTCATCAAATGATAGAATAGCTGACTTAATGGAAGACTATATACGTAATCGTAACCAAGAAGATAAGATATTTATAAATCACAACACTTGTCAACGTGAAATTGAATATAATTCAATAGATGATGTTATAGAATTTAGAGAATATCTAGACAATATAATAAAAGAACATTATCAAGGGAGATAATATGTGTAAAACCAAAGATAAGAATATAGCGTGTAGTTTAGATATACATATAACAAAACAAGGTTGGTTTAAATATAAAATAACAACAGTGTTTTATAATCAATATGGAGAAGATTATGCTCAAGGAGAAGAATCTGCTTTTACATTATCAGAAATAAAAGATACTATCGCAAACAATATATTTTGGGCAATAAATAAAAGAAAAATAAAGAGAGATTGCATACATGTAATCAATCATACAAATAAATATATAAAATATTAAAATTATTATTGACATATTTTTCTAATCATGTTAATATAATAATAACAAAGAGGCTCAGAGCAGGACTTCCTTCTAAATTACTTATATGATAACGAGAAGATATAGTCCTCTCCATTTCCTCACTTGTTGAATTAAAAACGCTTAATAAATTATTTGTTGAGCGTTTTTAGTCCAACAAGACTGACAATTAAGGCTAAGAGTTATTCTTTCTTCTATATAATGAAGAATTAATTTAATTTAGAATACTCTATTTCCTTAAGACAACTCCATAAATAAAATGCTATCAGGCTAAGTTTGTTGGTGTAAGCAAAAATGCTTATAGAAGTCTTCCTTCTATGATTAATTCTTACAAACCACATATACGTATGTGGTCACAAAAATATAGAGCCAGCTTTTATAGCTGGGGCAAATCCAACATGTAGAATAAATAATTTCCTGATATAAATAAAAGAGTTATGATACAACGGCTTATAAGTTTCTTCCTTCTTTTTCTTAAAAATTTTTGGGTGAACAAAATAGAAACTTAAATTTCTGTAGATACATAACTCTTTTTTATTTATGGCTATTAATAAAATAAATATGGGAGGCAATATTATGAGAGAATTACAAAGAGTTTATCTAGAGTTAGGAAAGAAAGTTATAATACCTACAACTAATAGAACTTCTTTAGAAGAAAAAGTTGCTATGAAATATCCAACTGCTTTTGCATTAAATATGCAATCATTAGGGTTTACGCCATCAGAAAAGCTATTAAATGCATTATCTAATTTGTCTTACGATGAATTTGTAGATGTAGCTGATGATATATATTCGCAATTAGTTGAATTAGCAGGCTCTAGAGCTAATATGATACCAATGTATCCTGATTTCCCAGAAGTAATAATGTCGTTATCAGATGAACAACTATTTGTAGATGCTATAATACATTATTCCACTATGGGTGTATGGGAAGCAAGATTCCAAGAAAAGATAAGAATGAATACAGAGAGTTTATTAAAACTTAAAATAATTGAACTTGGCTCAGAAGAAGACTTAATGTCTTATATACCTGCACTAGCTAATAGTTCAGTATCTATGTCTGAATCACAAAAAGAGAACTTAAAGTTTTTATTATGCAATTATCTTCACAAATTAAATAAAGATATGTTTAGTATGAAAAACAAAGAGAATATGGCTTATGTAATACATACTATATTTAAATTAAATATATCATTAGGTATAGATATAGCAATAGATAATGTTAAAACTTCAACAGATGTTTTACGTTTAATAATGATATTTTGTAATGATGACTACTCTTTAGCCTCATATAAGCATGATTTAAAAAGTTTAAAAAGAGCTGAAAGAAGATTCTTATTAGAATTATTGGATATGGTATGTAAATCTAATAAACAAGTTGTAGAAGACGCTTCTAAATATCAAGGCTTATGGGTTATAGTTGGTGAAATACTTCACCCAGGAGACTACGCTAAAAGATATAAAGCGGCTTATAAATTCTTTAATACAATAAGAAATGAAAAAGTAAGAAGTTGGTATTCTAAAGTAGAAAAAGCTTATGAATCTAAAGACTTAACAGCTGTTGTTAAGCTATTAAGCAAAAGACCAGGTGAATTTGCTAGAAGACTAGAAAGAACAATAAGATTTGCATTAAATAATAATGGTAATCCTATAGATGTTATAAGTGTATTTTCAGTTATAGCGGATAAAGTAGATTCTACTATACTATTACAAATGTCTCAATTCTTCTTAGATAAGTTTACTAGGCCTGTAAATGTTAGAACATTTATGCCAAAAGGTAATATAGCTAAAGTTTACGCTAAAGAAGATGATAGAGACCAAGTTAATGTTTTCTATTGGGCTCTTGCTTCTAATGTATGTATAAATGCATTAATCAAAAAGTTTAGTGAAAAAGAAAAGCTAGGTAAAGTTTATATAGACCCAGCTATTAAAGGATATGCTATACCTTTAAAACAAAGAAATGCATCTAAGCAGTTATATTCTATGGCTAGAGGTTCAAGAATAGCTTTACCAGAAGAGGCAACTGTCTTAAGAATGTATCAATACTGGAAGAATCCAGGACATACAGACTTAGATTTAACAGCTATGTTTGTAAATGAAAACTTTAATAAAGTTACAGAAGATGTATCTTATTGGAATTTAAGTAATAAAGAAATAGATTGTGTACATTCAGGAGATATAAGAAGTGCTCAAAATGGTGCAGCAGAATTTATAGATGTACCAGTTGAAAAGCTAAAAGAAAAAGGTATTAAATACGTAATTATGACTGTAAGCTCATATTCTTCTATACCATTCTGTAATCTAGAAGAATGTTTTGCAGGGATAATGGCATTAGAAGAAGTTAAACCAAATGAAAAGACATTTGACCCAGCTAAATCTATAGTTAGAAGCGATATAGCATCTGATGCTAGAATGTGTACACCATTTGTATATGATGTAGAAAAACATGAATTAGTATGGATAGATGCTGCTGTTACAGGAGATAGATATGATAGTCCTATAAATACTATAACTTATCATAATAACTTTGTTAATGTTGTCAGAGGTATGATGTATGCTTCATATCCTCAACTTATACATCTTATTGAACTTAATTGTTTAGCAAGAGATGCAGAAGTAGTTGACAAACTAGAGGATGCTGATGTAATATTTAGTTTAGAGGAAGGTATAACACCATTCTCTGTAGAGGAAATAAACTCTACGTTATTATAATAGTTGCATATATATAAACAGGGTTCCAATATGGGACCCTATTTTTTTAATCAAAACATAAAGGAAGATAATATGATAAACAAAGAAGATTTAGAAATAATAATAGAAGAGCTTAATGAGTCTGCTAAAAGTGCAGAAAACATGTATTGTAAATATAAAGATTCTGAATATACCTTAAAAAAAATATATGAAGACGGTTGGTCAGATGAAGGGAAATATAGTACTAACTTTTATGTATTTGCTTTAGAAAAAAATGAAGAAGATACAGGTATAAGACTAGGTCAATCTGTTAATAGATATGGAAGTTATTATAGTGACTATGAATGGGAATATGAATCAATTGCTTTAGTAGAAGAGAAAGAAGTTACTATAAAGAAATGGGTATATAGTAAGTAGGAGAAATTTATGCAAACATTAAAATTCTTAGGGAGAGGCTCAGCTTTTAATACAGCTGAAGGAAATACTTCTGCTTATCATATTATAGATAATACATTAATATTATTTGATTGTGGCGAGACTGTATTTCCTACTTTAATAAAAAATAATAAATTATCTAATTTAATAAAAAAACATAATATAGAAGATATCTATGTTCATATAACACATTTACATTCTGACCACGTAAGCAGCTTATCTAGTTTAATATATTATTGTTATTTTGTATTAGGTATGAAAATTAAAGTACATTATCCTAACATAAAGAGATGTAAAAAAGGATATTCATCTACTTTAATTGATTTATTAACAATACATGGGCATAATAATGAGCAATATGAATTTAAAACTAATAGTAATAGATATGTGTTTAGTCATCCAGTACTTCATACTAATGAACTTAAAAGCTATAGCTATACAATCATATTAGATGAATTAGGATGTAGAAAAGCATTTTATTCAGGAGACTGTTGCGAATTACGTGTACCTACAATATTAAACATAAATAATGGTTTTTATGATGAAATATATTTAGAATGTGCTGTTAATAAGTCAAATGTCCATATGGATTTTGAATATCTAAATAGTGTTATAAAACCTGAAATAAGAGATAGGGTGTATTTAATGCATATAGATAATATGGATAAAGCTAAAGAGTTAGCTGATAAATATAACTTTAAAATAGTAGAATTAGATAAATAAAACAACTATATATTAATTAATAGATAAAAAGATAATTAATATTAGGAGGAGATATATAAATGGCGAAACACATAATATATTCAAATGCAAGTAGAGAGGCATTAAAAGCTGGTGTTGATAAACTAGCAGATGCTGTTAAGGTAACAATAGGACCTAAAGGTCGTAACGTTATAATAAGAAAAGAAGTTGGAGCACCATTAATAACAAATGACGGTGTATCTATAGCAAAAGAAATAGAATTAGAAGACCCATTCGAAGATATGGGAGCACAATTAGTTAAAGAAGTTGCTACTAAGACTAATGATGTAGCTGGTGATGGTACTACAACTGCAACTATATTAACACAAGCTATGATGGCTAATGGTATAGAGGCATTAGAAAATGGAGCTAATCCTGTATTATTAAGAGCTGGTATGCAAAAAGCAGTAGACTATGCTGTTGAAAAATTAAAAGAACAAGCTAAAACAATAGATAGTAATGAAGAAATAGCACAAGTTGCTACAATATCATCTGCTGACCCTAAAATAGGTAAATTAATAGCTGAGGCTATGGATGTTATAGGTAGAGACGGTACTATAGCATTAGAAGAATCTAAAACAATGGATACTACTTTAACAACTGCTGAAGGTATGCAAATAGATAGAGGATTTATATCTACTCATATGGCTACAGATACAGAGAAACTACAAAGTGAAATGACTAATCCATATGTATTAATAACAGATAGAAAGATAAATGTATTTGCTGAAATACTACCATTAATAGAACAAATAATCCAATCTCAAAGACCGCTATTAATAATAGCAGAAGATGTAGAAGGAGAAACATTATCTACTTTAGTTGTTAATAAACTAAGAGGAGTTTTAGATGTAGCTGCTATAAAAGCACCTGGTTTTGGTAACAGAAGAAAAGCATTATTAGAAGACATAGCTATATTAACAGGAGCTACAGTTGTATCAGAAGAAATAGGACTATCTTTATCAGAAGTTAGATTAGAACATTTAGGAGCATGTACATCTGTTAAAATAACAAAAGATGATACAGTTATAGCTGGAGGTAATGGTTCTAAAGAATCAATAGCTGAAAGAGTTGAAACTATAAAAGCAGAATTAAATGATGCTAATACTTCTGGATATGATAAAGAAAAATTACAAGAAAGACTAGCTAAGTTAACTGGAGGAGTTGCTGTTATAAAAGTAGGAGCTGCTACAGAAATAGAAATGAAAGAAAAGAAACTTAGAATAGAAGATGCATTAAATGCTACAAAAGCTGCTGTAGAAGAAGGAATAGTAGCTGGAGGAGGAACTGCATTAGCTTCATTATCAGATGATGTAATAGCATTTGCTAAGACATTAGAAGATGAAGATGAAAAAGCAGGTGCTAAGTTAATAGGACAATCTTTAATAGCTCCATTAATACAAATAGCTTTTAATGCAGGAGTTGATGCAGTTAATGTATTATTAGAATCTGATAAATTAAGAGAAGAATCTAATAATATGTCTATGGGATATGATGCCTTAAAAGGTAAATATGTTAATATGATAGATGAAGGTATAATAGACCCAGTTAAAGTTACTAGAAGTGCTTTACAAAACTCTGCATCAATAGTTGGTGTATTCTTAACTACTGAATGTGCAATAGTTTAATATAGATAAAATTAAGCCCCCGATAATAAGGGGCTTTTTTAATATCATAAAAAAGGAGATATTATGGATTTATTAAAGTTAGAAGAAAAAATTAATTTTGCAAAACAAGAATTAGTAAGCAGAATAGACTATATGATAACAAGAGAATTAAACTTTAAAAAAAATGCAATTTACTATTATAAATGTAATGGAAGTGGTTATTATTTTAAATTTAGAAAAATAGAAAGAGAACATATAATAGGAGAAATAATAACTAAAGGCGGCAAACCAAAAAATAATACATTTAGAATACATTGGTGTTACGCTAATCAAATACAACTAGTAAAAAATATATAAATTAGGAGATTTAATATGGAAGATAATAAATATGTTAAATTAACAGATGTACAAGAAGTTTTAGATTTAATAGAAACAAGGGACCAGTTTTATAGCTGGAGTGAATCATTTGAGAAATATGATAAAAAAGTTAAGGAAGCTATAATAGTTTTAGAAAGCAAAGCTATTGTAATAGAATAATTTAAAATAACAATAATACACAACTAGGAGAAAGACAGTATGAATTGGAAGAAAGAAGGATATAAAATAGGACAAGAAGTATTTTTATTAAGAGTTTGTGCTTTTGGTACGGATACAGTTATGGATAAAGGCACAGTATCTCATGTTGGTACTAAGCTATTAAAAGTAGATTGTAGTCCTAAAATGCAATTAACATTTAGAGAAAGTAATCGTTGTAGTGGAGGTTTATATGGAGTTATGTATTATCTATATAAAACAAAAGAAGATTACATGAGAGAAGAAAAACAAGCAGAAATAAGAAAAGAATTAGAAAATAAAGTTAAGAAAGATATAGATAAATTAACTAATGAGCAATTAGAAATAATAACACAATGGATAGAAGGAGAAAAGAAAGATGACAAAGAAGGAGCAAAGAATTAAGAAACAAACAGAAAAGTTACGAGCTAAGAAAGAAAGAGAATCCATTGTTAATAGCTATCTTGGAAAAATCCAAGATATTATTGACCAAGGATACTTAGACATGACTGAATCATTAGAAGAGTTTAATAAAGAATTAGAGAAAAGTACTGTTCAGTATATGAATATACAAACACAAATAAAAGGACTATTAAAAGAAGAAGTATTTGATGCTAATCAATTAGAAGATTTATTAAATAAGATATCAGAAATGGAAATAAGAAATAATGAATTCTATGAAACTATAACTTCAAGAGATATAAATTCAAATAAGCTATTAAAACACTTACCAGGTATAGCACAAAAAGTTGCAGATGTTATACATCAATCTGATTTTAATTTATCTAATCATAAAAATAAAGTTTATATAGTATCAATGATAACTAATAGAAGTTTTGATGTATTTAGAAGTTATAATGCTTATATAGCAGATACAGCTTTAGAATCAAATGATTATATAGATATGTATATAGACACTAGAGAAAACTTCTTAGATTTCATACAAACATCTAAGGATGAATTAGAACAAAGAATATCTGGATATGAAAAAGAACAACAAGCAGAAATAATTATAGAAGAAAATATAAAATATAATCAACGTTTAAGAGTTGACTATACGGAATTATGTGACTTCTTAAAGCATAAAGGATATGAATGTGATAGACAAGGTTCTACTACACATGCAGTATGGAAACATACAGAAACAGGTCATAGCGTTCCACTACCTAATAAATCAGGAACAATACCACAAGGAACTACTTCTAAAGTATTAAAGCAAATAGGAAGTAGCAGAAATGAATTAGCAAATTATTTATATGCTTAGGAGGTTTATATGATAACAAAAGAGATAACAGTATTTGATACTCGTTCTATAGATGAAGGAGATGTCGTTTTTGTAAAAATAGATAATGAATATAGAAAAGCATTAATTGAAACAGCTAAAGAAAATTATTTAAGATTTGTGTATATAAATGATGCAGGAACTACAAATTCAAAAATGATACTTATTGATGAATATTTAAAAGATAAAACATTAATAAGACCTGCACATTGTTATATAAAATAACATTTAAGTTAATAGACAGAAAAATTGAAATAAATAAAAATAATTAAAATACTTAGGAGGTAATTGAAATGAATTTAAAGAACATAATAATATTAGGAGAATTAGACTATGTATTAGCAGCGAGCTTTGATGCTCCACAAAATAAAGCAAAGTGTTTAGCATATGATGCTAATTTATTACCTATGGAAAGAAATGAAGATGGAGCTACTAATATAAACTGCTTATATGTATTAAATGAAATGTTAGAAAGCATAAAAGAAGTTAAAATGCAGAAAAATGGATTCTTGCCAGAAACATCTTATATAGCTGTACCTAAGAAATTACATACACTTATATTAAAAGGAGCATATAAGAATTGGATAAAGAATGATGGTGTAGCTAAAACAGGTAAAGTATTTGATAAAAGAGAAATGCATGAATGGGCAAGATTCTCTACTTTATATGGAGATTTATTCTCTGATGTTACATTAAGAGATGCAACATATTATGAAATGTCTAGACCTAAACATGATATAGCTAATATGAATAAACATAAAGAAATAATAAAACATATGAAAGCTAACATAGAGGCTAATAAACAACAACAATTAGAAAATATATTAGCATAATTTTACAATTTTTTATAAAAAAGTGAATAAGGATGAGATAATAGCATATATTAAGAAATAAGAAAGTTAACACTTTTGGAAATCTCATAGTATTAATAAAATAAATCTCGTCCTATTCTATCTTTGAGAGGCGTAAAAACCTCTCAAATATATTTATTAGGAGAAAATAAAAATAACGGGGTATAGCTCAGTTTGGTAGAGCACATGCTTTGGGAGCATGGGGCCGCTGGTTCGAGTCCAGCTACTCCGACCAGAAGCTCTAAATATGTACATACATCTAGTACGCCAATACTAGATGTTATTCTTAGGGGATTCGCCAAGTTGGTAAGGCACTAGATTTTGATTCTAGCATTCGTTGGTTCGAGTCCAGCATCCCCTGCCATGAATTAAAAATAAAACTTTTTTAAAACGCATGATGTCCTATTTCACCGTAGGACGCACCTCTGGAGAGATGTCCGAGCGGCTTAAGGAGCTAGTCTTGAAAACTAGTGATGGGTAACACCACCGTGGGTTCGAATCCCACTCTCTCCGCCATTCAACTAATTTTATTTGTAATTTAACATTACAGAGCACACATAGGATGTTTAGCCGCATCCCTTCTTGCTTCTCTAGCTCAATTGGCAGAGCACTTGACTTGTAATCAAGAGGTTAAGGGTTCGATTCCCTTGGGAAGCTGGTCACATAAACAAGCCTCTACGTGGCGTGACTAGAAACGTATTTTATAATACGGCTAATTGTTTAAAAAAAGAGATGTACGCATAGTCGGGTATGTTCCGACTCATCTCAACATATTTTAAGTTGAGGTGATAATATGAAATACAAAGCTATTAAAGTTAACGGTAGAAAAGTTGACGAACATAGATATATAATGGAACAATATCTAGGAAGGAAACTTCATAGAAATGAAATTGTGCATCACATAAATGGAGACAAACAAGATAATCGTATAGAAAATCTTGAATTAATGTCTAGGAGTGAACACTCAAGATTACATGTTTTTGCTAGTGGCAATAATGAAACTTTTAATATAAAAGAAATCAGGGAAAAAGCTATTAATGCAAGAAGAAAAACTAATGTTGGTAAAAAAGTTTATCAATATAATAAAAAAGGTGAATTAATTGAGATTCACGATAATGCTTGTAAAGCAAGTTTGAAAACAGGAGCTATGAGATGTCACATTAATAGCTGTTGTCTAGGAAAAAGAAAAACACATAAAGGCTTCATATGGAAATATGAAGAAGATGTGAAACAAGAATAATATGCTGGCGTGGCTCAACGGTAGAGCAGCTGACTTGTAATCAGCAGGTTGTAGGTTCGATTCCTATCGCCAGCTCCAGTTTTTCTATTTGTGTCATGGACTGACACATTTTTTGGGGATATAGCTCAGATGGGAGAGCATCTGCCTTGCACGCAGAGGGTCAAGGGTTCGATTCCCTTTATCTCCACCATTAAACAAGGCGTAGCTATTAATTAAAGGACAATACATATTAATTTCGAGCAGATACACGCATTTGATAGGTATTCCTATATAAGACCATTGCTACTACCATTGTAGTTTAATAGTGATAAGCGAACATATAGGTTGTCCAATTTAAAAGTTTTTTCATTTGTTAGTCCTTTCAGTCTCTTTTTGGAGACAATATGGTGACTTTGGTATAATGTCCATTTGCTTTCAAGCATCTAAGGCGGGAGAATACTTGCTTAGGTTTTACCGACAGCATGAGATATCGGTTCAAGTCCGATAAGTCACCTACCTATATAATAGGGGCATAGTTTAATTGGTTAAAACTTTGGTCTCCAACACCAACGTTCTCCGTTCGAGTCGGAGTGCCCCTGCCAATTTAATATGGATATGTAGCCTAGAGGTCAGGCAGCAGACTGTTAATCTGCCTCACGTAGGTTCGATTCCTACCATATCCGCCAGTAAAGCATGTCTATTATATTTAAGTATATAATGGGCATTTTGTTTTTATTAAAGCATATAACATAAATATAAAATATTATACATGTCAAGATAGCGTAATTGGTAGACGCACTTAGGGAGCTCCAATAACATGGCTAAGACTTGTGTAGGTTCGAATCCTACTCTTGACACCACAATATGAAGGGTTCGTTTAATGGTAAGACTGCTGTTACGAAGACATAGGTTCAATTCCTATATACTCCGATAAGAGTATTAGCTTAAGGTAAAGCGTCCCCCAGGAGGGGAGCAATAGAGGTTCGATTCCTCTACCCTTTATTATTGATTTAATAGTATTTTTTTTATATAATAAGAATAAGAATTACATATGTCGAGATAGTTTAAGTAAAACAATTATTTAGATTGGTAACCTAAATAAAAGATATTGGTTCAAGTCCAATACTTGACATTAGCTAGATAATATAAAAAAACAATTAGTAATAATATTTTTTATGTGTATTTATGATTATTATTAATGTTAACTAATAACCAAGGTAGAAGATATCGTGGCGTCTACACACCGTCCTGCAAGAAGACAGGGTAGCGGTCAAAAGAGATGCAGGTTGAAGCCACGCCTGCTGGTTATAATTAAGAACATATGCTCGACGAGCTGTTCTAAAGTCCTAGGCAGGTATTGTCTGAAAGGTAGATAAAGACAATGCTTATTGTGTTTTACAGGGAAGATACACTTAATGAAAACTGTCTACTTGAGCTGTATTCAAAAAGTCGACTATAACGGATACAGCAACATGGAGATGCTGGCAGCAACTTTAAATAGCCATAAGTTCGATTCTTATAATCTCCACCCTTATATATAATAAGATATTAAATCCACGCCAAGAAAGAAGATAAAGCAGTTAACAGCTAATAAGTAATAATCGGTAAGCTTTATCACCTGTATTATTGCTGAACGTTGAGATAAAGTTAAGGCGTGTCTTTATACCTTTTACCCTTTGAAGGTCATCAAAGTATTAGCACGGTATGTGCATAGTCCTATCGTAATGATAGGGATATATAATTTTTTCTTGTTTTCTTGGAAGGCGTTTGTCGGAAGAGCCTTCATTAATAAAAACCGATGATACACAAAAACAAGACGTATGCCTACGATAGTGGTTCCTTGAAGGCGTCATGAACCTTCATGCTTATAATCTATAGAAGTATGTGAAGAAAGAAGTCAGCTTAAAGTGGTTATAATCCACCTCTTCGGAGAACATAATAGCGACATTCCATATTCGTAGTATTCATTATACTACTAAGAACTTATATGGACTATAGATAAATTTAAAGCTATTAAAAGATATAGACATGACTTAAGTGTGTAGTCGATATGGGTTAATGTAGGTTCGATTCCTACTATCTTTAATAGCAACTGGTGATTTCGAATAAATCCAGGTGTGTGCGTTACTCATGCATAGTCTAGACTCATGGTGCTGCTAGACGGGCAGGTGATAAGGGATAACACTATATAGAGTGCAAGTCTTCCACGGCTTTTGATGCCGTGCAGATTTGTTACCGCTATTATTACTACCTGTAGTAAATGATAGGACACCCAGTAACTAACCTATGTCGTAGCGGATATAGGTGAACTTTTATAAAACGACGTTATAATGTGAACAAGAACTTTGTTTGTATAGCCAAGTGCCACAAATATATGAGCTTAACAGCTTCTTTTTTCATATAATATAATCAAATATTTTAAAGCGAGGTTATAATATATGGAAATGGATTTCAAATGTGTATTTTGTGGAGAATTAGAAGTTAGTGTATATAAACAAGGAGATAATGTAAAATATCATTGTTATGAATGTGGCAGAAAATATAATCAAGACATACTTAATGAATATAAAGAAATGACAGTATGGCAAAGAGTTGTATTTAGAATGACACATAACTTAAAAGAATAATACAGAGCTGCATGGTAGCAAGTTTAAAGAATTATAAATCTATCAAACTAAGGGTTCAAATCCCTTAAGCTCTACCCCATACATATATATAGAGAAAGGAATTGATAATATGACTGGATTATATGGTTTAGTTAAATTAGAGGATATTGATATAGCAGAAAACAAAGCATTATTAGAAATGATAAATGCAAGAAATAATAATTTACAATTAGAATTTTGCATACAATTATATAATATAGTAGATTTATTTAAGTATTATATAAGTAAGAATTCAGAACACATAACAGATATTGACTCTTATGATTGTATAGACATAGAAATAATTAAGGACAGAGAAAATTTATTATTCACATTAAATGCATCAGATGATGATGAAGACATTTCTGATATAAAGTTCTTAGAAAAAGAACTAAAAAGACTTTTTGGGATTTCTTTATTAAATTGTAAAATAGAAAATGTACTTAATGTACTATTAACAGATTGCAAATCGTACTCTATTGAAGGTGACATATTAAAACTAAATATATACTATGAAAATTTTAAAGAAACATGGATAGGCGAATTTTTAAATAGTCAAAATAAATAGAGTCGAATGAGGCTCTTTTTTATTTATATAATATAATTTAGGAGGATATTATGCTAAATAGATTATTAACATAGTTAATATTTGATTATCCTTCAGATAGTGCTAATTTCAGATGGACTATAAAAATGATAGCTATTAAGCTTAAATTATATAAACCAAATGAATATGAACTAGCATGTATAAGACATAATAAAAAAATAAAACAAAAGAAATAGGGAGGAACTATACTATGAAAAAGTGTAACTTATGTAATTCAGAAAATCTAATGAAATCATCAAAAGAATCAAGATTAGTGCCTGGTGCTAATTATGTAGCTTGTAAATCTTGTGGAAATGTAATGATGTTATCTAATGACGTTTTAATACCAACTCCACAACAAAATAATGCAATGGTTAAAACTATGATAGAAGATGCAGCTAATGTTTTCTCTGAAAATGGATTACTTATGGGAGTATCATTAACAGGAAGAAACTTTGAAAATGATGTACAACCTACTACAGTTCAAAATCTAGTACAAGATTACGTAAATAACTATATAGATTCAATGGAAGAATTAAAAGAAGATACGTATTGTTGCGATGATTGTGATAATTGTGACTGTGATGACTTTATAGATTTTGATGATGAAGATGAAGAAGAAAATTATGAATATTTAAAAAAAATACCTATAACAAATCTAGATAAAGAAATGTCTATAACAAATCTAGATAAAGAAATATCTTTAAAAACTGCATCTACTTTAAATAAAGAGGGCAAAGACTACTTACTAATAAAACCATCAGGAGAAAAAATAGTATTTAAAAATTGTTCTAAAGAGTTTTTATTAAATATAATAAATGATATGAAAGTTCAAGTAGAGGTATTTGAATTAAATGAAATAAAACTTAAGCAAGAAGTTAAATATAGCTTCTAATAAGCAATTGGGAGGATATTATGATATCAAAAAAGGTAGCAGAAGAATTACTTAAACAAGTTAATAGGGAATTCTTATCTGAAAGACTATATATAGCTATGGAATATTATTTTAAAAGCTTAGATTTAAATGGTTATGCTAGACTGTTTAATGATTACGCTTTAGAGGAAAGAAATCATGCATATAAAATGCTAGAATTCTTAGATGAGCATAATTGTTCTACTACAATATCAGGAATAGAAGATGTATTAACATCATACACTAGTCCTAAAGATGTTTTTGAAAAAGCTTATGCTCACGAAATACAAGTTACTAAATGGATAACTGATATATACAAATTAGCTATTAAAGAAGGAGATATAGCATCTCAACAATTCTTAGATTGGTATATAGAAGAACAACGTGAAGAAGAAGATAAAATGCTTGAACGTCTTAATAGACTTAAATTAGCAGGAGACAATATGGCCGCAATCTTATTCTTAGAAAAAGAAGACGGTAAATAATTTTTTAACTCTAGTTCATTCTAGAGTTTTTTATTTTTAATTTTTTAACTTCCAACATTTTCCCATCTATGTTATAATATGGATATACATATAATATAAACAGAAAAATTCAAATATACGGGGGAAATAAAATGATAAATAAAATAAAATATAGTTATATACCAAAAAATAATACCTTAGATGCGATATTATCCTCTCTAGCTTATGCTGTAAAAGCTACAGGGACATACGAATATAAATTAATAGATAATTCATCTTCTGGAATAAGAATATATCCAGAAGAAATAAAACATAAAGTAATGAGATGTAGTTCTAATGAATTAATAGATACTATAAATAATTTAGTTGATGAAGATATAGATTTAGAAGTTATACTTGTAAATGGATTTGATATATCTTTAGATGAACTAAAAGAAAAATATTGCGATATAGTTAAATATAATGATATATTATTATGTGTTAATAACATAAAAGAATTAGAGAATAAAGACAATAATATATCTATAGTAATTGACCCAGATATCTCTGAATTAGACGGAGAAGAATGGGAAGAAACAAAACAAGAAATTTTAAATAATCTAAAAGATGTTCAAGAATTAAATGACGCAAAGAAAAACATATTTGATTCTAAAAATAATGACAGTATGAAAAGTTTATTGCAGATTTTTGGTTTAAATTCTTTATATGATAAAGATGAAAGAGAGCAGTTATTATCTAAAATAGATGAAATAGATATAAAAGAACAATACTCTCATTCTACACAAGAAACGGAATTGATTATATCTTCTACAACATCTGGAGAAATAATGATAGATTGTGATGATGAATACGTTACAATACCTAAAGACCAGATAGAATTCTTAATAGAAACTTTAGGAAAGTTAGTAAAATAATATGTTTAGATTTCTTTACTATAAAGGATATATAGAAATATTAGATACTGATATGCTATTAGAACTTAAGAAAGATATAAACAAAGACTACGAGCAAGGGAAATTAGAGCCACATCAATTTCAATACCTTGAAGAAAAACTACAGTTAAAACTTAATAACAATAAAATAATATGTATATAGACAGCTTTAATAGCTGTCTTTTTATTAGGAGGATATATGGCTAAAATAGATGTAACTAATTATTTAGAAGGCAAATATAATAAATTATCTTCTATAACAAGTAAGCTTGAAAAGAAACCTCACCTTGCTACCATATTAATAGGTAATAGAAAAGACTCAGAAGTTTATGTAAGAAATAAAGAAAAGTCTATAAAAAAAGCAGGTATGACATCAGAAACAATAAAAATACCTGATGGCTTCAGCTTACAAACAATAGAAGATAAAATAATTCAATTAAATCAAGATGATAATGTTAATGGAATCTTGTTACAATTACCTTTAAATAGAGAATTCTATAGCAAAGAAGATGAAGATAGATTAATATCTTTAATAGACTCATCTAAAGACGTAGACGGATTAACACCTACTAATCAAGCTAAATTATTTATGGGAGAAAATCAAAATAAGTTTTTAACTCCTTGTACACCTACAGGAATAGTTCAGCTATTAAAAGAACAATTTAATAACTCTCTTAAAGGGTTAAATGCTACTGTTATAGGTAGAAGTCAATTACTAGGTAATTCATTAGCTCAAATGCTTATGAGAGAAGATGCTAATGTAACTATGCTTCATTCTAAATCAGGATGGGTAATGTATGATTACTTAACAGCTAATTCAGTGGATATATTATGTCTATGTGCTGGTTCAGCTAATCTTGTACATGCATCTGATTTAGATACAGAACACAGCTATACTATAATAGATGCTGCTATAAATGTAGGAGAAGATGGAAAGCTTAGAGGAGATTTCTGTAAAGAAGACTATAAAGCATTAGAAGAATGGCCTTTAGATGAAGGCTATACAGTAGACTATACCTCAGTTCCTGGAGGAGTTGGGCCAATAACTACTTATACTCTTGCTTATAACTTATACAAAGCTTATTGCTTACAGAATAAGATAATATTAGAGAACATATAATAAAGATAAGTTTATCATTTTTTTATATCTCACACAGAGGCTTTAATAGCCTCTATTTTTATTTCCAATAAAATTAAGTATTGACAAAATAACCCAATTGCTATTAATATAAGAATATAGATAAAAACATTTTATATTAAAATTAATTGGGGGAAAAGCAATACATGAAAGAAAAGTTATTACAATTAGAATTAGATGCATTAACTAATGAGGAGCTAGTTAAATGTGTGCAACTAACAAATGAGGACTGTTATTGGAAAGAAATAGAGAAACGTACACAAAAAGTATATAGTTATGCATTAAGAGAATATGTACATGCATATTATAAAGAGACAATGAGGGAAGACATATTAAGTATATTGAAATTAGGTTGGGTAAAAGCCGTTAAAACATATAATGAAGAGAAAGCTACAGCAGACTTTATAGCATATTGTACTTTTATAATGCAACAAAATTATATAATGTTTGCTAGAAGAATAAATGAACATAAAGTTGGTACATCTGTAAGAGATGAGGTAATGTCATCAGTAACAGTTGATGGATATGATAATACTGATAAAATGACACAAGGATGTATGGAAAACATAATGAAATATGAAGTTGAAGATTTTGAACAAATAGAAACAAAAGACTTCATAAGAGATATGTTAGAAAGACTTAGAGAGCATGATAAGCTACAGTACATAATAATAAAAAGACATTGTATAGAAGGTGTTACTCAAAAAGAGTTGGGTGAAATATTAGAAATGTCTCAATCAGCCATATCTAGAAACATAAAGAAAGGCTTAGCATTCTTAAGAAAAGAGATGCAAAGTGAATTAGACTAAAAGGAGATAAATAAAAAAGTGATAAAAAACATATTTGATATAAAAGATGAAATATGGTTATTTTTCTTTCCTATACTATCATTTTATATAATAGGAAATTCATCTAAAACAATAGTTATAAATAATTTAATGGGCATAATATCATTTACTATTAATTGGTTCTTCTGTTCAGTAGGATTATATGTAATAGTTAGAGCATTAGCAACATTATCAATATATATACATAATTCATTAGATAAAAAGAGGAACTAATTATTTAGTTCTTTTTTTTATTTAATAAGTAAGGTATACTTGTTAGATAGATAAAGATATAGAATATTTAATATAATCAGGAGGAGATTTGATATGAAATTAGAAATACCAAGAAATGCAATAGTACCTCAAGTTATAGAGGTTGAAGATGGTAAAACAAGTACGTTTGACCCATTTTCAGGTTTATTAAAAGATAGAGTAATAGTTGTAGAAAGTGAAGTTAATACTGCAATGGCGTCATCAGTAGTAGCACAGTTACTATTATTAGAAAAACAAGACCCAAATGCAGAGATAACTATGTATATAAATTCACCAGGAGGTTCTGTAATGGATGGGTTAGCTATAGCTGACACTATGGAATTTATATCATGTGATGTAAGAACTGTAGGTTTAGGAATGCAAGCTTCAATGGGTTCATTCTTATTAGCATCTGGAACTCCAGGTAAAAGACATATGTTAAGACGTTCTCAAATAATGATACATAGATTATCTTCAGGAGTGAAAGGAGATTATCACTCTATGGAGTCTAATTGGAAACATGTAGAATCATTACATCAAATGCTTATAGAAGAATATGCAAGAATGTCACAAGGAAAAAGAACAGCAGAACAATTCGAAGAATTAATGAGATATGACAACTGGTTAACAGCAGAACAAGCTATAGAATACGGAATCATAGATTCTGTTATAGAAAGCAGAAAAGGAATCTCAAATGAATAGAATATTATTAATAACTAAAAATGACTTTGAAGGTATAGCATCAGCTATACTTTTAAAGTATATACATGGGGATAATATAGATACACAATTTTATAGTTATAAAACACCAGTTAGTCAATATCAAGAAGATGCAGCTAAATATGAAATGGTCATCGCTGTTGGACTTAAAAATGCATCTTATTTAAATATGAATTCAGAATTGTTAGTATGTAATTGTTTTGAAAATTTATATATAAAGTGTAATGAAATGTATCCAGAAGATTTTAATAATCATTCTTTAGATATATTTAAAGAAAATGTAACTGCCTATATAGATTGGTCTTGGGCAGAAAAAAGATTATACTTTGGTAAGAATATAGATGAACTTTCTAAATATCTAGGTAAACAAGAGATAATAGATAAAATAGCAGAAAGAATATCTTTAAAAGAAGAAATAGTTACAGAAACAGAAAAAGAAATGCTTATCTTTGCTAAAAAGATAATGACTAATAACATACAAAACAAAAGATATGAAATAGTTGAATTAGGTAGCAAAAAGTTTGCAGTTACCTATGGAGAAATGTATGAAATAGAATTAGCTAATCACATATTAGCTCAAGAAAGAGATATAGATGCTGTAGTTATATTTAATATGACTACTAAAATAGCTAGAATAAAAACAGCTAGAGGAGTATCTATGGAAAGAGCCATACAAGATGCTGGAGGTTTAACTAACAGCAATGGAGGAACTATAAAATTCGGTACAACATTTGATAGAACTATATTCATGTCTATATTAAATAAATTATAAAATGAATTGATAAAATAAAGGAAGGAAATTGATATATGTCAGAAAAAGTACAATGCTCATTTTGTAGCAAAAAAATAGATAAAAAGAAAGTAGCATCAGAGGAAGAATTAGTATTCTTAGGGACAGACCCAAGTACGGTTATATGTGAGAAATGTGTTAAAGCTTGTCTTGAATTAATGAATGATTCATCTAAAAAGAATGAAGCTGTTAAACAAGACTTAAATGAAGTAACACCTAAGAAAATAAAATCTCAATTAGATGAATGGATAATAGGACAAGAAGATGCTAAGAAAACATTAGCTATAGCTTTATATAATCATTATAAAAGATTAAATCAATCAGAAGAAGATTTAATGATAGAAAAGTCTAATGTATTATTAGTTGGTTCTACTGGTTCAGGTAAAACAGCTTCTGTAAAAGCTTTATCTAAAGCAATGGATTTACCATTAGTTATAGAAGATGTTACTTCTATATCATCTACAGGATACGTTGGTAGAGATACAGAAGATATACTAAAGAATTTATTAGCAGCTGCTGATAATGATTTAGAAAAAGCTCAAAAAGGGATAGTACTTCTTGACGAAGGTGATAAGTTAAAAAGAGAGAAAAACGGGAATGGAGCTAGAGATGTTAAAGGTGAAGGAGTTCAACAGAGTTTACTTAAAATAGTTGAAGGAGGAGTCTTTGATATAAAAACTAAAACAGGTACTATAAAGTTTGATACTACTAATGTATTATTTATATTATCTGGAGCTTTTGAAGGTATAGAAAAAGTTATAGAAAAAAGACTTAAATCTAATGATAAATCTTCGTCTGTAGGATTTACTGGTAAAGTAGATACAAGAAAAGATTCTCAAAAGTATAATGAATTAATAATACAAGTTAAACACGAGGATTTAAAAAACTTTGGTATGATGCCAGAATTGTTAGGTAGATTCCCAATCGTAACTGCTTTACAAGAATTATCTGAGGAGGCTTTAGTTGAAATACTAACTAAACCAAATAATGCAATAATAAAGCAATTCCAAAAGAGTTTTGAAATGGATAATGTAGAATTATCATTCTCAGAAGAAGCTTTATTTAAAATAGCTAAAGAGGCTAAAACAAGAAAAATAGGTGCAAGAGCATTACGTTCTATAGTAGAAGACATATTAAAAGAGCCAATGTTCGAAGCTCCAGGAGAGAAAACAATAAGTGCGATTGTTGTAGATAAAAATTTAAAAGTAAATTATATATCTAACACAACTGAAGAAGAATTAGAAATACAAGAATAATTAGGAGGATATTGAAAAATGATAAACACAATAAATGAACAAATAGCTTTAGTATTAGAAGATTTAGAATTAATGACAGACCCATATCAAAGAGGTATGGTTAGAACACAATTAATAGGAGCTTTATCTAACATGAACTTAACAGCTTCTTTTGATTCAAATTCATTACCAACAGGTAAAGACGCTATTAAAAATGACGTAGTTAAAGAACCTGTTTCAGTTGATATAGAACAAGACCCAATACAAGCTGATGCTCCAATAACTTTTGAAGAGCCAGCTCCTGTTAAAGAAGAAAAACCTAAGAAAGCTTCTAAAAATAAAGCAGAACCAGTTGAGGTTGATGTAGACCCTAATACAGAAGAAGTTACTGCTGAACCAATAATAGTTCAAGTAGAAGATGAAGAAGGTAATGTTATAGATTTAGATATAACAGAGGCTTGGAATGCAGTTGCACCTTCTATGCAAGAAGCTGGTGTTGAAGAAGAAGTTATATTAGGATTAGCTCAGAACTTAACAGCTTATAACTTAATGCCAATATACGCTACATTTACTAATTTAACAGATAGTGAAGATAAAATGATGTTAAGTTATTACATGCAACAAGTAGGAATAGAAGATATAAATGCTTTTATATCTGATTTATCTGATGGACAATTCAATGATATATATGAATTCGCTAACAATGATAACTTAGAATACATAGTTACATCTATAGGTGAAGCTATGAGTGATGAAGAACAGTAAACTTAAATAAACTTACTAAATTTTTCTAATTTTATATGTGATAAAACATAAAGTAATAGTAATATGTAGGTGAGGAAGCAATATGCAAAGGTCGCCTCATGAAATATAGGATAAGCCCCCAGAGAGTGGGGCTTCTTTTTTTGCAATAAATTGAAATAAATGATAAAATAAAGTTAATTAGGTATGCCGTAAGGCAATAAGGAGGATATTTAAAATGCAAATATTTATAGGAAGAATATTAAGTGAACCAAATTTCAGAGCTGCTGAAGGAGAAAAGAAAGCTTTTGTTAGTTTTTCATTAGCAGTAAATACAAGAAAAGAAGAGGACGGTACATATAAGTCTGATTTTATAAGATGTAAAGCATTCGGATACGCTGCTGAAAGAATATCTGAAACATGGTCTAAAGAGGAAGATGTAGTTCTAGAAGGAAACTTAGTAATGGGTAATGACTACACTAATAATGAAGGTGAAATAGTGCCAGGTAGTTGGGAAGTATTAGTTCAAAAGAAACATGAATACAATACATTAAATATAACTTCTCAAGGAGATAGATTAGTAAGAGGTAGAATAGCTAACTTCTCTAATGCTATGAGATACTTTGCTGGTTCTGGAGAAAAGAAATCTTTAATGTACTTAACAGTAGGAGTATCTAAAGGATATAAGAAAGAAGGTTCTGAATACTATGAAGAACAATTAGTTAAATTAGTATTATTCGGAACAGCTGCTGATGCTGTTAATGAAAACTACTCTAATGGAGATTTCATAACTGTACAAGGTAGAGCTCAAGCTGGTAAGGATTACGAAAAAGACGGTGAAATAATAGATGGAGGAGAAGAAATCCTAGTAAATAAATTATTTGGATTTGCACCTGCTGGAAAAACTGCTTCAACAGGAGCTAAGAAATCTACAGGAAGTGCTGCACCTAAGAAAGCTGCACCATCATTTGCACCTGCTAAAGCACCAGGAGTTGCACCAAAAGCACCAACTGCTGGAGGACCTAAAAAATTAGGAAGTCTTAAGAAATTAGGTAAATAATCTGAAATAATAATACCTCTGTATAATATATTAAATATATAGAAATTATACGGAGGTATTTTTATATGATAAACGATAAAGATAGAAAGATAGACCAATTTATAGAAGACGGTATCAAAGAAATTGATAACGCAATTAAAGCTGAAGATGATATAAGAGACCAAGCTGAATATATAGCAAGAATGTTAGCACTTAACCCAGTAGTCAAAGTAAACATAATGGATAATACTTATGTGTTAACAATGAAAATGTTCAAACTACACAATGGACAACAAGTTATTATATTAATAGCTGAAGACACAATGAAAAAACAAATCTATGGTAACAAATATTATCCTGCACAATTAACAGCAGAGTATAATGACGAATTTACTATAGAGGAAAATTGTCAAACTCTTGTATCAGCATTTATAGGTAAAGTAACAGGTAACTTCAAAATAGAAACTTTAGAAGACGAAGGAACTGTTAAAGTAGCTAGAGAAGTTGACATGAAAAAATAATTAATATAAAATATTAAGAGAGCTTTTAATAGCTCTTTTTTTATTTATATAGGAGGAAAATTTATGACGAAGAAGAATATTGCTAATGAAGTAGAAATTACGACTCTTTCAGATGTTGAACACGTTAGACAAAGAAGAGGTATGTACTTACCTAATATGAACTATTGTGCTTATGAAATAGTAGATAATGCTGTAGATGAATTTATGGCTGGATACTGTAAAAATATATGGTTACAAATAGAATCTAATAAGGTTATGAGAGTACAAGATGATGGTAGAGGAGTACCTTTAACACCGTCTAAAGATGACCCTAGTAAATCTATGGCAGAAGTTGCTTTAGGACAATTAAAGTCTGGAGGTAAATTTAATGCTAAAGGTTCTATGCTAGAACAAGGTATAAAAACAGGAGGATTGACTTACAAGTTTAGTCCTCGTTAAACTTCTCTAATTGCTGGGAGGCTAAGTCAAAAGATATGCTAATCAGCAGCTAAGCTTTATTAATAAATATAAAACCGAATTGAAATAAAATATGAAATATATAAAATCAAGAGACAGTTATACAAGTACAACATTGAGCGGAAGAAACGTAAGTTATTCTGTATCAAGATATGGTAAATATGCAAAAGAACTGGCTTTAAAAGCAGAAGAAAGTTTAGATAAACCATTATGCTTAATAGAAGAACTAGAAGATAAAGCAATAATTAAATTATTTTCTGCTACACATGGCTACCATGATGTTTATATTGATTTAGAAGATGTGGAATTATGTAAAAATTATGTATGGAGCATAATGCCTAAAGGGAATGGATATTATGTTTGTAGCAATACAAAACAATATATTCATAGATTAATTTTAGGAGTTACTGATAAAAACATTATAATAGACCATATTGACAGAAATCCAAAAAATAACATGAAAGAAAACTTAAGAATAACTAATCATTCTGGAAATAAAAGAAACTTACCAATTAAATCTAATAATACAAGTGGAATACCAGGAATCAGATATGACGAAAAAAGAAACAGATGGTGCATGGAAATAAGAGATGAAAATGGTAAAAAAGTTAGGAAAAACTTTGGATGTAAAAAATATGGTGAACAAAAAGCAAAACAATTAGCAATTGATGCAAGATTGTATTATGAAAGGCAATTCGGATATATTAATAATGAAAGTTCAACGACTAGAGAAAACACTTCTATTGGAGAAAAACCATAGAAGGAAGTGAGTATCGTACACTCAAGTGAGTGGAAATGGGAAGATATCTCTTCGAGCTAATGTTGGAGAGATATATGATATAGTCTGGTTCTCATGGAAACATGAGCGGTTATTAAATTAACGGTATAAGAGTAACGTCTTATATGAAGAAAAACGTAAACGGTACAGGAGCATCAGCTGTCAACTTTACTTGTGACCAATTTGTTGCTACTATAACTAAAGAAGGTACTCAATATCAATTAGGTTGGGAAAAAGGATTACTGACTCAAGAGCTTGTTGAAATAGGAGAAGCTGAAGAGGATGAAATACAACATGGTACATTAATTGAATTAATTCCAGATATGAGTATATGGGTTGATGATGATTATGATATACCAGCAATAGTAAAGAGAATGGAACAATTAACATTCTTAAATCCTGGCTTATCTATACATGTTGATATAGATTATAATGGGAAACAAATACAAACTACATTCTGTAATCCTGATGGATTAACAGCTTATATACAAAAACTTTCTGAAAAGAAAGAAACTATAGTAGAACCAATTCATACTACTTTTGAAGTAGAAAACGATAAATTCGGTAAAATAGATGTAGACATAGCTTTAGGTTATAATACTACTTATTCAGAAGAAATGTATATGTTTACTAATAATGTTCCTAACCCATTAGGAGGACATCACGCTACTGGATTTAAAGAAGGTCTATATAGAGCTATTAATAACTACTATGAAAATACAACTAAAGGTAAATTAGTATCTTTAGTACAAGATGATGTTAGAGAAGGTTTAGTTTCTGTAATATCAGTTAAAGTTGCTAACCCTGTTTTTGATGGACAAGGTAAAGCTAAACTTAATATGCCTGGTATAAGAGCGGTTGTAAGAGAAGCTACTGTAGAAATGATAGAAGAATTCTTAGATAAGAATCCTGAAACAGCTAAATTAATAGTAGCTAAAGCTATACAAGCTCAACAAACTAGAGAGGCAGTTAGAAAAACAAGAGAGGCAGAAAGAGGAGCTAAAAAGTTATTTGGAGGAATACCAGATAAATTAACTACTTGTTCTTCTAAGAATGCAGAAGAATGTGAAATCTGGTTAGCAGAAGGAGATTCAGCAGGAGGTTCTTGTAAGAAAGCAAGAGATGCTAAAACTCAAGCAATATTGCCTGTATTCGGTAAGATAAATAATGTTGAAGATTCTAAGTTATCAGATATATTAAAATCACCTAAACTAGAAGATGTTATAAAAGCATTAGGTACTGGTATAGGAGAAGATTTTAATTTAGATAATTTAAAATATCATAAAATAATAATAGCTGCGGATGCGGATGATGACGGATTACACATACAAACTTTATGGATAACATTCTTCTATAGATTCATGAGACCTATTATAGAAAATGGACATTTATATATATCTTGTCCACCTTTATTCAAAGTTTATAAAAACAAAAAAGAATATAGATACTGTTATACAGTAGATGAAAAGGACCAAGCATTAGCTGAAATGGGTGAAAGATGTCAAGTTACTAGATACAAAGGGTTAGAGATTCCGAGCCCTTACAACCTTTTCCACTTATCAGTGGGGTAGTTCATTAGAACTGCTAACGAGGGAGTCTAAGTCTTTTAATAGCTGTTAAAAGATATGATGGTCTCGTGCCATGACTTTATTATTATATAAAGTAGCGGTGTATCGACTATTCCCTTTGTCGGGAAGTAGAATTACTATTGATACGTAATTCGAAATGGGTTGCACGTTGAAGGCAGTTAGTTATCAGCCTGAGTGAAGAAATAGTCAGTACCGATGGAAACATTGGAATTATACGTAGGAGAAATGGAAGCTATAGACTTAAGAGACTCTACTATGAATAAAGACTCAAGAGTACTTATACAAGTTAGTATAGACGATATAGAATATGATGAAACTATAATAACTACTTGTATGGGAGATAATGTAGCTTTAAGAAAAGAAATGATATTAGAAGAAGACATGGGTGAATTAATATAAGAGAGGGCAACCTCTCTTTAAGAAAATATAAGGAGATTGGATATGACAGATAATTTAACAAACAATAGAGTGTCAGTATTAAAAGCTTTAGTTGGTTCTCACAACTACAACTTAAATACTCCTGAGTCAGATAAAGACTATAAACTGTTTGTTTTACCTACTTATGATGATTTATACGAAAGAAAAGATTATTCTGTTAGTGTAGAATCATCAGAAGAAGATATCGTTGTATATGATATAAGAAAATTAAGTAGTTTATTTTTTAAAGCTAATGTAAATTATATAGAGGTATTATACTCTAAAGAGTTAGAGATATTATTGCCTAAAGAACATCCTAATTATAATGATGTTAAAGCAATAATAGATAGAAGAGAAGAAATATGTAAGATGAATATGCCTTACTTATTCTATGCTTGTAAAGGAATGTATTTTAATAAGAGAAAGATGATGTCTAACAATGGAAAAGACCATGTTGAATCTTTAGGATATGCTCCAAAACATGCAATGGGGGCTTATAGAATAATGGACTTCTTAGTTAGATATAAACATTTTATAGAGATGAATATGGAGCATCCTTTCCATTTAGCTATAAATTATTTTGAAGATAAAGACAAAGAAGAGCTATTAAATATAAGAAGAGGTATATATTCATTAGACCAAATTGATGCTATCTTAGAAGCTAAATATAAAAGAACATTAGCAGCTTGTGAAGAATATTATTCAACACAAAAGCCAAATGAGGAACTGTTGGAATGGGTAATAGAAAAACTTAAGAAAATAGTAAAAGACAATATATAAAACAGGAGGATATTGATAATGGCAGAAAGAATAATTACGAGAAGTATCGCAGATGTAATGAGACCAAGATACAAAAGATATGCTCACTCTGTTATAGGAGATAGAGCTTTACCAGATATAAGAAGTGGTTTAAAACCAGTTCAAGCTAGAAGTTTATACTCAATGAATGAGATGGGTTTAAAAGCTAATTCAAAACCTAAGAAATCGGCAAGAGTTGTCGGAGATGTGTTAGGTAAGTATCATCCACATGGTGACCAAGCTTGTTACTTAGCTATAGTAAGAATGGCTCAAGAATGGAACACTAGATATCCGTTAGTTAAATTAGATGGTAATAATGGTTCTAGAGACGGAGACCCAGCTGCGGCTATGAGATATACAGAAATAAAAATGTCACCAATAGGTGAACAAATGTTAGCTGATTCTCATAAGAATACAGTAGATTTTAAACCTAACTATGATGATACAGAAATTGAACCAGTAGAATTCCCTTGTATGTTGCCTATGCTTATGGCGAATGGTATGTAAAAGTGCCATGACACACCTTAATCGCTTAACCAGCGAGGTTATATAGCACAAAAAATAATAGCTATATAGCTAACGGGGAACCCTAAGTCCTTTGAGATATGGGAATCCCGTGCTAAAACTTTTGATTTGAGACTGTAATTCCGTCATATAGTAAAAAATAAAAAGGAGTTACAGTAGGATGATAGGGATATATAAAATAACTAATAATGTTACTAATAAAATATATATAGGACAATCAGGAAGAGTTGAAGGAAGGCTTGGAAATCACAAACGACAAGCTTTTGATGTTAATCACAAACAATATGATTGGGAGCTATATCAAGATATTAGAAAATACGGTGAAGATAACTTTACATTTGAAATTGTTGAAACGATAGATATAACTGATATAGAAGAAAAGTGGATACAAAAATTTGTAAAAGAAGGTTATGAAATGTATAATAAAAATCTTAAACCAAAAACTAATTCTCAAAGTCATTTAAAAAAGTTTAATAATGACGAAATAGCAAATATAATTAAGCTATTAAAAGAGAATAAAATATCTAATATAAAGATAGCTAAACAATTTAATTGTAGTCCTTCATTAATAGATGATATTAATAATGGCAAAAAATATAGACAAGAAAATGAAAGCTATCCAATAAGAGACTATAAGGCTATTGGAAGTAATAATCATAATGCTTTATATACTGACGAAGAAGTTATTAAAATAAGAGAAGAATACGTTAATAATAGTATAGGCACTTTATTTAAGAAGTACGGAAAAAATAAAAATCAAGACGTATTCTCAAGAATGGTTAGAGGTAAAACTTATAATCATTTACCTATATATAATAAAGATACTCAATCATGGACGAATCAATAGTATGGCGTATCGACTAGAGCCTTAATAGGCTCGTAGGGACACAATAATGGTTAGTGTCGCAGTTTTAGGAAACGAAGCTGCTGAGAACCGAAACAGGTGTGCAAGTGAGATATATGATATCACTTGTAAGAGATAGTCAGTGCTTATAGAAATATAAGATTTACACGACTGAAGGTATAGCTGTTGGTATGTCTACTTCTATACCACCACATAATATGACAGAGTTATTAGATGCTGCTGTTGCATATGTTGATAATACATTAAATGAAAAAGAAACTACTCTTGAAGATTTAATGGCTCATATACAAGGACCTGATTTTCCAGATGGAGGAGTTATAGTTTCTAAAAAAGATTTAAAGAAAGCATATGAAACAGGAAAGGGTAAAGTTACTTTAAGAGCTAAAGCAGAAATTAAAGACATAAAGAAAGGTGTTCAAGCTATAGTTATAACTGAATTCCCTTACCAATTAAGTCCTGGAGACTTCTGTAAGAAAGTAAGAGGTTTAATATCTGATAATAAAATAGAAGGAATAAAAGAAGTAATAGATGAGTCTTCTGAAGAAAATGGTGTAAAAGTTGATGTAGTATTAAAGAAAGATGCAAATGCTGAATTAGTATTAAATCAATTATATAAGAAGACTGATTTACAAAAGAACATAACATTTAATATGACTGCTTTATTAGAAGGTAGACCAGTAACAGTTACGTTACAAGGATATATGGATGAATATTTATCTCATGCTATGAATGTTATGTTAAGAAGAACTCAATTCGACCTTGATAAAGATTTAAAAAGAGCTCGTATCATAGAGGCTATAGCTACTGCTGCTGAAAACTTTGATACAGTTGTAGAAATACAAAAGACTCAAAAAGATACTGTACAAGCATTAATGGATACATTTGAGTTTGATATGGAACAAGCGAAATATATAGATGATGTAAAATTAAAGTCATTAACTAATGAAGATTCATTAAGTAAATTACAAGATGAATATGATGTACTAGCTACAAGAATAGAGAAGTATCAATTAATATTATCAAGAGAAGATGTAGCACTTGATGAATTAAAAACTGAATTAATAGAATTAAAAGAGAAATTCGGTGATGAAAGAAGAACACAATTTAACTTAACTGGCGGAGGAGATATATCTGAAGAAGATTTAATCAAAGACGAACCTCTAGTTGTTTCTATGACTTCAGATGGTTTAATAAAAGCTGTTGAAGAAAGAGAATACACTACTCAAAAGAGAGGCGGTAAAGGAGTTAAAGGTTCTGTTACAAAAGAAGATGAAGTTGTAACTGACTTATTCTCTATAAATGCTAAAGACGACTTATTATTTATGACTAATATAGGAAGATGTCATAAGGTTAAAGGATATAAAATACCTAAAGTTGCGAAAAATGCTAAAGGTAAACATATAAATAACTATATATCATTACAAGAGAATGAACATATAGTATCTGTAATGTCATTAAGAGTTGCAGATGAAGCAGATAGTTCTATAATATTTGTTACTGCATTAGGACAAATAAAGAGACTAGCTATTAAAGATTTATCTTCTAGATTCCCTGCTACAAAAGTATTAACTATAAAAGAAGGGGACGAATTAGCTACTTGTTTAAAAGCAACAGAAGGAGAAGACATATTAATATGTACAGCTAAAGGTCAATCTGCTAGATTTACTATATCTACAGAATCTAAGAAACCAGTTAGACCACAAGGAAGAAGTGCTGCTGGTGTTCAAGGTATAAATGTAGCTGAAGATGATTATGTTATAGGAGCTACAATAATAACTGATAATACTAACATACTTACTTTAACAGCTAAAGGTTTAGCTAAACAAACTCAAGGTTCTGCTTGGGAAGCTAAAAATAGAGGAGTTAAAGGAGTTGCTTGTCATAAGATAACAGAAAAGACAGGAGATATAGTTTCTGTATTAGCTGTTAATGAAGAAGATGAGTTATTTGTTGGTACAGACCAAGGTAAAATAATAAGATTAGCTGCTAGTTCAATAGCTACTTCAGGAAGAATGTCTATAGGTTCTAAAGCTATAACATTATCTGAAGGTGATTTTGCTAATGTGGCTTCTATAGCTCCTAACACAGGAGAAAGTACACAAGAGGAAGAAGAATAATCTATAAGCTCAGGAATTAATCCTGGGCTTTATTTTTTTCCAAAATTGTAATATAATTACTTTAAATATACATATTATTTCGGAGGAGACTTATTGAGATGAAACTAACAAGAATAGAAAACAATTCTGCAATAGAAGAGTTAGTTCCAGTGTATACAACTGATAAAGATATAAAAGTAGTTAATGCTAGAGAATTGCATCAAGTATTAGCTGTTAAAAAAAAATTTGCAGATTGGATAAAATCTAACTTAAAGAATTATACAGGTGTTAGATTAACTAATGATTCAGCACTTCCCCTAAATGGGAACAGTGAAATTGATTATATAACTATAGATATACCAGCTACTCAAGGTAAAGGTAAATCTATAGAATACATATTAACTTTAGATACAGCTAAAGAATTAGCTATGATGTCTAAATGTCAAAATGGTAGACTAGTAAGAAAATATTTTATAGAAGTAGAAAAAGCATTTAATAATATGGTTGCCACTTTAACAGATGAAGAAAAGACACCAGAGCAAAAGATAGCTGAAGCTTTAGTGTTAGCAAATGAAGTTTTAGATAAAACTAAACAAGATTTATTAAAAGCTAATAGAAATAAAACTTATAACAAAAAAGTTAATGTAGAATTAAGAAGAAGAGTAAGGGAATTAGAGGCTGAATTAGAACAAGCTAATAATAACCCTACTGTAAACAATGCTGAAATAGAAGAGATTAAATCTAATCTATTAAAAGCAGAAGAAAAAGCAGAGTACTGGGAAGGTGCATATGCAGTTATGGAAGAGAAACTTGATATAAAAGAAACTCAATTAATGACCATACTTACAGTACGACAAGATGGAAAGAAGTATTTTAATTTATTATCTTCTAAACATGCTGCTGCTATACCTGAAAGAGAATTAAATAAAAAGTCAATGAGAGCAAATATATTTAGAAAAGATTCTATAGAGAAATGTAAAGATGTTAAGTATTCACATAGTTTTGCATCTAACTTTATAGAGAGAATACATCCATTGTCTATACCTACCGCCTTAAATGCTTATTTAATAGCTTTAGAAAATAGATTGGAAGATAAATTTGAAGAGGTAATAGGTGAAGAATTGATACAAGAAATAAAAGAATTTATATTATCCAGTACAGATAGTATAGATGCAGTTGTTTGTGAAACAACACAATAATTAAACAATAGCCCGTGGAGGTTATTGCGCCTCTACGGTTTATATAAATACAACTAAATAAAGAGGTGAATGATATGTACACAGAAACACAAGACGCATTAAGAAACTCTCTATGGAACTTCTTTGGTTCTATATTGAATGCATCCATATTAGAAGAAAGTAGAACTAAAGAAAATGTTACAGCTTTAGTTAGTGAGGAATTATGCAAGTTCTGTAAGAACGAAGATGAAACCTCTGTAGATATGGTTGCTACAAAACCTATACTAAAAGCTGCTATTTGGATATTAGATGCTAAAATAGTAGAACTTAATAAAACATTAGAAGAAGCACCTAAAGTTGCAATATCAGCTATAGATAAAAATATAGCAGATGTTACAAATTTAAAAACTGCTTTACAAGCTTTTATAGACAAAATATAGGTTGACTTACACGTATAGTACGTGTATAATAATTATATATAGAAGATAGAATAGTTTTCGGGAGGATTAGTTAATGGCGAAGAAAAAAATGAGTTTAGCTGAAAAGAAAAAGATGATGTCTGGAATGATAAGCAAAATAAATGACAAGGTTGGGAAATCTGTTATAGGATTTGCATCAGACGAAGAAATAAGAGAGAAGTTAACAATAGATTGGATACCTACACCATCATTAAGAGTTAATGAAATAACTGGAGGGGGAATACCAAGAGGAAAGGTTATGATAGTAGCTGGAGATTCAGACTCAGGTAAAACATCTCATATGCTAGAAACAATAGGTATGAATATGAAAAAGGACCCCGATTTCATGGCTTTATGGTTAGAATCAGAAGAGTCTTTAGAAATAGAGGCTTTAGAATCAGTATTCGGTATAGATTTAGAAAGATTCGTAATCATACATTTAGATAAAGATGGAGCAGCAGAAGTTGCTTTAGATAGAATGGAAGCTGCAATGGCTAGTGGTGTATTTGACATTTGTGTTATAAACTCATTAAAATGTCTTACTCCTTCAACAGAGTTTGAGAAAGATATGGCAGCTATGACTATAGGTTTACAGGCTAGAATGTTTGGAAAACTTATGAGAAAAATGGTTGCATTAATAGCTGAACACAATTGTGGTTTTGTGCTTATAAACCATTTAACAACAGAGATAGGGAAGATGCATGGAGACCCTCTAACAATAGCAGGAGGTAGAGCTATAAGATATTCTTCAATGCTTACTCTTGACTATAGAAAAAGAAGTATACAAGATGCTGACCCTATTTCAAGAGAAGAAGGTATGAAGATATCAGTTACGGTACATAAAAATCACTGTAAACAAGATAGAATGCCTTACTTAAAAACAGAATACTTCATAGTATATGGACAAGGAACTGAACGTTCTATAGAAATAATAGAAGTTGCAGAGAAATGTGGTATACTTACAAAAAAAGGTTCATGGTATAGAGAATACGGAACTGAAGTAGATAAGAAAGGTGAACCATTAGAAAGAATACTTGCTGATGGAACAAAAGCTGCTTGGAACGGTATGAAAAATACTAGAGCTTATATAATGAATAATCCAGACTACTTTGACTACTTAGTAAATAAAGTTGAAAACTTTGGGAAGATAGATGTAGAAGTCTTATCAGAAGAAGAAGTTGAAGCTATAGAAGCTGAAAATAAACTTGACGGACAAGTAGTTGAAGGAGCAGAAATAAACTTAGATGAAATATTAGCAGAAGCTGATACTCCTAAGAAGAAAACTGCTAAGAAAAAGTAATACTTTAAGGCGGGAGAAATCCCGTCTTTTTAATTAATTGGAGGTATTTTATGACAAATTTTATAGTTAATACAGAAGATAGTAAATCCTCTATTAAAGAAATTTACAGTAGCGTAGGAGATGGAGATATAATATTAAATCCAGAATATCAAAGAAACTACGTTTATGATGTTAAAAGAGCAAGTAAAGTTATAGAAAGTATTTTATTAGACATTCCTCTACCAGCAATATTTGCAAATGAAGAACAAGATGGTTCTATGGAAATAATAGATGGTGTACAACGTATATCTTCCATTATTAAATTTATAGATGGGGAATATAAATTAACAGGTTTAGATATTTTATCTGAATATAATGATAAATCATTTAAAGAATTTACTCAAGAACAAAAAAGAATTTTTAGACTAAAAAACTTAAGAATAATTAAATTTAAAAAAGATTGTAGTGAAGATATAAAGTTTGAAATATTTTTACGTTTAAACCAAGGTTCTGTTAAATTAAATAATCAAGAATTAAGAAATTGTATGTATAGAGGATATTTTAATAGCAAAATAAAAGAAATCGCTCAAACACCTTTAATAAAACAAATGCTTAATTTTGATGAAAATAAAACAAATCGTTATTTAACAGAGGAATATATATTAAGAGGATTAATGTTTCTAAATTATGATAGTCTAATAAATAAAAAAACTTTAAATGTAAATATGAATGAATTAATGAGAATGTTTAAAAATGATAAAGATTCTGTAGATAAAATAATGAAAGAATACATAGAAATATTAAATAAAATAAAAATAATTTTAGGTGAAAATGCATTTAATGCCGATTTTTCTTCTAATAGTAAAATCGTAGCATCACATTATGACTCTTTATTATTAGTATTTAAGAAATACAATAAACATTCATTAATTATAAATAAGGATAAAATAAAAAATACTTTTAAAGATATATTTAAAACTGCTAATTTTATAGAATTAACAAAAGCTCAATCTTCAAGTTACAAAAATGTAAGCTTAAGAGCAAAATTATTATCTGAAAGTATCTCAAATCTTGTTATTGAATTAGATTCAAAAAGAAATTTCACTCAAAAAGAAAAAGAAGAACTTTTTAATATTGCTAATGTATGTGCTATATGTGGCAATACAATAGATAATATTAAAGATGCTAATGTAGACCATATTACTCCTTGGAGTAAAGGAGGAAAAACTATATTAGAAAATGCTCAATTAACACATGAATTCTGTAATAAATCTAAAGGAAATAAAGAATAAAGGAGGCATTATATGAGTTGCGAATTTGGACATACAGATTGTAAAAATGAAGGGATAAGATGTGATTTATGTTTTAATGAACTACATTATGTAGCTAAACAAGTTAAGAGTACTGGATTACGTAAACGTAATACTGAAAAAGCTACAAAGAGAATGGGAGAAGTATTTGAACGTAATAATCACAAAGCTGTTAAAAATAATATTGAATCAGTTACTACTGGAATGACACCTAACTCAGGAGCAGGTAAAGTAAAAGGAGACCAACAAATAAGAGGTATGGTCAACATAATGGAAGAGTTAAAAACTCAAGACCCAAATAGAGCTAGAGGTCATGCACAATTCACTATTAAAAGAGAATGGCTTGATAAATTAGATAGAGAGGCACCATTAGAAAATATGGAATTTTGGTACTTAAAGTTTGCCTTTAAGGATACAGATGACCAATCATATGTTGTTATAGATTCCGCCTTGATGAATGATATGGTTGCTACAATAGTAGCAGACAGAAAGAAATCTAAAGAGGCCGATTCAAAAATAAAAGTCGCTGATACTAGAAGAACTCTAGCAGAAGCTGAATCAATAAAATTACATGCTCAAGTAGAATATTTAAAAGCTATACTTGAAGAGAAAGGAATTGATTATGACAATAAATACTAATCCTACTAGAAATCTATTAGGAAGTCAAATGTATAACCAAATAAACGAAGATATATTGAAATATCAAGATTTATTTATAGGAGGGAAAACTATGGAGAAACAAAATACATATCTTTCTACAGGAAATGAATCATTAGATGAAATGCTAAAAGGAGGATACCAGATAGGTAAACTAACTGAAATTAGTGGTGCTACTGATACTGGTAAAACACTGCTTGCTTTATTAGCTATTAAAGAACTTCAAAAACAAAATAATGACAAAGTCGCAGTATTTATAGATGCCAGTAGAGGTATGAAAAAAGAATATATAGATGAACACGGTATAGATGCCGATGGAGTTATCTATATACAACCTGAATCAATAGAGAACTTAGTAACAATATTATCAGAAGTTGTAAAACCTTGCATTGATGATATAGGACTTATAGTAATAGATTCTCTAGCTGATTTGTCTACTAAAAAGGAACAAGAATGTAGTATCTGCACTAATACAGATAGACATAGAAGTATAGTTATAAAAGCTTTACTTACTAGAATAGCTAATCTTGTTCGTAATAGCGAAGCATGTGCTATTATTCTTAATCAAGACAGAAGTAGTTTTGAAGATGATTCTATAAACACAGTATCATCTTCTGAAAGATGGGTTAATATGACTTGCGATACAAGACTTAGATTAACTCTAGATGAAGATGGAGACATATGTGTAGATATTTCATTTAAAAATAAATTGACTAAATAGAGAAAGGAATGATGTTAACATGGCTTTAAAGAAAAAACAAATAAGCTACTTGTTAGTCGCCGTCCTTGCGGGCGGTGTAATAATAGGAGAAGGAATAGGATTATATAAGCTTAATCAAAAAGTTGAGGATTTACAAAAAACAAAATCTCAATTAGAGCTTAAAATAGATAGTCTAAATAAAACTATCAAAGATAAAGACAATACCATTGACAATGTAACTAAAGAAAGAGATAATAATAAAGAATCTCTAGACAAATTACAAAAAGAAAATGAAGTGTTAAATCAAAAGCTAGAGGCTAAGAAAAAAGAGGAGGCATCAGCAAAGCTTGCTTCTGCTGAACGTCCCACCCGAAGCGTATCTAGAGGTATAAGTACAAGAGGAAAAGCTGTAACTATAACTCTAACATTCTATGGTGATTTTGCTCATGAGAATGGAGGATATGCAGGTATAGATGCACAAGGTAATAAACTTGTAGCTGGAACAGTTGCTTCTAATGTTTATTCTTTTGGTACTAAATTTGAATTAAATGGACAAATATTTACTGTTAGAGATAAAGGAGGTTCAAACTTTAATAGCTCTAATAGATTAGATGTATTTGTACCTAGAAAATCAGGAGAATCAAATAGTGCTTATTCTAAACGTATAAGTAGTTATGGAAGAAAAACTGTTACAATGTATAAACTTAGTTAAAGGAGAAGAGCATGAATAAACATCATAAAATATACTACATACATGGCACAATGTATAGTGGTAAAAGTTTAGACTTAATCTCTACATATTCAACATATAACTTTAATAATAAAAAAGTTTTAGTATTGAAACATGCTAAAGATACTAGAGATGAAGGTATAATTAAATCTAGAATGTCTTCACAAGAAATAAAATGTGTAACATTCACAGATGAAAATTCACTATACAAAACAGCTGTTAAACAATTAAGAGCTAAAAGATATCATCCTGATGTTATATTAATAGATGAAGTACAATTTTGTAGTGATAAACATATAAAACAACTACAAAATTTATCTACTATAGCTCCTATCATGTGTTATGGACTTAAAACAAGTTATACAGGTGATTTATTCCCTGCTATAGCTAAGTTAATACCATTAGCAGAAAGCATAAAAGAAATAAAGACTACATGTTGCATGTGTAATAGTAAAGCTACTTACAATCTATTAGTTAGAAATGGTGAACCTATATACGAAGGTGCTTTTGTTAATGTAGAAGGTGAAAATAAAAATGATAATTACTATGCAGTATGTAGAGAACATTTTGTAAAACCAGATTTAACTAAAATAAAATAATACACACTTATTAGAAGGAGAGATACAAAATGAAATTAAGAGAAGAATCATTAGACTTTTCACAAGCTTTAACTTATTTAAAAGCTGGACAAAAATTAACTAGAACTGGCTGGAATGGTAAAGGAATGTTTGTTGTAATGCAAAAAGCTTATCCAGAAGGAATACCTTGCAATAAACAAACTGCTCAAGCATGGGGACTTAAAGAAGGAGATTTATTTAAGTGTAACCCATATTTCCAAATAAAGAATGCAGATGGCTCTCATTCAATGTGGGTCCCAAGCACAGGAGACTTATTATCAAATGACTGGAGAGTTTTAATTGACTAAAAATTAATAAGACAAAATAGAATAGGGGGAATCGACATATGGCTATTAAAATAAAACCAAAATCATTTATTAACAAAGATGTAATATCAACAAAAGCGACTACGAAAAATTCTGCAAAAGATGCTAAAGATGAAATGATTTATAATGGTGTTTACTTAATAGAGAATTCTGTAACAGGGAGGAAATATGTTGGTTCCTCTTCTAATATAGACAGAAGAATTAAAACACATAAACAGCATTTACAAAAAGGCTGTCATAATAATCGTAAGTTGCAAAAAGACTATGATATGCATGGGATAGAATCATTTAAATTTATCATTTTAGAAAAAGATGTAGCTCATGACCTTTTAACAGCTTATGAAAAGTATTGGATATATAAACATGATGCTATTGTTCGTTATAAAGGTTATAACATCAAGTTCCCAGAATGTACACACGCTCAACTTAAATATATTTACAATATGAAAGAAGGTGATAAAAATGCCATCTAAAAATGATAGAACTGGAGAAATAGCTGTTAATACTAATGGTAGTAAAATGAAAATAATAAAATATAAAAATAAAGATGATATAGATGTATTGTTTATAGAACAAAATTATATAAAGAAAAATGTTAAATATAGAGCATTCTTAAAAGGCAATGTAAAATCTCCATATGATAAATCAGTTTATGGTGTTGGATATATAGGAGAAGGAAAATATTCTCATAAAGAATATTCAACTATTTATAATTCTTGGGCAAATATGATACAGCGTTGCTATTTAGAATCTTTTCATATTAAACAGCCTAGTTATAAAGATTGTCATGTTTGTTCTGAGTGGCATAATTTTCAAACCTTTGCAAAATGGTATGAAGCAAATGCTTATAATACAGATTCTAAATTAGAATTAGATAAAGATATTTTATTTAAAAATAATAAGATATATTCACCTAAAACATGCGTATTAGTTCCTAAAGATATTAATATTTTATTAGTTAAAGCTAATTCTATTAGAGGGAAATACCCTATAGGAGTATCTTTATTAAAAAATGGTAAATTTAAAGCTTCTATAACTATAAATAATAAAGCACATCATTTAGGAAATTACAATACAAGTGATTTAGCATTTGAAGCTTATAAACAAGCGAAAGAAGAATATATAAAAAGTAAAGCACAAGAACATTATGACATAATACCAGAATCTTTATATAATGCATTAATGTCATATGAAGTATCAAAAGAAGATTAATCATAGTGCTTTTAAATATGTTTATAATTTAAAGGAGGGAATTAAATGACTTATCCTATAATAACAATAGATGTTATAAATTATGCCGATGGTGAAAAATTAGCAGAATTAAAAGTATCTTCATTACCACCTATTAATACTTGTTTCTATATAGAACATTTAAACAAATATTATCAAGTGAAGAATTATTTCCTAAATACAACACCAACTAATAAAGAAGGAACATACAAAGAAGAAAATTATAAAATGATAGTCATTTCAGGTGGAATGCGTACACAATGGGAGGAAACATGCAAAAATATTTAAAAGATTTAATATGGGATGAATGTAATAAAGCAAATAACTTTATACAAATACCAGGTATTTATAGACACTTCAAATTAGAAAAAGACGGAGAAGATATGATATATGCTGTATCTAGTATATCTGTTCCTCTTGAACCAAATGATATGCTTGAATTAATACAAAAAGAAAAACATACTATACATGTTTTCCATCATACTGAATTAGAATCAGATACTTGGATATTTAGAGTTGGAGATAAATATTATCATCCTTCTACTATAGAAAAAGAAAAGTTAGTTATATATACAGCTTTATATGGAGATAGATTAACTTATGTAAGACCATTACCAATGTTCTTATCAAAAGTTGATAAAGAAAAATATCCTAATGCTACACATAAATTTAGACTAGAAAGGATTTAATTATGAGAAACCCAGATAGAATAGGACCATTATTAAAACAACTTGAATTATATTGGAAAGCAAATCCAGATTTAAGATTAGGACAAATAGTATCTAATATGGCAGCATCAGTAGGTTCAAAAGACTGTTTCTTTACAGAAGATGATAAAATGATGGGCATTTTAACAGCTGAAAATATAAGACAAGAAATAAAAGAACAATCTAAACAACCAGAAATACTTGAAGTTATGAATATAAATAACTTATATGAAACAGAAAATAAACTTATGGAAATATATCAGAACAATGAGGTTTGCATGGGAGAAGTATTAGCTTCTACTGGAGTTAATAATATCTCACTAGAAGAAGCTTTTGAATTATACTGTAGAATAATGAATAAAGTAGAAGATGATAACTTTGTACAATTCTATAATGGAACAAGAGATTTTGAAAGTGATAATTTTAAGTTTATAGGAGAATAAGAGCTTATTATAAATTATAAAGGAGACAGAAGGAGGCAGCTTTAATGTGTGGAAGACATATGATAAAAACTTTTATATATAAAGATAAAACTGTAGAAATATGCAGTTATCAATTAAAACGTAAAACAATTATATATGCTTCTGTAAATACAGAATTTAATAAAAAGCTTTACTATTTAATGTCTGTAAACAATGTAAGAGAAGCTATAAGAAAAGCAAGAAAGAAAATAGATTCATATTAAATAAGGAGGGAATACTATGAGAGCAATGCTTTTATTTAGAGGAGCACCTGGATGTGGTAAATCCACTATGATAAAAGAATTAGGACTAGAACAATATACATTATCAGCAGATAATATAAGGCTATTAATACAATCACCCGCTATGAAAGTAGATGGTTCATTTACTATAGGTGTAAATGATGAAAAAACAGTATGGTCTATATTATTTGATGTTTTAGAAGCTAGAATGAAAAGAGGAGAGTTTGTAGTAATAGACGCTACTAATTCTAAAACTGCTGATATGCAAAAATATAAACAAATATCTGATACTTATAGATATAGAATATATCTAATAGACTTAACGGACTTACCTATAGAAGAATGTAAAAGAAGAAATGCTAATAGATTACCTGAATACAAAAGAGTTCCAGAACAAGCTATTGATAATCAATATGCAAGATTTAAATCTCAACAAATACCTACAGGTATAAAAGTATTAGATAAAACTAAACCAATAATACCTCAAATGTCTTTTGATAAAATAGATTTATCTCATTATAGAAAAATACATCACATAGGAGATGTACATGGATGTTACACTGTACTTAAAAAGTATATGGACGAAAACTATAATGAAGAAGATTTATTCATCTTTACAGGTGATTATATAGATAGAGGTATAGAAAATAAAGAAGTATTAAATTATCTATTTAAATGTTCTTCTCAAAAGAACTTTATATTCTTAGAGGGAAATCATGAGCAACAGTTAAGAGATTGGGCTAATGATATGTATGATAATTTAACTAAAGGTTTTAAAGAAACATTACCTCAAATAGAAGGCGGCAAAGTTTCTAAAAAAGATGCTAGAAAATTCTGTAGAAATTTAAGACAGTTTGCTTATTATACTTATAATGATAAAGTAGTAATGGTTACTCATGGAGGTATACCTAAGATATTAGATAATACTTTATTTATGCCTACTATAGATTTTATAAGAGGTGTTGGAAAGTATGAAGATGCATTAGCTGTAAATTTAGCATTTGAAACTAATATGCCAGAAAACTATTATCAAATACATGGTCATAGAAATATAGAAGACCTACCTATAAAAACAACAGAAAGATGTTTTAACCTAGAAGGACAAATTGAAACAGGAGGACACTTAAGAGTTGTTACTCTTGATAAAAATGGATTTGAAACACATGAAATATTAAACGAAGTATTCGATACTCAAACGGCTGTTGATTCAAATAATTATGAAGTTATAACTGAAGAGATGATGTTTAACTTAATGCAAGATAATCATTTAGTATCAGAAAAGAAATCAAAGAAATATCCAATTTCAGCTTTTAATTTTAAACCAATGGTTTTCAAAGGTAGACTATGGGATAATCAAACAATTAAAGCTAGAGGATTATTCTTTAATAATGAAACTAAAAAAATAACTTTAAGAAGTTATGATAAATTCTTTAATATAAATGAAAGAGAAAACACTAAACTTCATAATCTAAAGAGAAGTATGACATTCCCTGTATATGAATATTTAAAGTATAATGGATATTTAGGTTTACAAGGAGTTCATGATGGAGAATTAATATATGCCTCTAAAACTACTTTAGAAAGTGACCATGCTAAATGGTTTAAAGAAATATTTGAAAACAATGTACCAATTTTAAATAAAGCATTAATATGTGATTATATAAAGAATAATAATTGTACATTTGTATATGAAGTTATTGACCCAATCAATGACCCTCATATCATAAAATATGATAAACCATTTATTGTTTTAATAGCTATAATATACAATGAAGTTGAATTTAGACAAATGCCTTATGAAGAATTATGTAAAGTTGCTGATGAATTAGGACTTCAAGTTAAAGAAAGAACAGCCGTATTGAATACATGGCAAGAATTCTTAGAAAGATACAACGAAACTAATAAGGAAGACTATCTACATAATGGTGTAGAACATATAGAAGGATATGTGTATGAAGGCTCAAATGGTTTCCAAACTAAGTCCAAATTGCCTTATTATAATCAATGGAAATTATTAAGAGGTGTATCTCAAACATTTATAAAACATAACCATATAAGATTTACTGGAGCATTAACAACTTCAGAAATGAACTTATTCTATGGTTGGTTAAGAAAACAAAATAAAGCCGATATAGTTGGTAAAGATATAATTTCTTTAAGAGATATGTTTGAAAATGATACTAATTAATAAGGGCCTTTTTAAGGCTCTTTAATTTGTTTGGGGGAGGAATTGCATTGATATTATTTATAATTAAAATTATAGTTGCAATCTTTTTTGCAATTACAGGCGTATGTTTAGCTTATATAACAAGTAGATATAAATGTGATGACTCTCATGATATAATGTCAAAAATGATATTGTATTTAATAGCTTTGCTATATATAATTATTGCTATAAGATTTATTTTTTAGGAGGAACACATTTAAATGAAAGTCACTTTAATCAATAAAGAAGAAGTACAAAACTTTTATAAACGTTGGGGACAATTTGCGTGCAAATGTTATAATACAAACCCTAAATACGCTGTTAATGTAGGAAAGAAGTGTCATAAGACTAGACATTATTCTGGCTCTAGAGCATTTCATTTCATATTTGAAATAGAAGATGTGCCTAGAAGTGCAATAGACCAATTAGTTAGACATGAGCAAGGTGTTATAAAAAACATACAATCTCAAAGATATACTGATTCTAGTAACTTAGGTTGGTATACTCCTGATGTAATAGCTAAATATCCAGACTTATTAGAATTATGGAATGAAGGATTTGAATTAGATTCTGGACAATATAAAACTATAGTAGATGCATTAAGTGAAAGAGAAGGATGGACTGGTGAAAAAGCTAGAGAAGTAGCTAGAGGAAGATTAGGTATAGATATATATTCATCTGGAACAATAGGCTTTACTATAGAAGCATTAGAACACTTTATGCACAAAAGACTTTGTTTCAGAGCACAAGAAGCTATAAGAAAATTAGCTAATCTTATGAAAAATGCTGTATTGGAAGAATTACCAGACTTAAAACCATATCTAGTAGCAGAGTGTTTTGCTTTAGGATATTGTAATGAAAATGATATGCAATGTTCTGAACTTAAAGATAGTGCAATGCCTACTAAAGATATATTTGATGAAATAAGAAAGACATCAGAATTTAAAGCAATGGTGTTAAAAGAAAAAGCAACAAGAAGTTAAAAGGTAAGAGCTGTTTAAAAACGAGGAGGTTTTTAAATGGATAAATTGATAGATACACTTATGACAGAAGAAGGTTTAAGTGAATCAGAGGCTCTAGTAGTAATGGGGATATTAGGCATAACTGCTTTAGAAAATGTTAATATCCAAGAAGCTATAAATAGAGTTGATAATAAATTGAAATCCATAGCTTATAATATGGCTATGGCATAAAGTGAAGACGGGTAATTCCCGTCTTTTGCTTTAGAGAGGAGAACATTGATGATAAGACAGAAGATTTTTAATATATTTAAGAAATTGAATTTAGATAATCCACTTGAGTTTGCAAGAAGAATATTAACACCTTTATGTAAAGACAAACTAAGTGAACATATAGTCAATTGTAAAGAATGTAGAACATGTAATAAATGTGATAAAAAATTACCATGGGGAAATCCAGATGCAAATATTTTAATAATAAATGATAATGCTACGGATAATGAAGAAATAAATGATTATACTATGAATATATTAGAAACCGCTGGTTTAGATATGAAAGACATATTTGTAGTAAATGCTGTAAGTTGTATCCTAAAAAGAGATTTTAATGGAGAATCTTTAATAAGGTTACCTAATAGACAAGAAGTAAAGAATTGTAAACATTTTGTTAATTATGCTATAGACTTTGTTAAACCAAGAGTGATAATATTAATGGGAGCTACAGGTTTAACAATGTTTAGACCAGACTTATCTGTTGAAGAAGTTAAAGGTCAATATATAGATGTAAATGGAATAAAAACAATTGTTACTTATTCAGCTAAAGATTTATTCTCTATGTTAGAATATTATGATGAAAATGAAGTATATAAAATAGCTGAACAAGTTGCAGAAGATGTTGCTAGTGCAAAAACTTATATAGACAACTTAGAGAGGAGATAACTTATGCTTAAAAAAGGGAGATTGATAACTTTAGAAGGACCAGATACTGCTGGTAAAACAACATTAATAGAAAAATTAAAAACAGCCTTACCGATAATATATTCAAATGAGACTTTCTTATTTACAAGAGAACCTGGTAACTTACTACATGGCCAATATAATAAGTCAGAAACAATAAGAGAAAGATTGCTTACAGATAATACTTTAACAGCAGATGAACAAGCTAAATTATTTGCTGAATCAAGATATTATCATACTATAGACATAATAAAAGAATTAAATAAAGGACATAATGTTATAACGGATAGATATTTATTTAGTTCAATAATATATCAAGGCTTAGAGTTAGGTTTCTCAAAAATATTAACTTACAATAAAGAAACTTTAAAGCTATTAAAAGAAAATAATATAGATATAAATAACTTAGTATTACAAATATCTATGGAAACATATGAAGAAAGAATGTCTAAAAAAGAAAAAGATGCCATAGAAGATGTAGAAGATAGAAAGATATGTGATAGAATTCTATATCATAATATAGTTAAATCAGTAAATGAAGATTTAAATAATCATTTAGGAGTTGTTTACACAATAGATGCTAACAAAACTCCATCTGATGTGATGATAGAAGCATTAAACCATATCCATAAAATAATAAGATAATTGAGGAGGAATATAAAATGTCATTTTTAAAGAAAACAAATTTAGGAGCAACTGCTCCAGCAGCAAAACCATTATTAGGAGCTAAAAAAATAGGTACAGGTTTAAAAACTCAACCTAAAGAAATAGATATAGAAGCAGGAGAAACTTCTACTCCAAAAACTATACCAGCAGCTGGTTCTAAACCAGTATTAGGTGCAAAGAAATTAGGAGGAAACTTATCTTCTAAGCCTAAATTAGGTTTAAAGAAAGAAACTGTTGTTGAAGAAGTTAAAGAAGAAGTTAAACCTAAGAAAACAACTACTAAGAAAAAGACTACTAAGAAGAAAGTTGAAGTAAATGAAGCAGCTGTAGTAGAAGAAGTAGCAGTAGATGAATCTAATAGAGCTTCATTAGAAGAAATGGATTCAATAATGAGACAAATAGTTGCTCCTACAACAGAATTATGGGAACAAGAAAAGAAAGATGTTTTAGATGCTTTAAACAATATAAAAGTTGAACAAGATATGACTATGTCTCAAGTTAAAAGTTGTTTAGCAAATTTAGATGAATTAAACTTTGAAATATTACCTAAATTACATGATTCTGAAACAATGTATGATGGAACTAAACAAAATTATGATACAGTTAAAGCGATAGCAATAGCTAAAGGCTCTGGAGGAAATGCAGAAGCTAGAAAAGCTGAAGGAATATTAGCTTGTAAAAACTTTGTTACTCCAAGTGGAAAAACAGTTGATTTACATCAATATATGTTAATAATAGAAGAAAGATATAAATTCTATCAAAAGATAATAGATGGAATAAACTTTAAGAAATACTCTTTAGTGAATTATAATAACGCACTTAAAGTAGAAAGTAAGAATGCATAGGAGTTCATCTTCTATGCTTTTTATGATATAATCAATATATATAATTTTAGGAGGAACATATGAAATTATCAAAAATAGAAATACCACATTTAATGACTAAAGCTATAACGGCTCAAATACCTGAATATGTTATACAACAAAGAGATGCAGGAAGAGGACAAACATTAGATTACTTATCTGGTTCTACAGTTATAGATATGCTTAATTCAACGTTTGGACATTTTGGATGGTCAGCTGAATTCCCTGAACAATGGGTAAGAGAATCAGACCCATTCTTTAATAAATATGCAAAGAATAAAACAGAAACTCATAATGGACAAGATGGTGCTTGGGAACCTCAAGGAGCAGTTGCTTGGGCAAAATGTAGATTAACTATAACCCTAGTAGACCAAACAGGTAAAGAAAGAACTGTTGTTAAAGAGGCATTTGGTTCTAAATCTGTAATAGGTAAACAATCTGAACAAGAACACATATTTAAAGCTGCACAAACAGATGCTTTAAAGAAAGCTGCTTCTTTAGTAGGTATAGGTTTACAATTATATAGAGCTGAAGATGAACAAGCATACTATGACCAAATATCTAAGCCTATAGTTTGGACAGAGCAAAAGCAAAAAGAATCAGCTGATTGGGCTATAATAGAAGGGATAGCTAAAGAAAATGGATGGAGCATAGATGATGTTGACTACTATGTAAATGAAGTTACTGAAGGTCAATATACTAATATCTATACTTTACCTGAAGCTTGGTTACCTACTTTAATAGAGTACTTACAATCTGGTTCGGAAGGAGAAGAAGAATAATGGCAGTCTTTAATATGATAGAAACACCTTTATTTACTTGTAGAAATAATGAGTGTGGTAATGTGTTATTTGAAGAAGTAGAAATAAAATCTTACATAACTAATGGTAAGAAAGTTTCAGAAAATACTTCTACAAAAGCACTTAAATGTGTTAAATGTGGAGAATATCACGATATAAGTGAAGAATATGATATAATAGAACAGGCATAGTCCTGTTCTTTTTATCTTTTGATAATAAGTATGTTAAGGAGAGATAATTATGTGTAAAATATGTGACAAAGGAACACAACAAATATCAAGTGTTGAGTTTGAAGGATATACTGCTAGAGTTAGATTAGATTTAGATGCTAATCAAATAGATTGTCAATTAGTTAGAATAACTGAAAATGATGTATTTGGAGAATGGTCTAATAACTGTTTAGATATTAACTATTGTCCTGTATGTGGTAAAAAATTAGATAAACCTATATAAATATTAGGAGGAATTAATATGAGAGAATTGAAACCTGAAGAAGGACTTAGAATATTTGATATAAAGTGGCGTACAGACACTGCTGGACCTAGTCCAAATAATAATGAAAGAATTGAAGTATTTTTATTAGGCTGCAATAAAGCAATGCAAGGCAATCCATGTAAGGGTTGTTTTAATAGCATAACATGGGATAAAAGTAAAGCTGAATATAGCTGGGACCCAATAGAATTAGCTGATATGATAAATGAAAAATGTGACCCTAATAATAAATACATAACTATAGGCGGAGGAGAACCTACTGACCAAATAGAAAATTTAATACCATTAACTAAAAAGCTTAAAGAACATGGTTTTCATATAATAATGTATACTTGGAGAGAACTTAAAGATATACTTAAAATAGATAGTATGAATGAAGACGGTGTTTTTATAAAACATGAATTAAATAAACCATTTAAAGAATTATTAAAAAACTTAGACATATTAATAGATGGTCAATTTATATTAGAAGAAAGAACATATCAACAAGAATTAGGAGATGGTATGTTAAACTCTATAGGTTCAGCTAATCAAATAGTTTGGGATATAAAACTTGCTAATGAAAATAAAAATGAAAATCTTGTTCCAACATATTTTGGTTATAAATTAGAAGAATTAGCAGGACTTTATATAAAACCAGATACTAAAGATTTAGTTTATATCACAAAAGAATAGGAGGATAAATATGTTTAAAATTGAAATATATGATTTAGATAACTCTTATATTTATATGAGTGATATGATGGAAAATAATGAACCAGTTTTTGAATATGAATTCAAACAACCAAATACAGAAGAAGAATTTGATGAAATTATAAAAAATATAGGCTATGAAGGTTATTTATATAGGCTATTAAAAGATAATAAATCTTATGCCGATGGAATTATGACAGCCGACAGTTTATATGATGATTTAATGATAGGAGGATAATATATGAGTTACTCTTATGAAACAAGAGATAGTGGCATATATCTTCTAACAGGTAAAAAAGCTAAAGAAAAAGATATAGTTATAAAAATGGGTTCTAATATTGCAGACATTCATTTAACAGATGCTTTATCTAGAGCCACTTATAACTTAAGTTGGACAATAGAAGCTGATAGCTTAGAAGATATTAGTACAATAAACTTAAAAGGTAAAATAGATGAAGCGGAATATTTAATACCTATGGAAACAGAAAAAGTAGTTGAAGAACTATCTAATATGGTTATAAAGAATCAAACTTTAGAAGTTTGTAATACTTTAAGCAATGCATTAGAAGAAGGATTTAATAATATATTCCAACATATGTTAAGTACAAAATCAATATTATTATGCTCTAATTCTCCTATTAACGCTTATATTATATTAAGACATAAAGGGAAAATAATAGGAGGAGCAACTAGATTTTCTCTTAATAGTTCTGGAATGTTAAGCATATATGAATATGTTGGTAAAGATATCAATAGAGATATGGAATTAACAGCTGATGTTATTGTAGGTAATCATAGAATTAATTTTAGTCTAATCTTACAATCAAATGCAGAATATGAAGTATATGATACTAATACACATACATTAGGTTATTTTACTTATAATGCTAGGATAAAAAATATTTTAGATAATGAAGGGTATGATTATATAGAAGTTCCTGAAATAACAAAGTTAAATGTACCTAATTCATTTACAAGTGCTAATGAAATGAATTCATATATAAGAATGTATAATTCACTAGAAGCAATAGACAAATATAGAATATCATTAAAACCGAAAGTTGAAATTATAAATATAAATAATTTTATGTTGAGAGAATTTACTGTATAGGAGGAAATTGACGTGTTTCATCAGAATTTATTAGACTTATTAAAAGCTAGAGAACCAGGTATCTGGATAACTACTTCTGAAGAAAAAGAAGTAATGATAGCTGTTAAAAATGCAATAGATACTGTCGAAGAATATGAAAATGTATATACATGGTCTTTAACAGAAGGAATAAATAGATTAACAACAGAAAATAACACAATTCATTATGAGCAAATAGAAGGACCAAGTTTACAAAAACTTGATGCTATGCTTAAAGAAAGTAATAATTCAGACTTACCACAATCAAGAGTTTGGATATTAAAAGATTATCATTTAGCTATGAGTAACCCTATGGCTATAAGAAGTATTAGAGATGTTAAAGAATGTCCTACAGGAAGATATACACCAATTATAATAATATCTCCTAGTAATGAAGTACCTCTTGAACTTCAAAAGACATTTAAAGTTTTAAATTACGATACTCCTAGTGAAGAAGATATTTTTGAATTATTAAATTTATGGACTAATTCAAAAGATATAACTTTACAATCTAGAGAACAAACAAATATAGCAAAAAGACTATTTGGATTTACTAGAAGTGAAATACTTAGTATGTTGAATTTATCATTTATTAAATATGGGACAATTAACTTAGAAATAGTTAATGAAAAGAAAATAGAAATAATAAATGAATCAGGTGTATTAGACTATAAAGTTCCTAGTGCTAGTTTAGATAATGTAGGAGGAAATCATAAATTTAAAGAATGGATAGATGTAGTTGAAGCTTGTATGACAGAAGATGCAAGAGAATATGGAATACCTGCTCCAAAAGGATATTTATCTGTAGGTATACCTGGTACATCTAAATCATTTAGTGCAGAAGCATTAGCTGGTAAATGGGAAATGCCATTTATAAAATTAAATATGGCTAAGATAACTTCAAGATACGCAGGAGAGACAGAAAGAAATATGTACAAAGCATTAAATTTAGTACGTTCTTGTGCTCCATGTGTTCTTTTAATAGATGAAGTTGAAAAAGCATTAGGAGGTTATAAATCTTCTAATAGCTCAGACTCTGGTGCAATAGCTAGAGCATTTGGTAGTGTTCTTGAATTCCTTAACGATAACGATAACGGAGTATTTGTTGTTATGACATCTAATGACGTATCTCAATTACCACCAGAATTAACTCGTGCAGGAAGATTAGACGCAATATGGTTCTTTGGTTTACCAACTAAAGAAGAAAGAAAACAAATCCTAGATATCCATTTAAGAAAAGCAAATAAATCTGTAGAAGATGATGTGCTTGAAGAAATGGCTAAGTCTATGGAGAAATATACTGGTGCTGAAATAGAGTTAGTAGTAAAATCTTCTTTAAGAAGAGCATATTTAGAAAAGATAAAAACTGGAGAAGATAAAGGTATAACTCCTGAAATCTTACAAGCTGCTTCTGAGGAAGTAGTACCAGTAGCAGTGTCTTCTAGAGAGCAAATAGCTGCTTTAGAAAACTGGGCAAAGAATAGAGCTTTATATGCTAATGGTGCTAATAAAGAAAAGAAAACTCGCCTAGTTAATGTCCCAAAAATAGAAGTTGGACCAGGCGGACCAAGGAGGGGATAATATGGCTATAAGAAAAATGAATGTAGACATGTTTGATAAAATAGCTAATAACAAAGCTATTAAAGAAGAAACATTTGAATTAACAGCTGAACAAGCAGAACTTTTATATCAAGAAGGTATAGAAGAGTTAAAGCAAAATGCAATGATATTAAACATGTGCATTTCTAGTATAGGTAATTCTTCTTTTGGTTTTGCCTTATTAGAAACTCAAGAGTTCTTAGAGTTTAAACAAGCTATGAAGTATTATATGGAATTTGTTATACCATCATTGCTTGAAGGAGATATTGATAGTATAATAGAAAATGCACCAAAAGATACAGAAGAAGAAAATGAAGTTTTTAAAGAAGACTTAGAGTTTTTAAGAAATTTATTTTATCAAGAGTTAGCAGAAAAATATTTATAAAATTTAGGAGGAAGTTAATATGTCAGTATGGACTAAAGTACAAACAAAAGTATTAGCGAAAGCTGTAGATATGAAATTATTTGAAGAAGCTTTAAGAGATTTGGAATTAACATTAGATTACACTGAAAAAGAAATAAAGAATTCTTTTGGTAAATCTAGAGTTGATGCAATGTTAAAATTCCAAGGAAATAAAACTGCTTTAGGTATCGTTAGAAATGCAGAAGGAGGAATAGACCTTCTAGGAGATACTTGGAGAAGTGGAATAGTTAGAGATAAGCAACAAGATAAATTAGTTAATATGATGTCTCAAGTGTATCAAAAACATAAATTAAAGAGAGATTTAGAACTTCAAGGATGGGATGTTAAAACTGTTAAAAAAGGAAACAAAATAGAGTTAGAAATAACTCAATGGTAATTTAAATGTTTTTTTGGCCTTTTAAAAAAAAGAAAACAACACTTATCAATGTAGTATTAGATGAAGAATTAATCTCGCAAAACAAAAAAGAAGGAAGTTGCTACTTAACTGTAGCATTTCCTACAATTATGCCAGAGGAAGAGCAACAAGACATCAAAAAAAGACTAGAAGATATCGTAGATGATATAAGAAGATATTTATAATTATTAAGAAGATATTTATAATTATTAAGAAATTGAATTCATTACAAAATCAATTAAAAGATAATTTTACTAAAGTAAAATAATTGACACAAAAAATTGATAAAACTACAGATATTCAAACAGGCATTGAAGGAGGATGGGGAGTTTAATAACTCCCTATCTTTAAAAATATTAATATAAATTAGGAGGCAATTTCATAATGAAAAGAGCAACAATAACAATAAACGAAGATGGAAGTACAGAAATAGATTTAAAAGAAGGATTTTCAGGCATGAGTTGTATTGAAAAATCAAAAGAAATAGAATTATTAATCGGCGGAGAACAAGTAGAACAAAAACAAAAACCAGAAATGTTCGAAGGCGGAGACGTATCAATTGATTTAGGTATAGATTTGAAATTCTAAAGGGCACATACTTGATGTGCCTTTTGGCTTATTATTGAAGGAAAGAAGGTATAAAATTATGACTAAAGAGGAAATATTAGCTTCAGCTAATGATGAGCAACAAGAGGCTATCAAACATCAAGAAGGTGCTTGTATGATAATCGCAGGTCCTGGTTCAGGTAAAACAAAAACAGTTATTAGTATGAGTCAATACAGAATATTAAATGGAATAGACCCATCTCAAATATGTTTATTTACTTTTACTAATAAAGCTGCGAACGAAATGAAAGAAAGAATAAGAGCAGCAGTAGGAGACCTTGCTGATAATATAACAGTAGGTACTTACCATTCAGTTTGTCATAGGCTATTAAGAAAGTATGCAACTCATATTGGTTTTAATAAACATTTTACTATATTAAGTCAAGATGATTGTACTAAAAAACTTAAAAAGATAGCTAAAGAATTAAATGTAGAACATGAAAATCTAGGTTCATATATATCTCAAAAGAAAGATAGAGTTATATTACCTAGTCAAGCTTTAGCATCAGCTCAAGGTGCTGAACAAGTATTAGCTAATGGATATGAAAAATATCAATCAGAATTAAAAAGAGAAATGGCTATGGATTTTGATGATTTAATATTAAACACAATAATATTATTAGAAAATAATCCAGAAATAAAACAAAAAATAAATGCTCAATGGAGATATATAACTGCTGATGAAGCACATGATTCTTCTCCAAGAGATTTAAAACTTATAGAATTATTAGCAGGAGATGCTGAAAATGTATGTTTCATATTGGATGACCATCAGTCTATATATGGATTCAGAGGTGCTGATATAGAGGCAGTTATGAATGTAAGAAATATATATAGAGATATGAAAATATATAACTTATCTAGAAATTACAGATGTTCTCAAACTATAGTAGAGGCTAGTAAGTCTTTAATAGCTAAGAACACTCCATTAATAGATAAGAAAATAAGAGCTGCTAGAGATTATAAAGGTTCACCTATAATAGTTTCTAGAGCCAAAACTCCTCAGCAAGAAGCTGCTAAGGTTATACAATATGTACAAGCTCTTCGCAGAAAAGGACTTTCATATTCAGACATATGTATAGAATATAGAATGTCAGCTGCATCAAGAATTTTAGAAGAAGCTTTTAATAAAGCTAAAATAAAGTGTAAAATAGTTGGAGGAACTCCTTTCTTTGCAAGAGCAGAAATACAAGACATATTATCTTATTTAAGACTATTAGTCAATGAACATGATTTCACTGCTTTTAAAAGAGCAGTAGCTGTACCTAAAAGAGGAATCGGTGAAAAGACTATAGAGAAAATAGATGAATTTGCTAGAGACCATGTAGGAGGACCATTATCTACTAGAGAAGCAATAGAAACTATAAAATTAACAGGTAAAGCTGGTAAATCTATAGCTGAATTCGTAGAACTATTAGATGACTTAGAACAAGATATGGCTGAATTAGTACCTAAGGATTTAATAACTCAACTATGTACGACTATAGACATAGTAAATTACTTACAAACTAATCCTGACTATAAAAATAACTGGCAAGAAAGACTTGAAAACGTACAAGAGTTAATAAATGTAGCTGCTGAATACTCAAATGTAGAAGATTTATTATCTCAAGCTGCTTTATATGCAATAGATGAAGAATCTGAAAAAGTAGATGCAGTTAACATGATGACAATGCATAGTTCTAAAGGACTAGAATTTAAAGCTTGTATAATAGTAGGATGTAATGAAGGAACATCACCTCATTATAAATCTTTAGGAAATCCAAAACAGTTGGAAGAAGAAAGAAGATTAATGTATGTTGCTATAACAAGAGCAAAAGATTACTTATTCATGACTTTCTCTGATACTGTAATGGTACAAGGTCAATTACAATATGCAAAACCATCTAGATTCATAAATGAAATAGATAAGAAATATATATATAGAAATTAGGAGGAGTCTTTCATGACACAAATAAATTCAACAATAAGAAAAGAGCTTCTTAAAAGAGCAAAAGACTCAAAGCTATATATCATGACTAATTTAACAGCTATAAGTAATGCATGTAATGTATATTCTTCTGAAGTAACTTTGAATATACAAAAAATGTTTTTAACTTGTGATACAAATTTCACTTACGACTTGTCTCAAACAAGGAGTGGTGTTAAAATAGTGGCATTAGAATTATTTAATCTTGATGTTTATTCTATAGAGTATCTTACAGAGAAAAAAGGCGAAGAAGCTTTAGCTATATATATACTATCTCAATTTGCTAATAAACTGCCTATAGAAGATATAAAAAAGATATTTGAATTTTATAAAGCATTATATTCACATACAGATTTAACAAATGTATCTGATAATGCATTATATTTTGCTATAACAAAAGAAAATGATAGAATATATAACCAAATAATTGATTTTAATAAATCTAAAGAAGAAATAGATTATCTTTTAGATTTAATAGTTAATAATGGTTATGCTTTTATAAAAGGTGATTATATATTTTGGAAAACATATTCTCCTAATGCAAACTTAAGTGATAAAGATGCAAAAGATGCTTTTACTGTAATAGTAAATAAACCTTTTGAAGAAACACCACAAAAAGAATCAGTTAAAGAGATATTGGAAGTTGAAAAATTTGTAGATACGCCACTAACAGTTAGTAAGGCTATAAGTTTCTTAGCTAAAGAATTTGGATTAACATTAGATGAAGATGAATCTAAAAATAAATTAGAAGAAATGGTTGCTATGACTAACGAATTAATAATGAATTTTAATGACTTACAAGATTGGGAGAAACTTAAATCTTGGGATAAATTCGTTAAAGATTGGCAAACCATTATGGGAGAGGCTATGAATGATAGAAATTAAAGATTATGGCTATAACTACAATGTCTATTACACTGGAGATAAAAGTGATTATTTTAAATTCTTTAATTTCATAACAAAGATACCCGACTCTAAAAAACTTAGAGGAGGAAAAACTGGCTGGAAAATGCCTAAATGTTATCTCCCTGAGCTAGAGCGAGAGTTTGAACAAGTAGAATTAATTCCTAATCCATGGGATAATATAGGAGAAGGTATGAAACTTTCTCCTTATTGTTATCAAAAAGAAACTATAAAATTTGGAGTTGATAATGGTAAAGCATTATTAATATTGCCTTGTGGTTCAGGAAAAACACCAATACTAGTTGGCATATATCATGAACTTAGAAAAGCTAATTTAACTAATAAGCCAGGTGCTATAGTTGTTAAAGCATCTCTTAAATATCAATGGGTTAAAGAAGTCGAGAAATTCTCTGACTATAAAGCTAAAGCAATAGATACTCCATCTAAAGCTAAAAAGAAATTTGATAATCAATTTGAAGATGCAGACTTATTTATCTTAAATTATGAAACATTAAAGAATGAAAAAGTAGTCCAAAAACTCAGAGAAAAAGACGTTGAAGTAATGTTATATGATGAAATACATTATATAAATAATCACAAATCAGCCAGAGCAAAAGCTGCATATGAATTCAATGATGTAAAATATATAGTAGGTGCAACTGCAACACCTATAACAAATAATCCAGAAAATTTATTTGGCATATTTAATCTTATAAACAAAGACTTATTCTTTAGTTTTAATAAGTTTGCTAAAAGTTATATAAAATATGCTGGATATGGTAGAGTTGCAGGTTGTAAAAATGAACAACATCTTAGAGATAAAATAGCACCATATGTATTTATAAAATCAGAAGAGGATGTAGCTGACCAATTACCTACACTTGTAGTTAATCAAATATATTGTGAATTACCACTTAATATGTCTGAAATAAACGCTAAACTATTTGAAGAGTTAGATAATGTTAGAAAAGAAATAGAAGCATTAGAAAAAAAATATCCTAACCCTAAAGACTTAGAGGCAAATGAAGATTATCAAAGAGCAACTGGTTTAGTTATGGCATATCAAACATTCTTACAAGAGTTAGTTGATGACCCAAGGTTATTAACTGGTTCTGATAGTGAAATGGCTAAACAATATGGTTGTGAAGATAGTTCACCTAAATTAGATACTTTAATGAATCTAGTAACAGAAATAACTGATGCTGGTTCTAAAGTATGTATATTTACTAAATATCAAAGAATGCAAAAGCTATTAAAAGAAGAATTAGAAAATCAATTAGGATTTAAAGTTGCTATTGTAAATGGTACTATGTCTCCAGAAGAGAGATATGACCAAGCTTATAATAAATTTGGAGATGATGATAACTATAAAGTTCTTATAGGTACTGACGCTATGGCAGAAGGCATATCATTATCTAAATGTAACTATTTAATAGAATATGATTTAGCTGATTCATATGCTATTCAAACTCAAAGACATGGAAGAATTAAAAGAGCCAACTCTGTACATAAAACAGGATATGTTTATCAAATAATATGTCTTGAATCTTGGGATGAAATAGCAGCTAAAATCATAGCTAAAAAAGAAAACTATGATAATATTTTAATACAAAGTTTAGTAGGTGAATAATATGCAAAGAAGACATAAATATCTTTGGATGAGAGGTAAATGTGAATGGGATTTCACACAAGATGGTAGATTTGATAAAATAATGATACCTAGAAAAGAAAGAAAAATATATAAAAAAGTAAAGAGAAATTACTTTAAAAAACTTGCTAAAAAAGAGATACAAGAATACCTATAAACCCAGATAATCACTGGGTTTCTTTTTATATAGATAGGATAGGAGAGATATTATGAAGAAGTTAGGTTGTAAAATAATGTTTCAAAAAGAAGCAGAAAAAGCTAAAAATAATTCAACAATTACTGCTTTATTAAATGAATTGAAAGGATTGGATATATAATGGGCATAGACTTTACTTTATTATCAAATGCAATAAAAGAAAAGAAAGGAAACCATATATACATATCTGAAGATAGATATGGTTGGTATATAGAACTTTGGAATAAACCTGCTGAAGAATTAGTAGGTACTTATTGTGTAAGCCAAAGTATAGGTATAGAAACAATATTAGAATTTATACCAGCTAATAATTTATCGTATTCAACTGCAATACCAGCAGTACAATCTATACTTGAGGAGATGAAATTATGTCAGTAAGAAAAGATGAGTTTGTAGATTTTTTAGAAACATATTTAATGGAAGAAGAGGCTAAAGAACTAGAGATAACTATAACAGGAGATGAAGAGCATGATGCTCCTATGATAGATTCTAGAGATAAAGCTAATTACTTCTTAAAGTTAATGATGAACTTAAAGAGCGATATAGACCAAATAAATGCTATATGTGATGCAGAAATAGCTAAAACAACTAAGAGAGTTGAAACATTTAGAGAAGAGCAATTAAGAACATTAACTAAACAATATGAATACTATGAAAAGATATTAAAGAATTTCACAGAGCATGAGATAGCTAATTCTAAAAAGAAATCAATACCACTTGCTTATGGAACTTTATCTATAAAGAGTCAACCAGCTAAATGGGAATATGATGAAGCTACATTATTAGAATGGGCTAAAACAAATGCACCTCATTTAATAAATACAAAAGTAACAGAATCAGTTATAAAGAATGATTTAAAAGCTAATGTTGAAAAAGATGGCGAAACAGTTAAATTAGAAGGTAAAGTTGTAGAAGGTGTCAACCTAGTTGAACAACCACCTAAATTTAGTGTTAAGATAAAATAAAAATAGAAAGGAGCAATGGATATGTACACCAGATTTCCAGATGAGTTCATAAAAGAACTAAAAGAAAAGACAGACTTGGTACAACTGGTTAAGCAATATACAAAGCTAAGAAAAGTTGGTATGGGGATATGGCAAGGTGTATGTCCGCATCCTAATCATAATGATGATACTCCTTCTTTTACAGTATGGCAAAAGTCTAATAGTTGGTCTTGTTATGGATGTCATTCTGGAAAAAAAGGTATAGACGGCAATAAAGGTTCCGATGCCATTGCTTTTTTAGAGTGGATAGAAAACTTAAAATGGAGAGAGGCTGTTATAAAACTAGCTCAATGGAATGACATACCTATACCTACAGATAAAAATCAAAAAGAATTCAAAAAGAATTACAATCTCACAGAAAAATATCGTAAAGACCTTTATAAAAATGAAGAAGTATTAGACTATTTATATGATAGAGGACTAGACGATATAGATTTAGAATCTTGGAGAATAGGATATGATTCTTATAATAAGAGAATAGTATTTCCGCTATTAAATAGATACAAAGATATAGTTGGTTTTAATAAAAGAGTTGTCGACCCTAATCATAAAGGAGGAGACAAATATAAAAATTCAGCTGCTTCTGAAATATTTAATAAATCAACTTATCTATATGGAGCACATGCATTAGATAATGATTTTGATGAAATAAGAATAACAGAGGGTTCTATGGATGTAATTCTAGGCAATAAATATGGAGTTAAAAATATAGTTGCCACTTTAGGAACGGCATTTACAGAACAACATGCTAAAGCTATACAAAAGACAGGTAAAACACCTGTACTTATCTTTGATGGAGATGATGCAGGTAATCATGGTATTTTAAAAGCTTTAAGTTATTTTGAATCATTAGGAGTGTATTGTAAAATAGTTAAATTACCATCAGGTAAAGACTTAGCAGACCTCTCTCTAGATTTAAAGTTTGGAATAGAAACTTATATAAGAAGAAATGCAGTAACAGCTGGTTTCTTACAAATTAGTGATTTAGTAAAAGAATATCAATCTTCTTTATATACAATAAGACTTGAATTCATTCCTAGAATAGAAGAAATTATGAAATTAGTTCCCAAAACAGAGGAACGTGTGTTAAAATCATATATAAAAGATGAACTAAATATTAATTTGTAATATTGGAGGGAATATTATGTTATGTGACAAATGCGTTTATAAAAGCTTTTGTAAACATTATGACTATATAGTTAATAATCATTGTTTAACTATAGATTTAAAAGAATGTGATAATTATAAAAATAAAACTAGACAAGCATTAGAAGATTTGTCTACTAAAACTATGCCTAATAATCCTAATAGTTGGGCAGGCGGAAGTGTAAGTAGTGCTGTATCAAGTGAATATATATCACCAAAATCAGCATATACAACTGCGTCTAATGACAACATAGCTTTACTTAGTGGTAAGATGTATCCTGATTTAAAAGAGGAATATATACCTAATGTTTCAGTAAAAGAAATTGCTACTCCAATAGAGATATCTAAAGTAGTTTGTGACAGATGTAAAAAAGAAGTACCAAGTACAGAAATAGATAATTGTGTTGAATGTGGACGACCAGTATGCAGAGACTGTGGAGTTGGTGCTTTAAACGATGGTAAGCCAGAGTTTACTTGTGAAAAATGTTGGTCAGGAACTCCAGACCCAGACCCTAATTCTATAGAAGAAGTTGTTATAACTTATGGAGAAGAAAAGAAAGAATGGGATATAGAAGATTTTATCGAAAATGAAGATAAAAAGGAGGAGAAAAAAGATGAGCAAAAAGAACAAGTGGAAAATGGAAAACCTACTAGAAAATCTAAGAAAAAATAAAGATGCTGTTATAATCATAGGAGATAAAGCTGTTAAAGAACTAGAGCTATATCCTATTGATGAAGAATCTAAGAAAATGCTTAATAAAAAGAAAATGGTTAGAGAACCTAAATACTTCTGGAAACATTATAGAGAAAATGTAATAGGTGATAAAAGAATCACTTATTCTGAAGCAGAAAAAGCAATAGAAGGATTGTTAAGAACAGGTACTATAAAAACAGCTGTTAACTTAAATTATACAGGAGGTATAGATGACCCATCTAGGTTATCACCTGTATTAGCTCCAGTTAAATATGAACTTATAGAGTTAAAAGGAAATATGGACCGTTACAGATGTATGTCTTGTGATAAAGAAGATTTCTATACACAAGACATGCTTAATACTTTATCTATGCTTAAATGTGAATGTAAAGGTAAGATAGCTCCATCTGTAGTTATGTTTGGAGAAAAATATCTTCAAAAAAATACTCAAGCTGTTAAAGATGCAATCTTTAAAGAAGAAGACGGTAAAGTAGAATTGAATACTCACTGTTTAATCTTTATAGGTGTAGACTTTGAAGAAGACTATATGCATGATTTAATGGAGAGTTATAATGCTATAAAAGCAGAAATATCTACAGATGAAGACCCTTGTTTTACTGTTATGATAACACAAGGAGATTGGGCATCTATAGAATACTATCAGCCTGAATTTGCTACTAATGAAGATATAGCAGGAGCGATATCTCGTTTAACAGCTCAAATAAAGGAGGCATAACATGTCAGACTTTTGGGATAAGCAGAAAGAAGTTAAAACAATAACTAAAAACAAAAGTGAAAATATAGTTATAAGTTATTGTTCAAGAAATAATAAAGACTATTTAGATGTAAGAATACATAAGAAAGCTAAAGATAGTGATACTTATGTACCTACATCTAAAGGCTTTAATGTAGAATTAAAGAATACTGTTGGAGAAGAGATATTAGAAGGCATATCTCAAGTATTAACAGAAAAATAGGAGGATATAATGGCTAAGAATGAAATAGAAGTGTTTGAATATCTTGAGGCCAGGGCAAGTATAAATGGAATAAATATAAGCGACCTTCAAAATTTATTACTTATGCCAGGACCTCATAAAGAATATAAACATCTTAAAACAAGAATAATAAATCAAGACTTTATCTTACTACATGACAAATCTAAAGGTAAGAATGTATACCTTGGCTGCGTAGGAGAATATCATAAATTAGGTGAAAAAGATTGTTATCGCATAAGACGTAAGATAGAAACATATAATGATAGACAAGATGATGAACAATGTGTTAAATGTCATCTTAAATGTATAGAAATGATTAAAAATGGAACTTTATAAGGAGGATTTTTAAAATGACTAAAAAAGAATTAATAGACCAAATAGCAGTGGATGCTGAAATAACTAAGAAGGAAGCTGAAACAGCTTTAGAATCAGTATTAAAAGGAATAGAAACTTCTTTATTAGAAGATGGTAAAATAACTTTTGTAGGATTCGGTACTTTCGAAGTTAGAGAAAGAGCTGCTAGAGAAGGTGTTAATCCAAGAGACCCTAAAGGGCCAAAAATACAAATAGCTGCTTCTAAGAGCGTTGGTTTTAAAGCAGGTAAGAAATTAAAAGACAAATTAAACTAATTAAATAAGTCAGGCTTTAATAGCCTGATTTTTTTATTTGAGGTGATAATATGAAGAAGATATCAAAATACGGCAACGAAGAAGTTTATGTTGTCCCATATCACAATACTTTGCATATAGAAGATGGTTTTACAAGAGTTGAAAAAGAACCACATATCTGGACTAAATTTGACCATATAGGTAAATATATCTATAGAGATGAAGTAGAAGGAAAACCAGAGCTTCAACAGATAATCCCTTATATACTTATTAGAAGCGATGAAGGGAAATATTTAGTAGCTAGAAGAACTGATAAAACATCAGAAACTAGATGGCATAATACTATATCAATAGGATTTGGGGGACACATAAATCCTTGCGATGGAACAAGACAAGTATTATTCCAAGGAGCAGTAAGAGAATTATTAGAAGAAGTAGCTTTATCACATTATAGTCCTATGAAATTCTTAGGATATGTAAGAGACATGCGTAGTAATATAAATGACCATTTAGGTTGTGTTTTTTTAATAGACAATGTAAATAGCAAAGAAACAAATATTAGAGAAACAGATAAATTAGCTGGAGATTGGCTTACAAAAGAACAGTTGATTGAACACTATGGTAAACTAGAAACATGGGCTAAACATATCACAAATTATTTGGTAGAAAATACTTTTTAAATATTCATTTTCCTCTTATTTTAAAAACCAGTGCAATATTGTAATATAATAATATTACTAAATAAAATTGATAGGAGGAAAATTAAATGAAACACATAGAGTTAAATAACCAAGTCATCATAAAAGATGATAATGGACAATTACAATTACATAAAGATAAAGAAGCATTAGAAGCATACTTAAATGGTCCAGTAGCAAAAAGACTACGTAAATTCAATAGTATTGAAGAAAGATTAGAGTATTTAGTTAAACATGATTATTACAAATGCTTCCAAGGCTTTATGTATTCTATAGAAGATATTAAATCAATATATGAATTTATAAAATCAAAGAACTTTAAATTTCAATCTTATATGAGTGCAAGTAAATTTTATGAAAATTATGCATTAAAAAGTAATGACGGAAAAGAAATATTAGAAACTTACGAAGATAAAGTATTAATAGTAGCTTTAGAATTAGGAGCAGGAGATATAAAATCTGCTAAAGATATTGCTGAAAAATTAATAAATCAAGAATTCCAACCAGCTACTCCTACTTTCTTAAATGCTGGTAGAAAAAGAGCAGGTGAGATGGTATCTTGTTTCTTATTAAACGTAGAAGATAGTTGTGAAGGTATATCTTATGCAGTAGCTGCATCAAATCATCTATCTAAAATAGGAGGAGGAGTTGCTTTAAATCTTACAAGATTAAGAGCATCTAACGAACCAATAAAAAATATAAAAAATGCTTCTGGAGGAGTAATGGGAGTTGCTAAAATGTTAGAACAATCATTCTCATATTTTAATCAAATGGGTGCTAGACAAGGAGCAGGAGCAGTTTATTTAAATGTATTACATCCAGACTTTGAAATGTTATTAGATAGTAAAAAAATAAATGCAGATGAGAAAATAAGATTAGCAACATTATCTATAGGTGCAATAATACCAGACAAGTTTATGGAATTAGCAGAAAAAAATGAATTAGGATATGCTTTTTATCCTTACTCTGTATATAAAAAATATAATGTACATTTAGATGAAATTGATATGACTAAATGGTATGATTTATTAGCTAATGATAAAGATATCCAAAAAAAAGAAATAAACCCAAGAGAGCTATTAACTAGAATAGCACAAACCCAACAAGAATCAGGCTATCCATATGTTATGTATATAGATACAGCTAATAGAGAACATACTCTTAAAGATGTCGGTAAGATAAAAATGTCTAACCTATGTTGTGAGATATTTCAATATCAAACACCATCAGACATAAAAGGGTACAGTGGTAATAATAATTGGGGCCAAGATATAAGTTGTAATTTAGGCTCTTTAAATATAGCAAACGTTATGGATAATAAAGATATAGAAAGAACTGTAGATATAGCTATAAATGCTTTAACTTATGTATCTAATGTTACAAATATACGTGAAGTACCTACTATACAAAATGGCAATAATGCATCTAACGCAATAGGTTTAGGAGCTATGAATTTACATGGTTACTTAGTAAGAGAAGGTATAGTATATACTTCACAAGAAGCAAGAGAATTCGCTAATGTATTCTTTGCTATGATAAGATACTATGCTATTAAATCTTCTATGAATATAGCTAAACAAAGAGGTGCTTTCAAAGGTTTCAAGCAATCTGAATATGCTAAAGGTATAGAAAGTGACGTATTAAGAAAATACTATCTAAATGACTATACTCCTAAATCAGATAAAGTTAAAAATTTATTTGATGGTATAGCGGTGCCTACAAAAGAAGATTGGTATAATTTATTAACAGATGTAAAAAAATATGGAATTCATAATGCTTATTTAACAGCTATAGCACCTACACAATCTATAAGTTATGTACAAAATGCAACATCTAGTGTAATGCCAATAACAGAACAAATAGAAGTAAGAACATATGGAGATAGTACTACTATATATCCTATGCCTTTCTTAACTAATGAAAATATGTTATGGTATCAATCTGCTTATAGAATGGATATGTTAGATGTAATAGATATGGTTGCTACAATACAAGAACATGTTGACCAAGGTATATCTACTACATTATTTGTTACAGATGATAAAACAACTAGAGATATAGCTAGATATTATATATATGCTCACAAAAAAGGACTTAAAAGTCTTTACTATACAAGAACTAAAATGGAAAGAAATAATGAATGCTTGGTGTGTTCAGTATAAAAGGAGGTAAATGAAAAATGACATTTAGACATAAAGCAGTTAACTGGAATAAAGAAGATGATAATTTCACTCAAGCATTTTGGGAGCAGAATGTAAAACAATTCTGGTTACCAGAAGAAATATCTGTATCTAAAGACCTTAAAGTATGGAATCAATTAGGAGAAGCAGAAAAAAATCTATATAAAAAAGTGTTAGGAGGATTAACTTTATTAGATACTAAACAAGCTAATAATGGTATACCTTCTATGATGAGTTTAACTGATAATCTTCAAAGAAAAGCAGTTTTATCTTTTATGGGTACTATGGAAGAAATACATGCTAAAAGTTATTCATCTATATTTACTACTTTACTTTCTATACCAGAAATAGATGAAATATTTAATTGGATAGAAACTGAACCAACACTACAAAGAAAAGCTGAATTAGTATTAGCTCAATATGAAAATACTAATGACAACGAAGGTTTATACTTATCAATGGCTACTAGTGTATTTTTAGAAAGCTTTTTATTTTATTCAGGTTTTTATTATCCTCTTTATTTAGCAGGTCAAGGTAAAATGACAGCAAGTGGAGAAATTATATCTTTAATACTTCGTGATGAATCTCTACATGGAAAATATATAGGCCTTTTAGCACAAGAAATTTTTGCTACTTTTTCTGATGATAAAAAAATAGAGCTAAAGAAAAAGGTAATATCTATTTTAGAATTATTAATGCAAAATGAAATAAATTATACTAATACAATATATAAAAACACAGGTCTTGAACAAGATGTAATAGACTTTTTAAAATATAATGCAAATAGAGCATTAGAGAATTTAGGATATGAAAAAATATATCCAGAAGTTAGTATAAATCCTATAGTATTAAATGGTCTTAGTACAGAAACAAAAACACATGATTTCTTTTCTACTAAAGGTAATGGATATCAAAAAGGTACTTATGAGCCTTTAACAGATAAAGACTTTATATTTGACAGATAAATAATAAACTTTGATTTTTATTATAAGGGGGAAATGATATGCAAAAAGTTATCAAAAGAAATGGTTCTATAAAATCATTTGATGTGACTAAAATAGAAAAAGCTATAATAAAAACAATGAAATACGAGCAAGGAATCTCAAATGATTCCTTAGCTCATACTATAGCTCAAGAAATACAAGAACAATTTAAAAATAAATCTCAAGTTACTATTTACGAGATTGAAGATGCAGTATTTTATAAATTATTAAAATACAAAGAAGAAATATTAGCTAAAAGTTATACAGAATTTAAAGCTATACAATCTTTTAAAAGACAATCTAATACAACAGATAAATCTATATTATCTTTATTAAATAGAACTAATGAAGATGTTATGAAAGAAAATTCTAATAAAGATGCTGTTCTTGCTTCTACTCAAAGAGATTTAGTTGCAGGAGAAACTTCTAAAGACTTAGCTAGAAGAAAATTATTACCTGCTCATATAGTTAAAGCTCATGACGATGGTGTTCTTCATTATCATGATATGGACTATGCTATGCAAAAAATATTTAACTGTTGTCTAGTTAATATAAAAGATATGTTAGACAATGGTACAGTTATAAATGGTAAAATGGTTGAATCACCAAAATCATTCCAAACTGCTTGTACTATATTAACTCAAATAATAGCTCAAATATCTTCTGGTCAATACGGAGGACAATCTGTTAACATAAAACATTTAGGTAAATACTTAGCTAAAAGTAAGAATAAGTATTATGATATGCTAAAGAATGTTATGTCAGATGAAGCAGAGTTAAATAAAGCAGTAGATGAACTTACCAAGAAAGAATTAAAAGCAGGAGTTCAAACTATACAATATCAAATAAATACATTAATGACAACTAACGGTCAAGCTCCATTCGTTACTTTATTTTTAGAAATAGAAGAAGGTCATGAATATGAACAAGAAATAGCTGACATAATTAGAGAAATACTTATACAAAGAATACAAGGTATAAAGAATGAAAAAGGTGTTTATGTTACTCCTTCATTCCCTAAATTGGTGTATGTATTAGATGAACATAATGCTTACGAAGGAAGAAAATATTATGATATAACTAAAATAGCTGCAAAATGTACTGCTAAAAGATTATATCCTGACTACATATCTGCTAAAAGAATGAAAGAAATATACGAAGGTAATGTGTTTAGTCCAATGGGTTGTCGTTCATTCTTATCACCATGGACTGACGAAAATGGTAACTATCAATTTGAAGGTAGATTTAATATGGGTGTTGTTTCACTTAACTTACCTCAAATGGGTATAATAGCAAGAGGCAATGAAGAAGCATTCTGGGAACTATTCGATAAGAGATTACAATTATGTAAAGAAGCTCTTATGTGTAGATACGAGTTATTAAAAAATACTCCATCAGATGTATCTCCAATGCATTGGCAATATGGAGGAATAGCTAGACTAGAAAAAGGTGAAACAATAGATAAATTATTAGTTAATGGATATGCTACTATATCATTAGGATATATAGGTTTATATGAATTAACTAAATTAATGACTGGAGAATCTCATACTACAGAGATAGGAACTAAATTTGCTGTTAAAGTAATGGAAAAATTAAAATCTGCTACTCAACAATGGAAAGCAGAAACAGGTTTAGGCTTCGGTTTATATGGAACTCCAGCAGAAAGTTTATGTTATAGATTTGCTAGACTAGATAAAGCTAGATATGGTGAAATAGAAGATATAACAGATAAAGAATATTATACTAATTCATATCATGTTGATGTTAGAGAGGAAATAGATGCATTTAGTAAATTAAAATTTGAATCTCAATTCCAACCAATATCAACTGGAGGATGTATATCTTATGTTGAGATACCTAATATGAATAAAAATGTTGAGGCATTAGAGCAAATGATAACATTCATATATGAAAATATACAATATGCTGAATTTAATACTAAATCAGACTATTGTCATGAATGTGGATTTGACCAAGAGATATTAATAAATGATAATCTTGAATGGGAATGTCCTCAATGTGGAAACAAAGATGAGTCTAAGATGAATGTTACTAGAAGAACATGTGGGTAAACTAAAATGCTCCTCATAATGGAAACATTATGATGATAACTTCGTGAACCTATAAATATAGGGTGTGGCTTTAATAGCTGCTAACGGCGGAATCTAATTTAATTGTAAATTAATATGACAATACCGTGCCAAGTCTTAATATAATTAAGAAAGGTGTAGAGACTAGAAGGAGACATCCTCGTAGCTTTAAGGTGAAATTCCTTATTGCGAAGTGCGAAGTACCTAAGTCTAGAAATAGATATGGTAAAGAGATAGTCCAATCCTATTAGAAATAATAGAGCCGATTGATTTAGGCGATAATTTTTGGAATACTGGAAAAACACGAGAAATAAAGAGTCGTGTTTGTCATTTATAGAAAGAAGATGATATAATGAACTATTCAAGAATAAAGTGGTACGACATAAGCAACGGTCCCAGGCGTAAGAGCCAGCCTTTTTGTTTCTGGTTGTACTCATAAATGTAAAGGATGTTTTAATGAAGTTACTTGGGATTTCAATTACGGAGATAAATGGGATACTCAAACAGAAAATAAATTTATAGAACATCTAAAAAAACCAGAAATAGCAGGTGTGAATATCTTAGGAGGAGAACCATTACAACAAGATGAAACTCTTCTTAAGCTATTAAAAAGAATAAGAAAAGAAGTTCAAAAACCAATATGGTTATGGACTGGATATGTTATAGATAAAGAAATTGAAGAAAAAATCTTAGCAAATAAAATACTAAGAGAATGTGATGTTGTTATTGATGGTAGATTTGTTGAATCTAAAAAAGATTTAAACTTGAAATATAGAGGTTCTACTAATCAAAGAGTCATCGACATAAAAGAAACTTTAAAAGCATCTGCTTTGTCTTGTGGATACAGTTTGTTTTTAAATGAATCTATAGTAGAATTAGAGGGCTGTTAATAGCTCTCTTTTTCATATATAATAAGCTTAGGAAGGAAGTGATTATATGTTAAAAATCAAAGTAGAAAGAACACATGAAGATGCAGTTATACCTGAATTTGCACATCCAACAGATAGTGGATTTGATTTATTCACTTGTGAGGATACAAGTATATATCCAGGGGAAACTGTAATAGTTCCTACAGGTTTAAGATTTGAAATACCAAAAGGTTGGGGCGTTCAAATTAAAAATAAATCTGGGATAACTGTAAAAGGAGTTCCTGTCTACACAGAAGAACATGGTTTTAACCCTTTTGAAATTGAGTTAGTTAATAAAGGAGAAAGAGCACACATAACTGTATTTGAAGGAACAGTAGATATGGACTATAGAGGAGATATAGGTATAATGGTTAGAAATGATTCTAAACATAAAATAACTATACCTGCTCAAACAAAAATAGCACAAGGAGTTCTTAGACAAGTATTCTATTGTGAATTTGAAGAAGTAGATACAGTAGAAACAAATACTGCTAGAGGAGAAGGCGGATACGGTTCTACTGGAACAGAAAAGAAATAATATTTAATTTTATACTGGGAGATTGAAACACATGGTAATGCTAAAGAAAAGAAAAATGATTCAGTATTTAATACATCATTTACCTAGAACTATAGGTAGACAAAATAGCAATTCATATAAAATAGATAATTTAATATCACAAATGCAATACTTATATAGTAAGCTTGGAATTTATGACGGAATACTAAACTATATAAGAAAGGTAGGAATCTAACATGCTATATACTTCATATATATCAAACATGAAAAACCTGCCCGAAGGTAAAATGGTATTGATAACTAGATGGACTCCTAAGAGTCTAGATTTATCTAAATTTAATGATGCCTGTTGGGAATCAATATTAGCTCCATCAGATAGTTTATTAGCTTCATATAAGAATGGAATTATGACTAAATCAGAAATGTTATCTAAGTATAAAGAATATCTAGATAATTCATTAGCTGTTAATGAACTATGTTATCAGTTAGCTGAAGAAGTTAAAGAAGGCAAGAATGTATATTTAATATGCTATGAAAAAGCAGCACATGATTGCCATAGAAGTGTATTAGCACAATTTATATCAGAAAAATTTAATATTCCGTGGAAGGAATATATGACAGAAGAGGTGAGTTAGATGACGAAAGTTATTTGTGAATTAACTGGTTGTAAATATAACAGCAGTTGTTGTACAAGTCCAGCTGACAGTAAAGAATATTATTGTACAAAAGAAACTATTAAATTAGAAATAGATTCAGAAATATGTCAATTAGATTGTTCTATGTTTGAAGAAGCTGTAGAAAAAGAAGTAGAATGTAGACATTGTCAAATTGAAAAATACGGAGGTATAAAGCTTCCAAGAGAAATAGATTTTGAAAATGTAAATAATCAAGATTTTAAATATTAATTACAGCTCTCTTATAGAAGTAATAAAAGTATGTAACATACTAACTTCTTTAAGGGGGAATTATTATGAATAATAAATTTAAAAACTATGGTTTATGGTTAGCTTTATTTTCTTTAGCAGGTTTAATCTTAAGAGATATGAACCTATTACCAGAAAGCTATGGAGAATACGTTGAGTTAATAATGTATATCTTAATAGCTTTAGGTGTTATATCTAATCCTAGTATAGGAACAGGATATAGTGATAACAAAATTAATAAAATAAATAAAACTAATAAATAACATGGTTTATATAGAAACCCTCTAGAAGTAATAAATTATATGAACACTATTACAAAGGAGGAGTTTCTATATGAAAATAGCATTATCAGCTGGACATACATTATCTGGCAAAGGTACAGGAGCAGTTGGTTACATCAATGAATCTAAAGAAAACAGAGTTATGTTTGATTTAGTTAAAAAGTGGTTAGTAGCAGACGGTCATACTGTATATGCTTGCAATGTTGATAAAGCAGACAACTATTTACAACAACAAGTAGCATTAGCTAATAAGCAAACTGTTGACGTTGCTGTACAAATACACTTTAATGCAAATACTACTACTAGTTCCCCAATGGGAACAGAAACACTTTATGTTTCTACTAAAGGTAAAGAATTTGCAGATAGAGTTAATAACAAATTAGCTACTAAGTTTAAAAACAGAGGTACTAAGAAAAGAACTAATTTATATTGGTTAAATAATTGTGTAGCACCAACAATCCTTATCGAAACTTGTTTTGTTGATTCAAAAGCAGATACTGATATCTACAATGCAGATAAGGACGCAATAGCTAAATTAATAGCTGAAGGTATAGTAGGAAGAACTATATCAGTTCCTACTCAATCTGATTCAAATTATTCTGTTGGAACTTACCAAAAAGATGTTGTTGTTACTGCTGACGTTTTAAATGTAAGAAGCGGCAGAGGAGCTGAATTTGATAAGATAGGTCAATTCGCTAAAAATACTGTAGTGAATGTTTGGTATATAGATAAAGCTAAAGATGGTTCTCTATGGGGTTCTTGTTCTTGTAATGGTAAAACAGGATATATCCATATGGAATATACTAAACCACTATAAAATAATCATTATAAAGGGATAGTCTTCGGACTATCTTTTTTTGTGCTTATTTTTAGAAAATTAATAAAGGAGAAAATGAATTGAAAACATTAGAAGAATTATATGCAATTATTCATTTACATACTGCTTCTGGCAGTATAGGTGATTCAATATTAAAAATAAAAGACTTAGTTAAAAAAGCAAAGAAATTAAACATTCCTGCAATAGCTATGACTAATCATGGTTCTATGGCAGATATGTATGATTTCTATTTTGAATGTGTTAGTAATGGAATAAAACCTATAATAGGTTGTGAAATATATACAGTAGAAGATAGAGAATTAAAAGAAAAAGATAATAAAGCAACTAATCACTTAATATTACTTGCTCAAAACGAAATAGGTTTAAAGAACTTATTAACTATATGTGCAGATGCAGAATTAGTTGGTAAGTATTATAGACCTAGAACAGATTTAAACTTTTTAGAATCAATAGATACAACAGGAATTGCAGCTACAACTGCATGTGTGGGTAGTGAAGTTAATCAATTGATATTAGATGATAAACTAGAAGAAGCGGAGACTTTATTGCTTCGACTTAATAATATATTTGAGGACTTTTATCTTGAAGTTCAACCAGGGGAATTTGAAGACCAAATAACTGTTAATAAACAGTTAGTAGAATTCTCTAATAAATTAAACATCCCTTTAATAGCTTCTAACGACGTTCATTATTTAGATGCAGAAGACTATTTAGCTCACGATGGACATGTTAAAGTTCATAGAAAAGCTAAATTAACTGATGCTCTTGCTTATCCAGATAAGTGTTATTATGTTATGTCGTATAGTGAATTGTTCAATAGTTTAGCAGCTTCAATAGGAAAAGATAATGCTAAAATAGCTATGGACAATACGATTCTACTAGCAGAAAAATGTAATGTTAGTATTGAAATAGATGGACTAAATTTACCTACTTTCAAATGTCCAGAAAAATTTACACCAAAAACTTATCTTGAATATGTTTGTTTAAAGAAATTAGATAAAATAAAACATAAAATCAAAGATGTCTCTGAATATATGGACCGTATGTATATGGAACTAGATGTTATAGAGAAACTAGGATTTGTATCTTATTTCTTAATAGTTAGAGACTTTATGGAATATGCTAAAGAAAATAATATACTTTGTGGACCAGGTAGAGGTTCTGTATGTGGTTCTTTAGTTGCTTATCTAGCAGGACTTACTAAAGTAGATGCTATTAAATATAATCTGTTATTTGATAGATTCCTTTCAGTTCATAGGGTTAATTCCATTCCAGACGTAGACATGGATATAGCTTCAGCTAAACGTCATATGATGTTTGACTATACTGTAGACAAATACGGAGCAGACTATTGTGCAGCTGTTTCTACTTTCCAAATAAGAAAAGCTAAATCAGCTATAAAAGATGCTTCTCGCATCATGGATATAGAGGACGGGGACGCAATTGCGAAGCTAATACCAATGACGCACTATGACGAGGAAGGGGACAAGATGACGGACCTTTCTATAAAAGAATCTTTAGAAGTTGTACCAGAGCTAAGAGAATATCATGTTATCTATCCAGAGATGTTTGCAATGGCTATGAAACTAGAAGGATTACCTAGAGCAAGTTCAATACATGCTGCTGGTACTTTAATAGCTAAAACACCTCTACATGACTTAATACCTATGATAAAGAAAGACGGAGGAGAATTAAATGCTACTTCATTTGACTTATCACAGGCAGAAAAGATGATGTTAGTTAAATATGATTTCTTAGGTTTATCAACTCTAGATGTTTTAGCAGATGTTCAAGAACAAACTGGTGATATCTTTGATGTAGAATTTGATAAATATGATGACCAGAGAATATGGGATTTAATAGGGTCTAGAAATACTACTGGTTTATTCCAGATAGCTTCTAAAACTTATAAAGACAGAATGCCTAGATTATCACCTAAAACAATAGAAGAATTAGCTGCTTGTCTTGCTTTAGTAAGGGGGCCATGTATATCAGCAGGTACTGATAAATTATATATGGATATACAAGAAGGTAAAGCAAATGTAAAACATCTTCATCCTGTTTACGATAATGCTACGGCAGAAACAAATGGGATAATGATATATCAAGAGCAGTTAATGGAATGTTGTAAAAACTTTGGTCTACCTCTTCATGAAGGATATGACTTAATGAAGGCTTCAGCTAAAAAGAAAATGGACAAAATAGAATCTTATAAAGATGAACTACATGCTTTATCTCAAGGTATAAAAGTTCCAGAAAATATATTTGAAGAAATATTCCAAATGATAGTTGACAGTGGTCTTTATTCATTTAATAAATCACATGCTGTTGCTTATGCGATAATGTGTTATATGACTGCTTATTATAAAGTTAATTATCCATTAGAATATATGGCAGCAGAATTATCAAATATATATATAAATGTAGCTGCTGATAAAAGAAAAGAAAGAGTCGCAGAAACAGTTAAAGAATGTAGAAGACTAGGTATAAAATTTGCTGAACCACAAGTAGGTAAATCAAAGTGGAAATTTACTGTTGAGAATGATACAATAAGAATAGGCTTATGTGCTATATCTTCTTTTGGAGAAAAAGCATATGATTCTATAGAATATTGTTTAGCTCAAGAATGTGAACCAACTTTAGAAGATATATATGAAGAAGTAAACAAAACAACTTGTAATAAAAAAGCATTTAATGCTTTAATATTTGCAGGTGCATTTGGTGACAGAACTAAAGCATATTATAAATATTGTGAACTTAGAGAAGAAGAACCTCAAGATGTCATCACATTCCATAAAAATCTAAAGATAAATATATATGATGATGATAGAGAAATAGAGGAAGGTCTTTTAGGGTTTAATTATATACATGCTATAACTAATCAGTTACCAGCTATAGGATATAAACAATTAAAGAAAAGAGCAAAATTTGAATGCCGTGCTTTAGTTACTAGAGTTAAGAAACAAAGAGTCAAGAAAACAAATGAAATGATGGCCTTTATGACTATAGAAACAGGAGACGGTGCATTAGAAGTAGTAGTATTTTCTAATGTATATGAAAAATATAAAAAGCTATTAAAGAAAGATGCTCTGTTATTTATAAAAGCAGAGAAAGATGATGATGAGAATTGTAAACTAATAGGGGCTGCATAAGCCCCTTTTATAATAAAAATAAATTAAAGAGAAGAAAAGGAGAAAATAAAATGGCAACATTATATTCAGCACATACAATTAAAAACACATTAACTTTACTATCGGCATATGCAAAATCAATTAATCATAAAACAGAGATGATTAAAGCTAAGAATAGATTTACAACAGATTTAAATCTAATAATAACTATGACAGATGAATTACTTTTAACTACTAGAACTAATCGTGATTTACCTGTATCACATAGAGAAATAAGTATGTTACAAATGCAATTAAAAGATATGACACATAGAATAAGAAACTTACAAGAAGAACAACAAGAAGAGTTAAAACAAATAGTTGCACCATTAGAAATGTATAAAGAATGGGAATTTCAAAAGATAGGTAACTATGAATCAGAAAGATGGGTAGACTATATAGCTGAAAATATATATGATGAAGATAGAGAAGAGCTGTCTGCGACAGATGTTTATCAAATAATGAATCATATAAATTTAAATAGACCTTATAATGTATTCTCTCCACGATGCGGTAGAGGTAAAGGACTTGAATTAATAGCTGCTCATGGTGATTGTACTACATATGGACTTGAAAGTAGAGATAGTTGTCATGCTAGAGCAAAAGAAAATATAACTAGAGCTATTAAAGGAGAAATGAGTGGTTCAAAAATATCAAATGATTGTTTTGATATAATGCATGTATGTCCACCAGTTTCTTGGATAGCAGAACTAGGACCAACAGGAAATCTAATAGAGAAAAAAGAAAAAGCTTGGTTAAGAAATACTATAAAGTATTTAAGAAAAGATGGTATATTTATATTTACTATACCAGTAACTAGATGTACTAAAGATATGGCTTATATATTCTCTAGATTTTTAAATGATGTACAAGTTATATCAGCTTCTTTAACTAGAAATAGTTTAAACTATGTTCATATAATCGGGAAAAAAGAAATAACTAAAGAGGCTAAGCAAGATATATATGCTTACTTATCTAATTTACCAAGAATAACTCAATTACCAACTGAATTAGATTTTAATTATGATTTGGCTTCAGGAGGAATAACAGTTCCTGAATTATTTAGAGGAAGCGTATTAGATGAATCAGAATTAGAACACTTAATAGCTAATAGTGGGTTAATGAATTCATTCTGGAAACAACACGAAATAGAAGAAAAGGATACAAGTATGAGACCATTATTACCATTTAATATGGGACAAATAGGACTTGTATTAACATCAGGATGTCTTGATGGAGTTGTTGAAGAATATGAAGGTCAATACCATGCTATTAAAGGTATGGTTACAAAAGTAAGAGACTTTAATAACTCAAGAGAAGACAATGACGAAACAAGTATAGAAACAATATCAAATAAAGTTCAAATTAATCTATTAACACCAGACGGTAAGTTTATAGAATTAGCTTAATAATTAAGAGGAGGAGAGAGTAAATGAGCTTTAAAAGAATAAGTATAGGGAATACAACAAGCCTTATGGCAGATACAATAGTAATAGATAGAGCCCAAAGTGAATTAATATATGGTTCTGTAATTGGATATGCTACAGCAATGCAGATTTCTTTAAAGGAATTAAAAACTCCGAATCTAAATTGCTATATACCTAACGCTGGTAATTACAGAACAGGAAGAACTGGTTATTCAATAGAATCTAAGAGAGATGCTAGTAGTGACTATACTCACACTATATTTTATGCAAAAGATAAAGTAACTTATAGAGAAGATGGTACAGAACAAATAGAAATATATATCTATTGTAATAATGAAGAAGAACTTAGAGAAAAGTTATATGCTAAAGTGGCTAAGTATTCTTCAGTACCTGTTTTAGAAGAATGGAAAGACTACTTACTTACTCAATTAAAAAATAACGGTAAGATAAGAGAGTTATATGTATTCCATAAATATGAGGAAGCTCCTTTTAAAGCATATAGAGCTTTCTTTAATAAAAATGATGTAAAGAATATAGTTAAATCTGGTTTAAGTGCTGGAGAAATAAAAATAATGGGTAACAATAATCCATCTCCAGTATTAGATACTATAACTGGTTTAAATGACTATCTAGCTAATTTTGGTGAGATATTAGCAGAGAAAATACAAACATCATTTAAACCTAAATTTGTGCCTGGTGAAGATTCGTATGATGAATTTACAAACTTTGTAGATGACTTCATGTATCACGAGGCAGATATAGAATTATTTGAGGCACAGAAGTCAGTAATCCAAGCGGTTGTTAATAACCTAAAGAAAAATGATGCTACTTTTGTAATAGCAGAAATGGGTTCTGGTAAGACCTCTATGGGTGCAGCAATACCTTATGCTCATAATTCAAATAGAAGCAGAGGTTTTAATGCATGTGTAGTTTGTCCTTCTCATTTAACTATAAAGTGGAAGCGTGAAGTAGAAGAAAGAATACCTAATGCTAGAGCTTATATAGTTGAAGATTTTAAAGAATTAAAAGCTTTAGAATCTAAATTGAGAAATAAAAATAAAGCAGAAAATTCTTATGTTATACTTTCTAAAGAAAGAGCTAAAATGTCATATGATAAAAGACCTGCTGCTATATGGTCAAAGTCTAAAAAGACTTTTGTTTGTCCTGAATGTGGACAGCCATTATACACTATAGAATACGAAGGTACAGGTAGACATAGACGTGCAAAAAGAATATTTTTTGATGAATTAAGCATGTCTAAACCTTTAGTTGCTAATGCTAGATGTATGAACGAAATTTCTAAGTGGAATGAAGCAGAAAGAAAATATGATACAGTTAAATGTAATGCTAGTTTATGGGGTCCTTTAAATAGAGATGACCAAGACCATAAATGGTTTAAATTAGGTGCAGAAGGCTGGATACAAAAAGCTCATATAATACCTCAAACAGAAAGGCTATTAAATAAGGAAAGACTTAATAAAAAAGAGTCTACTCTATTAAGACGACTAATGGAACCTTATAATGAAATGCTTGCTGGAGAAGAACCAACTTCAACTTATAAAGGACCTAAGAAATACTCTATAGCAAAGTATATAAGAGAAAGAATGAATGGTGTATTTGATTACTGCTTAGTTGATGAAGCACATCAAGCAAAAGGACTTTCAGAACAAGGACAAGCAGTAGCCGATTTAATCGGTGCTTCTAAGAAATCAATCTTATTAACAGGTACTTTATTAAATGGTTATGCCGACGGGTTATACTATTTATTATGGAGAACTGTTCCTCATATTATGAGAAAAGAAGGATTTAGTTTTTCAGATGAAGGTGAATTTGCTAGATTGTATGGAGTTCATTCTAGAGAAAGAAGATATGCTTTAGGTGCAGGAGGACAAAGAGCAAGACAAATAGGAAGCATGAAAGAAAAAAGATTACCAGGAGTATCTCCATTAGTATTTACTAAATTCTTATTAGAGAATGCAGTATTCTTATCTTTAAGTGATATGTCTAATGGACTTCCAGGATATGAAGAGATACCAGTACCAGTATTAATGGATGCTAATTTAACAGCTGGATATAATGCTTTTGAAAATGCATTTAGAGAATATGCAGCTCCTAGACGTGGACAGTCTAGAAAAAGCATGGGACCATTCTTACAAGCTTTAACAGCTTACCCAGATTGTCCTCATATGATATCTCCAATTGTTAATCCTGAAAATGGTGAACTAATTTACATGCCTACTGAATTACCTAAAGAAGAAAGAAATAAGGAAGAAAGGCTTTTAAGTCTAGTACAAGAGAGATTGGAAGCAGGGGAGAAAGTTTTAGTTTATTATTCGTTTATAAATAAAACAGACACTGGTTCTAGTTTATTAAAGATGTTAGAGGATAATGGAATAACAGCATTTGAAATGAAATCAAATGTTGCTCCAGACAAAAGAGAAGAATGGGTTGAGAAACATTTAGAAAAAGGAATGGAAGTTATGATATGTAACCCTAGCCTAGTTGAAACTGGACTTGATTTACTTGAATTTACTTCTATAATATTCTATCAAATGGGATATAACTTATTCACAATGAGACAAGCTTCAAGAAGAAGTTGGAGATTATCTCAATCTAACGATGTAAAGGTATACTTTATGTACTACCAAAATTCAATACAGGAACAAGCTTTATCTTTAATGGCTACAAAGCTACAAGCTGCTATGGCTATAGAAGGTAAATTTAGTGAAGAAGGTCTAAGAGCAATGTCTAATAACGAAGACTTATTAACTCAAATAGCTAATAATGTTGTTGAGGGAATTAAGGATACAGTTAATGAAGATATATTTAAAGCAACTGCTTTTATAAAATCTAGTGAATCTAGAAGAAGACCACATCCTGTATTGCCAAGTAGACTAAAAGTTAAACTTAATAGCTTAGGAAATAAAACAATATTCTCAAGACCTGAATTGGAATTGGTACCGTCAAGAAAGGTTGATGAGGTTATAGACTTAGAGCTATTAAAGAATCCAATTTCTTTATTCCTATAAAATACTTGAATATAGTATTATATATAATAACAATAATGCTATATTCAAGGAGGAGAAAGAGAAATGGCTTTACAATTAAAAAGAATAACGTGGCCTTACGACTGCGTAAAATGTGATATAACTAGAAAATTATTAGCTTATGGGGACTATTACTATGAAGACGATGAAGACGGTCTTATAGTATGTGCAGATTACTATCATAATAGAAAGATGCAAGAAAAGTATGATGAAGCTTTAATGAATCCTGAGCTTAACATTCCACAAGATGTTATGTCTTATAAAATGGCAATGTTACAAGCAGAAAGAAAATATTTAGACAGAGGGCTTCTTGACCGCAAAGTAAATGGTAAGACTTACGCTCCTAAAGGAGGAGGAAGCCCAAATGCCTAATCAACAAGAATATACAGGTAAAGTAGAAAAGAAACTACTGCCTGACAGTTTAGCTGGTAAAAGCTATAAGAAAAACAATATGAAAGTAGAATGGATAGTTATCCATAATACAGATGGAGCTAATAAAGTTAGCTCTCCATATAATCACTTTTCACAAGGGGCTGACGGTGCTTATACTGCTACTCAATATGCAATTGATGATACGACTATACTTCAAATGCTTGAAGATAATTGGTCTTGTTCACACTGCGGTCCTGTTAGAAAAGGAAACTACGGTGCTGATAGAGGAGCTAGTAATAGTAACTCAATAGGTATAGAAGTTTGTGATGGACCTAAATGTGATAAAAACAAAGCAGTTGAGTTGACTATAGAGCTAGCAAGATATCTTTGTAAAAAACATAGTGTTCCAGTAGATAATGTTATACAACATAATCATGTTAGTGGTAAAGATTGTCCTAAATGGATAAGAGCCAATAATAAATGGAACTATATAAAACAAGAAATAAAAAGAAGAAATGAAGAACAAGTACCTATTAATTTTGATTCTTCCACTTTAGATTCTAGTGGAGCATCTACTTCTGGAGGAACTCTAGGAAGTTATGATAGTACTTTACCTAATTTCGACAATAGAGAAGATAAAACTAATATAGCTGAAATAAAAGGTGTTGTATTAGTTCATATGCCACCATATCATTTCTATTCTATAGAAAATAAAGAAAATGCGTGGTCAAAAGATGGATATAGTAAAGATTTTCATTACCTATTAGATTCTACAGGAATGACTTTAAGTAAAGATAAAAATCTTGTTGCTATGTCTCTACAACCTAATGATAGACATACTTATATAGATAGAGCTTTATTTGGAAACAAATCTTATAAGTATACATTAAATATGGGACTATTTACTTCTGAAATGTTAGAAGATTATACTGTTACAGAAAAGAAGATGATAGAAGAATTATCTAAAATTCTTTATGAGAATAACTTAAAGACTAAAAACTTATGGAGAGAATTTGACCTTAATAGAGCTCCATCTCCTTTTATGTATTTAGATAGAGAGCAATGGAAATTGCTATTAAGAGAAGTAGATAAACAAGTTGAATGGAGATATGCAAACTTCGGAGAACCAGAACTACCTGAAGAAGAACCTTTGAATGCTGATAATGAAGTATTAATGACTCATATCGGTTCAACTGGTAACTGTAATAGAAGATGTACTCTAAGACAACAACCTAATATGACGGGCCCTCATGTTAAAGTATTGGATGAAGGTACACCTGTAAAAATAATAGATTATCAAAAAGGTTATTATAAAGTAGAAGCTGGAGCTGCAAAATCTGTTGGTTGGATAGTATATAAATCTGTTAAAGTATCAAATGCAGAAAGTGCTGTCTATACTGTTAGAAGTAAAGATAATGGTATACCTCAACCTGAAATAATACCTACTATGACACATGAAGAATATTTAATATGGAAATCATATACTGACCCAAAAATAATAGATGAATTTGCAGGGTCATGTGAACCATATGATAAAGGACTACCAGAGATATTAGAAGCTCCTATCACAAATGATGATAGATTAACTGCGTTAACTAAAGAGCTTAAAACTGATAATGAAAATACAATATACTATTCTGTTGTAGAAGGTTCACCAGGAGGAGATGGCCATTGTGTTAGACCAGCAGGTGAATTAAGTATGCTATATAAACCAGACCCATTCAAGGTTGACCCAATATATCCAGATTTAATTGTGCCACCTAATTATTCTACTGCTGACAATAGTGTAGGAAGTAAAAATCCTATACCTATGGTTGCATTAGGAGAAGGTTTAATAAAAGAAGGAAAAGACTTCGATAATAATGATTTATCTTTTGATTTTGATTTGTTAGCTGAAATGAATAAGAAATCTAAAGGTAAGCCAATAAATTATTTGGACCCTTATCCGTTTGATGATAAAGTATTTGAACTTGAGAAACATTCACCTAAAGTTAAAATAGATGAAATAGAAGCAAGACTATACGAAAGTAATCATCCAGGGGACCCAATGCCACATCCAGTAGCTAAAAACTTTGCTATGATAAATGATGCTTTAATTAATCAATCTAAAAAAGTTGAATCTAGACTAGTAAGACTTGAAAACACATTAGCTTTTGTATTAAGAAGTTTAGGTAGAGTTGGTTCTAGGGTAAATATAAACTGCGTTTATTACGGCGGACAAGATGTCTTTGGAAAATATAAAACTATAAGATGTCTTAGAGACGACAGAATACATGATGCGTGTTCTGTAACTCTGGACCAATGTTTATCTTGTACTAGATATGAACCAGTTATAGGACAGATATATGAAATACTTGATGATACAGGTATGAATGGCTCTGTTATGTTAGACCAAATGCAAATGTCTTACATGGATTTAGAACAATATAAAGCTCTTAATAGAGTAGAAAAACGTAGTACAAAACAAAAATTTGCTTATGTACATACAAATAAAACAGATAAACCTAGTTTAATTACTGAAGAATGGGAACAAGCTGATAAAGAAAAATATCTAGAAAGTTTGAAATCTAAAATAACAGACACTAAAGAATATGAAGAGGCTGTTAATAATATCAAAAAAGAAGACTATGCCTTCATGATGAATTGGTATGAACAAGATTTAGACTTACAAGAACCAGATGTTAAAGCTTATCCTACTGAAGGTATTAAAGCAAAATATAAAAATACTGATATCGAAGATAATGTATCTGAAAAACCACAAGCTCCTGATACTTTATTAGATGATACTGATAAAGATTATACAGACGACGTAGATAAGTTAAATAAACTTAACCAAGGAGAATGGGTAGATACAAGAGAAGAAGCGGACACATATGAAGAAAATAAATATTCTTCAGAGAACTTCTATTTTGAAGACTTTAATAAGGATAGCTTATATATAGAAGGAGCAGTTGGCGGCATGTTTGGAGCTGAGTGTAGAAATAAAATAGTTGAAATGGCTAAGATGATAGTACAAGACCATGACAACTTAAAAGCTTCATATGACCAAAATAACGGTAACCGTACGATAAACTATGAAAACAAAGTTTATAAATCTGTTCCAAGAGTTAATCCTAATGAAAAAATAGCTATATATGACTGTTCTTCATTTACTTCTTGTTGTTATAACTATGCAGGATTGAAAAGTATTTACGGAAAGAATACTACTGCTATTAAAGAAGAATTAGATAAGAACGGCGGTAAAACATGGTCGGCTACTACAGAATCGGTTAAAGATGCACTACCTGGAGATTTAATATGGCATCCTGGTCATGTTGGTATTTATATAGGAGATAATAAAGTAGCACATGCTGCTAATAAGAATTACCCAAAAGGTAAGGATATTAAGATAGAAGATTTATCTCATGTATTAAAATATAGTTTTAATAATAATCCTATATTTGCTAGACCAAAAGACCTTATCGAAGCAGATGCAACGGCTGCACAAATGAGTACTGCTATAAACATGGATATGAAAGATGAAATAACTGTTAACGGTATAACATATAAAGCTGCTAAAATACAACAAGCAGTTGTAACAGCATATTATGATAACGGTAATTATGCTAAATCAAATTCAATGAGCTATGTTGATATTAGAAATAATAAAACAGTTAAAGTTCCTACAGCTACAGAAGGTAAAAATCAAATGAGATATTGTGCTTCTCATAACTTACCTTATGGTACACAAGTTTATATACCTGACTTAGCTCAAAAAGGAATAGGAGATGGTATATTTACAGTAGTAGATACTGGAGGGCATTTCTTTGACTTTGATATACATGTACCTAATGCATATGCAAGTAAAATAGGAAAGGGTAACCATGATGTTTATATATTAAGACCTGGTACTGGTACAGCAAAGGATGCTGGAGTAACTGCTTCTTATACTTATATAGCAAACTATTATAAGAAAAAAGGACAGTGGCCAAAACTAGTATCTGCATGGAATACTTATCAAAAGATGAATGGTAAGTTAATTCATTTCCATCAGTTTAATCAAGAAGATAAACAGGCTCAAGTTAAACATCCTGTATCTCCTATAGGTAATTAGGAAGATTTTTTTATAAATAGTGAATTAAAGGAAAGAATATACATATAGTAAAATCAAGAAGGTAAGAAAGAGCCTTCTAGATACAAACTCATATATTCTTTCTTTTTAATCTCTTTAATAACTCTTTTTACTATGGTTACATGCTTTTAGTTTAGCATGACATAATAAAAACCTCCTTCCTAATATATATAATTGATTAAGTTGACTAGACGCCCCGTTGGCGTCTTTTCATATTTTAAAGGAGATGATATAATGGCGATATACCCAATTAGTTTTAGTAGTGACCCTAGTTTAGGTCCTCCTAAAGTAAAAACAAAATCGAAAAGAGGTGTTGGACAGATGACTTGCAAAACAAAGAAATCTTCTGCGAAGAAAACAACAACTAAAAAGACATCAAAAAGTTCATCTTGTAAAAAGAAACCTTGCTAAGGAGTGTGGCATATGCAAATAGGAGATATAGTTTATTTATACATAATTGATTTACTACCTGTATTAGCTGTTAAACAAGAACTAATTGATAATAGATTCTGCAAAATAACAGATATTACACCAGTAAAAGGCGGTTCTAAAGAACATCAATATTTAAAATATGAGGCTGTTTCTCTATTAAGTGGAGAAACTTATACAATTAATAATTATTTAAGCCCATATAAGTTCTGTTCTATAGAAACTTTAGAAAAGGCTATAGATGATTTAAAAGAAGATTTAGTAGAAGAAAAGTATGAAGATATGAAATACTTAATTAAAAAAATAAAGGAAACTACTAAATAAAAATATGACAGCAATAAAAACTTATAGTTTTAATGAAAAGAATAATGCCACTAAAAAAACAGAGCTACTTATTAAAAAATGGTATAAAGATAATGATTGGTTAGTATTAGATGTATCTAATATGAAAGGTTATCAAGCAAAAGATATTGATTTAATAGCATATAAAGATGGGAACGTGGACTCTCAAGTGCTTATAGAAGTTAAATCAGATACTTATGAGTCAAGTAATTATTTTGCTGAAACTATATCTAATACAACTAAAAATACATTAGGTTGCTGGTTAAAAACAAAAGCAGATTTACTTATGTATTACTTTGAGAAGACTAAAGAAGTTCATGTTATACCAGTAAAAGAAGCTCAAAGATATGTTATAGAAAATTACGATAAACTTAAAACTGTTAAAGTAGGCACAAGAGCAAATAATGGACGTTTGCTTTACTATACAGAAGGCAAGTTAATTAATAAAAAACAACTTCAAAAAGTTATCAATATAGAAATCTATAATTTATCTTATTACTCAATAGGCAATATATAAAGCAAGGATTTATTCCTTGCTTTATTATTTAAAGATTTAGAAGAGACATTATAGCATGATATTTGTTCTATGTCTTTAAATAAAGGCATAAAATATAATATAAATCAAGGGGAGATTACAATTATGAAAATTTACACTTTAGGAACATCGATAACAGCTGGCTCAGCAGGATATGATAAGTATCCAGATTTATTAGCTAGAGAATTTGGAGCAGAAGTAGTTAATCTAGGTACTTCAGGAGGTACATTAGGTAAAGCACTTCATGGGGGAAATCCATTAGCAATATTAAATGCAGCTAATAAAGTAGGAGCTGATGCAGACATCATAATAGTAGAATGTATAATGAATGACTTCAGAGCTTGTACACCAGTAGGAAAAATGTTTGATACAACTTCTGATACATTCTATGGGGCATTACATCTATTAATGAAAAAATTAAAATCAAAAGCACCAAACGCTAAAATATTTTTTACAAACTCTCATGAAAACGCAGATACAGACTATAATCCAACACACTTAGAAGGGACAGTTAATAATCCAAACTGCTTAGGACATTGGGTTAGAGATTATATAGAAGCTGTAGAAGAAACAGCATCATATGGTAATCGTGCAAAAGTTATAGATACTTTTCATTTATCAGGTATAAGAGCGGATGCTGAATCTAAATATTTATCTATACATACATATGATAAATTACATTTAACAAATGAAGGTGCTAAAGTTTATGCAAGTGTTATATCAGATGCTATAAGACAAGAATGTATAACACCTAAAAAGCTATTAAGAAAAGTAGTTTACATTCCTTTAGATAATAGACCTTGTAATTATGAAAGAGTTAAATTAGGCGGAGAAGCTATGGGATTAGAACTAATAATGCCTCCAAAAAGTTTGGTTGCTACTAAATTAGATAACCAAATGTTTGAAGGGGACACACTTAATGTTGGTGACAGAAACACATTATTAAACTGGTTAAATGCTTATCATATAGACCATAATGATGAAATAGATGCATATTTATTATCTATGGATATGCTATATTCTGGAGGTTTAGTAGGTTCAAGAGATAATAACTATAGTATAAGTTCAGATACGCAAGTTTCAGATGAAATAATCAACTTCTTAACATCTACAACAAAACCTATATACATAATAGATACAGTTATGAGATTAGCTGCTACGTCTGGCTTTAATGGATATAAAATATCTGAATACAATGCAACTAGAGCATATGGTAAAGTAGAAAGAAAAACTGCATCACCTTGGAGTTTTCAATCAGTAATAGATTGTATGAGATATGACATAAATGGAAATAAAATAGCTCATCCAGGCTTAACTACATCTCAAGTAAATAGATATATAGCAGCTAGAGAAAGAAAGATAAGATTTTCTTCTAAGTTAATACAAGCTATTAAAGACAAAGAAAATGTTTATGTCTTCTATGGAGTTGATGATAGCTCAAGTGAAAAGAACATACAAACTAATGAAATAAACTATATACAAGATACTTTACCTGCTCAAAGAGGAAAAGTAATGGCTGGTACAGATGAATTAGCTATGACAGCATTAGCTAGAATATCTATAGACCAATTTGCTAGATGGACTAATATAGGAACTGCTCCAAAAGTAAAAGTAACATACTTCGGAGGAGGAGAAAATATAAAAGCAGATGAATACGACTATGATACTTTAGCACAGAATGTAAATAAACATTTAGAAGCTACTAAATGTAATGCAGTAACTAATGGTGAAACATTAGAAATATTAATATTAACATCTCGTTATACAAATACTCATGTTTCTGCTTTAATGAATCATTTAAAAGCTAACATAAATGCTGGTAAGTTAACAGCTATAATAGATGGTTCTACAAATAGAGGTACTTTACAAAAAGAATTATTAAGTTTAATAAATAACGGTCAAAAAACACTACCTATATTATTAGCTTATTCTTCTTGGAACACAGTAGGTAATTCTATAGGTTTATGTTTAGGACATGCAATAGGTAGAGCTTGTTTTATGGGTCTAGGTAATAGAAATATAATAACTACTAGAGCTGCTCAAGGACAAGTAGATTTATTATTCCATGAATATGCTAAAGATATGTGCTATAAAATAGGTGCAAATGCGTATGCTAAAAGAAAGATAGCAGAAGACTGTGGAGTATCTACTTCTGGACAAGAAATAGATAACATAGTAAGTAACTTAGTTGAATATTCTTCTGTTTATAATAAACCTTTAGTTAAACAATATGAAAAACATATAAAATATTATTTATCTTTAACAGATTTATCTAGTGCAAATTACAATATAAATAGACTAGTAGATACATTTACTGATGCCACTATGTACACTTATTACAATACTGTAAATGACTATGGTACTAAAAAAATAAATAAACCTGTAACAGCTACTAAATCTAATGAGAATAAACATGTTGTTTTCCCATGGGGTAGACATTTTGAAGCCTTATTAGATACAACTATAACTTTAAAATAGATAATATATAGAGAAAGCGAGGAATTAACCCTCGCTTTTTTTATTATATTATTTATGCAGATTTTACAGAAGATACGATTAACTTTCCTTTAGAGTCTTTCTTGCCTTTTATAAGAACTTTAGGATGTATATCGTTATATATTTCAAACTTATCTGAATGAGCACAATATGTTCTAGCAAATACTACTGCATCTATCGTGCATCCGTCAGCAGATAAAGTTACAAATCCCATCATATTACCATTTCTATCTGTCTTTTCAAAGACTTTCTCAACAGTTGCTATAAATTGAACAGTTGCATCTTGTTCTATATTTGACCACCATGGTTTAAATGTTATAGGTGCCCCTAATGTAGAAGTCTCCATATCCATACATACATGTTCATTATATGATTCGATATCATATAACTCATCTTTATCTTTTCTTGTTGTATGAAATTCATTTATTAAAGTATATCTGTTGTCGTTAAATGCTTTACAAGCACCAGATTTAATTAATGCTAAACCAACTCTTTTATTAATAGCTTTTTTAGGTATTTTAGTTATCATATCTTCTATTGAAGCATATGGTCTATTAGCTATTATTTCAGGTATAGCTGATTCACCAACACCTTTTATAGAACCTAATCCATATAGTATTCTATTTTCTTCAGCTATAGGTGTAAAATCTTTACCTGATATATTTATATCAGGAGTTTGTATTGTTATACCCATTTCTTCTGCTACAGATATATACTTAGCTCTTTTCTCTTCATCATCTTGTATAGAGAAGATTGCTGAGAAAAATTCAACTGGATAATATCTTTTTAAATAAGCTGTTAATAACGTGATATACGAATAACAAGCGGCATGTGATTTATTGAATAAGTATGAAGCATATCCTTCCATGTCATCCCAGAAAACTTCTAAGTCTTTCTTGTTATAGTTATTCAGTAATGCACCTTTTATTTCTGCACCATATTTTCCTGTTGGGTCATACATTGTACTATTTGGATTTTCATTATCGTAATCTGCTGGTATTTCTGAGTTTACTTTACCGTAGATTAACCATCTCTTACATAAATCCATTACATCTCTTTTCTTTTTCGCTAATGCTTTTCTAAGGTATGAGTCTGCTTGGTTATCGTCGAACCCAGCTATCTTTTTAGCAATAGCCATTACTTGTTCTTGGTATACTATAGTGCCGAATGTATCTCCTACGATATCTTCTATACTATGTACAGGCATAACAACATCTTCTAATCCGTTCTTTCTGTTGTTATATTTAGTATGCATTCCTGCTTGTAAAGGACCTGGTCTACCTAATGAAGTAAGAACTACTATATCATTCATATGAGTAGGTTGCATATCTTTTATTATACCTTTGAATAAGTCAGACTCTATTTGGAACATAGCATCTGTTTTTCTATCACATATCATATCAAATACACCTGCATCATCTAATTCAACAGCTTGATATAAATCTTCCCAAGTTAATTCTTCATCTATTGACTTTAAAGCTCTATCTATTACAGATACAGTTTTTAATCCTAAAAAGTCATATTTAACTCCATTACAATTTTCAACTTGTGGTCCTGTATATAAAGTAACTTTAACACCAGACTTAGGGTCAAAACGAGTAGGGAACGTATCATTTACTGGAGTAGGAGTTACTAATATTCCTGATGCATGTACACCAAAGTTTCTCTTTGTTCCTTCAAATCTTCTAGCTAATCTAAATAATTCAGGATATTGTTCTTCTATCTTCTTGAATGCTTTGTACTTAGCAGGGTCTTCTGTTTCAAGTTTATCTAAATCTTTAAACTTTATACCAGGAGCATCATCTGTTAATTCAGTGATTAATTTAGATACAGTATTCATAGTAGCAAAATCTAATCTTAATACTCTACCTACATCTTTAAGTCCAGACTTAACACCCATTTCTGTATATGTTCCTATATGTGATACACATTCTTCACCGTATTTGTCTTCTAAATGTTTTATAACTGAATCTCTACCGTAGTAACAGAAGTCAACATCAACATCTGGTAACGCAGTTCTATCCAGAGTAAGAAAACGTGAGAATAGTAAACCATTTTGTATTGGGTCTATTACTTTAGTTATACCTAATAAGAATAGTACTAAAGAACCTGCTGCTGAACCTCTACCTGGTCCTGTAGGACAACCATTAGCATTAGCCCAAGTTATAAATTCTTCAACTGTTAACATATATGGAGCATACCCTTTGCTATTAATAACATGTAATTCCCAAGCTAGTCTTTCTTCATATTCTCTTCTATCAAATTCAGGATTCTTAGCTAAATACTTATATAAAGCTCTCCAACATTCCATAGTTAAGTATTTCTCATTAGTATATCCTTCTGGTAAATCAGTTTTTGTAAATAAAGGTACTGGACTTCCTAATAGTATATCTTCATCTATTAAATCAGCTACATAATTAGTATTTTCTAGTCCTTCTATAACTCTATTCATATATTCTTCTTTACTCATAGTAACTGGAGTATATCTCTCAAAAGCTGTTACCATTTCATCATAACTTCTTAACCAGAATTCATAATCGTATTTCATTCTATCTTCTTCATCTTTAAATTTACCTGTACCTATACATAATAATGTATCATGGTCATCATGGTCGTTTTCATATGTATAATGAACGTCATTAGTACAAACTACTTTTACATCAAATGTATCAGCCATTTCTATTAACTTTTCATTTACTCTTCCTTGTTCTTCCCATTCTAATCCCTGTATTTCTACAAAGACATTCTCTTTTCCTACTATATCTACCCATTCTTTAAATACAGAATAACTTATTTCATCTTTGTTATCTCTAAAATGTCTTCCCATTACTGAACCTATACAAGCTGTTGTTATTATAACACCTTCTGAATACTTCTTTATTAATTCATTATCACAATGGTATCTCCCATTGAATAATCCATATTGACTTGCTTCAGATTGTATTTTAACTATATTCTCCCAACCCTTTTGGTTTTTAGCAAATAAGATTATGTGATATCCTCTTGTATCATATTGATATGGAGCTATTAAAGAAGTTATTTCTGATTTCTTTGTTTTAGCTGGTATTTCTATTCCTGCTTCTTTAGCTTTTTCTAATGCTATTTTATCTCTATCTTCTTTAGGTGAAGATATTTTATCTTTATCCCATGTCCAATATAACTCTACACCTAAAAGTGGTTTGATACCATGCTTTTTACAAGCTGCTTGGAACTCTAAAACTCCTCCTAAGTGATTATGGTCAGTTATAGCTAATGCTTTCATTCCTAATTCTTTTGCTCTTATTACTCTTTCCTCTGGTGAACCCATTCCATCTAATAAAGAGTAGAATGTATGTACATGTAAATGTGTTAAATTACTCAATCTATTTTTCCTCCTAAAATTATAACTTATCTTTATATATATTATTATACGTATCATACGTATAAGTGTCAATAAGAAATTAAAAAAAGAGAGAATAAAAAAATTCTCTCTAGAAATGAATTACTTTTTAGTAGTTCCGTATGGTCTATTAGGTAATTCTGGCTCGTAAGCATATGAAGTAGTTTGAGCTTGATAAACTTTCTTCCATTTTGCGATATCCTTAGTTGGATAATCTTTGTATTCGTTAGTAGACTTAGCTACTATCTTTTCAGTATTAGTTGGTTTCATATTTGAATCCTCCTTATATTTTTTGTTATTAGCTTTTAGCTATTAAAATATTACATAGAAAAAGTCGACTATTTAAGCCGACTATTATAATTTATTTATATCTTTTGATATTAAAGACACATTTCTCATTTCAAAAGTTCTATCAAAGAATCTTTTTATTAGGTATTCATCATCATTAAAATCATCTTTGATACTCATTGAATACGCACAATATGTTTCTATTATTTCTTCTCTCTTTTCTTTATCAAAATATGTATAAGTTATTATAGGATAATCTGTATCAAAGTTTATATTTATATCTAATAATTTCTTATTAGAAGAATGAAGAATATTATCTACAATCCTCATTCTATCCATTAAACAGTTTATCATTTTAATAGCCTCCTTATTAAGCTGGTATTATATTAGTTACATCAAATGTATAGAATCTTGGATTTCTAAAGTCTGGTACTATTTTACCTAATAAGTGTACTTTTTTAGGTTCTCCTAATCTTTTATAGTCAGGCATCTTGTTCCATATCCATAATTCTTTACCTACTACTTTACCGTATCTATTTTTAGTTCCTATACAAGTATTATCTTGAAGGTTTAAACATAAATGATTAGCATTGTTAGAAGAACTTCTTGCTTCTAATACTTCTACGTCAGTTAAAGCAAATACAGGTTCTTTTAAATCACCAAAACATAATAATCCTTCATATGGTTGTATAGTATTCTTTTTAATATCTGCTAATGATATTATTTCATCAACTTCTATAGTTACATCTTCTTCAACTTCTTCATTAGTCTCTATAAATAATTGAGCTAATGTACTATTTATTGATTGTCTTAATAGCTCTAATTTAGATTTTTCTACTGTAACTCCAGCAGCTACTTTATGTCCTCCAAAGTCTTTTAAGTTACCTTTTTTAACTTCGTAAGTAAATATAGCAAGTAAATCTAATCCTCCATAAGTTCTAGCAGAACCATGTAAATCTTCTCCTTCACCACTTAATAAGATACAAGGCTTACCAAACATCTCTACTACTTTAGAAGCAACAGTTCCTCCAAGTCCTCCTAGATTAGGTACATGTATTATAACCATTAAGTCATTCTTATAGTTATCAGCTTGTTTAGCTATAGATTCCATTATTTCTTTTTCTAAAGCTTTTCTTGAATCATTTAAAGCTATCATTTCATTATATATTTCTTCTACATCTCCATTACCAAACATGAAGTCTGTAGCTTTATGTATATTCCCCATTCTTCCACAAGCATTTATTTGTGGTCCTATTTCAAAAGCTATATCTTTAACTGTTATCTCTTTTAAATTTTTATATGATATGTAGTGTTTAATACCTTCATTAGCACAACCATTATCTATTAACCATAATCCATATCCAACTAATCCTATATTTTCTGGAGTAGCAGGCATCATATCTGTTATAGTGGCTATTGCAACATTAGGTAAATAATTCATTATAAAAGTATTATCTCCATACATTTCTAATACTCTTCCTGCTATTTTATATGCTACTGCTGTTCCACATAAACCTTTAGCATTTATACTGTCTAAATCATTTAACCATGGGTCTACTACTAAACATTCTGGAGTATGACCAGCTTTAGGAGCATGATGGTCTGTTATTATAACTTCTACTCCTTTAGATTGTAAATATGCTACTTCTTCTTTCTTAGTTATTCCGTTATCTACTGTTATTACTAATATTCTCTTTTTAGTTTTTCTTGGCACTAATGCTTTACAGAAAGACATTGATAATCCGTAACCTTCACATCTATTAGGATAATAAACAGATACTTTACATTTACTTTCTATTGACTCTTTAACAGCCATTAGACTATCAGTCATTACATATCCTGCATTTACTCCATCAGCATCATAATCTGCAAATATATATATCTCTGCTTTATCATCTTCTAAATAAGATACTATTGTTTCAGCCGCTTCATCTACATTCTTTATGCTATTAAATGGTGCTGTATAGAAGCCGTCATTTTGTATATATAAATCTAAGTCCGTTTCATTATATCCTCTGTTTAATAATAACGCCACTATCTCTTTAGTAGTCTTATGTTTCTTTGCTAATCTATTTAATAATTCATTACTTACTTGCTTGTCTCTCTTTATTATTTGTATCATCAAAACCCATCTCCTTATATTTCTTATTTACTAATTCTTCTATGACTTCATTTAACCCTTTATTTTTATTAATAGCTTTTATTATTCCCAATCTTGTTACCACGTTAGGGTCAAGTGTAGTTGTAAATTTCTCTCTCGATACTTTACTCATATTGAATTGTCCTCCTTATGTTTGCTTATGATTTAATTATATACGTATTATACGTATAAGTCAATAAAAATATGCAAAAAAAGAACAAGTTTTTCAACTTGTCCTATATGTATATTAATTAGAAGAACATTCCTACTATTGCACCAGTTGTTAAAGTAGCGAATAATCCAACTAATAAAGCTTTTAATCCCATTTTAGCAACTTCATCTTTTCTTTCAGGAGCTATTATAGAGAATCCTCCGATTTGTATTCCTATAACAGAGAAGTTAGCAAAGTTACATAATATAACTGAAAGTATTACTACTGTTCTTGGAGATAAAGTATTAGCTATTTCCATCATTGATGAATAAGCACTAAACTCATTAACAGCTGTCTTTATTCCTATTAAGCTACTAAATGCTTGTATTTCATTATTAGGTATATGTAGTAAATATCCTATAGGAGATAATATTAATCCTAGTAATTCATTTAAATTAGTACCAAACATACTAAGTATTCCATTGATAACAGCAACTAAACCAACAAAAGCTATTAACATAGCACCAACACTTATTGCTAAATCTTTACCTACTGTTGCTCCCTCTCCTATAGCAGAGAATATGTTATCGTGTTCTGATTCAACTATTTCACTGTCAGCTACTTGAGATTCTTCTGTTTCTGGTATGAATAACTTAGATATCATTAAGCAACTAAATGGAACAGTAAATACAGCTATTAAAAGATATTTCATATCTACACCCATCATTGAGTATCCAGCTAATATTGCTCCAGATGCTGAACCAAATCCTCCACACATAACTGCAAATAATTCTGATTTAGTTAATTTACTTATATATGGTTTTATTAATAGCGGTGCTTCTGTACCACTTAAAAATGCATTACCAACTGTAGAGAAAGTTTCTACTTTACCAGTACCCATATACTTAGCTACAGCAGTTCCTATTATTTTAACAAAGAAAGGTATTACTTTTAAGAAATATAATACTGATATTAAAGCAGATGTAAATACTATTAAAGATAATACACTAATAGCAAATATCATTGGTCCTGATGTTAATTCACCAAACACAAATGTAACACCTTCCATACCCATTTGTATTATATTGTTTACACCTATAGCTAAAGCTTCTAATATCTTTTGTCCTATAGGAACTTTTATTACAAAGAATATTAAAACAAATTGTCCTAATAAACCAGCTATCACTGTTCTCCATTTAATAGCTTTCTTTTCTTCTGATATTATGTACGATAATCCTATTATAACTGTTAAAGTTATAATACCAAATAATATATTCATTATATTCATTTTAAAATGTGCCTCCTAGTTTCTTATTTCCTTTAATTTTTCTTTTATCATATTAAGTACTTCTTTTTTATGTTCTTCATTATTAACATAATCATATTTATCTATATCTATAGTTAGTATTGGACTAGCTTTATAATGATTATAAACCCAATTATCATATCCTTCCCATAACCTCTTATAGTAATCATATAATTCTGGGTCTAATTCATATCCTCTACCTCTATTATTTATTCTATTAAGAATAGTTTCAAAAGAACCAGAAAGATATATCATTAAATCTGGAGCTTTTTTATAATTTAATTCATCTAGCTCCTGCATCATTTCATTTAATAGCCCTTCATATATATTGAATTCTAAATCAGATATTCTTCCTAAGTCATGATTTATTTTAGCGAAATACCAGTCTTCGTATATACTTCTATCTAATACATTGTTATCATTAGATAAAGATTGTTTTATACTTTGATATCTTGTTTTTAAGAAATATAACTGTAATAAGAATGGATATCTTTTTGTTTGTATTTCTTCTTCACTAGCTGTATAGAATAGAGGAAGTATTGGATTATTATCTACTGATTCATAAAATACTTCTGTTCCTAATTCTTCTCCTAATAATTTTGCTAAACTGCTTTTACCAGCACCTATCATGGCTCCTATAGTTATCACCATTATCCACCTTTCCTTCCTTTAGGTATATCATTAATATGCATTTAAATCATAGGAAGACTGGCTTTTTTACCAGACTTTCTACTACGCTTAAGCATTTCTTTACTTATACCCATTTCAGTACATAATAAATCTATAGCATCTCTTCTTTTTTGATTTACTGTATTGATATGAGCACCCATATTTTCTGCTATTTGTCTATCATTCCAGTCTTCTAAATAATACTTTATAAGTATTTTTCTTTGGAATGGAGTTAATTTATTAAATATATCAGAACAAGATTGTCCCGATATCCAAGTTAAATCAGGTAATCCTGTTGAACTTTCATAATAGTTATCTTCATATGATATATCTATATGTACATCTTTATTTCCATTAATACAATCTTCATACTGATAATTTTTATATTGTATACTTAATGGATTATTTATAAATTTCTTTATATGTCTAGCTACTTCATGTCTATAAGTGTTATAAACATAAGCACAAAAGTTTTTGCCTATAGCTTTATATCTTTTAGCTAATGTTAAAAAACACATATTTAAATCTGCTACTATATCTTCTTCAGCTACTTTACCATAAGTCTCTATAACGAAATTAAATTTAGCATATACTTCTGCTCTATTAGCAGCATTAATTTTCTTTCTATATAAAGCTTTCTTTAATTCATAGTCATCTATAAATAAAACTATGAATTCTTTCATCTCTTTATCTGTAAAATCTATATGTGTATATTTTAATAGCGTTAAATATTTTTTAAATAAAGGAGAGAATTTAGCAATTAGTAAATCACCACATACTTTTGCATATTCTTTCTCCTCTTTAGTAGAGTCTTCTGTAAACTGCTTTTGAAAATCAAGTACTAAGTTTTCTATCTCGTCCCACTCTTCCTTTCTTTTAGATTCTTCTTCTAAATTAAAGTTAGTTGTGGGTTGCATATTTCTTCTCCTCTATTTTTTAGATTTTGATTTTTTACGAGCCTTCTTAGCCTTCTCATATTCTGAATACTCTAGCCATGCTTTTGATGGTCCGTCCCATATAACACATTCAAAATTCATGTCAGGGTATTTAAAGTTAAACATTTTTTCTTTAATTTTAAAGTCTGCTGTCTTAATTCCTTTTACGTCTATAACCTTCACTGACTTATCTGCGTAGATTACAAGGAAATCTGCTATGTACTTAATAGCTCTATTTATTGGAGCTTTATGTTTTCTTTTTAGCTTATCAAAATCAGGATGACTATCAGGTATAGATTTACCTTCAACTATTATAAATCTTTCTTGTAATACGAATTCAGGTTGTGTTTCAAATTTTAATATTCTCCCTGCTTTTTGTTCAGCTTTTAAATAAACATAATAATCTGATTCCATTTTTGAATCAAATGTTATTCCATCTATTGTAGTTTTCTTATGAGCTATCTTTCCTTCGCTCTTCTTTCTCTTGTATCTAGCCATTTATCATTTCCCCCATATTGTCATTATTTTTTTATTTTTGGTTCAACTCTTTTAGCTGAACTTATGTTAGTCTTTACTTTAACTGTCTTTTTAGATTTAGGCATTTCTGCTTTAAATCCTACTTCTTCTGATAAGTAAATACCTTTCTTAGCCATATATTACACCTCCTCTTGTCCTGTCCATGATTTACATATTCCTCTTGCTATACATGAACTACACATAAAAGTTTCTCTTGGATATATTATATTAGACTTAATAGCTTTACTTACCATTGTAAGCATAGATTCTAGTTTTTTAAAGTCTCTTGTGCCTCTTATTGTTTCTATTGTCTTGCCTGTAGCTGGAGAATAATAAGTAAATACTGCATCTTTTTTAAACATTTGTTTAATAGCATATGCGTCTATTGTATGTTTTAATTTAGTATCTATATCTATTCTCTCTGGTAAACTCCTATTAAAATGTGGAACAAATACTTCTATATGAGTTCCTTTATCTATTATAGGATTTAAAACACCTGTTAAACAAACTTGTGTGCCTGGTATTTCTATCTTATAAGAAGTGTTACAATCTAGGAATTTTATATTAAACATTTCTATGTATTCATATGTTCTATATACATATCCCCATCCATCTAATATTTTCTTAGCACCTAAGAATTCATTTTCTTTAGCTAATGAATCCCATTTTCTTTTAAATGTACTAAAGTCAGATTTCATTCCATTAACTCTTGCATTTATATTGCTGTTAATAGCTTCATAACATATCTGATTAAATGTCTTTTGTTCTTCTAAAACATGTCCCTTTTTTATTAATTGATATCTTAATGGGCATTTTATATATTCAAAGAACTCTTTTTCTTTTAATTCCATTTATTATCAACTCCTTTAAATTTATTATATACGTATCGTACGTATAAGTCAATAAGAAAATTAAAATAAAAAAGAGAGGATTACCTCTCTAAATTAATGGAACCAGTGTTTAGCGTTCCTTACTATCCAAACTGATGTAGCGAATAAGTCTTGTGGAGAGTTTGGACTTGGTTTAGTTTTAGACATTGGAGTACAATCTCCTAATTGTCCTTCTATTGTATCCCATACCATTTCTCTCATTTGTTCTGGTAATGGACCATATTGATATATTCCTTCTCTACCAGCTATTTCATCAAATTCTTCTCTAGCTTTAAATAAAGAAGTCATTAAATGTTTTTCATCAAAGTATACATTGTGTAACATAGCAGCTACTAATAATGCATCTACGTATGTTTGATGATTATCTGGAGTTAATAGCTCTTTTCTTATTAAGAAATCCATAGCTATTTCTGCTACTTTATTTTCATATTCAGTTATTTTATAATCAGCTTTCTTTAAGCATTCTTCTGTAAATAATCTTAAATCATCTACTTTTATAAAGTTTAAATATCTATTTATATTTGATTCATCTGCTAATACAGGAAACATCTCTTTAACAGACATAAATTTTTCCTTATTCATTTATATTTAACTCCTTCGCTTCCATAGCTTCAATTCCTCTATGTTTTTGCACTTCTTCTCTAAGTTGTTCTAATTCTTCAGCTAATAATCTTGATTGAGCTCTTTCAGCTGCTAAATCTATATTTAATTGTGCTATAGTGTTTCCTAAGTTAGTTATCATTCCTTGTATTATATTTTCGTTCATATTATTTTCCTCCATCTTCGAATTGTACATTAGGTACATTTATTGTTGTTTTACTTATTAATTTATTAATTTTCCATTCCTCATGTAATTCTTTATTACAAAGGTTATATCTTTTTCCTCTTTGAGTATCTTCAGCTTTACATATTCTACAGTCTTCATCTCTAGAATCATAAGCTCTACATCCATAACATGCTGGACACATTTGATAGTTAATACATGCTATCTTATTTCCTCTAACTGAAGAAGGTTGTTTTACATTCATTATTTCTTAATAGCTTTCTCTATATAAGCTATAACTTCTTCATGTGTCCCATTATCTACTAATTCTTTAGGTAACTCTAATACTTCATCTTCTGTTAATGTGTCTTTATGTACTAATACATAATCACCTAACATTTCTTGTAAGTGGTCTAAACATATACAGTAAGATAAACCATTTACATTTATTTTAAATACTTCTTGATATTCTATATTATGCTCAGGTCCTATAGTTTGTCCTGGCTTAACACATTTATAGCAATAATCTAATCCATTTGCTAATTGTATTCCATCTACTATTGTTTTTTCAAATATAGCCATCTTTAATAGCCCTCCTTTTAATTCTTATATTATTTTATATATGAAAAAAGACTAAGCTTTATGCTTAGCCTTTAACTATTGAATCTAAATCTACATCTCCAGGAACGATTATGATTCCTGATTGGTCTGGTATATATATTTTAGGCTCTATAGTAAGAGTGTTATGTATTAATTCTTTTTTCTTATCTATTATTCTTACAAATATAAAATCTTTATATTTATTGAAATCTGACGGTAGTTCTCCGTATAGATAGTCATCTTCTGCATCTTCTCCTGTAAGAGTAAACCACTCTTCCCCATCAAGGGAATACTGAGCTTCATCATCCATTCCCATATTAAATACTTCTACTTTAACGAATAGATGTTTATCTAGTGAAAAAGTATTAGACTCATATACTTCATAATTTCTAGTCCATGGTTTTATATCTGGAGCTTGTATTACAGATTCATAAGGTATATCTTCTACTATTCCGTCTATTCTTCTTTGTATTATCTCTTCTAATGTCATGTTAACTTCATCTTCGTAAACAGTCATTGAATGATATGGTTCTTTATTTTTTGTAGCTTTATACATATCTGCTGTCATTAATAGCGGTATTGCTTTTTCAGATTCAAATGCTATTGTTTTAGCAGTATAAATATAGTTATTTAATGTTATAGAACATGAAGTTTGTATATCTGCATAATCACTTGTTGAAGTAGAATAAACATATAGATAAGGTTTTGAGCCAACTTGATTTGCCCAATTGACAACTTCAGAACTCATAGTTATTGCTCTATTAGACATAGTCTTTCCTGAACCTGGTCCTCCTGTTGTTGCATTGAATTGTCCAGTAGGTGTTCCTGGTGTTGAACTTGGAGCTCCATTATTTCTATGGAATCTAAGAGTTTGATTATTGTTATAAGAACCTGCTCCACCTCTTACTCCTGTAAAAGTAGCTGAGCCAATTGAAGTAATACTTCCTGAACCTGGAAAGTTAGCAGCATTTAAGCCTAAGTATCCCATACAAGAACCATAAGAACTATACACACCTTGTCTAGCAGTATTTGTATTTAACCATTTTGAATCTCTATATGTATTAAATGAAGTTGAAGATATAGTTTTACTTGTTGTAACAGCTGTTTCTGGATACAATTGTGTCCAAGCTGAACCATTCCATTTTTGTACTTTAGCATCTACCCAAGCACTCCCATTCCATTTTTTAACTGGTGCAGTAACCCAAGCAGAACCGTTCCATTTTTTTGTATAAACTGCCATTATATATTCCTCCTTTAAATTAATAATAAAGACCGAACTAATATTGCTCAGTCTTTATTATATTAATAGCTTTTAAGCTTGAATCCATACATCTCCAGTAGCAACTCCTGATGGAGTACCAGATTGTATAAATAATCTTTTACCAGCTATTATAGCGTTAACTGTACTATTACATTGAGTAGCTCTAAACTCTCTAAGTCCACTAGAAGTAGAATTAGTACCAGCAGCATATAAAGCATCTCCAGCAACATCGTATTCTATACGAACGTTATCTGAGAATCTTATGCTAGGATAACTTGTGTTTGTTAATTTTAAACCAATAGCTCTTAAATCACCACAGTCAACAGTTGCTCTTGCTCCAGTTCTGTCTATTAAGTATATTAAATTATTATCACTTGAAGCCATTATGCTAGTTCCAAATCTTAAATAGTCACAAGTTAAATTACCACCAGCTCCTTGTATCCATAAGTTTCCTCTAGCTAAAGCTATATTATTCATACCATATATAATACCTTTTAAATTAGAATCACCTGCAACATCTATATTTGTTAACCAAGCTTTCTTAAATCTATAAGAAGATGTTCCTATATCTGGTATAGTTTCATCTGCATTTCTAGGAGACCAGAACGCTTCCCCACCAAACACATAACTACTTGTTTGTTTGTTATCTGTCATATTATATGTTGATAATGCAACAGAGCCTCCACCATAAGAATATACATCCATAGAACCTCTCATATCTTTAGAACTTAAAGTTCTATGAACATTTATCTTACTAACAGCTCCATCTGATTTTTTAATAGTTAAATCACCAGTTAAAGTGCCACCTGTAAGTGGAAGATAGTTTCCAGAAACTCCTCCAGTTGCACCTATTTCAGCTAACGTCCAAGTTACATTCCCAGACCCATCAACTGTCTTAGTTGTGTTACCTATTGTAATACTTCTAGCTGTTCCCCATTTAGCAGTTGTTATATTCGCAGAACCGTTAAATGAAGTACCGTTTATTGTTCTAGCAGTTGTTAAAGTATTTGCAGAGTTAGCCGTTGATACATGTCCTGCATCTGTAGCTCTAACTAAAGTAGATGCATATGTTCTTAAATTTCTCATATTAGCTTCAGTATATGCATTTGTACCAGAAGCATTTGTATTGTATTTAGTCCATATTTCTGAATGTGCTTGACTTCTACCATTTTCTGATAACACATACCATGTCATACCTGCATAAGCACCAGGTGACTTATAAAATACATCCATACATGCACTTCTTGGTTGACTCATTAAGTTAAATACTAAAGCATCTGCAGCGAATCCATGTCTAACAAGCCATTTTATTTCTCCATCTGAACTATTTGCATTCGCTATCTCATTAGTTCTAAATGCTATTTTGGCAATACCAAATCCACCACCATGATAACCTGAATGCATTACTATTATTATAGATTTATCAACATATTTTGCATTAGCTATATCAGTTGTTAAAATTCTATGATATAAGTTAGTATTATTATCATTAACATTACAGCAATAGTTTTCTACTGGTATAGTGTAGTTAGTAGAGCCATTTACTGAAACACCGTTTAGACTTCTTGCAGTACCCCAGTTTGCTGTTGTGATATTTCCTGTACCATCGAAATTCGTACCGTTTATAGCTCTAGCAGTTGTTAAAATCTTAGCTGAATTTACATTAAAATTAGATACGTCTTTTAAAAACATAATTTCCATCCTTTCTATTATATACCTACATTTTTAATAGCTAAATGTCGGTATATCTTTCTATATAAGCTTTTTAAATTTAAATGTTATATTTGAAGCTGCTGAAAAAGCATGTGTACAAGATATTTGTAATTTTAAATATCCACCACCTGTTGTTCTTATAGTTCTTAAATATACATGCTTTCCATTGCTTGCATGACCTGCTTTATGAAGTAATATTTCGTCAGCTTCACCAGAGTTACTAGTTCCACTATACCAAGACATTATTCCAGAATAGAATTCTTGATATTGGCCTACGTTAGTCCCATCATTTACATACATTTGAACTGCATAAGTTCCTGATTCTAAGTTAGAGCCAGCTATTCCTGTATCTACCCAAGAAGTAGTGACATTTAATAATTTTGTTATAGTAGTTATATCATTAGCTGTTGCTTTTATAGTTACATTTCCAGAACCATCAAATGAAGCAGACCCAGAAAGTATTCCTCCAAGAGATATAGTTCTAGCAGTTGCCAATTTAACAGCTGCATCTGCATTGCCTCCTGCACTAGAAGAACCAGCGTAATTATGTGTATGTGAAATTGCTGCCGCACCTATTTCAGATACTGTTGGTTTATCCCCAGCATGATACACTTTGTTACCATTAAAGGTTAATTCCTTTCCTAGTATTTTCATATTTTCAACTCCTTTAATTTAAATTATATTTATATTTTTTATTACATTATATATATACTATATAGTGTTGGACTACGCCAATAATCGACAAATTTTTTTCTATTAAATAAATAAAAAAATAGGGACTAGAAATCCCCATCTTTTTCCTGTTTAATAATTTTTTCTAATTTTGAAACTTTTTCTTCTAATAGCTCTCTTCTCTTTATTTCTTCTTGAAGAGCACCAGTTAATAAGAATACATAATTGTTTAAACTATAAGCAAGCTTCCCATCTTGTTCTCCAACAAAAGTTTTACCTACTCTGTCTTCTGATATTTCATTAGCTATGAAACCTATTTTATTATCAAAAGAACTTTTTTCATATTCATCATTTTCATTTAGTTGCTTATAGTTAAATAAGTATAATAATAACTTATCTTTTATAAAATCAAACATTTCAGGTCTTGTTACATCATAAGATGTATCTAATGTTTTTTGATTCTCATTGATTATATCTAAGTTAGCTGTTTTTTCTTCAGAATTTGCTACACGTCTAATATTTTCTTTTAGACTCATATCTGACCAACTACCGCTATTAGCCCATACAGAACCTGCATATACACTAGCACCATTACCTGCTGTATCTATTAAATGTATCTTTTTATTATTATCACCTGCAAGTATATTTTCATTGAATCTTAAGTAATCACAAGTCATCATATTACCAATTGTTCCACAATATAAAGAACCGTTAGCTAGAGCTATATTATTAACACCATATATAGCACCTTTTGTTGTTATACCACCTCCTGAAGTTATAGAATTGTCAACTCTTAAATTGCTAGTCACTGTCGCACTACCATAACACTCTAAAGCATTTGTAACTATAGATGAAGAGTTGAAGCTTTTAGAAGATAGAGCCCCTGCACTTGTAAGATTAAAATTAGGAGATGATATGATAAACTCACTAACATTTAACTTTAAAGGATTAGCAGATATAGTTAAACCTGCAAAACCAGATGACTGTGACAATACAGCTCCTTCAGAAAATCTTAATTCTCTTAATCCAGTTATCTTACTTGGAATAGTAGTGGATATTGTTATATCCTTTGTTCCATCAAAGTCAACTCCATTAATTTTTCTTGCTGTCGCTAATTTAGTTGCTTTTGCTGCTGTGGATGTATAATCTAAATATGTATTTGCTATATAATCAGCACTCCACAATGTAGTTCTAGATATAGCTCCATCATTAATAGCTGATGTTTTTATATAAGTTGAATCATGATTGTGATTTGATGTTGCTGCACCTATTTCATTTACTGTTGGCTTATTGCCAACATGATATACCTTATTTCCATTGAAAGTTAGCTCTTTCCCAAATAATTTCATATTTTCAACCCCTTTCTCTATATAAATTACCTCTTCATTTCTTTATAATTACTTCTTTTTATTGATTATACTGGCACTATTTATGGTGAACAGTGTCGAAGGTGTATTAAAAATAAAAAAGAGAGGTAAATACCTCTCCTATATATGTTACTGTATATTATTATTTAGGGAATCCATTACTCCAACCTTGTGGCACAGTTGTCATAGAGAATCTTCTCCACTCATTAGTAATTTCTACCATTTTAGGTTGACATACACCTTTATTATGTTGCCAACTATCGTGGAACATTAATCCTTCTGCTAACCACCAGTCTCCACCACAATTACTGCAATAATGAGTTTGGTCTCTATCATCTACACCATTTTCATCCCATTTAACTTTTCTCAAATCTATACAAGTATAAATGTATTGGTATTTAGTATCAAAAGCCTTTATATTTGAAAATGGGTGATACATACAGTTTTCTGAATTAATCTTGTTTGCTTCTCTAAGTATTATAGTTTTTGATGTGCTAGATTGTTTAACACTGTCTCCAAAATATCTATTGCTGTCTCCATTAAATGACTCTGCATAAAAGTTACCATTTGGTACAGGTAGATGTTGAACTAATTCCCACTTTCCATTATACCAACCATAAACTTTTATATCCTTCATCTCAACACCTGTATTTTGAGTAAAAGGTGTTCCTTCAACTCTATATACATTAGACCAACAACCTAGTGCTTGAAACGCACCTGTTCCTGGACATCCACTTTGACCACAACTGTGAGCCATAGCAGTAGGTCTATATTGGTTTTCCCATCTACTATTGTGTTTCCAACCTGTTATATTACCATTAGGTATGGCTTCGTGTGCTTGACCCATTGGGTACATTTTGTCAAGTATATACTCAGGAGTACAAGATTTAGTATATTCATTAGAAGGTTCAGGACTAATACCACCACCTCCACTTGAGGATGCAGTAACTGTTACAGAACAAGAAGTCTCAAATTTCCCATCAGAAGTTCTAAATCTTATTGAAGTTTGTCCTTGACCTACTCCTGTTATTCTGTATCTGTAACTTTCTAAATCAGATACACTAGCAATAGCTCCACTGCTGCTCATATACTCAATATTTTTGTTTGTAACATTACTTCCAAATGATATTGTTACGTCAGCAGTTTTACCAGTTTCTATTGAAATACTTGCAGGTTCTACTTTTATTCCAGAAGTAGTTGTACCTCCACTTCCACCAGAGTCTGAACCTCCACCAGAATAACTACTTACTATTATACTAAATGTATTTGATGTTGCTATATCCACATACTCATTACCAACATAGTTTTTAGCTATTAAAGTTATGTTATCATGTGTACCAACACTTAAGTTACCAGTATAACATACTACTTTTCCAGAGCTTGTATCTCTGTAAGCACTTACAAGATAAGTTCCATTTTGTCTTAATTCCCAAGCACAATAAGAAGGGATATTAACGTTTGTTGTATAACTTATTTCTAGCATTTCAGCATGTTTTATAGTATAAGAACTATCAACAGTCATACTATTGCTTGGATTTAGTATAGGCGGTTGTTCTGGTTCTGGGTTAGGCTCAACAACTTTTTCAGATATATTAACATGGACATCGTATTTAAATCCACCATCATCTGTCGTAGCTGTAATTTTTGCATATCCTGGATTTATTGCAGTAATTAAACCTGTTTCATTAACAGTAGCAACATTTGGGTAATCAGAATACCAATAAATAATCTGATTAGTAGCATTACTCGGAATAACAGATGCTATCATTTGTCTTGTTTGTCCTACAGTTAATGCAATATTCCAATCATCAACTGTTATACCTTTAACTGGTATAATAGTTTCTTCACCATTATCGCCACCACTATTATCACCTTTATTTATTAAATTTAATAACTCATTAATAGCTCCAATAACTGTTTTATTAGAAGTGTTTAATGAATTAAAAATTGTAGTAGAATCAAATGTACCAGTATCTCCTTTTTCCCCTTTAAGAGAACCGTCATCTAATTTTTGTTGTAGTGTTTTACCATCTGTAAATAAAACATCTGAAGCAACTAGTTTATTTCCCCCATGATAAATGTTTTTACCATTGAATGTTAAATTTTTGCCAACTATTTTCATAAATATTTTCCCCCTTTTATTATCAAAACACCATTTCTTAGATAAAGATTTTAGATGCTATTTTATAGTTTTGTTGCAAAGAATAACAGGATAGAAAAATTCGTTATTTCTCTATCCTGCGTAATAGTTTAAATTATCCAGTTACCACTACTCTGTAAGCACCAGAAGCAGGAGCAGAAGCAAATAATATATCTATATTATTAGAGTCAAATATTTGAACGTCTGCCATTACTACTTGCTTAGTAGCAACCTCTTTAACAGTTATAGTAACATCTTCAGTTCCTAAGTTATGAGCAACTCTTATAGTAGTAGCTGAACCATTTCCTATATTAGCAGCATATTTTCTAGCATATACACCATTATGGTTATGGTTAGAAGCAGCGTAGTTATGAGTATGTGATGTTATAGCACCTGTTAACTTAGCTTCTATTTCAGCTTTAGTTATATCACTGTTCTTTTGAGCATTAGCAGGAGCGTGAGCAGCTTGAGAATGGTTATAAGCTATTAAACCTTGGTCCCCTCTAAATGCTGTAGCTGAAGTTGTACCTAAAGCTAAGTTAGATTTAGCATTCCAAGCATTTCTTTCAGAAGCAGTTATATGAACTGTAGTATCGCTTGTATGTGATGCAGGAGCGTAAGAACCAGCTGCTTGTTTACCATCTAAAGCTTTTTCTAACTTACCTAAAGCTGCATTTAATGTATCAGAAGCAGCTAAAACACCAGTTGCAGTTGGTTTAACATATCCTGTTAAGTTAACTTGAGCTCCTGTATGTGTATGTGAGCTATTAGCCTTCTTAGCTAACTCTGTATCTACATAAGATTTTTCAGCCTTAGTTCCAACTTTTTGTAATAAGTCAGTAACACCAGCTTGGTTTCCTTGAACAGCACTAGCTAATTCTTGTAATGTATCAAGAGCCTCTGGAGCAGTACCAACTAAATCTGCTACTTTTTTATTGGCATATGTTTTTGCATCTGCAAGAGCTTTGTCAGCTTTAGCTTGAGCACCAGAAGTAGTTTCTTTAGCATTCCAAGTAGACTTTTCAGAAGCACTAACAGTTTCACCACTAACAGCTATTGTTATTTTATCAGTAGTAGCATCTGGAGTTAAAACTATATTAGAACCAGCTACGAATTCTAATGTGTCAGTTGCACTATCAGCAGCTACAGTAGTAGTTCCTACTTTAACATTTGAGAATGCATTTTGGTTTACATATTCGTTATGTGTATGTGATGCTGGTGTAAATGTAGAAGGTTTCCCTGTTACTTCACTCCAAGCAGGTACATAACTAGCAGGCTTGTAAGCATTGTCATGGTTGTGGTTAACAGCAGCTTTACCATCTAATGCTGATTGTAAACCAGATATTTGAGCTATTGTATGAGTAGATGGATGTTCATATCCTAAATCAACCCATTTAGTTCCATTGTATCCAAAATACTTGTTACTAGCTGTATTAAAGTATATTTGTCCAGCAACTGGAGTTGAAGGAGCAGTAGCTAAGTTTTGGATTTTGGCATTTTGTAATTCATTTTGACTTAAGTCAAGATTAACTAAATACTTCATATAATTTTATTCCCCCTTAATTTAGATAAGCAGTTCCTGCAAAACCTGATGCAAAACTGATTGTTAGATTATTAATGTCTGTATGAGAAACATCTCCAATAACAACTGTTCCTGCACTATCCACTATAGATACTGAAGGAATTTTGCCAAGGTTATGATTAATTTTCCAAACATCAGTTGACGCTATTTGATTATGAACATAATGCTTTGGTTTTGCTATTTGTTCTTTTTCTTCTAACGTAACAAACTGAAAGTTTTCATCAGTTATTATCTGGTCAGCAGAAGTCTGAAAATGGACAATCTCATATTCACCCCTCGAGTTTTTGATACGATATCTTGTCTTAATAGCCATTACCACATTTTCCTTTCTGTATTAATTTGACAAACAAAAAATTTTTTTGTCTATAATTTAATTACTAAAATTTTATTACAATTTTATATTAGTTTTAAAAAGAAAAAAGGATAGACAAAATACTGTCTACCCTCTTAACCACTAAACTAATTGTAACCAAACATGTCCTTCTTCAGTTTCAGTTGGCTCTTCTTCAGCAACAACTGGAACAAATTTGTTTATTCTATTGTTTAACCTAGTGTCTTCAGCTTTTAAAGCAGTTTCCTTTTCAGTTAAAGAAGAAGTTAATTCTTGTTTAGCTGCATTAACTGAAGAAGTTATAACACCTTCAACTCTAGTTATTTCAGCTTTTCTGTCTTCAACTTCTTTAGTTATGTTAGCTTTGTTTTGAGCAGATTCAGTTCTAACTGGAGCAACAACTTCTTCTACTTTAGAATTAACGTAAGCCTCATCAGTCTTACCAGCTAATTCACCATCAACATAAGATTTATCAGCTTTAGCATCTATCTTATTTACTAATTCAGTAGCTAAGTCACTTTCAGCTATCTTAGCAGATAACTTTCTGTAAGTAGCTTCAGCTTCTGATTTCTTTAAGTAATTAACTAAGTCTAACTCAGAAGTTATTTCGTCAAATACTACCCATCCTTGAGGTACTGCTTTAGCAGATAAAGCATCTACACCTTTATAGATGTAAGCTCTCTTAGTAGATATAACGTAAGCCATATCTCCAACTTTAGGATTAGCGTTAGCTGTAGCTATTTCATCTTCTGTTTCAACAACTATAGTATTAGAGTTTTTGTTAGATACAGCATCTTTTAACTTAGATATTTCAGACTCATTAGTAGAAACTCTACCAGCTAAAATATCTATGTTACCTTGTAACTCAGTCTTAGCAGAAGCAACTTTACCGTCAACAACAGATATAGAACCTTCTAAAGCAGTCTTAGCTTCTTGAACCTTAGCTTCAGCATGAGCTTTAGCATCAGATAATACTTGAGCGTCAGCAGCTTTATAAGCAGTGTCTATTTTAGTTATTTCTGCATCAGTGTAAGTCTTAGCATCTTCAACAGCTCCTGTTTTAGCAGTAGATATTTTACCATCTACTTTAGCCATTTCACCTTCTAAAGTATTAACTCTTCCACTTAAAGCTTCGTTAGCACCATTTACTTCTGATACTTTAGTATCAGCGTAAGATTTAGCGTCTTGTAAAGCTTTATTTATAGAACCTTCGCCATCTCCTTCAACAACATCTAATCTTCCAGATAAACCATTAACAGCTGCTTCTCTAGCTTGAGTTTCAGCAGCTATAGCTTCTTTATTAGAAGTTATTTGAGATTTTTCTGCAGGAGTAACGAATACTCTATCAGAAGTTTCCTCAACTTGGTCAGCAGAAGTTTCTAAGTAAACAACTTCATATTTACCTTCAGAGTTTTTAACTCTATACTTGGCTTTTCTGATTGTTAATTCTTCTCTTAATTCTTTTTCGAATTGTGACATGTAGGTGTCCTCCTATAAGTTTATTTAAAGGAGATGATGAAGAGATGATTCTCTCTCATCTCCTCTATTCTCAGATTACTAACCTTTTTTTATAAATTACACTTTAAAATAAAAAAATATTTTATTCAAAAGTTAATTTTACTAAGTCTTCCCACTCTAACTGCACAGACTCTACTTTACTTTCTAAAGCCTTTATTCTTTTATTTACATCTGTTAAATCAGGAGAAGTACCATCTCCACCACCAGAATTAAGTCCTAATAACATAGATTGATAAGAGTTAGCATTTGCTATTAATAGCTCATTTGCACTATTGTATGATTGAGGTGTTATATTAGCAGTTATTCCATTAGAATGTAATGCTCCTATTATTCCTTCCATACCGCCAAATGGCTCTTGAGGTTCTATTCCCTCTACCATATCCCATGTTGCTAAAACACTTAAAGTAGAACCATTAGTTTCATCATAGTTTACTTCAGCTATTTTGTATCTTAATAAAGGAACTCCTATAGGAGAACCATCTAAATAGATGATATCTCCTACTTTTGCATCAGTTGCAAAATATGTTCCTGAATTATCTACAAATCCACCAACTATTCTATAATGAGTTTCATCATGATATCCACCATCTTCAACGTCAAATCTACCATTGAAATAGTTCATGTTATCAACTCCTTTAATAGCTATTAATTATATAAGTCTTAAATTAACCCAAGCATTTTGATTAGTAGACATACCTGTTATTTCTATTTGGTCATGTGTTACATTGAAGTTAGCTCCAACTGTAGTTTTTAATGCTCTATTACCAGCTACATCATTTAAAACTTGTACATGTGGTAAAACAAAATCATCATAAGATTTACCCATACCATGTTTTATTTGACATTTACCTCCTGAACTTATTTCAGAACCAGAGTATCTAACTTGAAGAGCAAATATTTGAACATCTTCTGGACAAGTTACAGTTATTAATGTTCCAGACTTAGTAGCGTCTACACCATCACCGTCTGCAACTACCCATCCATCTTTACCTAATCCAGGTAATTGATATCTTCTAATGTGTTTATCAGCTACTGGTATAACTCCATCTATTCCACCAGAACCAGCTGGTCCAGTTATATCAGCTAAAGCTACTAAATCTTTCCAAGCACTTGAAGCTTCTGTAGTATACTTCCATTGGATATGTGTAGATGATTTTTGTAATTCTATATCTCTACCATCTGCACCTTTTTGTCCAGTAGCACCAGTTAAACCTTTTTCACCTTGAAGCCCTTGTGGTCCTATTGGTCCTTGCTCTCCAGCAGGTCCAGTTGGTCCAGCAGGTCCAGTTGGTCCAGCAGGTCCTATATCCCCTTGGTCTCCTTTAGGTCCTTTTAATTTCTCTAATTGTTCAGGAGTAAACATGTCATAAGTAAAGTCTCTACCATCTCTACCATTTACACCTTGTGGTCCAGCAGGTCCTTGTAATCCAGTTTCACCTTTCTCACCAGGAACACCTTGTGGCCCTTGTATACCAGCAGGTCCTGCTGGTCCTACATCCCCTTGTTCTCCTTTATCACCCTTAGGTCCTTTTAATGCATTAAGTTGGTCTTGTGTGAAATCATTATAAGTGAATGCATCACCTTTAGGCCCTTGTGGTCCAATAGCACCAGCAGGTCCTTGTGGTCCTTTAAGTGCTTCTAATTGTTCTTCAGTAAAGTCTTCGTATCTAAAAGCTTCACCTTTTTGTCCTTGTATACCTTGTGGTCCTGGAGCTCCTGTTTCTCCTTTAGGCCCAGGTATACCCTGTTCACCAGTTAAACCTCTTTCACCTTGAGGCCCAGCTGGTCCTATAGGTCCTTGAAGTCCTGGAGCACCGTTTTGACCAGCAGGTCCTTGCTCACCACGCTCACCTTGAAGACCAGTGTCTCCTTTAGGTCCTTGTATACCTTGTATTCCAGATAAGTCTACTAAGAAATCAAATTTAGTTGTACCTTTTATAAATAACTTACCGTTATCTTCATCTGATACATTTCCTGTGTTTATAATTACAAATTCGCCTTCTTTTATTTCTTCATTAGAATAATCAGCATTCATTGCTTCTATAGACACATATGTTTTCTTAATAGCAAATGGAGCTCCTGCATCACCTTTAGGTCCTTGAGGTCCTATAGGTCCAACAGGTCCTTGTATACCTTGAAGTCCTTGTAAACCTTGAGGTCCTTGTGGTCCAGCTTCTCCACGTTCACCTTTTTCACCAGGAACACCTTGAGGCCCTTGAAGACCTTGTATACCTTGGTCTCCTTTAGCACCAGCAGGTCCTTGTGGCCCTATAGGTCCAGTTGGCCCAGCAGGTCCAGCTATTCCACCTTCACCAGTAGATGAACCTAATCTGATTAACTCATCTTGTATTGCATTTAAGTTATCAGCAGTTATTTTAGTCTTATTTGGTACATAAGTGATTTTAGTAAATGTAGTCATATAAAACATCTCCCTTTTTTATTTTTTTATATTGCTATAGCTTGGTTAACTATAGCTTGATTAACAATAGCTGTTAAATCCGTATTTGACGGCTTTAATATTGTTCCGAGTATATCTTTTAAAGAACTTCCATCTTCAAGTACAATATCTGCGTTATCCTTATCATGTATAAATACTGATTGGACTATCGTATTTACAGTAGAAGTATATAAGATATAATCTCTAAGACGCATGTATCTAGACATTAATATCACCTCAGAATATATATTACTAGGATAATAAAATTTAAACAACAAAAAAAGCCTAGGAAATTTCCTAAGCTTCATATAATAATGCATTAAATCTTCTACTAGCATCTATACCACATTCTGTTGCTCTTGACATCTGTGGAGCAAAGTATGCAAATGTTCTACCTTTAAAACTAGACTTTTTATTCTTTGCCCAGTCAAACTCTATTACAGGTAGTTTATCATCTACTCCTTCTTCTCTATAGAATAACTTAGCACCTTGTTTATTCTTAGATACGTCATTGAATAATAACCATATTACAGACGCTTCATAAACTAATACGTTTGAATCCTTTAAGTCATCTAGAGTAGGACGTCTATTTCCATTTAGTTTTCTTAAGTGTACTGATGAAAATACTAATATATTAAATTCTACTGTCCAATGCTTAACAGCTCTTGCTATAAAATCAGATGCTTCATTTGTAGTTTTTATATTATAATGGTCGTCTAATAATATATCTTTTATAGAGTCTATTGCTACTACTACATTCATTTCAGGGTCTAATGCTTTTACATAATTTATAACTCTTTCTATATATGCTTTCATTTCATCTAAAGTTTTAACTTTATTAGAATCCACTATCATCATTTTATTAGCATTAGCTCTAAGATTATCTATACCTTGTTGTCTCTTTTGTAATTCTATTTGTAATTCATCTGCATTTTCCGCACCTTTATCTATCATATTTTGAACTCTTTGTGGCTTTGCTACTGTAGATATTTGTATACCTTCTCTCATTGCTATAACCCTTGGTATTATTTCATGTTTACTATCATCTAATGAGAAGTATATACCAAATAATTTGTTAGGCTCATGCATAACCATATCTTCTACTATGTTCATCATTATTGCTGATTTACCTGCATTTGATTCAGCTGGTAATAATATAAGCCCATTATCAAATCCTTCTAAATGTTGAGTAAGCATTGGGAATCTTGGTGTAGAATATCCGTCTCCTTTATTCCAAGATATCTCTTCAAACTCATCTAAATCTTCTTCCATAGCACTAAAGAAATCTTCAGTATCTACTATTGCTACTCTCTCTTCATGTAATTCTACTTCTTCTACTTCTTCATTTAATATCTTATTTATATCTGTACTCATAATAATATCTCTCCTCTAATTCATATGTATTTATCTCTTAATTCTAACTGGACATCCTTTAACACATATCCCCATGTCCATAAAAGCACCACAACCATATCTTCTTCCATCTTGTACATTTCTATATGCACTTAATACTGTTTTTTCTAATTCTTTATCAGATAATGGTTCATCTAATTTTTTATAATTCCAAATTTGCATTACTTCTAATACTCCTTGTTGATTATCAGGTTCTCTCTGATATAATGCTGAAGCTAATGCCATAGCTGTATTATTACGGCCTCCTTTTTGAGCTCCATGCTGTAATATGTACTTAACACAAGGTAACAGCTCTTTATTTTCTAGCATTTGTCTAGCTACCTTATGATTAACTGTTTTCTTTTGTCTTTCTTTAATTTCTTCTATTAAGCTATTAAAAGAAGCGTCTGCATCTATATTGTATGTACTATTTATCTTTTTTAACTCTTTAGGAGTTGATGCGTATTTTAATAGCTCTTCATAACTTATCTCTCTTATTTGTTTTAAATCCATTTGGACTTTATATAAATTAGTTTTTGTATTTATTGTATTAGGCTCTCTAAACAATCTTTTAGAATCATATATTCTTGTATCTACTGATTTAGTTATTGTATAACTTTTTAATTCTAAAGCTATAAGTTTATATTTATCATTTAAATCTCTACAAGGTTTAATTCCAAAGACAGTATGTGGAACTAATATATGAAACCCTTTAGAACCAGAAAAGAATATTTGTAAGTTATCATCTGTAAGATGAAACATTGTTTTCAATTTTCTACATAATAACAATACATCTCTTCTTAGTTTTTCAAAATCTTGTTTTAAATCATTTATATCTAAGTCTATGTAAAGAGGACCGATGATATTAGCTATGTCTTGATTTTTATTATCATATCTATAAACAGTTGAATAAGTATCGGTAAAGTTTTGTTTTTTTAAAACTTGTTCTTTATCTTTTATATCTATAATTATCTTTCTTCTGAATATATTACCGTCTTTTCCACCAAGCTCTATATAATTACATTGCATTTTCATTCCTCCATGTTATTTTGTTACTATTATTTAAAGTAGCTTCCTCTACCATACTTTCTAATTCCATAAAAGCTTGTTTTGAATAATTCTCTAATTCAAAAGGATTAGCTAAGAATTCTGTATCTGTATCTTTACTAGCTAAATCTATCATATACATTACATAATCTAAACCTGGTGCCTTTAAGTTATTATACTTTCCTAATAAGTGTTTTAATGCTCCTGTATCTCTTACTTTATCTCTTAATCCTAATGGTACTCTACATTCCATATAATACATTTCTAATAAATCTTCTATTGTAAAACTTATTATCATTTCCATATAGAATGGCTCACACTCTTCTTGGAATGTTTTAGGATTCCATGTAGGCGGTTTAGAACATATATGTAATCTATTATTGTAATAATATACTCCCTTTTCTAATAAAGAATCTTTCCATAAGTATTCAGGTAAATCAGATTGTCTAACTATTGCCTTATCTACAGCAGACATCTCACAATCTTCTGGTAAATCTATATTGCTATTCATTAATATTTTAAATATTTCTTTATTTGTCTTTCCATTATCTTTAAGATAATTTACAGTAGCTAATAACTCTTTATATCTTGTTTCACTTGGCTCCATGCCTAACCTTGTAGCCAAATAATCATTTATCATTTTCTCCATTTTTTATCCTCCTTGTACGTACCATACGTATAACTTTAATATTATTATATATTAAGAAAACAAAAAAGGCAATACTAAATTGCCTTAATTTTATAAAATTATTTGTTCTTCTGTTGTAAAGTTTAAACCAACTCCATTTAAACAAAGATATTCAGTTGAATTATCTTTTATATTTTTTCTTAATAGCGGGATTTTAACATATAGTGTTTTAGTATTTTTAGGTATTCTATATATTCCTGCATCTGATGAAAGATTAACTTTACCCATTAAAGTATTATTTTCATAATCTGTATATACTTCTATATTGTATTCATGTGCATCTATCTCATGTTTTCCTTGAGTAGTATATAAAGTCATATCATCCATTACGTATTCTATAAACTTATCTGTTATAAATTGAGTTATTATAAAACTGTCTTCAACAAAATCTGATTCTAAAAAATGAACATGTTTTAATCCAAATGGATATATATCTAATGAATTTCTTTCTGTTTTGAAGTTAGCTTTAAAATTTAAAACTACTTTAGCGAATTTTATTTTTTCTGGAAGAACTATTCTTGTTCTACCTATATTACTAAATCCATCAAATATATGAGTAGGTTCAGCAGACATATTATTAGTTTTATCTAGAGTATATATTTCTACTGATAGTAAATCATATGCTCCATAAAGATATGGGTCTATCTCTATTGTATTAAATCTCATAACTCCTAAAGTATATTCATTAGATAAAGTATATTCTAAAGATATGTTATCTGTATCGAATTCTTCGAATACTATTGTTTTAGATACGTGATTATCAGACATTAATATATTTGTATATTCAGGTCTTTCTACTCCATTAACTTTAGCTATTACTCCTTCTCTAAAGAAGTTATCTCCATTAGGTAGTTTTAAATTTATTATATCTATAGGTGTCTTTTTAAATTTAGGATGTACCATATATCCATAATCATTAAATACACCATATGAATTATGGTCAAATGAAACTATTTTATCATTAGCTATTAAACCAGTATTTATTGCATCCAATTTCTTATTGATAAATTCATTCTCATACTTTATTATCATTATCTTCTTATTAGTATCATTTTTAATAGCTTGTATTTTCTCTTCAAACTTAAGTGTTTCTTTTTGAGCGTTAGCAAATATATTGTTAAGCTCTTTAGAATTCATAACTGGTATAGTCATTATTTTGCCTCCTTAAACATTATTAGTTTTTTATAGCATTGTTCAGAAGTGCCATATGCTCCTGTAGATTTATTATATAAATCTGTTACGTTATCTTGTATCTCTTTTAATGTTTCATATTCTTCAAGCCCATTAACTTCTGAAGAAAAATCATGAGCATTATTAGAATACTGTAATACATTTAATATAAACTTTTCATATTCATATGGACCTCTATATCTCATATTGTAATGTATCATTTTAATCCTCCTCTGTAGCAATAAACTCATTTACTTTAGTACATTCTATATCTAAGTAAGGCGAGAATATTGATTTCCCGCAATCTTTACATATTCTTACGCTTCTTGCATCTAATAAATTAATAAAATCTCCACCTATATTAGTAACAGTTCTCTGATTTTTATGTTTGCATATCATTCTTTTTAAAAACTTCATATTAGTCCTCCTTCTTATTTAATAGCGAATATAATCTTATTATATCGTCAGCTGTATGTCCGTCCCATGTAGGTGCTTTATCTAATTCTTTTACATTGAATTTATTCCAGTGGTCTTTATGATAATGGTATGTAAACATTCCTTCTAATGTTTCTATTCCTACTATAAAGTAATCATCAAACATTGTACCGTCATCATGTAACCATGACTTCCATGCTTTATTTTTATAAGTGTTACATATTATAGAAAATAATATCATTCTATGATTATATAATTCATCAAATGTGTGATATCCATCACTTATTTGTCCTTTAGATTCTACTTCAAATTCAAATTTCATATTAATTTACCTCCTTGATATATATACAATCTATAACTTCATCATTATCCATTTCTGTAATAGACACATACACATTATATTTAGTAGATTTATCTCTTACATATTCTTTTATCTTAAAGTCTCTTACTAATAATAAACCGTCATATATTAATTGTTTATTATCAACAATTGCATCTTCTTTAGTACACCATACATTAGTGTTATCATCTAAATTAAAATAACAAATGAATCCTTCTTCAACATCTAAGAATATCTTTTGTATATTTTCAGTTAATTTTATTGTTCCGTCTTGTATAGAAAAATTAGTATGAAAAGGCCTTTTACTGAAATTGTATTCAAGGGTACCTATACCTTCTGTATAGAATGAGATATAACAATTAGATGTTGCAGTAAATGGTTTATCTACTGTAGGGAAATCCATAACAGTTATATATCCTGTTTGTTTATCTGTAACTACTATCTTATCTTTACCACCTAATATCTTATACTGGTTGTCTAGATTAACAGATTCAAAAGGTATAACTATTTCGCTATTAATGTTAAAATCTACAGATAAATTAAGTTCATGGTCTTTTGTGCTTATCTCTCCAGGAACTAGATATGTATCATTATTATAATTATAAGGTAAAGCAATAAAATCATTAGAGCTATCTTCTGCTTTAAATTTAAATACTATATTTCTTTTATCTGTATTATTTATATTAGCAAAACAAGCTATCTCAGAACCTTGTGTTAAATCTAAGGCTCCAACAAATACTTCTAATGATTCATCTTTTACATCTACTTCAAAGTCATTTGTTTTAAATAATAATGTTTTACCGAAAGCCGTGCCTTTTATTTCTTCATCTGCTCTTTTCTTAAAATGTTCAGCTAATGATTCTAAATGAACCATATGTGTTTCTATATTTAATAGCATTGAATTATACTTTTCTATATAAATAACTTCTAATACTTTATATAAGAAAGCTATATCGTTATATAACATTTCAAGAGCATGATTAATTTCTTTATGATTAAATAATTCTCCTGGCATAAATGTATATGATTTAAATAACGCTATACGTTCATCTATTAAACTAAGTTTAGCATTAATCTCATCTTTCTTAGGAAAGTATCCTTGCTTAATAAAAGATTTAAGTATCTGATTCCTATGATATTCTAGTTTTAATAGCATATCTTTATATAACATTATATTTCACCTCCTAGTAATATCTTTACATTATTCATATAAGGAGTTAAATGATTCTTTGTTTTCATTACAACAGTTAAATAAGCTGATTGTATTTTTTCTCCTATATATTGAGTATATTCTGTAGGCATTTTGCCTTGTGAGAATCTTATTATCTTTATTCCATTATCATATGAATTAACTGGTTTAACTTCATAATCAGTCCCATTAACAGTTAATATGAATTTAACACTATCAGTAGATAATCCTGTAGGATAATATACATTAGCAAATACAGAGATAGCATATACATCTGTATCTTGAGTTATTAACTCATTTGTCTTCATAGTAGATTCAGATACAAAGCTTTTATTTCTAACATATATATCATTTATTTTAATAGCATGTCTTTTAGCTGTTGGTACTATAGTGGTTATTCTTTGTATAGATTCATTTGAATCAGTTTCAGTTCTTTCAAATGCTATAACATCGTTTGTGTATCCTATAGATTCAAAAGTTATCTTTAGATACTTTGAACTAGGGAAAGATATTATGTTACTACCATATACATAACCTTCATTCTTATATGAGTCATCTTTATTATTTATAGTAAAAGGCAACATAGCCACATCTTTATAATTAACTCCATCTGAAGAATATCTTATCCCTGTTACTCTTATATTTTGAGAAGTAGTTTTTATAACAACTTCATTAGCAACAGATGCAAATCTTAAAGTAACTGTTGATTTAGCTTCAGCATCGTCTATATTAAAATCAGCTATTAAATAAGGTTCTGATGAAGAAGCAGTTATTCTTGAATATTCCCAATAAGAAGATATATTGTTATCATATAATGCACTTCTTGTTTTAGTGCTTAAAACATCTTCTAAATAACTATTATCTTTTATAACATACTTATTGCCTTCATATCCATTTCCAGTTATATCATCTACTGCGAATTTAACTGAAGATGAAGTATTTAATCCTGAATAAAATACACCGTCTTCATATGTATACGTTCCAATAAAACTGTTATCTTTTAATGGTATGACATTGTCGTAATCAGTTTTTGCATTGCATAACATACTTATATCTTGCAGTCTTTCTTTCTCTGCATTTATTGTATCTTTAACTACATCTAATCTTTTTATAGTACGACTTAATACGTCTTCTGTTTTAATAGCTAATTCTTTTAATTGTATATCTATATTAGATACATCTGTAAAACCTTTATCAAAAGCATTATTTATCTTTTCATTTCCATACTCCTCTGGATGTATAAATGTTTTTTCATACACCATATTAGTTGTTAATGATTTAGTTATATCTTCTACATATCTGTCCATGGTGTATCACCTCCATATTTTCTTATCTTTATATTTCTTATATAAGATGAATCTATTTCATTAGAATAATTTCTTATTGTAGCTTTAACTCTTATATTGCTATTAATAGCTGTATAATTATATTTCTCTACTGGGAAATAATCCACACTAAATCTAGATAATACTTGAAGTTTTGCATCGTCTAAACTTATGTCTGAAATCATGCCGTCTTTTTTAATTATATATGTTTCAGATTCATGTCCTAAAAATCTTAAAGGTAATGCGGCGAATAATCTTTCATTTTTAACAAAGTCTTGTCCATAAGGAAGTATATCTATTTCCATATCTCCATCTAATAAACTATATTCTACTGTACAAGTTTCAGATAACACTTGTTCTGTATGCAATTGAATATATTCTCCAGCTTTTAAATCTCCTATATTAATAGGTTCTGATATAAAACAACTATCTTTTTCTTGCTCTATATGTTTAATAGATATCGAATCTATACCAAACATATAAGTATACATATTCTTCTCTATAACATCAGATTGATTAGATATGTTAGTTTGATATATATCTACTTTTTCACCCTGTACTCTAGCTATAACTTCTTCCATTTCTAATTTAGAACTTACATCTAAAGCATATTTATATTCAAAGTCTTTTATTTGATTCCATATATCATCTGTTACTTTAGACTTTTGCATATAATATTTTGCATTTGTATAAGTTTTATTTACTAATTCAAATTTAATTTGAGCAACTATTTCGTCCTTCATTATTCCTGATTTATATTCTTTATATTCTTCTATACCATTAGCATAAACTAATCTAAAATTTTGTATATCAGCATTAACAGGTTTTATATCTATATAGTTTATATTAGTTGGTTCACTTAATGTAATAGTTATTGTTTCTACTACTCCTTTATTAGCAACTTGTTCTTCTATATAAAAAGTTCTATATACTTCGTTAGATATACTTTCTAAGTTAGATTTATAATGAACATAAGCAGATTTTTTAGCTATATCAGCCCATTCTATATCTTTTTGATTTTTGATGCCTAACATTAAATAATCATTTTTATTTATAACTGTAGATATTATAGTATTATCTCTATCTTTTTTAGTTGATGAATCATCTCTAAATGGTATTGCATATTCTAAGTAAGATGCATTTTTATTTATATCTCTTATATCTTCTATTGATTTCAAAGTACTTTTTATGTCTTGAGAATACTCTTCTATTCTTAGATTTAAAAAAGCATGGCAATAATCTATAGCGTCTTCTAAATATCTTGTATTTTCATATAAAGTATTTAAACTATCTTCCATGTTTTTAAAAGTGGTATTTATTTTATCGCTATCAAGTATCTTATCTTGAGGAAAAGATATACTTGGTATTTCTCTTTTTATTTGTTCTATAGAGTATTCAAAATCTATATTTGTTTTATCCAATATAATCACCTCTCTATTTATTAGTTATATCTTTTATTATATTACATAAAAAGAGATGGACATTAATCCACCTCTAGTTATATATTAATTAGGATATATTAAGCATAAAGCTTTTTGTACTTTATTTGCTTCTTTATACTCTATAGCCTTACCTATTGGAGCATATTTATTTTTAGAATTTGTCATTTCAGAATATTCACTACTTGGCACTACATATCCTATACCATCAGCTCCTGCTAATATTCTATCACCAGGATATACTGTACCTGCTACTTTAACAGGAACTTTACCTATTAAACCTACGGCAACTTTTAGACCTTCTTCTAAATCTTTTTCTGTTGCTCCGTAACATACAGCATATTGGTTAGATACAACTCCTACTACAGAAGAAGAAAATTCTTTACATTTGTAAACTTTATTATCTTCTCTTATTTCTACTATATCACCTGGTTCTAATTCTTCACCTGGTATATATGCTTCAGCTATATCCATGAATACCGCATTATAAACTTTATTAGCTGTTAAACTACCAACAACATTAACATCTCCATTAACAGCTAGATTCTTTCTAAGTTCAACATTATTATCTTTATCATATTGAACTGGGTCTCCTATAAAATCAACTACATCACCTGCTAGCTTGTCTTTAGTAATAGCTTTATCTATTACTGCTTCTGTACTAACAGAATCTTTACCTAATTTATCTTTAGTAACAGCTTGATTAACTAAATGAATTGTTTCAATTTCATTTGGAGCTATGTGATTACCCATAACTTGATTATCTGCAATTTTATCGCTATTAATAGCTCCATTTAATATGTTTTGAGAATTAACACAATTTATACTTAGATGTTTATTTTGAATAGCTGAATCCTTGATTTTAGAACCGTAAACACTTCCGTCCTTTAAGTGTTCATGTTTTATAGAATCTTCAGCTATATTCAATTCTTTAACAGAGTTAGGAGCTAATAAACTATTTATTATAGTTCCATCTGCTATCTTAAGATTAGTTATAGTTTTATTAACAAGTTTTACATTCTCTATAGTATTGTCTGCTATCTTTGAGTTGACGATGCTATTGTTTTGATAGTGTCTAGTAGCTACTGCTAAGTCTCCTATTTTAGATTCAGTAACTGCATTTAAAGCTATTTTATTTTCAGTTACATTTAAGTCCATTATAGTTCTTTCACTAACTGCATCATCTGCTAGTTTAGGTTCAGTTACAGATTTATCATCTAATTTTAAAGATGTAACACATTTGTCTTTTAATAATTCTGTAGTTATAGAACCTGGCATTATAAATTGAGAAGCATCAAATAATGAATATGTATTTTTAGCTGTTTTTATTTTCAATCCTCTAGTATTTGGATTAGATTGTAATGCTCCTATAGATATTGCATCATTATCTTTAACACTTGGGTCTGTTATTACTAAAGCTCTTCTATCTATTATGACATTTTCACTTACTTTTTTAATTCCGTCAGCCATATTGTTCCCCTTTCTTATTAACCGTATTGACCGCTCTTTTATGAACGGTCACGGTCAATGTTATATTATTTTATTTTGTTATAAGTATTATCCGTAGATACAGTTATATCTAATATCTTACCAGCTAATTCTGGAGAGTTATTTAAGTCTACTATAGTAGCTCCTTGATTCTCCCAGTAGATTTGAGTTTCTATTTCATTGAATTGTTCAAGAACATATCCTGTATCATTAGCTTTTATATCTGCTTCAAATATTAATCTGTCTGAAGATATTTCTTCTTTACCAGCTTCTTTACCTGGTATTATTGCAACTAAAGGTAATTCTACTAAAGTTACATTTTCTGTTTTTATAGGATTTTTAGCATTAGCAAAGTCTAAAGATTTAACACAAGCTTTTGCTTGTACTTTATATCCTATTCTATAAACAGGAGCTCCAGCAGGTGCATAAGCAGTTTCTGCTAAGTTAAAAGATGTATTATCTGTTCTAGAATTTCCTACTTCAGCTATTTGAGTTCCTATAGCTATTTTTTGACCTACATTAAATATAGAAGTACCATAAGCCTTATTATCTTCATTGTAAGTATTAAGAGCATTACCTACACCAGGGATTAATGTATTAGGATTATCTATTACTTTAAATCTACCTTCTCTATTTACTTTTAACTCTACTCTTATTCTAGTAGCTTTAGTTAAATCAGTTAATTGTACTTTATTAGAATATAAACCTTGTTTAGAATATTCTATTTGATTATGTACTATATCAGAAGTAACAACTACTATATATAAGTCACCGTCTTCAGTTTTTAAACCAGCACCTTCTGTAAAACTATATAATTTAGAGTTAGTTTGAAGGTCTATAGATTGCTCTCCTCTTAACCCTCTTAATTCCCAATAATTTTGAGTATCTGCATCAGTTTGTACAAATAAGAATATATAGTTTTGTTTTTCTAAATTAACTACCGAAGGGAATTCAAAATATAATTCATTGAAAGATTGAGTAGCTTGAGAAGCATAAATTAAATCAGACTCTGCTATTATCTTTCCTTGTTCTTTCATATCTTTTATAGTAGGCATTGTAAATACATCTTCTACGTTAGAAGTTTGGTCTATTACATAACATCTTAATCCACCTGGGAATCCTGTTACTTTAGCTTGAACTCCTATTCTTCTTATAGCACCTCTTGCTGTAGAAGGTATATTTATTTGTGCTGCATAACCAGAGTTTGGTGTATATTTTTTAGTTAATAGCATTGGTTGAGCATCATCATTTAATATTATGTATTTCTCTTGAGTTGCTACTGATACATCTTTTCTTTTACCGAATACATACATACCTTGATTATAAGTACCATATGATTTAGATATTTTAGTTCCAACTGGTATTGGTCCTTTTATATTATTAACTAAATCTATTCTGTCTGAACCAGATATATCTTGTATCTTAACTATTTGTGGTGTATCAGTTTCTACTACTATATATTCACCAACTGTAAATTCAGATGTATCTTCTACAGATATATATCCTACTTGTACTTGAGACATGTCTGTAGATGTTACAGTTATAGCTTCTTTAAGATAAGATTCTTGTCCTTCTTTAAAAGCATCTATGTAACCATTGTAACAAGAAGTATTTTTTATTAATCCTGCTTTAGCTAATTCTGCTTTTAATTGATATAATTCATCTCTTAAATTTTTAGTTTCATTTCCGCTATTAACAGAAACTTGATATGTATCAGATAATAAAGCATTAGCTCCTTCTGTAGTTACATAATCTTTAGCAGGTATTCCACCTAACTTTAAAGCGTTTTTAACTGTTTCTCTGTCTTCTATTAATTCACCATTTTCATCTGTTGCTGCTATAGCTATTAAATCAGATTTTATTCCATTAACTTGTTTTGTATCTTCAGCTGATTCTTTCTTCTTTGAGAAACCTTCAACTTTATCCATATACTCCGCTATACTACCTAATGGTAACATAGCAGGAGAGATATAATTTTGTGACATTTAATTACCTCCATTCAAATGTGATTTTATCAGTTTGTGGTTTAGCCACATATGGCTTACCGTATTCTTGTAAATACTCATCGTATTCTACAGGATGTGTTTCAAAATATCTTGCAATTGGGTCCACATTTAACATTGACTCTAATTCAGAATCTAATAATGTTATCGAACCATTGTCTCTATTTATAGTATATTCTCCGTCATAGATAACTCCGTTAATGAATATCTTTATTAAATCTTGAGATAACATTAAACTCTTAGGTAGACCATCATCCTCTAAATAGAATATTCTCTGTCCTGGATATCTTACTGGCACTGTTTGTGTTTTTAGATTAAAATCTTGTCTTACTTCTATTACTATAATATCATCCCTTAAAGATGTTATTTCATGTTCTCCTTGAGAATTAAAGTATAAATACTTATTCCAAGTTTCTTTATTATCAGGGTCATAATTTCTTTGACCTCCTACTGTATTAACATGAAGCATAATTGTATGGTCATCTATTACTGTAAAGTCTCTTCTCTCTAATCTAACACCATTTAAATAAATAGATACAATTCCTGGCATTAAAGATATAGTTGTCGTATATCCATTTTGATATTGTATATTTCTATTAGCTGCTGTTAGCACTTCTTTTATACAAGAAGATGATTCATTTTTCTCAGGTCTTTCTATATAGTATAATATTTCACCATTTTCATATGGAGAAAACATGTCTTTGTTACAGTTCTCCATTGTAGGTACTATAAATTTTCCTGTATTACTTGCTTCTTCACTAGCATCACTATTGTAAAGCTTATTAGTGAATACAGTTAATGCACCTTGCCCATTATTAAATTTATGTTGTACATTAACAGCATATTCTGTTTTATCAGCTATTAAAGCACGTTTACCTTTTAATAAAGGTTCTTCTACACTATTAGCATAAGTATAAGCATAATAAGTACCTGTTGTTGAACCTTCTGGGGCATCTACCATTATAGAACCAGATGAATAATCTGCTTTTATCAACTCTTCTATTTCTAATATTTCTTCAGAAGTTAATTGACTCCATGTAGCAGTAGAATCATCATATATATGATAACTATATATTTCACTACTCTCTGAGTCTTTTATTTTTACTATTTGACCATGAGCACCTTTAACTGGTAGTGCATCTTTCTCTACAGTATCTTTCATCATAAGAGCTTTACCGTCTACAAAGACACAAGCATTGTTACATTCATTATATAAAGAACCATCTTCATTCTTAATAGCTACTGTATAATTCATTGCTTTACTATCAAACAATACAGCTGTTTCTGATTGGTCATTTATTTTTAGTAATAAATACTCCACTCCTTCTATAGCATTGTTTACTCTAACAGTTCCTTCTCCTATTTCTAAATGTCTAGAAGATACAAGAATACCATCGGCCCATAACATATAATCTTCATGATTACCTGTAATATTTTCATTACTTATTGTTTTAGTATTGTCAAAATGACCATGACAGACATATGAATTCTCTGATTCCACTACCATAGCATAAGATATATCTTCAGGTTGATGTGGCCCCCAATTCTTTATAGTGATTGTTTTACCGACTCTATCATAAACTATTTGTTCAGGATTAAAGAATTCAGCTCCCATTATACCTGATACAAATACCATAGGTTGATTATAATCTTTAGTAAGAGTTCCAACTAAAGCATCATTTGAATCTCCTATAGTTTGATTTATTTCAAAATCTATAACTTCGTTATGTTTAAATACTAAAGACATTATATCCATAGGATTTATTATTTCATCATGAATAGTTATATTTCCTGTTTTGTTATCATAGTCATATTTATGTTGTTCTAAATATAAGCCATCTACAAACACCATAGGATGCTTAGTAGATAATCCTATATGAACTTCTGCATTTGCTCCCACTTCAAAATCTTTTCTTATAAGCTTACCTGGTCTAGCTGTATCATAGAAAGAATAAGCATACATCATTATGTATTTAGAAGCTCTTGCTCTATCACTAACTATTTCAATTCCTTTATCAAATGATTTAAAATCTGCATTTAAAGGATTTAATGCATCATAAGGCATCATATGTTTCCATCCATCTACATCTTGATAAAAGAATTCAGTATTATTATCGAATAAACCATATACTTTAAAAGTATCATCTAATTTAACTAATTTCTTTTCCATAGTAAATAACTTATGAGGATTAACATGAACCCAAGACATTTTGTCAGAAGCATTAGCTGCTTTAACAGATACATCAGAAGTAGCCTCATAATTAGAACTAGAAGGATGTATAAATAATCCGTCATCTGTTAATTTACCATATGGTTCATGAGGTATTAAAAATGTCTTACTATCTTCATCTAAATCCATATCTTTTAATGGATACATATGTAAAAAGTTATTATGCATATCCACTAGTATTTGATTAGAAGTTGTAGAAGCTGCTCTAACAGCTATCCAAGCTCCTGTATTTTCATCATAAAAATGTAATGTATTATCTTTACTTCCATCTATCCATAATTGACCGTGTACTGGATTAAGAGGTTTAGTAAATAAATCAACTGGATGATAATATCCTGTAAAAGCTGGCTCCCAACCTTTATTAGATGTATTTACTTTAATTATATTTTGTCCTCTATTCATATCGTTCCAAATAGAACCAACAGGGATAGGAGTTTGTAAATCTTGTTCTGGTTGGTTAACGCCGTTATTAATATATTTTAGAGACATAAATAAGTCATGCATATCTTTATTTAATGCTATTTCACTTTGACGTCCCATCATAAATTTTCTAGCCATTATATCACTCCTTTATAAATAGTAAAGGGAAGGCGACTTTCCCCTTATATCTTTTATATGTCGCCTTTACATATTGATTATATCTAAAACTAATTGTTCCCAAACTAAATCATCATTAACTTCACCTGGGATTACTTCTCTAGTAGTTAAATTATAATCAAATATATTGTTAGGAATTAGATTATTCATATAATCATTAACTTGTTTAACGCTATTAAAACAATCATTATATGTTTTAGCACTATAATAATTATTTTTATCAACATCTACTATTCCAGTTTCTATTTTAAAAGCTTTACATAAATTCTTTATAATAGATTGCACTTCTTTAACTGGTATAGCTTTTATTATTTCTCCTTCAACTATATTTTCACTTGCTGTTTTTTTAGTGAAATTATATATTTGAGTATGTTTACTTTCACCATAAGCATTTTTTAAATACGCCTTTATAGTTACTTTACCATCTTTTAAATTAAAATTTGGTTTAAACATAAATCTACTAGATGACCTTGTAAACATATTACTATTATTTATAGAATCATATGTTGTACCATTTAATTCAACTACACAAGTTGATTCACCATCATATCCTGAAAATGCAAATCTAGGTCTTATAGCATATATATCTGTATCTGCTAATACTGGAGAAACTAAAGCAATTGTAGAAGCAGGTTTAGCACCTTTTTGGAATGATACTTCTTTAGACCAATCACTTGTTATTCTTCCATCTGATGCTTTAACTTTAAATACAAAAGATGTTTTATCTGGGAAACTAGATATATCATAATTAAAAGATGTATCAACAACTTTATAACTAATGAAATCATTTTTTAATATTGAGCCATTTGCATCTCTTGCTGTTAAATACAATTGATAATATAGACTATCTCCATCTGGGTCAGTACTAGCTTGCCAAGAGAATGTTATTGTGTCGTATAACAAATCATTCTTACCATCTACAGCTGGGTATTGTGGAATAGAAGGTCTACCATTGTATCTATGTATACCTGTCCAAGCAGTCCATGCAGATTCATAACCATGTACGTTTTTAGCTTTAGCTCTGTAATAAACATCATTAGCTCTATAACTTTCTCCAAATATGCTATTAAAATCAGGAGATAAAGTTTTCTTCCATTGTTCTCCGAAATTTGGACTATTGTTATAATCCATAATAGTAACTATTTTATTATTACATTTAGCTTCAACTGTTATTTTACCATCTCCACTATTATTAGAGTTATAGAAAAACGCTACATTACCTGTATCTCCTTTAGCAGGGATAACATTAATAGTAGGAGGATTTGGATTAACAGCTATACCTGAAGTTGTTATAGAAGCAGTATAATCTTTTTCAAACCAGAATAAACTAGATTTTCTATATATTTGTTTATAACCACTATCAGATATCCATCCATTAGAATATGAAGCTGTAGTTGTTTTACCATTTCTTTGAGCATATCTACCATTATCTATTTGCCAATCAGAAGTAGTACCAGCATGTTTATATGCCCAATCTGACCATTCAGCTTTTATATAAGTCCAGTCTGCTGGAACACATGCATTTATACTATAGAAATTACTATCAGGTTTATTAGACATTGAATCTCTGAATGAACCTTTTTGGTATTTATGAGCTACTCCGCCTATATTACCAAACCAGAAGAAAGGCAATTTACCTGTAGTATCTTTAAAGTAATATCCCATAGTTTTCAATCTGTATTTTCCTTTAGCTTGAACAACTACATTATTACTTGAAACTGTTACTACTACTTTTTTATTAGCAGGTATAGTATAAGTTTTCCAAGCTTCGTTTCCTATTTTGATTTGAGCAGATACACATTCTATACCTTCCCATATTCCTTGTCTAGAAGTAGTACCGCCTCCTTTATGAGTTGCAGTGTAATTGCTTCTAGAATATTTAACATCTTGTGGAGTAAAATCAAAAGTTATTTCACATCTATTTGAAACTATTGCTTTACTTGATTTAATCATTAACGATTCACCACCTTATTTTTATTCATGTAATTATTACTCTACAGATAAAAAGAAGTCCATAAAAGACTTCTAATTATTTTTAATCTATTAAATTTTCATCTATTTCAACTAAATCATTTATTTGATTTTGATTATTCTCAAATTCATTGTTTCTTTTTAAATCTTCATTAAGAGCATCATTAACCATTCTTAAAACTTTTTCTAAAATTAATTTTATTGTAGCTATATGTAAACCACTTGAATTTATTTTAGATATTATATCTTTTTCTAATTCTATAGTTATTTTATTGTACATTGTTGCCTCCTAAGTTCTCTATTTTATTTAATAAGTAATTAACAGCTTTCCACAGAGCTTCAACTTTATTAGATTCAGAAACGTAAATATTTTCATCTATTGCGACAGTTAAATAGTCGATTACATTTGCTTCATCGTTTAGTGTTCTTATCTCTGAAGGAATTATTTTTGAATTATTCTTTATGAAATCTATAATTTCATTATCATTAGGTTCATTAAAACTTTCTTCTGATGAGGTTGTTTTATAAGCAGTTGTGTTATTTAATAATGAATAAGTCCCTCTATCAGTTATAACTTTTGGAGTTCTTACTTGTACAGATATATATGCACCATTTGATAAATTAACATTAAAAGCACCTTTTCCTCTAAAATAATGATGAAAATTACCATTTGAATCCTTATATCCTATATGTGTGTTACCATCGCCTTGTGCATTTCCATCTCCACTAGTTACTGCTCTAAATTGAGATACATTAGTTACAGGTGTAAAGTTAGCTTCTATAGTATTTTTACCTCTAATAACTTTACTCGCTTCTATTGCATCAGGTTTAATAATTAAATCTGTAGTACTTCCGTTTCTGCCTAAATGTAAATTATAATCTCCTATAGATTGAAATACTGTTCCTCCAGTACCTGACCATAAAGCACCTTGAACTCCAGCACTAGATGTTATTCTTATACCAGCATCAGCATTTACACTTCCCATATTTATCGTAAGAAGACCATTGGCATCATAAGTTATTTCTCTTTTAGTATCCATATTTTGGCAACCTGATACAAACTTTATAAATCCATCGGATGTGCAATACAAGTTTTCTGAACCAGGATTTGATATAGTAGCCATATAGCTTGTTGCACTTTCTCCTCCACCTATAATAGTAGTTCCTCCAGATTGTATAGCAATACCCATTCCGTATTGGTCGCCTTCATATCTTTTAATAAATTCACCAGTCCAAGCTCCATTAGGAGATTTCATTGTAATATCGCCATTTAAAACTGTAGCTTTTAAATTAGTAGTGCCATTAACAGTTAAGTTGCTTAATGTTAATCCATTAGTTGCTAAATTACCATTGATTTTTGTATTTCCTTCTACACTAAATTTATAACCATTAAGAGGTCTAGTATTTATACCAACACCTTCTTTAGTTAAAGACATAACTGGCATGTACCCCTTAACAGCAACTTCTGTATTACCCAATGACATAGTAACTATATTAGCTATTAAATCTCTAGCTGTATCAGAAGAGGCAACATGTATAGTACCTGTCAAATTCTGTGCAGCAGGTGCTGTTATTGTAAAGTTTTTAATAGTTGATGTTGATGAATTTGTTACTTTAAAATTAGTATTTGTACCGCCTAACCATTTCCAATATGTATTTGTTGTTGTAACATTAGGTATACTCGTATTAATAGTTATTGTACCTGTTAAAGTAACATTAGTGGACGTTCTATTAACGGTATTAACTCTAACTGTAGGCGGTGCATAATCCCATAGTGTTATAATTGCTCCCGAACAATCCGTTGTAGTTCCATATTTTGTTTTTACTCTAACTACAATCTTAAAGTTAGTAGTTTTATTATTTCCTATCTCAGTACCACCAAGATAAGCAGTATAAGAAGTTCCTGTTGTTGACCCTAAGTATTTCAAACTTCCTGAACCTACTTGATAATATACATCATAAGTACAAGCATTTCCTTCTACGGTATCATTAACAGCATTCCATGATACAACAAAAGGCAAATGAGCAGGAATATAATAATCTGTTCCATTATGAGTTATCTTATTATTAGCTGCATATTTTATAGTTGTACTAGGTGCAGCTTTTCTTAAATCAACTGATACGTTAAAGTCAACATAACCTTGAGAACCATATGAGTTCCAAGAAACAAGTCTTAATTTTAAAGTACCAGTATAATTACTATTTCTAAAAGCTGTTCTTAATTCATTAGCATCTAACCAATGAGGATTAGTTGGAGTTCCTCCATTATTTTTAACACCTAATGTAAAATCAACATTATTTTGATTATTTTGATATGTGGTATTTTCACCATATATATTTACTCCAGAGGTTAAAGATTCTATTCTATATCCGAAAGATGTATTAACGTATCCATTTCCTCCTCCAGAGTTTCTTATTCCTGTAGCAGTAAATGAAACACTAGTTGAGCCTACTCCTATTGAACCTATAGAAGTTACAGACGCTCTTGTAAATGTATTTTTTGTATAAACCCAAGACCATTTAGAAGATGATGCCCATAAAGAACCATCTGAAACTTTTGCTTCGTATTTAATCTGAGTACCTTGCCCCCAAGACGATATGTTATCTGTACCTGTTAAGCTAGTACCACCTGCTTTTATTTGTGCTGAATAACTACCATTTATATATCTATGTAAATAGTAATTTAATGCATTAGGAGTCTGTGCATCTGTCGCCTGTGCTGAAATAACTGAAACACTAGATGTATTCTCTGGAATAATAACATTAGCTTTTATTTCATTATCCCCTATTTTCATCCTTGTGTCATCTGTTGTCCAAGTAGGTGCAGTATTTAAATTTATTGTATTAAATGTACCATTACCTGAATGAGATACAGTACCGTAATATTTTCCTGATAATGTAAGCCCTAATACTCCAGAACAAGCAAATGCACAAGTCTTAGTACCATCACTATTATGTTTAACATCTACTGTTTTTGTTAATAGCGTCTTTTTAGTATTAGTACCTATACCAACTGTAGCTGTTCCAGAATATGAAGTACCATTTATAGTAAGTGTTATATTCTTTGTTGCAGATGAGCTTATTGTATATCCATTACCTGTAGTTCTAATAAAAACAGAGGCTGTAACATTTGAGGTATTATTTGCTGTAGATTGACTATTAACTTTCCAATCTATACCGAAGTAATAACCACCAGATGAACCACCATGAAATTTTTTCTCTATAGTACCTGATGTAGCCATAAATAATATCTTTCCTTTCCTAAATATTTGTTTATTTATATTAAATAATATATGAAAAAGTAGTGATGTATTTTACACCACTACTTATATAATAATTACTCTATAAAGAAGTCTACTCCATTTCCGTCTGGATTTCCATATATTTTAAGTTGACTTATCTTCATACTTTTAACTTCAGCACTACCATCTATAGTTAAACTTGCATCATCATGAGATGAATTATCTGCAAAGTTACCTATACTAATAGCAATCTTTCCTCCAGCTTCTGATAATAGATTTAATCTGTTTTCTTGTCCTTCCATTCTTATATCAGTACCGAATTTTATCCAACCGCTATTATTAGTATTCATTAATGATAACTTAGTACTGTTCTTATCTCCTACTACAATAGAACTTCCTGAATACATTTCTATTTTCTTATCTATTGGAGATATTTTAAAAGAGTTAGCATATTGACCAGTAGTGTTGTTTGGAGTACCTATATATACTGGGCTGTTAAAATAAGATTGTTCTTCCCCTATTTTAACAATAGTAGCTACGTCATTTTTATTCTTAATTTCTATAACACCTGCAGAATCATTTGTATCATAGATTTTAATATTTCCTATTTCTATTCTACCAGTGAACGTTCCTCCAAATTCACCTCTAGTTGCTTTTACCGTACCGTCTTGTAAAACTTGGAATGGCGCATCTAATCTATTTTCATAAGAAGCTCCTGACCAGAATCTTAATGATTTAGATTTTTCATCTGAGTGGCAAGTCCATTCTGTAGCTTCAGCACCTTCCTCTAACTTAAGTTTAGAGAACCATACTGTACCATTTTTTTGTACCCATGGGAATATATATGCTCTTGAGAATTCCACCGTTGTTTTAACCGTGTATTTGAAATATGTCCATTGCCCTTGTACAGCTGTTGACTTGTTCCAAGAAGGATATGCACCTAATGAAACGTCCCCACTTCCATCTGCCTTTGTTCCTTTTAATTCACATGCGAATCCACCATCTAACAATGAAACATTTTCTACAAAATAGTATCCACTAACTGTGTATGTTGACCCTGTTGATATTGTTTCATTTATTACTGTTTGTCGTGTACCTGTCCATTTATTCTCAGTTAATCCACTAGTAGATATTTTAAATGAATATGCTTCGTCACATTTTTTATTTTTATCGTAAGTTGCTAATGAACTTGTTGTCCAGTTTGTATTTCCATTTCTAAAATTACTATTTTTAATTAAGTTATCATTTCCAGTAGAACCATAATCAGTCATACCTGCTTGAGGTAATTCAACCGTACCTCTAACTAAAGTATTATTAAATACTGAATCTCCATTTTCATTTATTTGCCAACCTTTATCTTTAGTCAATTCATTAAAGTTAAATGAACTAAATGTACCAGAAGCTTTTATATGTCCTTCATCAGATATGTTAAATGACGTATCAACATCTTGCCATACTCCATTTACTTTCTTTCTTCTGATTACAGATAAGTTATACATTGTCATCTTATCAGCTGCTACTGAACCTGTTTCTATAGTACCTCCATTAATAAGAGTTTCTATAACATTTCCTTGAGCATCTTTTTTAACAGAATAATGTTTTGCTAAATCAGCGTCAAAGTCTGTAAAACGTATCATCCCTGATATGTTTAATTTAGGATACTGTATTTGACCGTTTGAGTTATTAACGTCATCTATTGCTCCACCTATATCTATCTTACTATCATCTATATCTTCTGGAGCTGCTGACCATACTGTAGCTTTTGTACCTTCTTCTATCTTAAATTCTGTCACAATAAATGTAGCAGTTCCTACTGCTAATTCTACTCTTGGAGTTGATGCCATTTTAACAGCTGTACTTGGTGCTGTAAATGATTGAGTAATATAAGTCCATGTATTTGCAGATACATTTTTTGTTATCATATTTATAGGATTAGATTCATTATTTGAACTATCTTTAAATTTTAATAATTGACCAACTTTACAAGCTACACTTACTTTGACCCAGAATGAAGCTACATATTTAACTCCTGGAACACAAGCACATTCTGGCGTTTTTACTCCTGAACCATCTTGATTTGCAAGAGTTACTTGTACTGCTCTAGATGATTCTGAAATACGCCCATCTGTTAAAGTTAAGTCAGTTGAGTTATTCATAACACTCCAACCAGTCGTTCCTTTATAGAAACCAGTATTTGGCGTTAAGTTACGTCCACCTATTTGCATATTGTTAATAGAGTTATTTACATCTTCTTGAGATGCTACTGGTTTAGTACCTATATTTAAATTAGTAGCTCTTATAGTTACATTACCATCTTCGTCTACACCTAAAGTTAAGTTATTATTTTTATCAACTACTCTTAGATTCTTAGCATTTATATATTGTCCATTAACATATAATTGACCATTTTCCATATAAATACCTTGTATTTTACCATTATCTGTTAAGGCGTCAAATACTTGTTGAGAATTATTATTTAATTTATCTTTTGCTATATTTAAAGCATTCCATTCTTGAGTATAATCTTCAACTGTTAAAGCATCAACTTGTGCTATACCATTTCCACTAGAATAGTTTACTATAAACATTGGTTTAATAGCTACTGTACCTGTATCAAAAGCTTTAACCGCTGGACATAATGTCTTACCATCTGTTCCTACTAAAGCACTTTTAGCACTTGTAGACATATAAGCAGTATACTCTTTCCATCCATTAGCTACAGTTATTCCTTGAGAACTTGCTATAAAATATGTACCATTATTAGGAGATAATCTATTACCATTTGCACCAAAAGTAGTTGCACCTGCATAAATCTTATTCTTATCTGAACCATTTAACGGGTCTTGTATTTGTCTAACTCTAAAAGTAAATTTATATATTTTATTTTGTTCTATAGCTATTTTGTTTTTAGAGTACAACCATGTGTCATTTTGAATTTGTAGAACATTACCGCCTATCTTTGATGTTGGTTCTTTAGTTACTACTACATTAGAGCCTGGTTCTATATATGAATCATATTTTGTACTCCAATATTTCTTACCATCCATAAAGGAAGCATCATAATAATCTTTCGCTTCTCCTTGCGGACCTTGTGGACCCTGTGGTCCTTGTGCACCATCACTAATTACTTTTAAGGTGTAAGTAGCTGTTGCCAATAAATTTCTTGTCCTTGTACTCATTAGAGGACCTCCTTTTAGTTTATATTATTACTATAAAAAAATGGACATAGGAAATACTCCCATGTCCTATTTTAAATTCTAATCTTCAACTTCAACAACAAAACTTGCTTTTTGTGTTACTTCTGAACTCTGTACTCTAATTACCTTACCATTTCTACTCCATCCTGATACTTGTACTCCTAATTCATTGTATTTATACCAAGTATATTTAAATTTAGAATGAGCATTAGCTCCTGCTTCTGGAGTATCTATTACAGTCCATACAGTATCAGACCATTTATAATATTTATTATCTGTTGTAAGATATATTATTTCGCCTGTGCCTCCAGAACTAGGTTTAGATTGTACTACAGATATAGAATCTATTTCTTCACCATTTCTTATAATTCTTGCTATTAAATGAGTCTCTCCTGTACCATTCTTAAATGTATCTCCTGCTGTAGAGAATACTGTAGCTTGTATTGGGTCCATTCTATCTTCAAGTACTATTGTATCTTGTATAGTAATACCTGAATAAGTCATGTAACATTTAACTACTAATAAGTTAGGTATATCAGAAGCATTAATTGTTATTGTAGATTTTGTGTTATTTGGTAAGTCAACTTCTCCTTCTGAAGATGATACTTTAACCCATCTAAATGTAGCAGATGAAGTAATATTAGCTGAACCATTAAATACTACTGCCTCTAAAGGTAAAGTAGACATTTCTCCGTTCTTTATTATATTACCTTGTGGTCCCCATACATATCCAGATACTGTACTCTTACCATCAAATACTTTTATTATTGTATGTGTATCAAATACTTTAGTATCTTTTGAATAATGTGCTTTTACTTCTAAGATATTATTAACAAATCCAGTATTAGTATGAACCACATTTAAAGTTGGTCCTTTACCTAACTCTGCACCTGTTTTAGTATTAGTCCAAATTATTTCAGTATCTAATGGTTTGAAATTAGTAGGTGTAGCTGTTAAAGTTATTTGAGAAACAGATGGTGTAGTAGAACCACTTTTATAAGCAAATGCCATTGGGCCAGATATAGTTAATACCTTAGCTGATTCCCCATTAATAGCTTTTTTAGATTTAGTTATAGTAAATACTTTCTTAAATGTCTTACCATCTACTGTTATCACTAAAGTAGCTTTAGCTGAATCTGCTGTTAAACCAGTCACATTTACTCTCTTAGCTGTGTTGTCTATACTTATTGTACAACCAGAAGGTGCATCCGCTCCATCTCCTTTTGCTATTGTAAAGTTAGTAACTGTATTAGTTCCCTTATAAACAACTACATCAGTAAATGCTTTATCTAACTCTCCAGTAGAAGGAGTACCATTATTCTCGCATACAACTGTATGAGATTCATTTGTTAATGTAACAGTGTAAGCATCTGCTCCGTTAGAACCATTAGCCCCGTCTGCTAACTTAACTAATGTCATTTCATCGAATATTTTATCATTTACATAATATCTTACTCTCATTTGCTTATTAGATATATCAGCAAATAAAGTGTTAGCCATGTTATGAGCTATTGTTATTGTTGCTCCTGTTTGTGCTGGAATAAAATCTGTCCATGCAGTTCCATTATGATGTTGCCATTTACCACCTGACACATTGAATAATTGTCTAGTAAGTGTTATAGAACTTGGAGTTGGTGTTCCACTATAGTTAGGTCCATATTTAAAAGCTGATTCTCCATTTATAATTACATATTGAGCACTTGCTCCGTCTGTACCGTCAGCTCCGTGGAATACTTTAGTTATAGTCATCTCTTGTCTTAAAGTTTGTACACCTTCACAATTAATTTCTATTGTAACACTTGCACCATTATTACCTGCACTTCTTTTTTTAGTTGTTAAATTAGATATATAGAAAGTATCATTATCTTTTCTTGCTGCTGAACATCCAACTGGATTTACTATTTTATAATGGAATTGTCCAACTTTAGGTGTAACTGTGTCTGCTACAGCTGTTAATAATTTAGAACCTTTATAAACTAATACATCTGATTGAGCTCTACCGTCTTCTCCTAACTCTCCTGTTTCTGGTGCTCCTTCTGATGAACAGATTATAGTATGATTGGCATTAGTTAATAATGCAGTATAAGCATCTGTACCGTCATCCCCTTGCACAGTTAAAGAGAAATCCATTTCTGATTTTTGTATATGTACTTCTGGCATCCAGTCTTCTTTATAAGTCATTTCACATTTAATAGCCATACCAGGATTTTCTGAAGTCATTAAGTTTTGATTTATAGATACTGAATGGAATTTAGGACTTGTTCCTCCTAAAGTAAATCTAGCATCATTTGTTTCTATCTTAGTCCATTCTACTGCTGGTGATATTTTATAGAACCATTCTATTTTAGTAACGTATCTTGAATTGTTAGTTATTAAATTGTCTGATGAACCTAATCTATATAATTCCGCTGTAATTGTAGCTGGTGAATTAGTATAGTCAGGTGTGTACATTCCATTGTTTGTTACAAATTGTACTTTAGGTACATTCCCCGTTAAATATGATTGTAATGAGACTGCGTCATTTAAGTCTACGATTGTAATCTGTGATGTTGCTAATAAAGCCATTTATTATTTTCCTCCTAAAATTTAATTATCTACTTCACAAGTAAAAGTAGCTCTTTGATTTACATCTTCCCTAGTAATTGTAATACTTTTGACACCTATTCCGTCTGCATCATTCCATTTAGCATCTCTAGTTGAATTAGTGCTTGTTCTTTTCCATCTAAAACTAGATGCAGGTAGTTCATCTGTTACGTCTTTTTTCCCCTTATAAACTCTAGCAGATAAAACTGTGTCTATAATATTATTTTTAAATATGTTTCCATTGCTTGATATTATTTCTAATTTCCAAGCTATATCATTTTCTGTAGCTGCGTCTTCAAATTGACCTGTATCACCTACTATTTGTAGAGTATTAACTCTAAGTAAGACATTCCCCTCTTCGTCTATTTTTAAAGTTTCTACATTATCTTTTTTTCTTCTTACTACTAAATTATAAGCATCTATATACCTACCAGAAACATAATAGTTCTTTTGACCATGTTCATCTATATCTATATAAATACCTTGCATTTTTCCACCATCAGTAAGAGAATCAAATACCTCTTCTGGCGTATTTCCTACTTTTTGGTCTAAAGCGTCTTGCATATCTTCTATAGCTAACTCCCATTCAGTAGGTATAGGATGATTTTCTAATTTTATATTTGTAACTACAAAATCAAAAGTAGTATCTTCTTGTCCACTGATTATAACTTCTATCTTTGAAGTATCTGCTAAAGAATTAAATGTAGAAGTAAATACTTTTGCTTCTGTCTTTATATCAAATGTTTCTTCTTTAATTAATGTTTTTATATTAGAACTATTGATAGAATAAAAAGCAATTAATAAATCCCCATTTGGATATTCTGATTGTATGTATATTTCAGATAATATTTGAAATGAATATTGACCTTTTGCATTAGCATTAACTATTTGTGATATTCCACAATAATCATTTTTAATAGCATTAGATTTTATACGAGCCCATTTCTTACCTGACATTGATTCTATTTCTAAAGTAGCATTATTAACATTAGTCCAATAATCAAAATTCTTTTTATAAAAATTAGAATGTCTAATTAAATTTCTTCTGTCTTTTCCTGCTATAGCAACTTCTATCCACATTCCTAAATCGGAATCCCACATCATAAGTCTTGGCGGTGTTACAGAAGTATCTAACCACAAGTCTCCATGTTTAGGATTATTAGGAGGAGTATCACTACCTTGCATATCATTAATATCTATAAAAGATATAAAATCTGCTGCAACTAAAGTTCTCTCTCCATTTATCAATGAATATATTTCAACTTGGATATTTGCTTTTTCTTTTATATCATCCTTAGTTATTATTATATCAGACTTACCAGCATGTTGTTCTCCCCATGCTAAATCTTCTTCTATATTTTCTGAATTAGCCGTGAATCTTTTCCAAACTATATCTGAAAATTTAACAGTTACATCATCTAATCCTTTATACACTCTAACATATAATTCTGAAGATTTATCAGTAGAACTAAATATGTTTCCATTAGAACTGAATAATTGAGCTTTGTATAAAGCTACATCTTCTATTATTTGAATAGTCATAGACGCCCTAGTTAGGACGTCTTTATGATTATAACTTCTGTTGAATACCAAAGTTATTCACCTCTTCTTTGTTTATAAGCAGCTAATATGTTTTCTTCTTGAGCTATTTTAAATGCTCTCATTTCTATAGCGGTATCCAATATATTAGCAAAAGCATATGGACTTAAACCAGAATTAACAGCTATTATTTTAGCGTCTTTTAATTCTTCTTCTGTTGGCATACTTCTTAATAAGTTAGCTCTATATTGCTTAACCAACGCTTCTTTTTTATTTAATAAGTCTACTGTAAATGTAGCTTTATTATCTATATGATTAGGATGTATATCTATACTTCTATTTAACTTTTTAGGGAATCCATTATCACTTGTATAGTTAGGGTCTTTAGTATCTATAAATTTTAAAACACCTTGGTCTTCATATATATTTTCTACAACAGTTCCCGAACCATCTATTCTATACCAATAATAATCAAAAGCAGTATCATACATAGAATCTCCATCTTCTAATAAAGTTCCTCTATATGTAACTACAGCTTTTAAATTAGTACCTGGTGCTTCCATACCTTTATATAGTTTATCTCCATTAGATGACCATATATAACATTGTGTTGGGTCAGAATAATCATGTACATTCTCTAAAGCATTAGATTGCATATCTGATTGTTGGTCGTCTGTTACTGTAAATCTTATAATATCAGAACCAGCTATTAAACCAGGAGTTATTATTAACACTGTTCCTCCTTTAGGATTCTTAGTTTTTTCTGTTCTAATTATATTCCCTTCATGGTCTTTTTCAACTACTCTATGTATTTCATATAACATTTTACCTGGTTGATTCCATTGATTATCATCTTGTGTAGCTGCATCTAATATAGTCCAACCATTTTGTGTTCTTATAAACCATTCTACTCTAGTATTAGAAGTTGGGTCTTGTAATCTTTGGTCTAAATCTACATATACACCTTCAGAATAATAGTCTCCTTTGAATCTTAATTGTTGGTCTTCATCAGCATTGTAGAATGAGTTACCATCCATTGAATTAATAGCTGCTTTTGAAGTACCTACACCAGTAGATAAGTTATTTATTTGTACCTCATAAGTTACTGGTATTCTTACATCAGCAAATGGGTCATTGAAACTAAACTTAACCATTATACTTGCAACTTGGTCTTTTTCTAATATATTATCTTTTATAACAAGAGTTCTCTTATCAGATAATACTGTTTCTTCTCCTTCTGCATCTCTATAAGTCCAAGTATGAGAGAATCTTGTATCTTCTTCAATGTTTATAAGTTTTTGATTATTAGCTGAATCTACTATATACCATTCTATATCGTGTATATATTTAACACTTACATTAACATCTCCTGGTTTTTCTAAATTAGGATATTCTTTTGGGTCAAATAAGTCTGGATTATATCTATCATCTTGAGAACCTCTATATACATTTGTAGCTATCATGTATGGTCTTAAAACTAAATTACTAACTTTGTAATCTGGATTATAAGGTTGACTAGAACCTGTTAAAAACATTTGAGATTTTGAACCAGATACTACTGTCATATTTCCTGCTAAATTAGAAGCATCTGTTTGGTCTGTTACTGTCAATTGAGCTGTAGCTAATACTTTATAATTAGGGTCAACTGACGCTTTATTTAATGGGTTAAAAAACATTTAACTTCCTCCTTTATTTTTTTATTTTATTCATATAGGCTTTATAAGCTTCTTGCATCCAAAGATTAGCTTGTTTATCTGTTACAAATTGAACTTGAAACATTGCATTTCTATTAACATCATCTGCTGTTATTGGAATTTCTTTAGCACCTGCTGCCCATTTTAAATTCCATTGTGCATCTGCTATTTGGTCTGCTTCTGTAGCTCCACTAAATCTAGCCCACTTAAAATATTTTTTATCTTTTTTATCTGTTACGTCTTCATTATTTTCATAAACAATCGCTTTAAGTGTTGTAGTAAAGTTCTTATCTTTTATTATATTACCTTGAGTAGATATCATCTCTACTCTATAATGCTTTGTTTCTTGAGCACCTCCACTACCATTTCCTCCGCCTGAACCATTTCCATTACCTATCCATTCAGGTAAAGGTATTAGATTACCGTCTTCATCTGGTAACCATACATTCTCTCCACTAACAGGATATTTAGAAGTATTTATTCCTTCTATAACATCTTTTAAAGATAAATAGTATTCATGATTACCATCATTATATACAGGATTAACTTTTTCTTTTACAGTATCTATCTCCCAATCTTTCACTTCTTTATATGTGTAAGATGACCTAGGAGAAAAATCTTTATAAGACATATAATCACCTCTTTCATATTTATAATACTATTACGTAAAAAAGCCAAGCATAAAGCCTGGCTTATTTTTAATTATCATATTCTACATCTAATATTAAGCCTTTTAATTCTGACTTAACATTCATAGGTATTGCTCCTATTTGTAATTCAAATTCAACATAATTATCTGTATTTAAATCTGAACCATTATTAGCTCCGCCAGATATAGTTCCTAAATTGAATATACCTCTATCCATATCTATTGTAACTGGTTTGGCTTCTTCATTGTTAAGTTTCACTTTACAAAGCTTTAATAAATAATTATCTTCATAATTCTTAAAGAATATTACTAATTTTGCATTTGTTGCATCTTGCACATCTTCCATACCTAATCTATTATTCCATAATTGTATTTTTACTGATAAAGTATCTCCTGGTGCATAAGAACCTTCCATATCATGAGTTCTTTTTGGTGAGTATTCAAATAAACCATCTATATCTTCTAATACATACCAAGTAGTCTTTGGTGCCATCATTACTCTCTACCTGCCTTTCCAAATTTAATTCCTGTTAATATTATTATATCTCCAGTATTCATTAAAGCAGCAGCTGAACTTGATATAGATAAAATTGTATCTTCATAAGCACCTTCTTGATTAACAGTATTATATATAGAATAATCTACTCCTCTTATAAAGAACTTATCTAATTGATTTGTTACATCTCTTTTAATAGCCATAACAAAGTCTTCTTCTCTTACATCTGTTTTTATACTATATTCTGTTTTACCAGCATTAAATGTTATTGATGAAGATATATGATTTAAAGATTGAACCATATTAGAAACCATTATCGGCGGCATTTGTGATATTGATATAACTGTATCTTTAGTTAAATACTTTCCATCTAAATTATTAGCTATATCTTTTATTTCTTCTAATTCCTCAGATAAATCTTCTATCGTAGCTTGAACTCTATTTTGTATATCAACTGTCTTATCATAAAGCTCATCTACTTTTTTAACAGCTGTTAAAGCATTATAATCTAATTCGTCTATTAATTGATTAACATGGTCATATGAATATATAGAAGTTGTTATCTTATAAGTTATAGTTATCGGATTAGGATTAGTTATTGTAAATTGTTTTGTTTTAGCACCTTTTCTTCTTGGGGCTAAAGCAGTTATATTACCTTCTTCATCTATATCATCTTGGTCAGATAAATCTGTACCTTCTATAAAATGAATATCTCTATCTAATCTTTTACCATTTGAAAATATTTCTAATTGGTTTTCACCATATAAGTAATAAGCATCTTCTATATCAACTACTCCATTTCCTTCTACATCTACTGTTTTCTCATAAACAAATGTAGCAGTTCTTTGTAATTTTCTTTTTAATGGTCCATCATTAACTCTTCTTTGTACAGAAGCTTCTACATATAAATCCATTGCACCATTTTCTTCTTCAGCCAAATCTGCATCTAATGGCTGTACTAATTTAAACCCTATACCTGTATTCTCATATTCTCCTGAATACTTTTCTAATTCAGCATAAGTCCAACCAAAATGTATACCAGCTGCATCTATAACTGATTGTGGTAAGTCTTGTCCATATAAATCATATATAGTTATTTCTTCGAATTGGTCTGAATGTAAAGGAGTTTGATTAACCATTACATCTAGTTCATGCTTACCTGGAGTAAATAACATATTTAAATCTTTATGTCTATCAAATAAGAAATATTGATATCTATATGGATATAAATTTTCATCTTTACCTAAAGCTATTGCTTTTTCAGATGCAAAGTAATTTGCTCCGCCTTCTTCTGAATCAGGTGAAAAATGTTTTATATCTTTTACATTTACATAAGAGCTATGATTAACTGGAACCCACATTTTATGTTCATCAAAGTTAGTTATTTTATATACTATCTTATCTCCAATTCTTAAGTCAGTATATATTCTAAATGTATTAGACATAATTTTCTTATCTACGTCTTTTATGTCAGCAGGTACTCCATTTATAAGTTCATCAAATTGGTCTTCATTTAATTGTACATCATTTACATATACAGATAATTGATTCTTACCAGTATAATAATACATATCTGTTGGATAATCTTTTGCCACATCTGGATTATTTATATAATCAGTTGTAACTGTGTACTCATTCATATAAATTAATTCATCTGTACTTCTCCAAGTCTTTAATTGATTAGTGTAAGTATCATACCACATAGTATATTCTTTAGGGTCTAAAGGTTCAGTCATATGGATTATTTGTAAATCTTTAAATGGTATACCACATAACCATAAGTCCCCATTTAAATCTGTATATATATTTCTTACATCTCTTAAATCTTTTCTCATAACTATATTAGCATAAGTTCTACCTTCTTCATCTGTATATGCTCCATCTATTTCTATAAAAGCTATTAAATACTTATAATCATTAGGCATCATTACAGAAGGTGTTGGCGATGTTGTTGAAGATATAACTTTAAGCTTATCATTTTTATCTATATATATTGTATCTATTCTTTTTCCTGTATAATGATAAGTTACTACTAAATCTCTTCTAGTTAATCCTGTAAGAGATACAGTATTTCCATTAATAGCTCTAACTCTTATATAATCATCTTGAGCTATTGAATCTCTATATTTTATATCTATACCAGAATATTGTGGAGTAAACATACCATGCATTTCTACAGTCATTCTTCTATTTAAAGAATAAGGTGTATGTCTTAATTTAATTTGATTACTAGCATTAGAAGTCAAATATTCTACTTCTTTAGCTAGCTTAGGAAGTTCTATATTTATTTTTTGTTTATCTATATGTATTTCTTGTCCATCTTTACCTATTATAGAAGCTTCAGAAACTTCTATGGCAAATTCATTTTGAGTAACTATTGGAGTTATTTCTAAACCAGAAGCTATACCAGCTCCTCCTACACTTTTACGTTCTCTATCTATTTGAGCTTGTAAATCTTCAAAGTTATTTTGAATTTCTTCAGCTCTAATTCCATCAGAGAAATCTATTTTCTTTAAACTCAAATTATTTCACCTCTTTTATTTTATTTGTCTTCAAAAAATATTACTGGTACATCGGACGCACCTATATATTTCTTAATAGCTTTTTCTATTAATTCTTCATGTTCTTTATATTTAGTAGGCAGTGTAAATACTACTGTCCCTGCTGGTCTATAAGGTCTACCACTTATATGACCTATATCCATTAAATTATAATTATCAGCAGCGTCTTCTTTTAAACCTCCACCTAACTGTCTCATATCTGTTATCTGTATTGAATCAGGTGTTTGATATACTCTTATAACAAATAACTTCTCGCCTTTATCTTCAGTATAATCTTCTAAAAAATCAAATCCTATTTCTTGATTATCTACATTTATATAAAAAGCATATTCTGCTTCTCTTATTCTTTCTATTCCATTTACATCTGTTTTGATAAAAGGAATAGTTTTTTCAAAAGGCATTTGTGTATCTACACCTAAACTTGTAGATTTAAAAGCTAATATCTTTACTTTAAGGTCATCTTCATTTGTTACAGTGAATACTTTATTTGATAAATCTGTTTCAACTATATAATGAAGTTCTCTTAAATATATTATATTGGTTCCATCATATAATGAAATCCAATTAGTAGGTTTTTTAGGTTCTGTAGAATAAGAACTATTATTAGAAGTTACTTTATCAAACATTAATCTACCGCCATTCATACCTATAAACTGTATAGCTGTTACATAATCATATAAGTCTTGAGTATTATCATCTGGAGTAGCATTTGTATGTTCATCTATTATGTCTACATTATATAAAACTAATTCACTAGCTTTTAAATTAAAATGTTTATATAAATCTATATCTGACATAAAGTATTTCTTTTTAACTAACTTTCCTGATTCTATTTGATAATCAGGTATTTCTGATGTTATCCATTGAGTTAAATTAGTTGTTGTTTTATATCTATTTAAATAACAGTACATTATAACTTCGTACATTACTTTTATATTATCTTCTATGTTATTTAAAATGCTAGAATGTGATATTATTTCGTATCCTTTACCTATATGTTCTACAATTAATATCGGTGCTTTATCTCCATTAAATATATTATGATAAATAACATTAGGGTTATAAGGCATTGCATTTATATTAAAATAAACATCTGATAACATAGTTGTCTTTGAATTTAATAATGGAGTTTTTACTGAATACTCATTAAATGATGATGTATTTTCATAAGGATAATTTCTATCATAATCTGAAGCTATCCATATAGCTGTATTATTGTTTAAAAATAGTATTTTATCTATTTCAGTAGGTTTTTGACTATCATCATAATGTATACCATCTGGAGATTCTATAAATAAAACATCACAATCGGTTATACTCATATCTGTAAAAGTATAAGCATCTAATCTATTGTTATTTATAGAAATATTAGGAGGCACTATTTCTCTTGATGAAGGATTTGAGAACCCTGCTGCTATTCTTTTAGATAAATCTAAACTATCTACATCATCTACACAAGCTATATTAATATTATATCTATTAGCTATTTTATAAGCTATATTAGTTTTAATAGTAGCTGTATAATTAATTTTTTGTGGTTCAAAAGAAATCATATCTTTTGGTCTATAATAATATTTATCTCCAACTCTAGTTAATAGATTATCCATATTAACAGCTTCATTGAATTTATTAAATAACTTAACAGATGGAGAAGAGAATTCTTGATTTACAAGAACCTCTGTTTTAACATCTGTGTTTGCTATATCTTCCATAACTTTATCTATTTTATACTTACTATAATCAAGCTCTATATAAGCTAAAGGTACATTTAAATCTAAATCAACATGTGATTCAGTTATTGACTTTATTTTATGTGTTGATGGGAATATCTTCACTATATCTACCTCCCTATTACAATATAACAATCTTCTGAAGGTACAGTATTTGTATTAACATACCTGTATTCATTTATGAATGTTATACCATTTTTATTTTCAGCAGCGTTATTATAAACTACACTTGTTTCTTTATCATCTGCAATAGATATATCTATTTCATAGCTATTAAATTCATGACGATAATTTATTGCATATGAATCTTCTTTTAAATAATCTACAACTATCAACTTATAATCAGATATATCTGTTAATCGTATTTCTCTATACTCTTTGTTTATATATCTTAAATCTTTTTCAAATAAGATATCATAGTAATTAGCAAAGACATCTATTGTATCTAGACCTTCTTTAGGTATACGAAGAATATTATCCATATCCATTGTAGATTCCTTTTTAATACCATAGACAATTATTGTTCCTGTTTTATGACTAGGCTGTTTAGTTAATCTAATCATATGAGCTGGTTCAAAATATTCTCTTTCTGTATTAGTAAACCAATAATAATCTTTTCCATTTTTATTATAAACTCTATATGAACTAGATAAATCTAATGGTTGTTCATTTTCATTTAAGACTATTATTGGAGAATATATAGTGCCAGGAGCAAATTTCTTAATAGTATTTTCTACTACTATATTTGTATCGTTTCCATATATGTCTTTTACTACAAAATCTTTTATAACTGCATTCACGTTTCTAAATATAGTTAATGTATTATTAGTTATATTTATTTCTTTTATAACTTTGCCATATATATTTTCTATAGTAAGTTTTTTATTTGCATATTTATAACGATATTCTACTGATTGAGCAATATCTAAATCAAATAATCCATAAGAATTTACACCGAACTCTATTAACGAATAATCTATTGGATTATTATGTGTACTTCCTGGAGCATTTTTAATTATACCTGTCCATTCAGCTGTTTCTATTAAATCTAATAATAATTTAATCTTACTACCACCTATTTCAACTTTTTCTCCTTTATCTGGAGAAGTTCTTATGTATTCATTATCTTTTTGTGTAGTAATTCTTATTTTTTTAATCTTACCTGAAGTTCCTTCAAATTTTAAACTTATTTTTTGAGGTTTATCTATTCTGAAACTATTATCCATTGGATTTAAGATATTCTTTCTTTCATCTAATAATCTTTCATCTTCAGATAAAAAGATATAAGGAATTATATCGCAATCTCCTTCTGTTTCATATTTAAGATAATATTTACCGTAATTAAGATAAATATCTGGCTGTTCTATCTCTGCTTCACCATTACAATATTTAAATTCAAAAGCATCTCTATAGAACCATATGTAGCCTCCATTAGTATTTTGCATGTTAGTAACCCAACCATAAGGTATAGATGAAGCTATATTAATATTTTTTATTTCATTGTCTTTATTGGAATAATAAATTAAGTTATATGTATTAAAATCATTAGGAGCTTTAAATACGCATATTTTTTGTTCTCCTATATATAGAGTAAATTCAGCTCCTCTTTTTTGTAGTGTATATTGTAAATCTTGTGTATAAGTTTTAGCATAGGCACTGTTAAAAGTAGCTAAAGTTTTCTGAGCATCTTTATTCATATGAATTACATCTACACTTTTTTGTCCCATTTTAAATAATAATACTTCTTCTTTATCTGTAAGAGATTGTCCTTCACTATTAGTTAATCCTAATCCAAATCCAGGAGAAGCATAATCTAAAGTAAGGGCGATATCAAAATCGCCCGTATAAATGTAATTATCAAATAAGATGTCTTGTTCATAAAACTTAATACCCTTGTCTAAATTGATTCGGCTATTAGGTTGTAACATTACATCACCTCGATATCTATATTATTTATCTTAATGAAAGCATTACTTGTTTTTAATAAAACTTTTATTTGGAAGAATCTTGTACCATAGAATTTTAATTCATTCTTAAGAGTTAGATTATGTTTTAACTCTAATGTTTCCCATGGGTGCCAAACATCTGCACTATAATCTTCTTTTGATGCTCTCACTTGTATTTCTACATCATTTATATTACTTATATCAGCTATACTAATTTCTCTTATTCTATAATCAGCTGAATATTGTGCATCATATATTTTAGTTATTAATTCTCCTGAACTAGGCATTAATACTTTTGGTGCATTAGATTCAGTAGATTTATATTCTGCATATATATTTAAATTATTTAAGAATTTATTATCTGGCATAGTAACCTTAATTTTAATATATTTAAGTAATGCATCGCCATACACATAACCGTAATTATCGTTAAAAGTATTTATAGGCATATACACACCTTCTCTTGTATTAGAAGATAATATTTGTATCTTAAATCCTCTCATATCATCAAAGCCTATTTCATTTGCTTTTACTATAATTCTTTTTATAGTCATAGGATTATCTAAATATATAGGAGCCGTTTCTATATATCCTTCTGTTCTTCCAGTTTTAACATATGAATTTTCAAAATGTATGTTCTCTGTAGAACAAGTAGCAAAATCTGCTTTTGAATCATATGATTTTAAAGGTGATATTCCCCAATACATATTAGACGCTGTTTTTATATATTCATCTTTAGTTAAAGCAGCTCCATTATTAATAGCTTCTTTATTAGACTTTATAAATACTCTATGTTTTTGTCCTTGTTTAAATCCTTCTTTTATGTTTAAACCTAACAAGTCTATATTTTTAACATGAGCCGACATAGAATTTATATCATCAGATAATATAATATCATCAATAGTACCTTGTCCTTTTACTATTAAATAATATTTTTTATTATCATCTTGTTTTATAGTAGCTGTTCTAATATCATCATTTCTATAAGGTATCTCTTGACCTAACTTTATAGATATAGAATCAGGGAAATCTAATCCTAAATACTTTTTCTCTTCTCCTATATATACCTCTAAAGATTTTTCAGCCCAGAAACTTAAATAATTATCTCCCTTTGTAAGATAATCTGTTAATTCTATATATGCATATCCATTAGGTATCTCTGGCATGAAACTTATACCTAACTGATTAAGTCCATCTTTTAATATCATTTTAGTACCAAATACATTCCAGCTATTAAAAGAATCACATGCAGTTATTGAATTAATTGCAGACACTCCTTTAACTTGTGATTTACCTGCGTCAAAATTATAAAGTTCATTCATTCCTCTAAATAACATTTCAGAGTTTCTCACATAGTTGTCTGTTCTCTTAAATAGAGTTATTTCTTCTCCACTTAATTCTACATTCTCCATGTCTATATATTTTTTTTCATCTAATACTATTTCATCTTTAGAAGGGAATAAGTAATATTCTCTACCATTGATATAATAATATCCTGTTCTAACTAATATAGTATCTCTATTTACTATCTTCTTGAAAGTAAGTATGTCATTAAAACCGTCTGCTTGGAATGCAGGAGATGAACATGTTGTATAAACCATATCTACGTCTTTATAGTTATCTATTTGTCTTAAGTCAAATTTATAACCGTCATCTACTCCAGCTATTTTAAATCTGCTAACTTCATCATAAGCATCTACATTATATCCAATTGCTTTATATAATAAATCTTCATCTAATAATATTGCTATTGGATTTTTTATAGTATATCTTAAATAAACCTTTCTAGAAGCATTGATATAGTTTTTATTAGTCCATAATATAATACCTTCGTCTTTTAATATCTCAAAGTCTTTTACTAATAACTCATTAGAACCAGTATAAGGAGAGAAACCTGCATATAACATTTCATCTATATTAGAATAAGCTAATTTAGTGAAGCCGTCTTCTTCCATTATTATTTCTTCTTGAACTATTAAACTTTGATTTTGATTATCTGAATATCTTTCGTATAAGACTGTACCGTTTTCAGGTATAATCATATATCTATTTGTAAAGACTTCTCTATTATCACCTATTTTATAACTGTTCTGTAATTCAATATGTCTACTTAAAAGAACTTCATCTGTTACTTCTAATTCAGATATATCATAATTTTCAGTATTGCTTAAATCTATTGGTGTTTTAATAGCTATATCTTTTAAACCTATAGACCAATTAAGTAAATCATCAAAGCTATTATTAGATTCTATTGTAGAACTAAATTTAACTTCATATTTAACATTTGATTCAAATGGCTCTACTTGATAATACATTAAAGCAGAAGAATTTAATATAGGACTAAAGTTATTAAGTATTTTTATTCCTCTTACTTCACCAGTATATATATCAGCTTCATTTATAGCTTGATATGTTTTAGTTCCTCCTGGAACAAAACTTATGCTATTAAAAGGTAAATTAGTTTCACTACTATGTATTTCAGAAGCATCATTATTAAATACTATTCCTAAAGTATTAGGCAGTTTTGTAAATTTATAATATGATGCATTTACTCCTTTGAATATATTAGATTTAATATTTACTATTATCATCTTAGGATTATCTGGGTCATTATCTGCTACTAATAATCCTTTACATAGTTTACATGCATATACTTTATCTGTCTCTATATCAAAATGAGGTATGTAAGATTGTATCATCTTTTTTAATGTAATAGTTTTAGCTGGTACATTTTTAACTCCATCTATTATAACACTATTAACTGTTTGTCCCATTTTTAATGATACATTATAATATAGCTTTCCACTTTCCTCTATAACATGTATAGCTCCAACAGTAGTAGTTATTTCTTTTATTGATTCATATTCATTTAAATCAAGTCTTATCCATGCGTCATCTTGTACTGCTTTATAAGAAGTAGCTGGTACATAATTCTCTGTTCTACTAATAGTATTTCCTACGGTATCTACATGTAATAAATCAGCTAAACAATTAGATGTGATTTCTATAATCCTATTAGTATTTGGTCTAGGTTCTATAATCTCTGTCTTATATCTTAACTGTTTCATATCTGCACCGATATATATAGAGTTTAATATAGGACTAGATGCTGTCTTAGATGACATAGAAACTATTAAGCTATTAACAGCGAAGTTAGGTAATCTATATCCTTCTGAATCTTTTATAAGAGCTCCATATTGTAATTTTAAATCTACAGTATGACAACAATATTTAAAGTTATAGAATTTAGTTGTTTCTATGGAATTACTTATAACAGTAACTTTCATTTTCTTAGGAGATAAATCTGAGTCTTCATCAAATATCTCTACAAGTCTACGACCAGTTAATTTAAGATATTTAGTTTTACCTTCTATGTCTACAAATAAATCTGCATCACCTTCTGATGTAAAACATATCTTATTAGCTTCTACTTCTATTTCAAATTTTCTTTCTTTATTAGTGTCATTTCTAAATACTAATTCATTCTCTCTCCAGAAACAGAATAAATTATGCTTTATTAAACTAGTAGGTATATCAGCTAATTCATTTTCTATATTTACATTAACTAAATTTAAACCTAGACCATGTACATTTAGTACAGCTTTACCTTCATTTCTATTTGGAGCTAAAACAATACCAGTACTTTTATCAGCTAAATTTTCATACTGATTAAAATGATTAACTGACCTAACTGTTTTCTTTATAGAAGTATTAACTAATTCAGCTGAAGCATTATAACTAAAACCAGGTGCCGACTTTAATAAATTTCTAGATTCTAAAATTTCTCCAGTAGTTTTATGTTTATAAATAACTCTTGCTTTAGATATTTTCATGCCGTCGAAATTACTATCAGAATAGAATTCTAATCTATATGGTTTATCATCTGTTATTTTAGAATTATCTACAGCTGTAATTCCTTTACCCATTTTATATATCTCTTCTATTTTTCTAGTTTCTTTTTTCTCATTGTTTTCAAATACAGATAATTCTATATTTTCATGAGTTATATCTATTGCTTCTGATGCTTTAATAGCGTATTTTGCTTTTATTGGATTTAATATATTTTCATATCTTTTTAATTTAAAGTTTATATTTTTTTTAATATTTTTATCTGCTACATATTTATCTAACTTAACTGTAGACTTATCATATAAAATTATTTCTGCATCAGTTGTAGTATCATTATCTGCTATTACTACTTTTAAATCATCTCCATGACCTATACCATTTTGATAAGATTCAACAACGTCGTCCCATACATTATCTAAGAATGCTATTGATTTAAAATCATAAGACCATTTATCTAAATCCCAACGTTTATCTTTTAATACATCCCTATTTATAGAACTAAGCATATCTAATAAACTATTAAATTCTTTATAAGGTTTTATTAAAGATTCAGGTGTTAATTTGTTTATTTCTATTTCTTCTGATTTCATATCAGGGAACATGCCTATTAATTCAGACATTATTGCATTCTTAAGTCCTTCTTCAGTATTGCTTCCTAAGTTTTTAGTAGAAAATAATATTCTTTCTTTTAAGCTTGTATTAGATTCATTTTCATGTCTTTCTAATCCAACAAAGCAAGCAAACTCATCGAATATATTCCATACATGTTTTCTTTCTAAAGCGTAAGTGTATCTGTAATTATCTATAGAAAGAATTATTGAATTTATATTATTTTTATTGTATAAGGATTCTTGTATATATATAAGTCCATTTTCATAATAAGATAAGTTTTCATTAGAATAAAATTCATCTATATCTAAAGTGATAAGATATTCTGTATTGTTGTATATAACAGAAGTGTTATCTAAATCTTCCAGTGTACCTACATTTGCAGCATATACATATGCTATAACTTCTTCCTCTTTGTCTTGATATTTATCTAAAAAATAAAAGTCCTTGTAAGCTTGGATAGCTGTCTCAAGCTCTAGTGTTTCTTCTAGAGCTGAGTTGACTACCATGCCTCCTATAGACTTTGTACCTCTTTTTCTTATATCAGACCATATTGGGAAGAATTCAATTGCTCTTTTAATCATATTAGAGTAATCAAACATTCTACTTGTCTACCTCCCACCATATTATTTCATCATATAACATTTTACTAGATACAGTTTGTAATATTTCAAAAGCAGTTGATTCTTTATCATTAAGATATACTTGAACTACATTGAAATATTCAACGCCGTCTATGTCTAAAACCATATTATTTATTTTACCTAGCATTAATCTTTCGCCAGGTGCTATATTATTAATATATTCTTTTATAACCTTAATAGCTTCTCTTTGTATGTAATTAGAATCAGAATTATCTTTTACATCTAAATAACAAACAAGTTTCACACTTATTGGTTGAGGAACCATATATTCAACTATTGTTCCTGGCGATATAATTTTAGATAATACTTCTTCTGCTTCAGCTAATGTGTTTTTAATATAGTCTTCTTCATACTTATATGGAATTAAATATACTGTTGCTGTACCTACTCCATCTGTTAATGGAACATAGTTGCCAGATGATGAAAAACTTAAAGTCTTTATTTTGTCATTAATTGCGTCTATATTATTAGTCGCATTTCTTTGTGTCCATTTCATTAATCTATATAGATAATTTTCATCCGTTTCATCAGCTAATCTAGGACATTGTAAAAAGTAACCTGTAGAATCTAATTCATCTTCTTTTTGAGAAGTAAATAGATAAGGCTTTTTATTCTTCTCTATTAATTTATAAGCTTCAGATATCACATATGCAAATGATTTAAATATCATATCCATAACTGTACCTTTAGCTATATCTATTTTAGATAAACTATAGAACTTATCTTTTAGAGAAGTATAAGTTTCTTCGAATCTATTCATTTAATCACTCCTTTCTAAATATTTATATTATACTTTTTATCACCATCAACTATTACCACTGATAAGTTAGTGCTATAATCAGTATATTTAGTTTTAGGTTTTTGTATTAATATTTGTGCATTTGGAATTAAATCATAAATAGCTTCTTTAATTAATTTTTCTAAATTAGTATGAGTAGCTTGAACGTCTATAAATTCATGTATTATAAGCTCTAATTTTGAACCTATATCTCTATTTCCTTCTAAGCTACCTAAAGCAGTTGATAATCTTATTTTAATAGCTTGTTCCATATAAGCATCTCCAGAAACCATCTCTATTTCTTTATTATATTCTGGTTTATTAATAGAGAAATTTATACTTAATGAATTTGCATTAGGCTTATATTGAAAAGTATCTTCAATATAGAAATTTAATCTTAAAGCATTTGAATTAGATGTTATAAAATTAATTTCTAATCTTTTAGTATCACTACTTATGTTTCTTATGGCTAAATCGCCTCTAGGAGTTAAGAATAAATCTTTCATACTATTTCTCCTTTTCTTTTTCTATATAATATTTTCTTATATCCTCCAATATATTTAAATCAACTTCCATTTGTTCAGGAGTTGTTGCTAAGTTTAATCTATTAGAGAACATAGGTGTTGATATAGGTCTTCTTATTAAAACCCATTTTTGTAATGTATGCTCCCATGTTTTAACTAAAACTGTTCCGTCCATCATCATACTACCCATAGTATTTCCATTAACATTTCTAAAATCTGTTAACTCTATTAATTGATTATTAAACTTATGTCTATTAATATTTATATCTACTGCTTCTAATTCTTTTATAACTGCTGTTTCTTTATTTTGTATAGAATGTGTAACGATAGAACCAGTTTCTTTATCCATTTTTATTTGAGCATACTTACCTGCTGCCATTACATTATTACCGTCACTTTTGCTCACTACTGACGAATCTGTATTTTGATTTACAAATCCATTATCATCAGCTATATCTGCTTTATTATATTTTGCTTTATTATCATTGTATAAGTCTGCTTTGTTTTCTGCCATATTAAACTCTCCTTTAATTATAATCTTATATTCCTAAATTACCTGAAAAACTAGCACCATTAGAATATATATCTCCTGTAGTTTGTTCAGATTCTATTATTTGATTTTTCTTAACAACACTAATTATTCTAATTGATTTACCAGACTCTTGTATCTCTACAAAATCTCCCTTTTTAGGGAAGCCACCTATCGCAGAAGACAGGTAGCTTTTTACTGGTACATCAGAAGCTATAACTTTTATACCATCTATATTTTTATATGATACAGTACAAGTTTTTTTATTTTTATTAGTGTCGATAATTTCTCCAAGTTTCTCTTGAGATAAGCTGTATTTATTATATGGAGCAACAACATTATCTCTAAAGTTCTTTCTGAAATTACTCATACTAACCTCCTATGATTGTGTTTTTGTTTCAGTATCTTGTATTGGCGGATAAACAGTAATAACGAATTTATCATTAAATCCTTTTACTTGTTGATATGCAAATACAGGTCTATTTGTTAATTGCATTTGTTCTTTAAGTCTATCTAGAGTTTCAGCCATTTTACTATCTCTTCCTGCTATACCTTTATACTCTATAGTAAATGAGAATCCAGTGTTTTTCCATGTCATATTTACATCATTTAATCTAGCTCCTGATTTAAAATGTATTTTACCTTTTTGTAAGTTCTCATCAAGGACTAAAGACTTTAATATAAACAATGCATCTTCTTGCAGTAAAGGTGTTTCAATTATATTACCATCTACTAATACAGGTACTTTTTCACTTCCTCCTTCGAAAGGTATAGTTACTAAGTTACTGTATCCTTTACTATGAGAAACTACTAATCTATTATCAACTATTGCTTTCCATATATCATCATCTCTAACAATATAATATAATTTTTGAACTTTAGAATTAGTAGCTATATTCGATAAAGAAACTCCTTTTATTTCATAATACTTATAAGTTTCATCCGTTCTATGTTTAGTATCAAAACTTTGTTTTCTATATTTAGTCATAATAGCATAAGCATGATTTGCATTAGCTGCATACGCAGAAGATACAGAACCATATATATTCTGTTTTAATTCTTCACTTGTTTCATCTAATGCTCCAGTTACATTAGAGCCTTCTATTCCTAAATCTTTTCTCCATTCAGCTGATAAATTAGCTAATACATTTTTATCTACAAATGTTTCTACAAGACCATCTGCCCATTGTAGGCAAAAATTACCATCCCAAGATTTAATAGTATCAACGAATTGAAGGACCATACCTTGTATAGAATCATAACCATCATTAACTGGATATCCATATACAGAACCTTTATGACCATTCATTCCAGCTATTAAAGGCTTACCATTCTTCTTAAGAGGATAAACATCTATAGCCTGTATCCCTTGCATCCATCTAGTAAAGACTGATTGAGTATTCTTAGTGAAAATATGAGTTATTGTACTTAAAGCAACATCAACTAATATTGTAGCCCAGTTAAACTTGAATACTCCTTTTATAACTGCTAAGATACCTTCTAATATATCATCACATTTAAGTGCAGCTTTCATAGCTTTAAATGTATGTTTAGCATCTGTACCATCAAACATTTTTGCAAAGTTGTCATATAAGTTATCTAATCCTTTTACAACTAAAGTTTCATTTCCTATAGCTTTTTGTATTGCTTTATTATCTAATATTTCAGAGAATTGTTTCATAACTTTTGGATTGCTTATATCTATCTTGTCTAGAGCATCCCATTCTTCAAATATTTTAGTTATAGACTTATCATATTTGATTTCTTTAAGGATATCTGGATTTTTTCTTATACTATTTTTAAAACCATCTAAATCTACATTTAAATCAGATAATAAATTTTTATCTAAGTTATTTTTAGCTTCAGTCATAGCTTTAAAAGCATTATCTTTTTTATTGCTAACATTATTAACGCTAGTTTTATTATATCCATATGTATCTTTAGTTAAGGCTTCATTAACAGCATTTTGGAATCCTGAAACATCTATATCATTATATTTACTAAACATTGTAGCAAATAAATTAATATTATTTGTTAAGCCTCCTTTTAAAGTCATTGAACTTAATTCATCTACTAAGCCAACTGTTCTTCTTATATCTAAATCAATTTGAGTTGGATTGAAGGATAAACTTGAGAATAAATTTTTAGCACTAGGATGTTTTTCTAAATAAGCTTTCATACCAGGAGCTTTAGCTATTGTCCCTGTTAAGTTATTTAATTTAGAACTTACTCCATATAAAGATTTAGATTTAGCTATTGAAGTAGCTAATTTATTATTAAATGTAAATGTCCATAAAGTTTCTGCTACACTACCTGCTACAGTTAAAGATGCTACAGCTCCTATTGAACTCATAAGAGATTGTACAGATGCTTCATATTTATCATCATGTCTAGCTATAACGTCTGGCATTATTGAAGTAGTAAATCCTGTTTCAACAGACATTGTATGTATAACTGCCTCAACTTCAAATTGTCCCATCATATCTTCATATGTATCATATAAATAAACTCTATCATATGGTTTAACAGAAGGGTCTCCTATTATTCCTATATCTCCTTGATACATATCTTTAACTGAATTCTTTAATGCATTTGCAGTAACTCTCCATGCAGTTGATTTATTGACTTTGTCATCATTAGGATTTAAGTTCCATTCTTCTGAGAAATGGTCAATAAATGGTATATCTATACCTCCGTTACCTGTTGCTAATAGTCCAGTATCTACTGTCATAGATTTTTGATATTCAGGATATATATTCATATCTAAATATATCGGTCCAACTGTAGATTGTTCTCTACCCCACCATAAAGATGATGATTGCCATAAACCTACTGCATTTGTTCTCATTTGAGCTTCAGATGCTTTTATAGAGTTATAGATTATATCGTTATAAGAGTCATAATAATGATATTGTTGGAATGGCTTTCTCTTTTCAACAATCTTATTATCTAATAAAGCATATTGATAAGCATAATAATGATTTGGTCTTCCTAAGAAGATAGTACTTCTAAATCCAAAATCTCTTATTGCTCCAACATATTCTAAACCAGTATTAGCTGCTAAATGTAATAAGTCCCACATAGTTTTGTCTTGTAAACTAGTATTTATTATTGGTGTAGATTTCTTAGCAGTATCTTCAACATATAATTCATTAAATCCTTTTAATAAATTTTCATCAGATACTTCATATAAATTTTGAACAGGTTCGCCTAATTCAAATATGTTATTAAACTTAGGGTCTCCAAAATGCATTATACCGAATGGGTTATCATTAAACCAACGACCATCAAACGCACTATTAGCAACTTTTTTCCATCCACCGTATTTAGCTGTTAATAGCTTAGCTAATAAATCACGAGGACTTTCTCCTCCTCCTGCTAATGAACCACGGATATCTTTAAACCATGTTATAGCATCCTGTGCTTGGTCTAAAGCTGTTACTTCCATTTCACCAAAAGCATTTAAAGGATTCATAAGTTCATGTCCATCACCTTGAGCTACTATTTGAGCAACATCTCCTACTTCTACTTCAGCTACTTTACCATTGAACACAATAGGTAATTTAGAACCATCTCCTGAATAACCCATTCTTACATGTATTCTTATACCTGGTTGTAATACAACTTTATCTGGTACAGTTTGTCTTAATCTAATTCTTTTCTCTTTTTCAAAATAAGTTTGAGGTGAGAATATAGAGTCAAATACATCTCTTAAACCATATATGTCCATATATTGTTGAGTTGTAGTTATATCTGGCTCTCTTGTATAGCTATTAAACATATTGTTCATAGTTATCGTACAAGTATCTGCCGCTATCTTTCTAGATTTAACAACTTGTATCTCTGCTATAGAAGACATATTATAGAAGTTATCATGTAGCTTCCAAGAACCTATCTTTCTACCTTCATCTACAAATACTACATAGTATGTAGGAAATGCTCTTACTAATCTACCTCTCTTATCGTTTACAAGCATATCATAGAATGAATGAAGTATATAACTTCTTGGGTCGTCAGATGCTGCTATATAAACATCTTTCATTAAGTTATTTACTAACTTTTGAGATGCAGATACAGAAGATTCGTTTTTACCTTCTTTATGTAGAGTTAATTCTATACCACTTAAAGCAGATAAGAATTTAATAACTGTACTTCTTGATTCAGAGTTTTGGTTCCCACCTTCTATGTATCCAGTTAAAGCATTTAGCTTATCATAATCTCTAAACTTAAGAGTTGAATATATATCAGAAGAGCATTTAGTTATAGCTGTTAAGAATGGATATATCATTCTAGCACACATTCCTCTTTCATTTGCTTCTTTAATAGATACTAATAATTGAGCCATTTCTTCTCTATTAAATCCTAACTCTTCTAATGCTTTACCGTAATCAGTAGACGTTATTGCATCTGTAACATGCCCTATTTCAACATTAACTGTACCATTAAGTATTTTATTGCTTACTTCTTTATATGTTTCAGCTATTATATCTATTTCAGATATTAACAATCCGTCTAATATTAATTTTCTTAAATGAACTAACATTATTCTTAAGAATGCTTCTGTATTAGATGTTTTAGATAATAAGATTTTTCTCTTATAATCATTTAATGTTTCTTCATCTTCTCTATAGTTATAATAAGGGTCTAAGAAACCTGCTTTAACTAATTTTTTAGATGCTGTATTTTCATTATTTATATCTTTATAAGTAGCATCGTAGAAATGGCCTCCATACATTATAGATTCATCAGTTCTTTCTGCTATATCAGATACTATTGAAGGAGTTGAATATTTAGTTATTCTAAATGCACCAAAACAAGTACCGTTATTAATAGCTGAATCTATTCTAGTAGATAACTTAGACACACCAGCTATTCTATCTTCAACCGCATATGGCATTAAAACTTTTTCATCTTCTGCATATATAGCGGATGTCCCCTCTGAACCATATCCATGATGATTAGGTCCCCATTTATCTGTTGTTGATTTAGACCTATATTCTTCATGTCCAGATAAAGCACAACCAGCTGCATATGTATATCCAGCTAAGAAGTTTAATGGAGTTACATTTTTAAAATAGTCTTTATTAAAACTTACACTATCAGCTATTCCTAAATAATTAGAACCAGTTGACACTTTAGCTTTTTTTATTGGTAATCCTGGGAATAATAATTCCATTAATGCTTTACCGTCTTTATTGTTATAAAACAATTCATTAACTACATCTACTGCTATCTTAGGATTATACTCTAATCCATTATCTAAATTATTAAACATAGACAATGGTTGTAACAATATATTATCTATTAATCTTAGAGCATCTTTTCTTCTTTTCTTTATATCTTCTGCATAAACGTTCTTAACATTTGCATTTCTCATTGCCTCATTAGTACTTTCATCGCATAATGTTGCTTTCCAACCAGGCTTTATTTCCCAACCATCATTAACATCACACATAGTAAGATACTTCATTATATTCATTAAATCATAAGTTTCTTCTGCTTGCTTTTTTTGAGCATCTGTTAAGTTTTTATTATTTTTTAATTTCTCTCTTACATTAGTCTTGTTTTCTTTTAAGATTTCCTCATAAGTAGCCGCAGGATTATTTTCTTTATTAGGTATATCTTTTATAGACATTCCTGTGTAAGCAGATATTTTAGCAGTAACTTCTGCACCTAATGTATCCTTAAGAGTAAACTCTTGTAATGCTTCTCCTTCAGGTTTTTCTTCTGTATTTATAAGTTGTTGAGATATACTGTCTTTAACAAGTTTCTTAATTATAAGAGAAGTGTAAGGATAGTTATACATTATATAAAAATCTGGGTCTGGATAAACTCTATTAGTTCCAGTATATTTTACATATCTATATCCTAACTTGGCCAACTCTTCTATTGTAGGTATATCTAAATCTGGATATAGTTCTGCTTGAGCTAATTGTTGTTCTATCGAGAAGTAATTTTTCATAGCTAAATTAGAATGACCATTATAGTCTATTTTTCCTCCTTGAGGAGTAACATCTAATTTTCTAAGAGCTTCTCTTTGTCTTTGAGTTCTATCTACAGATGTTAATCTCATTGCTATAGAATAAACACCTGGATATCCTTCTACAGTAGAAACTTCTATTGCATCTATTAATACTTCAGATATCCCTAGCATATTAGTTAAAGCACTTCTTACTTTAATAGGCCAAGCTGGTAATATTCTTTTATATCTTTTAGCTAAAGCTGACGCCATCATAGGAAGATTATTTAAAGCAGATACAATCACTAAATCATCAGTTATTAGATTTAATTCTATCATTGTATCTTGTCCACCTAAATACTGAGGACCTACACCTTCTATAGCTTTTAAAGATATATTAGTAAAACTATTAGCCATTGTTCCACCCATACCTTCAGCAAGCACTCCTTCTACATAAGGAACAAAAGGCATATTAGCTGGATTCTTGTAGTCATGTATATAGAAGTCTATACCTTTATCTTGTACATTGCTTGATACTTCTCCAACAGTATCTCCTTGTGAATTTAAAGCTGTATTTATAGAACCTAAAGCAACCGTATCATATGAATCTTCAAATTTAAAAGTATTAGTAGATAAATTATTTGAACCAGTATCTCCTAATCTTATTTTTGCTTTAGTACCACCTTTACCTGAAATATCTGCTTTAAGAGTTACTTCTCCAGTAAAAGAACTTATATTACATGCATCAAACCACATAGAGTAATTAACTTTTACAATATTATCTTTAAATATCTTGTCCATTTTTTGACCAGATGCTTTAGATAAAACTTCTCTGATATCTAACATATCATCATCAGTTATTCTTTCTGCATTAAGTCTTATATTAAACTCCCAAGTTATTTTATAAGCTGCTTCATTTCTATCCCATCTTATAGCCTCATTAACAGACATTCCTGTCATATATTTAGAGTTATTAATTATATCTAAATAAGCATCTGCTATAGGAGCTATATATTGTGATTGGAAATTAGATTTCTTTATATCTTTATTTCCGTCTTTTATATAAACAGAAGAGAAATTAGCAGTTGTATCTGCAATGTTTCTTATATAAGCACCATTGTCTTCATCTGGGTTTTCTGCAAATTTAAAGTTAGGTATATCAGCAAGTATCTGTTTATTTCCTTTACCATCTTGAGATATAAAATTGCTTACAGCTTTTTGCAATTTATTATTTTGTATATCTGGGTCTGAATAAATAACATTATTAGCTTGATTAATAGCTTGACTTAAATCTTCTAAATCAGTTAAGAATTCTTCTGCATTAACAGATAAAGATACATTAGCAAAATTAGAAGTATAATTAGCATCTCTTTCTTTCTTTAAAGATAATGCTTGTTCTAACCAATTTTCATCTGGTATATAGAAACTTACACTAGAACTATTTAATTCATTTAACCCACATGGGTCCCAAGGCATTATAGTGTTTTTATGTGAATAGAATTTATAATTATAATCATAAGATGCATATCCTGATTTTTTTTCTATTCCAGCTAAATCATCTCCTGCTTTAATAGCTCTTTGATAATAATATCTGAATATTTCCCAGTTAAAACATTTAGCGAATAAAGGATTTAATTCAGCTAATTGTCCTTCTGTTTCTCCATATACATCATCTACAGGTAAATCTGGCATAAATGTTCTGTAATTAAATTCTCTTAAAGTTAATACAGTTCTATATAATCTAGGGAATCCTTTAACTGTTTCTATATTCATATTCATAAGAGTAACAGCTTCTATACCTAGAACATCATTTATATATCCATTTTCTATAGGAAGATAAGGAGCAATTTTAAATTGAGCTATTAAACTTCTAAGTCCATTCATATAATAATCTTGTTTTTTACCATTAGGGAATGTAACTGTATTCTTTATACCGTTTATTCCTTTTTCTCCGTAGAAGTATAATACTACTTCAAGCATATGTTCATTTTGGCCCATTTGCTTTGCCATTGTACCTTTACTTCTCATATTAGGTAGTTTCTCATAATTAACTTGAGTTACATTTCTTATAGATTCAGGAGGGACTAACATCATAGTATCTCCTATCATAAGAGCACAATTTCTTTCTGTAGTAAAATCTATACCTGTTAATTGTTTATGTAATTCTATCCTTTCTTTATAAGATTGAGAAGTTAATTTATTGAAACTGTCTAACCATTCTATATTATCTTTAGTATAAGACCATAATTTAAATGCTTCAGACATACCATTTTTCATTTCTTGTAATTCTGGAGAATTATTGTAATCTGGATTAGTTTCAACATAATTAGATTTACAAGCTACATATTTATTTAAATTTATCCATTCCATTTGACCTTTGTGTTCAGTTCTTATATAGATAACACCCATAGAACGAGTATATTTATCTGCACCATATGCATTATAAGTGTAACTTGTTTGAGGTATATCTCTGTAAGATTTGCCCCATTCTTGAACTAAATAATCTATTGCATCAGTCATGTAATATAAGCTGTTAAAAGTCTTATTATAGTTTTCAGTTTTATTTACTGATAATTGATTAGCATCAACTACTAATAATATTTCACTAGCTTTATCTATCATTTTTTTTACAGTATTTTGAGCTTTATATCCATCAACTACAGAATTATAATCCGAATCATCTGTTACAACTATTTTATGATAACTGTATTGAGCATTTGCATTAGGTATCTTTAATTCTATTGCTTCATCATCTAATGTTTCTAGTATTTGATGATATACAGTTTTTTTACCATCGTATACTTTTAATAGCTTTATTTCTTTATCATCTTTCCAAGAAACAACTTTTGTTTTATCGCTATTGACAGGATATTTTATATAATGAACAGTATTGTTTTTGTTCATAAATTCTTTAAGTTCTTTGAAAGTCATAGTTGATATTCTATCTCTTTCAGATTCTTTAGCAACTGGTTGATATTCTAAATGGGGAATTTCAGGAGTATTTATACCTGCATGTCTGATAGTAAGTTTGTTACTACCTTTCATTTTTTTATAATAATCTTTAAAAGAGCGATAAGTTATTCCATCATTAAAAGTAAAAGACTCATTGCCATCATCAATATCATCAACTAAATATGAAGTTGTATCTCCATCGTATTTATTTAATTCCCAAGTATCATTATCTTTTGCATCTGCCAATGCTCTTACTTTTAATACAAAAGCAGCTTCTACTGGATGATAACCAGGTTGTATAGAAAAAGGTTGCTCTACATAATAAGCGGCATCTAATCTGTCTTGGTCTTTAAAATCATTATTGCTATCATTGTTAACAAATTGTTCTAATAAATCACTCATTAAATCTTCTTCGACCATTTCTCCCATAGTTGGCAACATGAAATTTATATTATTGATTGTATTATAATCACTTCTTGTATTTGCCATATGTTTATATTTTTTTAATATTTCAGACATATAATTCTCCTCTCTATTTCAAATTAAAAATATATAAATAAAAGAAAGGTGCTATTAAAAGCACCAATCTTAAAAATGTCTTTCTAGGAAGTTTTCTATATCAGAATCAGTTATACCTTTTTCTCCAGAGTTTCTGATATTCATATTAACACTTACTGCTCCTCCTACTGAAGCTTCAGCAGCTTGTTTCATAATTCGTTGCATGTGTTTTCTTCCTTTTTTCGTGTCGGCCTTTATATTTATTATATAGCCTTGCTGACTGTTACCCGTCACAAATCCACCTTGTTTATCCATAAAATCTGGAACACTCATTGTTTGTGTAGGTTGTTGCTCTTGTGCAACTTGAGATGCTTGTTTATCATTTAATGGATTACCTGAAGCATATCCTGCCGCCATTAATCCTCCTGCTAAACCTAATGCACCCATAGCTAAACCTCCACCAACTTTAAACGAACTAGAACTTAAGCTATCAACCATATTACTTATAGCATTTGATACTTGTTTAGTTGTTTGAGTATTAGCATAAAATGGTTTTGCATCACTCTCTATTTGAGTAATCTTTTTTCTCATGGATTTATATTCATCATATCTTGAAGCAAAATTGTTATCATAATGACCCATTAACCTTGCTGTAATAGAGCCCATATCATCACCATAAGAATGAGCAATTACTTCGTTAGCAGCATATCTAGAACGATAATCTAAACGCTTTGATTGAAATAATTCATTTCCTGCTAATTCAGTAAGAGTTTCATTTAATTGCCCCATAACGTAATTGATTTGTTTTTCTTTATTGTTACCTATAGAATCTATTGTTTCTTGATTTAATCTACCTTTAAATTGGTTATAGATTTCAAGAACTTTATCCTCAGCATGAGTTTGATACCAGTTATTAAAGTCTTCTAAATTAGCATTTATTGCTCTATTAACACTTCTTGAAGGAAACATATCTGATAATATCTGTGTAATATCTCTACCTTTTGTATCATTATATACTGATTTAACTTTTTTATAAGATATAGCTGCTTGTTCAGGAACATATAAAGCTGTATTTAACATATCAATAGCCAATGGATTTTCTTTACCCATTACATCATAAGCTGCATTCTTAATAGCATTTGTAGCTACGTTTATTCCACCTGTAGTGGCAACCCCTGTTTTAGCTAATGTAGATGTAGCTGCTTTTTCTGTTAATAGTTTAGACACTACTGCATCTTCTGCTTTAATTAAATAATCTTCATCTATTAACCCTTTTTCAGTAGCAGTTTTTAAAACACTCAATGTGTTATCAAAGAATTCTGCATTACTTAAATCTTCTGGTTTTTTCTTTATTAAAGAAACATTGCTTGCAAATTCTTTATTTTCTAAAAGCTTATTAGATTTTTCTACTGCTTCTCTTACAATGCTTTCATTAGCATCTATATCAACTATTCTATCTATCCTAGAAATAGATGCAGGTGATATGTTTCCAAGTATTGAATTACCGCCTGGCACAAAAGCAGAGCTATTTAAGTTAGATAATTCGCTGTTTCTAATAACATCTTTAACTATAACATCATTAACGTCATCTAACCATTTATGATTTTCTGTTACAGCTCTAAAAGCTGTTAAACCTTCTAATCTTTCGAAATCTTTATAAGCTGTTTCACTAATTTGTTTAACTCTTTCAGGATTGTTTACAAACATACCATAGTCTATCTTATGACCTTGTTCAGTTATGTAATTTAAAGAAAAACTAGATACAGAGTCACCATCGTGGTCAAGTAACATCTTAAGACCAGAAACTCCTGCTACTTTAGTTTGATTACCAACTAAAGATTCATCTAAAAATACATGAGTTGGTGTTAATGAATCTATCATATTATTAGGATAACGTCCTGTAATATCAATAGTACCATTTCTTTTTAATAACTTAATCATTTCATTTTCTGCATCAGCTTTAGATAATTTATCAATATCTATACCATAGCCTCTCATTGTTTCTGTTTCAAACATACCTTTTTTTCTCATAGTTTCTAATGATACAAATTTATAATCATAATGAGAACCTTCTTTATGATGTTCTGCTAATGACTTATTATTTATAAAACTACCAGATAATAAATTATTATCTATTTGGATGTTAGCCTGATTTAAGCCTTTAGTAAATTCACTTGTAACAGCACCAGACGCTTTAAGTCTATAATTAACATCATCAACATATACAGCATTTAATGAATCCATATAAGCATTTTTGCCATATAAAGAATTTCTAATTTCTTTCTTAGCTTCAACTACTTTGTCTTGCATACGTATTTTAAAATCCTCTTTTTGTCCTTCAATATTACGGACATGCTTCCATTCATCATACATATGTGCTAAACCTGCTATTTCTTTTTGTCCATTTGTAAATATTTCATCATCTGGACCAAGTTTGTATCCTAAACCAGGAGAAGCAATGTATCTATGTTGAGTATCGAAATCCTTACCTAGGTCAACTATTAAATGTTTATTAGCTATTTCATCTACTTCAAAATTTATATCATCTATATGTTTTACTTCAAAACCTCTTTTTTCTAAGTAGTTTATACTAAGTTTTCCTTCAGTATTATATTTAATAGCTAATTCCGCCATTTCTGCTCTATGAATTTTTTCAGCAGAATCTCTACCTATTTTTGTATTGTGTTTTTCGGCTCTATTAAAAACATCTGCAAGATGCTCAAATTCAGCTCCTTCTTTTACATCTTCTTTTGTTAATAGTAATTCGGTATTAGGATTATAAGATATTAAACCTTTAAATCTATTAACCCAATGTTCTAAAGCAGGACCTTTAAGATTTTTATCTATTATTTCAAGAGTACCATCATCTCCTCTTACAATCTTACCTTTAAGAGCTTTATTAGCAAGAACAGCTTCTTTTACACTCTCATCTGATAAGTTTCTATTTAATAGATTTAAGTAATCATCTGTTACAGCGACTCTATCTAGTAACCTATATTCTAAGTTTCCTATCTTCATTCTTTTAGAGATGTTCTCATAATTTCTTAGCTCTTCTTCATAAGCATTTATCTTTTTAAGTAAATTTGCTTTATGTTCTTTATTATTAGATTTATTCATCTCTTTTTTAAGATTTAAAATTTGTGCTTGTAAATCAAAGTATCTGTGTTCAGTTCCAGATTGTGTTTCAACATCAGGAAGTAATTTCATACTTTCTTTTGTAATAGGAGCAACTAACACTTCTTTATCGCCTATAATTTCTTTTCTCCAAGCACCTAAGACAGGATTGTTTTCTATAATTTCTTTAAGCTCCATCTGCTTAGTTTCTTTATTCCACTTTTGTATATAACCTGACTTATGTACTACAGATTCTCCATGTCCATCTCTGACTTCATCTAACTTAATAACTAAGTTTTTTAACTTATCTATTTCAGTAAGAGATAAATCATCTAAAGATGTTCCCATGTCTGGCATCATAATACGACCGTTTTCAACACGAAAAGCTGTAGCGGTAGGTTTGCTATTATTTCTTAAATTCTTACGTTTTAAAAATTGGTATTTTTCATCACTATTGATTATACTAACAACTTCATTATAAGCTTTATTAATGTCACCACTATGCTTTTTAATAATATTATCTATAGATTTTTGCAATACACCAAATTGTACTTGACCAGAGTTACCATGTTTTAAAACACCATCATTTACTATTAAATGAGCTTTACTATTTAACATGTCTCCAAATAAGAATTTATTAAACATATGACGCTCTTCTTTAACTTCTTTTAATAGCTGATTTACATCTTTAAGTCCAGCTATTTTTAAAGCTTTTTTAACTTTTTCATCACCAGCTTCATGCATATATAATTTTATAGCATCATCTGTAATTACAGAACCTCTTATATTAGACGCATAACCTAGCTCTTTAAAGAATGTATTTACATTTTCTTTTATAGAACCTGTTTGAAGATAATTTAAATTTGTCATACCTTTTTCTGCTGATGATGACATAGGTTTAACAAGATTCATTGCTTTAGTACTTTCTATTCTATATCTTCCTTGAACATTGTATTGTTTTTCTAATATATCTTCTAGTATTTTAGATTTAGTAAGCTTATCATTTGCACCAATAAAAGCTGATTTATTCTTATTAAGAATTTCTGTTATTTCTTCATCTGTTAAGGTCATGTTATTTTCTTTTAAGAATCTATGTACAAATATACCTTCTTCCATTTTTGGAGATATGGTATCTAGCTTATCTGAATAACCTTTCATATGAAGAATAGTTTCACCTTTTTTAACTCTTTTACCTACAGCACTTTTATATTCAAGGTCTCCTTTGTTATTTATGATAATATCTCCTCTAACTCCTACTATAGTATCTAATTGTTTTCTCGCTTCTATAGTTTGCATTTGAGGTATTGCATTAACAAAGTCTTTAGATGCAGATACATTTTCTATTTCAGCAGGAATGATTCCATGTAATTCTTCAAAGATTCTACTATCCATATGTCTTTCTTGTTCAAAAGTGTTTAATCTAGACATTTTATTAAACATTTTATCTATATGTTTAGCAGAATTTGTTTCTACATTGTTTTCATTCATTACTTTATTAAAATGATTGTTTTTAATAATCTCTAATGAATTAGTATCTAGATAAGCAACATCTAACATTACATCCGTAGTAATTTCTCCAACACCATTTAAATTAGCCAATGTTTTTTTATCTGTCATAGCAGTACTAATCATATTTCCTGCTATTACACCTGTGCCTTGTTCTTGCAACTTTAATGCACCTTTCATTCTCATAGGTATAGCATTACCAGATGCAAGTATTGTAGGTCTTTGAGTATTATCTAAAGGAGATTGTGGTGAGAATACAGGCATGTCTCCTATTACACCTTTTAATGAAGAAGATTGCTTTTCATTTGCTGTAAAGCTAACTGACTTTAATATTTCTTCTAAATCAGTCATTCCTTCTATTCCAGCATTCTCTGCTAATATAGGAAATAATTCATATAAATTTTTAGTTATATCTTTAATCATATTAGCACTAAGCTTTTCAAATTTGACTCCAGGATTTGTATATCTTTTTAAATCTTCTTCTAATAATTCTAATAATTTAGAATCTAAAAATTTTTGATTTTTTACAAGATGATTTAGATTTCCATTCTTACCAAACAGTTCTGGTAGTATATTAGCTATACTAGAAAAATCAACAATATGATTAGAATTTAAATCATTTCCATTAAACTTATTAATAGTAGGTAACTGTTGAATTCTTTTATTATTAATTTTTATAGAAGATATAACACTCTCTATTGCTTCTTTTTCAGCACTACCTGACAAAGCTTTTTCATAAGCATTGCTGCTTCTTTTAGATACAGAAAATGAATTAACAATTTGTCCAAAAGTAGTTGAGTTATCCATAGTGACTTTATTACCTGACTTAGATATACCAAAATTAACTGCATTTTCTAATTTGATATTCATGTTATTCATTTTTATATACCAAGTATCACTGCCTTCGTATTGTTTTATCTTAGGAAGTTTTAATGTCTCTGTTTTACCATTACTTTTTCTTATAAGTAAAGAACCATCATTTTTTCCTACAGACATCTCTGCTCCTGAAATATCTATAGCATGAACAATATCTGTTAAATACTCTTTCATCTCTGTTGCAACTTTCCTATGAGCTATTTCTGTTGGAGCTGAACTAGGTAAATAATGTTGTATCATAAAGTCATTAACAAATTCAGCTGCACTATTTCTACTACCATCTAACTGTCTTATTTTTAAGCTATCTAAATACTCAGGTATTATTCGTTCTAAATCATTCAAAAATTTTCCTTCATTTAAAGCATTGTAAAATCCAGAAGATGAAGTTAAAGTCTTCATTTGTAAATCAGTAGAAATTATACCTGCTAAAGGTTTATTAGATTTTATACCTCTCAATTCTTTTATAAATGAGTCTGCTGTGCTTACAGGATTATACTTCACATTATTGTATGCTATATCATATAATTCTTCTTGTAGATTTTCAGATAAATTTTTCTTTAATTCTTTATCGTCTAATATAAAAGCTGCAAACTTTCTAAAGTCTTTTATATCTAATTCATCTTTATCTTTAGTTTTAATATCTTTATCTCCATGTAATGCTGTTCTTATTCCTTTTAATAAATCAAATCCTTGTCCTTTGTTTTTATTTAAGTCTATTCTTAATAAGTTTTCAGGACTAGATTGAGTTATATCAAAATGACTGCTATTAACAACACCAGGCATTGCTGATAAATCTATTTCATATAATCCTTTGAAATAAGACATATCTGCTCTTAATGCTTCATTCCCTAATATACTTTTTTTAATACGCCCGTCATGGTCATATAAATTATTAGCTAAATATTCTCTAGCATAACTATCTGCTTTATCAAATATCTTTTTCTTAATAGCTGTTTTTTGAGATTTATTAGCTGCTTTAAAAGCACTTGATTCTTCAACTAAACCTATAAGTTTTTTGTAATAATCACTACTTTGATTAACGACATCCATGTATACAGAGAAATTATCTATAGTAGATTGATAATAATCATATTTACCTCCATAAGTAAGTATGTTTATTATTCCTTCTTTCATTTGTTGTGCTTGCTCTAAAGTAATAGCCATATTACCTTTAGATACATTATTAGCCATAGCCATTACTTCTTCTAATTCTCTAGCTTTTAAAGGTTTACCTAATATTTCTTCAGATAAATCTTGTATTTTTAAAGCTTGTCTCATTTTATTATAACCATTGCCTCTATTAAAAGCTCCGTCTGCTCTAGATGTTCTAACCTTTTGATTTTGAAAGTTTATAGCATCTATAACCATTTCTGTATCAGTTCTTTTATAATTTTTAGATACATCTTTTGTTACAACTTTTCCTTTTATGATATCAAATTCTCTTATATCGAAATCATCTCTATTTAGAATTTTATATTCACCGTTATCTAATATTTCTGCTGATATATTAAAATAATTAGCTAAACCTGCGTGCATTTCTGTTTCACTATTAAATAACAATACTTGTGATAATGAACCTACTCTTGAATTAGCATCATTTGCTGTGTAAGCTCTATCTAAAGTAACGGCATACATTTTACTTGTAGCATTTTGAGGATATGCTTTATTTATTAGTTTAACATATTCATCGCTATTAGCGTCTACTTGTTTAATAGAACTAATAGTATAAAATGAATTTTCATTGAAACCTGCACCAACATTAAACGTCTTACTTTCAGCCACATTGTTTCTTATCATAAAATTATCAGCAGTGAAAACTTCATTAGTATTTTTATCTATAGCAAAGTTTAACAGACCTTTACCTTGGAAATTACCTGTACTAAACTTTTTAGCTTTTAATAAATGTTTATTAGATATTAATTCTATACCTTCATTTTCTCCTACTACTCTACTGCTCATCTTAGATTGCATATAATCTATTAAATTAGAATATCCTGTTTTTCTTTTTAAAACTTCACTATCACCTGTTATAAATGAACCTAATGCAGAAACGTCTGAAGAAGCAACGTGTGCTGGTAAATCTAACTTATCAAAAAATATGTTTAATATGTTTTCTTGTTTGTTTAATCCTCCACCTTTTATCTCTGATATAAGGTCTCCATATAATTCTTTAGAGCCAAATGCTTCTTGGAAATTTTGTAATAAACCTAAGAAGTCAAAATGATTATTCATATCTGGAGCAAAAGAGAATCCGTTCTTAAATTGTCCTTCAAACATTTCACCAAGTTGAGGATACATTTGCAAATATTTATTAGCTGTACTATTAATAACTGGCATATCGAATATAGAACCATTTTGGTCTATGAACATACCTAATCCATTTTTAACAGTATTTTGAGATACAGACATTGCATTCATAAAATTATACACATCTATAGGAACTCCATTAATCATTGTTTCATTTGATTTAATAGCTGTATTTATTAATCTTTGAGCTCCTTTTGTTATTCTTTCTAAATCTGTCATATCTCCTTCACTAGTATCTATGAAACTACCTACTTTAAATGACCCATCTGTATTCTTGACTATTTTAGTTCTATTATCTCCATATAAACTAAATCTTGATGCAGTTACTCTTAGCTCTTCATTATCAGCAATGTTTCTATTTTCTATTGCATCTTTTATTCTTTTGATTATTGGCAAATCTTCTGCTTTAGTTATTAATTTACCAGAACTATCATATTCTCTAAGACCTAAAACAACATCCATTCTTTTTAATCCTGTAGCTTCTCCAGTACCATTTATTTGATGCATAGAAAATTCAGTAATACCCATAGGTCTCCATATTCCATTAGTATCTAATCCACCTATTGTTTCCGTATCATAAACAAAGAAAGCTCCGTTTTCTTTTGCATTTTTGATTTGTTGAATTTTATTAAGTTTAGCTGTTAAACCAGCTAAATTTTCATTGGCACTACCTCTTTGATTTAATTTGATGGGATTATTATTTAAATCATATTCAATAGTTTTGAGCATTCTACCTTCAGAAGATTCATACTTTCCTGATACTATATTGAAGAAATTATTATCATATAATTGTTGAACAATAGGAGTAATCGTTTTTTCATAATTATAAGATTTAGTTACTTCATTTTTCTTTAAATGTGTTTTACCTGATATAGTCATAATATCTGAATTAATTACAATTTCATCAGCAGGATGTAAATATTCAAATACATTTTTTATACTTTCTTTAGTCATTGCTAAACCTTGAGAATAATCTGTAACTGATTTTTTCTTTTCTTTAGCATTTCTATTTAAATCAAAATAAGTTTTATATTTATTTATGCGTTTATTATTTCTAGCCATCTTTTCATCCTTTCTATACGTTATTATAATATTATTATATTATTACAAAAAAGGACCGCCTATATAGACGGTCTAAAAAGAAGTATTATTTTGATTCTTCTTTAATTTCATTAGTCTTAAGAACTAATTTTAATTCAAATATTTGATTCTTAAGTTCTATGTTTTCCTCTGTTAGAATAGAAATCTTATTTTCAAGTCTTTCTGTTTCAGCAGTATGCTGTGCTTTTAACTCTTTCATTTCTATCATAAGTTGCTTATTCATTTCTGTAAGCATACTCATTTTTGAAGTATATATAACCCCAAATAAAGATATTATTGCCACAACGATAGTAGCATCAAGAGTAAGTGCTTGCGTCATTGTAATCATCCCCTTATATTTTAGAATAATAGTGAAGTTAAAGATTGTATGCCCGAATTCACCGCATAACTTCCTATTTTGCTTACGTCATTAGCTGTCTGTTTTATGTCGGCTGCAATCCATAATCCTGGAGCAGATGTTGGTTCTACTGATATATTTTGTACTGACATTCCTAAGCCAGATAGTGCCCCTGTCATATTAGATATATAACTTATTGCACCTTGTCCTTTGTCGAAGTTTTCTATACCAGAAGCCATATGATACTCCATCTTTGACTTTTCGGATTCATAATATCCGAAATCTGATAACAACATACCTTCATTCTGAATGGTTTTCATTTTAACGTGTTTTAAATTAACGTTAGGCTTCCATCCTCTCCACGCCATACCTGGCATAGCATGATTCTTGAAAAACTTAAGATTACTATCTAGTTTATCTGGCTTTTCTCCCCATGCAACTTGCAATGGTTTTCTAAGATATTCAGGAAGTTGTTTTAGTATCTTTTTACGTTCCTTTGCTGAGCTTTCATTCATAAAAGCCATATAATGGTCTCTATATTGTACAGGAACAGATGCTAATATTTCATCGGGTGTAGCACTTTCGGATAATCCATAGATAGTAGATTCCATAGCCTTACGATAAGATACAGCTGCCTTTGTATACTTACCACCACGGAAAGCAGTTTGTTGGTTTTGTAGAGCCTCTATTTTATTATTAATCTCGTTCATTTTTTGCTCGTATTTATAACCACCTGCTGTATGTTTATTACTCAACTTTTCCGCTTTTCTTGTAAGCTTTGCTATTTTCTCTTTATTTTTATCTATCTTTTTAAATATCCTATCTAAATTTATATTTCCTTCAAACAAGAAAGCTCTAGTAGCTGCTTGCTCATACAGTCCTTTATACTTAATGTATTCAAGTCTATCAAAGTACTCATCTAATTCCCATTTCTTTTCTGTTTCTTCAGGAATCCATTTAAACCTAAACATATCTTTAGAGAAATTAGGATTTTTAATAGCTGATATAGCTAAACCTATACCTGCACCTATTAAGGCTCCTTTTCCACTTCCCCAGTTATCAAATACGTCTTCTACCTTTAAATATCTAGCTATACTTTCTCCAGCTACTGCAAATGAAGCTGCTGCTTTAAATGGATTTTCAGCATTAGCTAATCCCCATCCTACAGTCCCTACTACAGAACCTATAGCGGCACCTCTTTCTACATTAAGCATATTGCTTCCTCCACCAATAGCTTTTAAACTAAGCTGAGCACCAAATTCAATACCCATACCTAATAAAGCTGTTGGATTAAGACCAGCCATTAATGCTCCTGCTCCATATCTCATAACAGGACTTAAATTATCTACATGCTTAAGACCAAAGTATAAAGCAGATGAACCTACTGCGGCTAAATGTCTACCAAAACTTTGACCAAATGTTTGATTTAAAGCTGGATTAACAAAACCTTTTATAGGATTATCCCAAGTAGCAAATGATGTTCCATAAACATGCTCATTTACAAATGACTCTCTTGCAGTTTCTATTTTCATATATTTGTTATGCAAGAATGGTATATTAGTATGTCCTATAAGTTCTTGTGCTGCACCTAATGTTTGTTGCATTGCAGAAGAGTTAGCTAAATATCCTATAGCTGTTCTATCTGTTTTATCTCTTTCTGCCATACCAGAAGATATAAGCTCTTTATTGATATTAGTACCAAATCCGCCTTCTTTCTTATAAATTACAGCATTTGTTACAATACCGTCTTCTAATCTTTTAATAGCATCTGCTGATGTACGATAATGTATCTTTTGTCCAGTTTGTAAGAACATAGATAAGTCTGCTTCTTCATTAAGAGTAATGCCTCCTAATCTTAATTGCTCTCCAGATACAAGTGTTACCACGTTTCCATCAAAGCTTTTAACAACACCATGTTTTTGAACCGTATTGTTATTGAAATATCTATAATCATAAAACTCATGTTTACCTGACATCTTAGTAGCACGCTCTTCTACTTCATCCATTTGTTTTATTAAGTTAGAATCAGTTACTGTATTTCTAGCAATATTTCTCCATAACTTATATTCTTCAGAAGTAGGAGCAATATCTCCTAATATCTTCATTCTATCAAATGCACCATATTCACCAAATTGGTCTGGATGTAAATCGTGTATTGATTCGTATCCTTTACCTGGCATTCTCATTTCTCCTTTAGGTAATGAAGCATAAGCATCACCTGTTAAAAATCTTTCAGGCAACCATTCAGGCATTGTATTTCTTAATGGATTATAATTTATTTTAGATTTATCTTCTGATGCAAAGAAACGTCTAGCGATTTCCATGAATCCTCCACCTACGCCTCCGACTTGTGCATCCCAGAAGTGTCTAGAGAATGAAGTCATTTGACCTGCATTTTCATATCTAAAACTATAAGATGTTTCACCAAAAACAAAATCATTTAAGAATCCATATATACCACTAAGTTGTCCCATAGAATATGTAGCATCTTTTATATAGTCATTAATTAAACTCTTGTCTATCATACCTGGATTACTAATAGAAGCATAATATTCGCTATTAAATTGATTACGTTTATTAACTAAGTTAGTATATACATATGTACCTTGAGTTCTATCGGGCATAGTTCCCATTGTATATGCTGGATTAGTTTCTTGATATCCTCCAAATCTAGCGGCTAATTTTTTAATGTTGTTATTAATAGCACTTACTATTCCATTAACAGCTTGATTAGCATCATATGATACTGAAGCTATTTCTTGTATTAACTCACCATTTGGGTCTAATGTAGGTAAATCTATTTGACCTTGTACTTGTCCTGTAGCTACAATACCAGCATTATTAAGTTTACTTATTCCATCCATAAATCCTATACCAGGAGCCATTACTTGACCATTATTAAATTGGATATTCATATAACCATCGCCTGTATTAGCATATGGAGTATAAGTAGCTGTTCTTATATCTGTTCCTCTAAGGATAAGCATATCATCATTTTTATTAGCTCTACCTTTAATACGTTCATTTATTCCTTGTACTACTGTTCTAATATCTCTACCGTCTTTACCTAATCTTTTTTTAATTTCAGGTAACATTCTAACAGGCTTTATCATTTCTCCTATTGTAGGATTTAATACTGCTCCCCATGGAGTTCCTTCACTAAATAGTTTACCTGTTAAAGGATACGGTCTTTCATCCATATTCTTTTTCTCTAACCAATAAGGGTCCATTAAAGCTCTTATAGGAGAAAGTGGATGTCTAAGAGACGGTAACCAAGAATGTTTAAATTTCTCTTCAGCTGAACCATATATACCAATTTCTTTCCAGTTACTGTGAGCTCTCTTTAAATAGTTAGGTTGATAATACTGAATAGCAGAACCTCTAAATTCTGAAGTAGAACCAAATCCCCAGAAACGTCCTCCTCTTACTGCACTATAACCATTTTCATACCAATCGGCTCTTTCTTCAGCAGTTTGAAAATCAGTAGAACCTGTCCAGTATTCTCCCCATACTGATGATTCTTTAAGCCAATCAATAGCTTGTCCTGCACCAGTAGCATAAGCTAATCTTCTAGTAGCCATATCTATATTTGCTATAGAATTAGCCATAGCTCCAGTCATAGAAATACCAGTAATGTTCTCAGATTCATAATCTAAATAATCATATAACGCAAATGCTCCTGCTACAGGAAGCACTCTCTTCATCATTATATTCTTAATTAAATCTTGTGTAGAGCCTGTACTATCACTAGAAAATCCTAAACCTACTGCATCAATACCCCACATAAGTCTTGCATTCATAAATTGAGGTATTTGAGTTAAAGTGGTATAGTTTTTCATATCATGTCTACCAGCAGTTAATTCTTTACCTAACTGTTTAATAGATTCATTGATACCTTCTAAGCTATTAAAGTTAAAATCTTTAATTACACTATTTTTCATGAATGTATAATTGTTATATTCATTGAAATATATTTCGTTAATGTTACCTATTATTTCAGAATCATACACTGAATGTCTTGATGCTAAATCATCTAACATAGATGTATATCTGAATTTAAAATGGTCATTAGTCTTCATAAGAGAATCAAAATAAGTTAAAGAGCCATTAGGTCCTATCATCTTATCTAGATTTAATGCATCATCTGTATCATTAGCTAACTTAGTTATAGACTGTAATAATCCCCAATCAGTAACATATGATAAATTCTTTTTCTCAATTCCATCTAAATTACTGTTTTGAAGTATCTGTTCTATTTTAGTCATACCTTTTTTAGTAGGCATATAAGAATCATAAACACCTTGACTATATTCACTAGCTTCTCTTAACATAACTTCTTTAACAGCTTCTCTTCTAAGAACATCTTCTACATCTAATACATTTGTGTATTCTAAATTCTTACCTAAGAATGTTTGAGTTCTAGTTTGAGATATATTTTGCATATTAGAAATATGGTCCGCATTTACATATCCTCTATTGACTATATTCTCTAAATCTTTATTAAAAAATTTAGTAACTTGACCTTCATGGTCTATACTTAATGATTCTATTAATTCAGAAGTGTTAAGATACTCTTTATTATTTAATAGATTTAATATCTTTAAAGAGCCTTCGTCTGTAATATGTCCAGACTCTATTAAGTTTGATATAGTTTGATTATTAATTTGTTTAGATGCTGTTAAGTCATTAAGCATTGCTGATATTTCTTTTTGGTCTTCTAATATTTTAGAAACAACTGCTGCTTTTGCTTCTAATTCATCTCCACCATTTTTAATTAAATATTCAGCTGTTAAAACATCTATCTTCTTTGACATAGATGCATCGCTAGTATATAATCTTTTATTGCTTTTTAAAATATTCTTTTTCCAGTCATCATTATTTTTTCTATTTAACCAAGCCTTTAATCTTGTTTCATGTGTAGGCTGACCATCTTGCATTATATCTAATGCTTCTGCAATAAAACTTGTATCTCTTTCTAATGGATTAATATTAGTACCAACCATTTCTTTATTAAGTCTAGCAGATTTACCATGTGAGTTATTTCTTATATGACCTTCTGCTAATACTTCATCATTAAGTTGTAAATTACCATCTGCATCTACAAATAAACTATATAATTTAGCTTGACCTGTATTTGCATTTCCAATAGCAACCTTAGAGTTACGAAGCATTGTACCGTTATTACCCATTTCATAAGCTGCTTCTTTTCCTGTAGACCCTGCTTTAAAAATCTCCATAATAGGAACTTCAGATTGCAGTCTTATATCTACACCAGCAAATAATTTACCAGGCAAAGTAGAAGAAAATTTATCAACTTGCTTCTTAACAGCCATATCAAATTCTACAGTACTGAATAAGTTTCCATCTTTGTCTATCTTTATAGACTTATCAAATAATACATTTCCTAAGTCATGTTTATCTTTAAGTCTAGATAGCTCTTCCATTAAATTTATTTCTTCATATCTACTTGTCTTATTAAAATTATTTTTAATTCTTTTATGTATATCTTGTTTTGCAAATAGATTTTCATCTTTACTATAAGCTTCTAATACTTCATCAAGAGTAGCTGTTCTATAACCTTTAAAAGCCATTTCTGAATCTATATTTAAAACTTTATCTATTTTACCAAAGATACCTTGTCCTCTTTTTTTATTTTCGCTTAAGGTATCCATTAATTTATCGGCTATCTTATCTCTAACTGGTTGTATAGTAGAAGCTCTTGCTACACGTTCTTCTATTTCATTTTTGCTTTTAAATACTAGGTCTAAGAATTCTTGTTTATTATCAGAAAGACCTGCTGCTTTAAATCTTTTATCTAAGAAATCAGAATAAGAGTTTTTACCGTCTTTACCTTTAACGAAATTAGTATTTATATCTTTATATGCAGAACTAGCTAATGTTTTAATATCTTCAAATGATGCTTTATCTTTATATTTTAAAGCAAGTTCTTCTATGAATCTTTGTTGTAAATCTGATTCTAAACCTGACTTAAGTTTATGACCTAAATCGTTATTTATAACTTGTTTAATATTTTTGAGTTGTCCAGCTAAGCTAAGTCTTTTGTTATCTGTATTAATTCTAAGAGCTTCTTTTTTAGTTCTAAGAGCTAATTCATTTTTAAAAGTCTTATTAGCTTTTAAATGATTATTGTAAATGTTTTTAATATCTTTGGCTTGTAATCTTCTATCTAGACCTTGTCGCTTAGATTTATAACCTCTTAAATCTTTAGATACTTGTTTTGTAGTAGAACCTAAAGCAGGAAGAACTTCAGAAGTTAGTTTACGAGTTAATCCTATATTATTAAAAGCAGCTGCACCCACCCCTACGGCTAATGCAGCTGCTCCAACTTTAGCGACTTTGCCTACGGTAGAAGAGTCATGTTCTTTATCTCTTCTTTTTTTAGACAAATATATTCACCTCTTTATATTTTTATCTTCTTGGTCTTAATGGAATAGGTACAGTAGTTTGAGTTTCATAACCAGTAAACATAGCATCTGCTCCCCAATCTATTTGAGGATTAGCTCTTTGGAAATCTAGATATTGTTGATACTCTTCTTTAGTCATTTCTCTATTTCCTACTTTTATTTTTCCATTATTACTATTATTATTTTGAGATTGTTGTGGAGCACTCTTAGTAGTATTATTACTCTCTTCAGGTTCCACACCCATAGCTTGTTTTAAGAAACCTACAACATCTTCATTCATTTCAAGGCTTCTCATATTCTTTAGTTTCCATTCAGCTTTAGAAAACATTCTACAAAACTTAATCATATCCCATGATTCTATTTCATCCATATCGTATGCAGGGAAAGCTTCACTTATTATACAGCTCATTTGAACATCTAATTGTTCTGTCTCTTCTCTACATGCTTCTAATAAATGAACCATATCTTCAGTACTAGATAAGAAAGAGTTAACTAATATTTCTTCATATAGCTTAGAAGGTATACCTGCATCATAATCATCTGCATTGTAACCTTCTGGCCATATTATTGTTTCTTCACATATTAAATCTTCTTTATCTAAATCACTTATATTCTGATTATTAACTATATCTTTATATGCCTTTCTTCCTAAAGGCTTATATATAAATATTTGTCCATCTATTTCAGAAAAGAATATATTGCCGTATTTATCTAAAAAGCTTTTAATCAAATCATCAAAATCTTTAACAGATTGTTTTTGATTCTGAGAACTTATTTTCATCTATTTAACAGCCTTTGTATTTGCTATACCGAAACCTGTTTTAACCATTGTTTCTGTAGCTATAATATCAGATATTCCTGCATAATCTTCTAATAATGAATCTACATTCTCTGGATATAATATAACTTTCTTAGCCATAAAGTCTTGTCTTTCAAAATAATTTATATCTTCATTTTCATCAAACTTTATTGACATAGCTTCTTTATATTCACTTCTTTTTAATTTTCTCCATACTACTTGTACTCCTGCTACAGTAGTTATGAATACATCACCATGTATTTCTTTTAATTTTTCAGCAGCTATTTCTGCTGGAGTTAATTCTATTACTTCTTCAACAACCTCAGTTGTTTTTTCTTCTATTGCTTTTTTCTTAGTAGAAGTAGTCTTTTTAACTGTATCTTTTTTCATATTAAATTCCTCCATTATTTTTATTTTATGTTTTTATTATATGTTAATAATTTGTACCTGGACGCATACATACTTTCTTATTAAATGGTTCACGCTTGCCATTATGCATAAATGCTCCTGATATAGAACAACTTATTAATTTTTGAGAACCTTTTTTACCAGTTAACTTGTCTTTTACTTTTGCAGTTTTTTGTTCATCCAGTATGTATCCAAAAGTATTATCTTTCTTCTTTACTAAAGTATATGTTTCTGATATATCTAATTCATTATCATGTATAGTTAAATTCACATTATCTTTAACATAAGTATTGTTATCATTTAAAAATGCAAAGTCTATATAAATATGAGATTTATTATCTTTATGTAGTGCATTAGTAACATCAACTATTACTCCTAAGAAAGTATTATCTTTTGAACATCTATTTCTTAAATCTGCAACTTCTCCAGAAAATCTTTTTTCTACAATCTCCATTCCACCTAAAGTTGTTGGACCAGACGAACCAATATTACTATTATTGCTACCAATGTCGTCGTTGTAACTATTTCTATCAAATTTATAACCTCCATACTTTAGATTTTTTGCTATAAAACTATATACTTCCATTACTGGTTCACCTGATGTATCTAATATTTGACTGTAACCATTTACCATTACACCTTCTAATATTTGATGTGTATTTTTAAATGATGCTTCATTCTCTACATTAAATCCACCATATCCAACAAGTATATCAAATGCTTTACCAAATAGAGGTGAGTTTTCTAAACTACAAGATTGACCAACTAGTGATGCAGAGTCTTGAGCTTTAGAACCATCTATCTTTTGCAATAACTTTGCAATATAACCTGGTTCCGTAAAATTAATAGCAAAAGTACCTTGTATTATTTTTTGACCTACAAATATTCTAGATGGCCAAAAGCTATTAAATCCATAGAAAGGCATTTTCTTTTCTTCATAAGAAAAATCTAATCTTACTATATCTAATATTCTTTCTCCTCCTATAAACACCTCTGCATCTAAACTAGAGAAATATCTCTTTAACTGACCATTATACATAGTAGTACTTGTTACTAAATCTCTATCAGATGCACTCATATTGACCCCGTAAGTAAAGTACGGTTTCTTTTTCATTATATCTCCTCCAATCTTATTAAATGAGATGTTGCTTTTTCATTAGCTATTAAAACAAAGCCTGATTTGATAACAGGATTATTATCTATTACATAATATAGATTATATAAATAATTATTATCTACTATCATTGAGTCTTCGTCTATAACCTCTATTATATAATCTGAATCTTTCTTAAAGCCTATATGTACTAATTGAGCATTATTAAAATTATCAAATGTAACTTTGACTCCATCGTATGTTACTGTTCTATATTTATCTTGATTTATATACAAATCATTGAACTTTATTTTTAAGATTTCTAATATTGCTAAAGTATTATTTAATTTTAAATCTACTATAGACTGAATCATATCATAATGAACATTTTTTATAGAAGTATCTTTATTTAATACAGAAGAATGTACATCTGCCATAGAATTAGTTTTACCTAAATTAAATTCAACTTTAGATACAATCTTTTGTATTGCATCTTCTAATTGAGATGAATTAAAATCAATTACTTCTTCATTCTTTGATACAAATGCAATTTCTGAAACTATATTAAAGTTTTGGTCTTCTATCCATATAGCATATGTATCTTTATGATTAATAGCTGTTAAATACTTATTAGCAAACACAATTTCATCTTTGTCTGTTATCTTTATTTTTCTAAAAGGCGTCTTATCTAAACTTTGCTCCAGATTAGATATAACTAGATAATATTCATTATCTTTCTTTCCTATTAAATCACTATTATTAACATCTACTGTTATATTTAATTCTTCATCTAAAATAACATTAGGAGCTTGTAGTAACTTAACATCTATATTTTTATTATTCTTTACAGCTAAACATTTTAAAGCTATATTTGAATATTTTTTAGATGGGTCCATATATTCTGTTAAATCTATATTATTAAGAATATTAGCGTCTCCATATAAAGTATCTATTCTAGACTTATCATTATCGCTGAAAGAATAAAATAAATATTTAGGTGATTTAGCAAAGTCATTAGTAATAGCTACGACATTATAACTTCTATTAGACTTTCCTGTATAAGTCATTTCATTTGGATACTGTTCTGAATACTCATAATACTCTTTCTTATTTTTAAGTAAGAATATATTAGCTTTAGTAACACCTGTATCAAATTTAAATGAATTACCATATATATTACTAAGATTCTTTTGTGGCATTGATTCTATCTTATGACTATTAATAGCTGTAGTAAACTCATTTTTATATTTAACAGCCATATACATTAACTCTTTAGCTTTTATATCTTGATTACGTTCTAATGAATATATTAAATCATCTGATTCTTTTATTTCATCAAGTATACTCTCATAAGCATCTAAATCTGTAAACAATAAAGAGTTATTAAATCTTACATAGCTTTTAAAACCAGATACAAAACTTTCTTCTGGTGCCAATGTTTTTGTAACAATAGTTTTAGATGTAGCATTATTGTCTCTAGTATAAACTACGTAACTTGTGTTATTAATCAAGTTTCTAAAAGTGCAATTTCTATTTGTTAGTTCTAATTCTATAGTAGAACCATCTAAAGAGTTTATACAAACACCTATTGTATGTGTAGGATTATTACAAGTTATTTTTATTGTAGAATCAGTTATGTTATCAATATTAGGTGAATCATCATAATTTGAATTATGTTCTCCTAAATTATCTACAGAGAATGTAACAGTATTAGATAAAGTTTGTCCTTTGTCTTCATACCAAGCAGAATATAAACCTGCATCCAAATAAGAAGTGTATAGAGCTTTACCATCTACATGTAATTCTGAGTATATTTTATTTTGAATTTGATGATATATATAAATCACACCAGAAGATTGATTAGGTGATAAAGTAAATTTAACTATACCTTCTTGACCTTCATAAATAGGTTGGTCTATTTCTGCTGTTAATAGCACTCTTTTAAGGCTTTCATTTTCATTAATACATCCTTGTGTCCATATATCTTCTCCAGTATAAGCTACTGGAATATCATCTAAATTAAATACAGAAGCAATTTGAGCCTCATTTTGTCTACTAGATGAAGAGCCACCTCCATTGTATTTCTTTAATGGTTCCATAGCAGTAGCTACGAATTGATATGTATTTTCTGTATATAAATCATTAATAGACATTACTTGTCCTTCGTTTATAATTCTTAATCCGTATATAGCCATTCTAGAAGTTCTACCATATTCATTAGCGAATGTAATAGTTATATCCATAGCAGGTAGTTCATCTGGTAAAAAGAATGTTTTACCTGTAGCGGCTTCTAAATCATTAAACATTTCTGTTGCAAAGTGTTTGTCAAAAACAGCAAATACTAAAGACCCAGCTATAGTACGTTGCCCCATAGTGTAATCTAAAGCATTCATGCTTCCTATAACTCTTACAGGTTTTTTATCTTGATGAGTAGAAACAGATAAAGTTTGTAAAGAGCCAAGTGTATATATCTTTTCTTCTAATTTTTTAGTTGAGTTATTAAGTGTAGATAATCTAGCAGTAACTACGATATCGCAACCTGAATAACTATCATAACCTTTAATTTCAAAATTAGCCATATTATCCTCCTTTGTATAAGTTAATAGTTATAATATATGAGCAATAAAAAAGAGAGAGATTGCTCTCCCTCTATTATTACTACCAAGTAGTACTTATAAATCCTCTATTTGTTTCGTCTATTGGTTTCATTGTTTCAACTGAACGACATACGAATGTATAAGCTCTTTCTGAAGTTGGAGCATCTATAGAGTATCCAGTACCTTCATTTAATAGCTCAACTCCGTATAAAACAGTAGAAGCCATGTTACCATATTCATTAGCGAAAGTTATTGTTATATCGAATGGTAATATTTCATCAGCATATCTTGGCTTATACTTTTTAACTAAATCAGATGGAGTTTTACCAGTAGTTCCCTTAGAAGAAGAACTTCCTGAAGCTAAAGAACTCATATGAGCATCCCATTCTTCTATAGAAGTAAATTGCATAGCTCCTGAATCACCATTTGTTCTGCTGTATTCATTTGCTTGATATTTTTGTATTTGTGGTCCATCAGATAATTCTTCTAATAAAGCATCTCTGTTGAAAGTAACGAATACTAAGTTACCAGCTATACCTCTTTTACCTCTTGAGAATGAACGAGGCTCAGCAGACCCCATTGTATAAACAGGTACTTTTTCTCTTGTTATAGAATAAGTTATAGCTTGTAATTCTCCTATAACTTTACCATTGAAAGTTGCAACGATATCACTACCACCAAAAGTAGTATACGTTTTAGTATATTGTTCACTTGACATGTTGTTAGCCATAAGAACATTCCTCCTTTAATTTATTAGGTTAATATAGGGAGAGGTGTTAAACCTCTCACACTATTACTTAGATTCTTGAACAGAAACTGTATTTCTAACTTCTCTGATTTCGTTAGTTGGTACTATAACGTATTGTATCTTAATGATACCTAATCTAGAAGAAGCTTGGTCAGTTACTATTTTAAATTCATAGTAGCTTATTAAGTTTTCTTTTAATTTATTTAATACTGAAGTTATAGCAGTATTTAAAGAGTTTATTGTAGCTAAGTTATCTTGTAAACCTATAAATGGTTCTATAACTTCTCTTAAACTTCTATCTACTACGTTTATAACTTTAGTAGTTGAAAGTCTTCTATAAGCAGAATCAACTGGAGCCATTGTTATACCATCTGTTATAACTAATCCTTGAGTAGTTCTCTTACAAGTTACAACGCCTTTACCAGTTAATTTAGATAATTGGTAGTTAGATAACTCGAAAGCTAAGTTTGGTATATTTATTGGTTGGTTAGTTGAACTTCTATCAGCTGCTAATGTAGAAACCATACCAGCGTATCCAGCAGCACCATTTGATACATAGTTGTATCCATTACCTGTTGTTACTGTATATTGCATGAATGGTACAGATATACATCTTCCTATTGGATGTGGCACGTTATTATTATTTAACATGTTATTTCCGTTAGGTCTCTTAGCATATAAGTCTAAGTCTAAAGCTAATATTTCATTAACTCTATCTGCAACTGTTGCTAAGTTTACACCGTTTAACTTAGAGCATCCTATTATACCGTGAGTTGGGTAAGTCTTTAAAGATGTATAAGTACAGTGTTGAGCTAAATGTCTAGCAAAGTTATCAGAAGTAGTATAAGGTATATACATTGTAGTATCGTAGAATGTATCTCCTTTATCTACACCTTCTCCAGTTAATTTAGCAGCAACTTCTACGTCTGGAGTGAAAGCAACAGCAGTGAATAATTCACTAAATACTGAATCTTCATTTAACTTTTCTACTAACTCATCATAGTTCATCCATTGAGCTTCTGTAGAGAATATTTTTATAGTAGCTTTATCAGCTAATATTTCAACGAAGCATATTGTATAATCTTCTTCTAATTCTCTGTTAGCTATTTGTCCAAGAACTGCAACTGGTTCTAACTCATTGTCAGCTAAAACTTTATATACGTTAGCAACTTCTCCACAAGTACCTATTACATAAGAATCTTCTTGTACAGATTTGATTTTGAACTTAGCTGACTCTTTTTCGTATTCAACAGCGTATAATTTATCTTCAACTTCTACTATGAAGTTTCCTGATTGAGGAGCTTCTACTAGTACACCATTTTGCATAGTCTTTAAGTTAAAAGTAACATCAGCCATAGCTCTATCTACTAATAATACGTCAACTAAAGTTTCTTCTATTACCATAACCATAGTACCTTCAGCGAATTTAACATTGTTAGCTTCATCTTTAGTTACTGTAGTTATTCTTTCATACTTAACATCTGTAGCTAATTTAGATAATACTTTTGCTTGGTCTAAACCTTCTTCAACAGATATAACTTCTACATTATATTTAATAGCATCAGAGAAATCTCTTTCATCTATTTTAGCTGTTAACTCTATAACGTTAGTTCCGTTATCTTTTAAGTTTATAACTCCTGCTTTTCTCTTTTTGAAAGCATCTTTTCTAGGAAGCTTACCAGAAACTTTTGTCTCAGCATTAGCATTAGACATTACTGTGTAGTTTGTAGAGTGGTTTTCTAACATAGAGTATATTCCATCTGGTATAGATATAACTCTGTTTTCATCATTAGAATCTGGTACAGTAACTTTGTATCCTTTATTATGTCCATCATTGTTTTTAACTTCTATTATTTTAGCAGTTTGAGCGAAACCTGAACCTAGTCTTTGATATAAATCAAATTCATCTAATTCAGCTTCTTCGTAATCTACTTTATCTTTTTCAGCTATTTTATCTATAACTCCAACAGCTTTTAACCACTCACCAGCAGCATCTGTAGTAACAGCTCCTAATAAAGTATTTAAATCTCCGTTAGATTTAGCATATATAGGATAAGAAGCAGATACATCAGTATTTATTACAAGCTCTTTCCATATAGCTTCTTGATAGTTACCATGAGGTTTAGCTACACTTGATAAAATATATCCTACTTCAGTTTTAACAGTAACTTCAGCAGCAGCTTTATCTCTACCTATAGTGTATAAACCTGGGAACATAACTCCAACAGATAATGATTGAGCTTCTTTAGAAGAAGTAGTAACATCAGCACCATCTTCATTAACTATAGCTAATCTTAATACATTGTTGTTTTCAGCTCCATTAACTATGTTTACAACATCTACTAATCTTGAATCTTTAGTTATTCCATAACCAGATAATTTAACTTCAGTAACTAACATTTGATTTTGGTTTAATACTAAACCTTGCATCTTTTCTTTCATGTTACTTCTATCAGCTGGCTTGTATATTTTTATGCTACCCACTTCTCCATTTTCAGCTTGAGTAGTAGTGAAGTTCATATAAACTTCTTTATTGTCGTTAGATGGGAATATACCACTAACTCTTAATTTTAATTTTGTTTCTGTAGCAAAAGAGTAATCTTTATATATTTCTTTACCTGAAACTCTTATACCGTATATAGTTCTACATCCTCTTTCCCAAGCATCGTAAACTTCTGCAACTAGAGAAGCTTCTCTTCTTGTAGTAGGGTCAAATGAATCACCGAATATGTATTTTGCATGTTCAGGAGAGAATATAGGTGTTACTCTTCCTACTGGTCCATTAAATGCAGTACCTATTATTGTAACTGATTCTGTAGTTCCAAATGAACTAGTATCATAATCTTGTGCGTAATCTGGTATTATTTCAGTTATAACACCAGGAAGGATTAAATCATTATCGAATATTCCTGTGCTTGCCATTATAGCATTCCTCCTCAATTGGGTTATTTTTTAGTTGTTTTATCTTCAATTATGTCTCCGTATAACAATGAATCGGAGATTCTTCTATTGAATATTACCATTAATTTCTCTATCTCTACATAATAACGTAGATTTCTTATAGATAGAACATCACGGAAGTTATTATAATCAGTATCTGTTATTTGTTCTTTAAAGTAAACTTGTCTAACTCCTTGTTCCATAAAGTAACCAGCATAAGATAGCATTAGCTCTTCAAATGTTTCCATTACTTTATTTGCGACCTTATTTTCACTTGCAAAGACATTAAATTGTACAATACAATCAAAACCGATACCTCTAATAGTACCTAATCTTTGTTCATTGTGTTCATCATGTTCTATAATTTCTTCCCTAACTATTGGCTTATATTCATTATTTGGTTTTCTAGAAATGACTCTATAAGATATATAAGGATGGTTAAATGAAATTTCAGGGTCTATTAATTTAATTTCTTCTTCATCTGTTATAAACTTTACATTCATATCAGACATAGCATAGTCAACTATTATTGCTAGCATATCTAAGAAATCATATAAACTAGCACCCTTTTTTGCTCTTTGCATATTTACTGCTGTTCCACCACATGGTTCTTCGCAGTTATCTTTTTTATTGCTTTCCTTAGCTATTAAATTCTCAGCAAACTTTTCACTTTCATTTAATAGCAATTCTAAATTATTCATATTACACCCCCATTATTACACTAATAGATTCTAATGTTCCATATGGTACAAAACTATAATCTATTATTATATATCCAGATGTAGCGTCTGTCTTTTTAAAACCAACTCTATTTATAGTATATTCCTTAAAGAGCTTCCCTTTCATAGAATTTAAAGCTTTTACTACTTCTGATTCTATTTGTATAGCTATATATTGATTATATAGTCTACCTTTATACTTTTCTAAATTTATTGATTTAATAGCTCTTTTAATGACATCATCTATTAATGCATTAGCATATATATCATTACTTGTTCTAAAATTCATAGGATTTTCTAATGTTGTATTACCTGCATAATAATTAGTTTTAAAATACATAGCTCTTAAACCTTGTATATCATTATAATCTAAATCAAATACAACTGATACTCCTGATAATGGAGACAAGTATTTAGCATAATCTCTTATTACATATAAAGCTCCTAATACTACATTAGAATAAGGAATATTATTTAAGTTATTGTAAACAAAGTTTAAATTATTCCCATTCTGTTCTAAGAAAACAGATTTTTCATGTTCAAATTCTTCTTTGAATTCTGTTTCTATTTTAGTCATAGTACTTATATATTGGTCAAAATCTTTATATAGACTAGCATGTCTTTCTGTCATTATAGTTGTAGTTAAGCTATTAACCAATGCAAATTGCTCTAAAAAGTATTCAGCGTAATATTGTTCTTTATTTGTTATAGGGTTATAAAATTTATCACTAAGATAAATATCTATAGGTATAAAGTAATCAAAGTCATAATGTATTATCTTATCAGATAATCTTATATAATCAGAACGACTGTAACAGTTACTAAGATATACATTATTAACACCAAGGTCTATTAATAATTCATATGCTTTATATAATTCACTTTGTCCAAAAGTATTTAATGCTTCTTCCTTATTAGCAGGAAGTATTATCTCTCTAGCTTTATAGTTAGATAATGCTGGTCCTGCTATAAGAATTTTTTTGCCTGAATTTATATTAGTTATTTCACTAGATATATAACTACTGTTTACGCTTATGTTCATTTAATAGCCTTTTGAAATTTTTCATAATTTCGTATTTATTGAACTTAACTGTTGGACATACACATCTTGTGAATTTAAATTCTCCATTTAAACCTCTATGGAATTGAGTAGCATATACTGAATACATTGTTTCATTGTCTATAATTAAGTCTTGCTTATCTATAAACAACTTAGTCTTAATGTAAAATATCTTAGGAGTAACTGTAGGGAATTCTGCTCTTAATGCTTCGAATTCTTTAGACTCTCTTGATGCACCTTTTACTTTATATATTTTAATTTTATTTCCTAACCCTAAACATAAAGGACAACTTTGTTGAGCTTGTTTAGAAGTTTTATCTACACATTTACATTGCATATTAGGTACTTGCTTAATGACATAGAAACTATAGTCCCAGTTATCTATGACTTCTTGAGCGAAGCTTTCATTAAATGCCATTACCATCTACCTCCTCTACCTATATATTGAGGATGACCTGCGGCAAATCCACTAGCATAACTTCTATTATATCCTTGCATACCATTAAGTCCATGATAAGGAGCAGCAACATTAGGATTAATAGGCATAGCATATTTACCTCTAAGTCCCCAAACAGGGTCTGTAATTGTATATATCTGTTCTATTATATCTTCGTATGCTCTTTTAAGTCTATCTAATAAGTCTTTAATAGCTGATAAATTATAACTAAATTCTTTAGCTAAATCAGATAGAACTTCTTTAACTTTATCTGGTTTAGTAGCCATAGTTATATATAAACTACTTAAACATTCATAAGCAGCTTTTAATACAACAAACTCCCATATTACCCAGTGTTCATTTCTCATACTTTCTACAGAACCTCTTAGTTCCATTAAGTCTTCTTTACTGAAAGTTATATTTTGTTTACTATAAGCTTTAGCCACAATAACTTCAGCTAGTCTAGAAGCCTCTCTTATATGATATAAAATAATTTCATCTGTTATATCTATATCACCAAGTTTAGCTCTTATATCTTTTATGTCTGCATAAGCAAGACTAGGAGCAGATATATATTTAATCTTTTGAGCTTCCATACAATCTCCATCTACAGAATAGATTTTAGGAAGCTTAAATTCATATATACTATCTGATTGAAAGTCTTGTAAATAGAAAGGCTTAATTATTAAAACATTAGGCTCTATTTCATCTATAGTAAGACTACAACTAATACGCTCATGTCTCATTATAAATCCCTCCTATAAGCTATTATATTCTCAGGTAGTTTTTCTGGGTCTATATCTTTATTGAATTCAATAAAGAATTCAGGATAAGTAACTCCATTATTAGAACGAGAAACCATTTCTAATATTTCATCTGGTTCTAAAAAGAACTCAACAGGAGCCATTATATCATCTAAGTATTCTCTTTTAGCTTCACTTAGAATATCATCACATTCGCTAACATCTGGTACAACTGTAAAAGTAATTATATCAGACCAATCACCATTCATCCCATTTTGTATAACTCTAGCTCTTAAATAATACTGACCATTATCTAATAATATATAGCCATTAGTATATTTAGATTTATAATCTTTTACTATATCAAAAAAAGCTATATCAGAAGCGAATTCGAAATGATACGTAACATCCGATTCATCTTCCAATACAGCTTCTTTAGATAATCCTGTTTCCTCTTCACTCTCTGGCAGCTCTGGAGTTGAAGGATTTGGTTCTGGCATTGGGTGAATTGATGTAGAACCATCAGGATTAACTTGTTTTATTGAAAAGTAAACTAAATTATGTTGTTGTTTAACAGCTTCGTTATTGTTTGGGCTTTCGATTGTAACTTTCAGCTTAGTATCAGCTGAGAAAACTATATCTTTACTTATAGGGTGAATTAAGTCTCGATTTAATTTATCTTTTATCTTATCAATTTTAACTACATAATAGCTATCTAGTTCTGGCCAGTCTTTTAGATTGACTATTATTTTGTCATCATCAACAGATAATTTATACAATACAGTAGTGCCAGATGATGCAGATATAACTTGAACATTTTTTCTATTAACAGTATCAGGGTCTACTTTAAAAGTTGTTTTAATAGTTATCAACTTATTAGTATAGTCTGGTGTTATAGATGTAATGTTGAAGATACTTTGCATTATCTATCACCTCTTTTAATTATTCAGCATCTTTTTCTTTTTTAGTAGCTTTCTTTTTAGTAGTCTTTTTAGCTTTTGGCTTTTCTTCAACTACTTCTTCTTTAGCTACTTCTTCTGTTACCTCTATGACTTCTTGAATTTCTTCATGGATAACATCATTAGTAACTACTTCCTCAGTTTTTACTTCAACTTGAGGAGCGACCTCTCTTACTTCTTTAACAGCTTGTGCTTCTCTAGTAGCTTTTTTATCTTCTAAAGAACCTTCTATTATATGTACAAGACCATGGCTTATACTTCTTTTTATGTTAGTTGTATTAGAACCTTCATAAACAAAGGCCTCTGGTCTAGTTATTGTTAAATGTATATTAGTAAGAGGGTCATACCAACCTGGATTTCCAGCATTGATTCTTATCTTTGCTATTGGTGCTCTCATTTGGTACAACCTCCTTTAGTTTTTATTAATTATTTACAGGATTTATGTTTATAACTGGAGCAGCTGGATAAGATGTAGCAACAGCTATATTCTTAGCAACTGTTATACCTCTACCGTTATTTAATATACCTATTCCGTATCTTTCCTTAGCTTTTAAGTTTCTGATATCTTTTTCTGGGTCTGTCCAGTTTTCTGTAGATAATCCTTCTCTTTGAGCTACTATACCAACTTCTGATTTATCAACTACATACATATCGAATTTCTTAGTTAACTTATCAAACTTAACCCATGGAGAGAAGTTTATAGCCATTGGTACTGGTAATCTGTTTTGTACTTGGTCTGGAGTCATTATTAACTTTTGTCCATTACCGTTATTAGCCATACCAAATGCAGCTGGAGTACCTTGTATTCCACCATTTGGATGTACATTGTTTCCACCTAAAGCACCGAATGTTAATCCGTTACCTATCATTGAGTTTCTAGCGAATACTACCCAAGTAAGTGGATGCATTATTACGTCTGTTGGGTTATATCCGTTACCCATTAATGCTAATGTTAAATCTAAGAAGTCTTCTACTGATAATGTATCATTGTAGTTACCGTCTTTTCCTAAACCTGTAGTTCCAGCAGCTTCTTGATATTGTCTCTTAGCGTTATCGAATACTACGTGTCCATGATTAGAGAATGCATTGAATATCATTTCTTCTTTGTATCTAGCCATTGCTCTACCCATTTTTCTTACGTTTATTCCTAATATGTCCCAAGATGAGTCTGCTATAGCTTCTTCTGTTATAGATACTTTAACACCTATCTTCTTAACTCTTATTTCTAGAGTTGCGTTTTCTAGTGTGTTGTAATCTAATGCAGTCTCTTTGTATCTTGTTCCTTCTCCAACTTCGTAAGCAGTTACTTCACCAACAACTGGTATAACGTATACCGCAGAGTTTCCTCCTTCTACTCTTACTGTATTGAAGAATCTTGTTCCTAAATATTCTGGCTCAGCTGCTTCTCTTAATTTACCTTCTATTACTTTAGGTATTAACTTAACAGCATCTGTTGTAGTTATAGCTTCTTGTATTGTAGCTTTACCTTGAGAATAATCTCCGTGTATATTTCTAGCCATTTTTTCAACCATTTCTAATGATTCCATTGTTATCGGTGTAGACTTTCCAGCTTGAGTTGCTTTTTCAACTTGAGCTTTAAGTCTGTCTATATTACTTAAAGTTTCTTGTAAACCGTACATTTTGTATATTTCCTCCTCGAAAAATAATTTAGTTTTAATTATTCTGTTTTTATTTTTTAATTTTCGTATTTACATTTTTTATGTAGAGGGGAGACTTGCTCCCCTTAATAGTTCTATTATATTAATCAATCAATACTGATTTCTAATTTTTAATTATTTTTGTAATAATACTGAAACTACTCCTTGACATCCATCCCAGTCTAAGTAAGTTGGAACCCCAGCCATACCTCTCTTAACGTAAGAAACGTTAACTGGCTTCTTGCTTCCATCACCTTTTTCTGTTTGAACTAAAGATATTAAACCTTTGTGTAAGTCAACATATTGTATAGTGAATTTATCAACTTTAACGTTAGCAGCTATAGATACAGCTTCCATTTCACCTATTTTTATCTTAGCTGATTCTATATCAGTTTCAGGTAATCTTATCATCATTTCTTGAGCTCCTGCTAATTCTTTAGCAACTGTTAAATGAGTTATAGTTAATGTTTCACCAGCACCATATTCTTTAGATACAGCGTTTTGTCCATCTGTTAAACCTGGTATACCTCTATCTAATCTATGTGCTTCGTCTAATCTTGGGTCAAATGCACCTTCTCTTGATGAAGCTAACATATGTAAGTCATTAGATATGTAGTTCTTTTCTAATGGGTATCCTGGGTAAGTGAAATCTGATTGTAACATTGTTGGAGGATTAGTTACGAAATCTTCTCCAGCTCTGTTAGAGTTTGGCCATATATATGGATTGAAATCATTGAAGTTCTTTCTGTCTGATAATGCCCATTGAGCAAATCTAGCAGCACCTTCTGGTAATAAAGACTTATCTGTAGAGTAAACTTGTCCTACTACTTGTTGTCTTTCTTTTTCATATTCAGCTATTGTCATATCTGAACATCCGCCTTGAACTTTAGTCTTATCTGTATAAGATAATGGAGATATTGTCATTCTTCCGTTTAAGTCAGCTTTTACTAAATCACCTGGCTTAACAGCTCCGTATATAGAACCCCATGGGTTTCCTTCAGCTTTATCAGCATCTATGAACCAAGGCATATCTACTAATGCATCTGTATGTATTGGTCCTGGCATGATACCGTTGAACGCATCTACGTCTCTAGTGTATTCATTTCTTCCCATTATACCTAATGGTTTGTTAGCAGGTCTTAAAGTTTCTTTTTTATCACCTTTGTGTTTTCCATCTATATCAGCTTCGAAAGCTACTTCTGCTTTTTTCCATGCAGCAAATCCTTTAGATAAATCTAATTCAACATCTTCTCCACCGTTAGCTAATGTTAATGCATTGAAATAATGTAAAGTATCTGTATCCATTACTGTTAAGTATGGGTCAGCAGCAACTATTCTACCTTTAGGCATAACTATTTGGTTGTATCCGTAAGCCCATCCGTATCTAAACATTGCTTTTAATCTTGGGTCCATAGCGTATTTTATATTTAATACATCATGTTCATTCATTAATAATGCGTTATTAGTTCTATTTATTCTATTGTCATTTGTTCTGTGTCCTGGGAATCCAGCATTCTTGAATGCTTCACCTCTTGCACCAGGTTGTAATACCTCTCTTGATGAGAAGCTATATGGTTGTAATGCCATTGTATATTCACACTCCTTGAATTATTAGTTTAAATTAAAATATGTTTGAAAATAATTTTATGTATTCGTCTTCGATACTGTTATTACTATCTTCTAATGATTCTTTTACATTTTGAATTTTAGAATTTTCTTTTGAAGTATTATCTTTAGCTTCTGAAACAGCTGCTGGAGAAGTTAAAGTTTGCATTCCAAATACTTTCTTTTGTACTTCTGTAAATTCATTTAATTGTTTTATAGTTGATTTTAATGTATCTTCAGAGCTTTCTAATAAGCTTGCTTCATCTTCAGCTGGTAAGTTTAATGTAGCTCTTAAAACATTTACTTGTTCTACTAAAGCTTTCTTTTCTTTTGCTTGATATTCAACTAACTTAGCTTCAGCTGATTCTTTTAATCTTTTTTCATTATCAACTTTATTAGTTAATTTTTCATTTTCAGTTTTTAAAGTTTTTACTTCTTTTTTTAATTTTGCTATTTCTTCTTTAGCATCTTCTAATTCTTTTTTAAATTTGTCATCTTCTTCAGTTTCTTCTTTATCTTCCTTAGCTTCATCTTCCTTGTTTTCATCTTCTTCTTTAGACTCTTCTTTGTTATCATCTTTAGATTCAGACTCTTTACCTTCTTCAGACTTAGGAGCTTCTTCTTGCTCTTTTTCTTTATCATCTTCGTCTTTAGTAGGTTCTTTAGGTTCATCAGCTTTAGGCTCTTCTTTAGTTTCAGGTGCTTGTACTTCTGCATCCTTTTTTACTTCTTCGTCTACTTGTGTACCTTCTTGAGTTTCTGTAGACTCTTGTATAGAATCAACTATTTGTTGTGTAGATTTTATTAAATCTTCAAATATATTATCCACTGATTCCTTCACCTCACTCTTCTTTTTCTTAATTGCTTCATACACTCTCAAGTTATGAGCATATATATCTGATGGAACTATTACATAAGAAACTTCTTTTGGTTCCATCTTATTTATTATCCAATAGCAAAGCTTACCATCGTAAGTTTCACCTTTTTCGTGTTCACACAATCCTTCTTCAGCTAGATTTGTTCCACATATAGAACATCTTAAGTCATGTGCTATAACACCTATTGATACAGTAGAAAGTGTACCGTTTTTAATACCTTTCTTACCTTCTTCATCTCCTATGTTAGCTGTAAATACTAATGCAGGAGTTCCAGTTCTTGTTTCAGCTTCTTTGTATTCAACTGATTTTATTCTACCTATTATTACTCCATCTTTTTCATTATGATGCATTATAACAGGTCTCTCATATGGGTTAGTCCAATAAGGAACAGAATCTTTAAGGCATTCTGGTGAATAATAAGTATTATTTCTTGTTACTCTTGAATGTATTGCTTCTATATCTACCATTAGAGAGTTTTCATCTATATACGTTTCTACACTAGACTCTGTCATATTCTTTAACTTAGTCGGTGTATGATTTACTGAAACAAATTCATGTCCAACATATTCTTTAATTTCTATTGCCATTTTTCTTTTCTTCACCTGCCTTTTCCTTATTGTAAGTTATCTCGCAATCGCAGAATGAATGATATGCTGGGATATCATCAACAGAGAAAGCTTTAGTATCTATATTATCATTTCTACCTTCGGCATCTTTTTCACTGTTAAATATAATATATGCTTTATCTACATTGAGTAATGCACCTGTTTTTGTATAAGAATACCAATAAGCTTTTCTTACTATAAAATCTGATATGAATTTAAGCTTGTATTCATATTTTTCAAAACAAGCAGAAATGTTATTTTTATCCTCTTCTATAGCTAATTTAAGTGTTTTAACTAACTTACTGAAAGCTATATCAGATTCTTCATAAAAATCTTTCATACTGATGCTGTCACTAGGTAACAATTTATCTGTTTTATTAACAGCGTTTATTTCTTCTGTTGCGTCCATTATAGCTTGCATAGAGTATTCATCTATATGCTTAGATAAATTAGCTACTAATGCATTCTTTAATATAGAACTAATCACTTCTAGATTTTCACCCTGTTCTAATTCTTCACAAGCAAAGTCATAACACTTAAAAACATCTTTAAATTGTCCTCTATGATTATCTATCTCTAGACCCTCTTTTATTTTTGCGGAATGAGTACCATGTTGATTTTGTGGTCTATTATTAGTACTTACCGCTTTGCTGGGCCCTTGCGATTTATTGCTTCTCGGTGCTTTATTACCAGTAGATGAACCACTATTACCAGAAGTTGTTTTATTTTGTGAATTTATTCTTGCTAATTCTTTCTGATGTTCAGCAGTTCTATCTACTTGAGCTAATGCAGCTTTTGTTTCTATCATCTCTTTATATAGTCTAGATTCATCTTCAACACTATCTTTCATTCCCATTCTTCTTCTTGACTCTTCGAATGTAGTCATGTTAGATTGATACTTAAGCATTTCATGATTTTCTTTCTTAACTTTTGTTTCAAGAGAGATTTCTTCAAATTCATATTCAACAATATCTTCTTCATTTAATATAGGGTTGTATCCACCTTCAAATAATAATTCATTTAATATCTTTTCTTTTATAAAGATACTCATTATTCTTTGTATGTATTTAACTGTATCGTGTATTTGTGCTTCCATAGATTCAGAGTCTTGTTTAGCTCCTCCTCTACCCATTTGTGATGCAGATACTCCTAAAGCAGAGAATACTCTATCTTCGAAATATTTTAAATATCCTTCAGCATTTAGAGCTGTACCTTCAGCACCTATTGCTTTTATAGCCGTTCTTTCATTAGTAACTACTATACCATCTAAAGTAGAACGTTCAATTTCATTCTGAGCTTTATATATCTCAGGTTGTGTTGCTTGCATTCCTGGTTGTGGTAAACCTACTATCCATTGATATAAAGGCATTGAGAATCTATATACAAGTGCAGTTACATTACCTTCTATTTTTCTTAATAGCTTAACATCTTCTAATGCTGCTATTACTCTAGGTGTACCATATGCATTATTTGCATCTTTGTCTATAAACATATGTATTATATCTCTAGGGAAAAATTCTCTTATATTATCTCCATAACCTTGTTCATATTTAACTACGTTACCGTTCTTATCTCTTTTTATTTTAACAGATGCAGGGTCTACTCTAAAGTATCCTCCTACTATTTTATCTGCTAACATAGGACGAGCATTTATTCCAACTATATTATCTACTCTTCTTTTAACTAAGAAAGCATTAGAATACTTAACTAAGTCATCAGCAACTTCTTGGAATAATATCTCCATAGGCTTTTGTGTCATAAAAGACATCATTCTAAATCTTTTCTCTAAATATGACACTCTTTCATCTTCACCTTTAAGATTAGCTCCTGCTTTATAAATAAGATAAGAATATTTACTGAATGATATTTTTACATATGAATCAGATTCAGATGCCTCTTTGATTTCCCATAGATTATATTCAGGTCTTTGGAATCTCTCTCTGGCATCAGACTGCCTCTGAATTCCACCTATAGCTTTTAAAACAAAGTCCTTCATTTTCTTATTGTTGATATTAATTTTAGGTATTTTGTTTTCATCTACTTCTATAGGCTCACGCTTTTCATCAATAGCTTGTTTTCTTCTAGAACTGAATAAAGCCATTCTCTTCACCTATCTTTCTTATTATTTTTCTTTTACTATAGCTAATATATCTGTTTCCTTTAATATTAAATATTTATCTTGACCAGACATTACTTGTGTACCTGCATACTTATTATACATTACTTGTTGTCCAGCCTTTATTGATAACGGTAATACAGTTCCATTATTTAAAGTTCTTCCTTCTCCTACTGCAACTACTTCACCTATTTCCATTCTTAATGATTGTTCAGTCCCTTGATTCATTACTATTAATCCTGACTGTCTTACTTCTTCTCTTTCTCTATCTTTTATTTTTAAAACTACATTGTCTGCTATTGGTTGTAATATCATTATTTTATACCTTTCCCTTCTATTAATGTTTGTTTAGATTTTATTTCGATTATCCACGTCTTTAATGTATCATCTAATATATCTACTGAACTTTTTAAATATCTAAATAAGTTTCCATATGCTATATCATATTTCTTATCATATGTTAATTGCATACCTTGTAGAATATTATTATTCATTTGTTCTGTTTTATTAACAGCTTCTTTTTCTTCTATATTTGCATATCTTAATCTTAATTCATACATAGCTTTAAATTGTTTAAGATGTGTTATAGTTTCTTCTGCATTAAAGATAGTGGCATAATAATCTATTTTCATAGTTCTAGTAATTTGATTTCTTAAAGCTGAATCTAACAAATGTTTTGCTTCGCTTTTAACATCACTACTACTTAATAGTATATTATCAACTAACATAGCAATTTCATCTGTTGGTTTATTCAAAACTGCTGGCACTAAATTAGTCCAATAATTAGACAAAGCATTATGTAAGCTAGTAAAGTAATCATTAAATAAATCTGTTAAGTTCTTAATATACTCTTTTTCTATTATCTCCTGTTTAGTATGCTCTTCTTTCACTATAGGGAATGAGTCAACATCTTCCCAAAAGTTATCCTCACTAAATTCAGGTTCTCTATCTGGTGCTTCCGTTTCTGTATCTGTATCTGGAGTTTCATAATTCCATTCCCATTCTTCAGGTACTCTATCATATATATTCCCTTCTAATTCATCTCTGACAAAATCCATTATAGGGTCAAATACTTCTCCTACTATATCAGATGCATCACCTGGTAGCTTATTAATTAAAGTGTCTATAACCTCCATTTGGTCTACTACATCTTCTATAATGTTATTAGTATCTTGATTATCTTCTGTATTATCTTGGCTATTAAATATAGCACTAGCATCTGAAGTATATTCATCTGTATATTTCAAATCAGGTCTATAACCAATTAGTCTTTCTTCTTGCATTAATAGCAACTCCTTTCTTAATTAGGTTTATATTTATATTATAAAAGCGACAGCATAATAACCGTCGCTTATATATTACTATATTTTATCTTCCAAAACCTCTACCGAAGCTTGTTCTTCCAAATCCACCTGAACTTCTTGAACCCCATGAAGAACCTCCTCCATATCTAGGAGACTTATAAGACTCATCTACTTTTACCCATCTTTGTCTATCACCTGGTAAGTCTTCGAAGTCAGTATTATTATAGAAGTCTACTATTCTATTATCAGAAGATGCTCTTGTTTCAGACTCTATTTTAGCAGCCATACCTCCTATTTGTTTATGAGATATAACAAATTCAGAAGTAACTTCTGGCTCTTGTATCATTCCTGTTAAGTCTTTAAATTCAAGTACCATTGCTAAATAAGCAAGTCCTAATGCATCAACAAAGTGTTCGTTCTCTGATGTATATTTAGGAACACCAGACTCGGTCATTTTAACAACCTCATAATCTGTTAATTGCTTAGCTAGTGTAGTATCATATGGAGATAATATTATCTTATCTCTTTCAAATGCTATTTGTAATTGGTTTACCATAAATGGCTTAAGAGGTTTCTTTTCAAATTCTTTAGTTATTGGGTCCATTATATCTAACTTATTAGCAAAGGACCATCTTTTAACTTTTGACTTTAATCCTGTATGAGGATTCTCTTCACCTATAATATGTAGTCTTTCTATTTGGTATTCTCCTGAACCAGCATCACAATATATCCATGAAGGATTATATATCTCGTTCAGTTCTACTATTGTGTTAATAGCTGCATCATAACTATATTCAGAACGAGGAACCTCAACTCTTTTAAATACTTTAAACTTACCTAGTCTTGTATCATAGTCTAATATAAGTATAGAACTGTTAGCTCCATATTTATCCCAGTCTACTCCCATAGTTCTAAATATATTTCTAGGAGCTTTAAAAGATTGATTGTACATAAGTATTTCTGGTTCATTACCTTCTTCAATACATTTCTTTTGTTGGAAATAGTCTAAAGGATTATAAGCATAATTTAAAACCTTTTGTGCTGCATCTAACTTATCTTTATCGAAAACCCCTGTTTCTTGTGTACCGAATTCTGCAAGAACCTCGTGAACATAACCTTCAGCTGTTAACTGTGCTCTTAGTTCTGCTTCCATTTGGTCATTCCAGTTAGGATTATGAGTAGATGGATGGAAATGTTGAGAATAATTCATTGAAGGGTCTGTACACATTCTATAAAAGTGACTACGCTTACCTAATGGAGTAGAAGAAACAGTTATACCTATCTCTGCTCTCTCTATGGCAACAGCAGCAACAACTTCGAAACAATATTCAGACATGAAGTCTATCTCATCTATAAATATCCAGTCAGCTCTTTGTCCACGGACAGAAGCTGCATCATCACCTGTTGTAAATCCTAATATCATTGAACCATTAGCAAATTCTATTTTAGCTGGGTTCTTTGTACTAGAGACTACTGCCTGTTTAACTAAAGGACTTTCTGATATTAACTCATTAAGACGTGTAAACATGTTACGTATTTGGTTTTCATATGGTGCTGCCATAAGTACACGGAAGTTTTTCTTAGTGAATGCTAAGTATAACATCTCAACAACCATCGTCTCTGTATTATGAGTTATAAAATCTTCGGCAATAAAATTCATAGTTAATGGCACAGACAAATCATATGTCTGCATCTCTCCTAATGACTCTATGCTTACTATCTCATCAAATATAAAATCACCATCTGCAAAGTTCTTTAAATCCTCATTATCTAATATCTCTGCAAATTCTCTTAATCTACTTCTTTGTATATCATAATTCATTCTAAGTCTTGCATGTTTATTAGACTTACATAAATCTGCTTTAGATAATCCTTGTCTCACTCTATCTTCTTCTACGAATTCTAATATTTCTTTAGGAAGATAAGTGTCATATTTATTGTTCTTAATAGCTGATTCAAATGCTGCCTTACATGCTTCTTCTTTAGAGAATATACCTATCTCTTTATAGAACTTAATAACATCATTAGAGTTTGTTATTAATAGCTGATATGATATTTTTATATCTCCATTATATTTAGCTTTCTTTACATTAACATAAGAATTAATACCAAACTTTAATAACAGATGTTGTATGTCAGCTATTAACTCTCTAGATACAGAACAATAACCTATCTGTTGTTTATTATTTTTAGTATGAGCCCATCCATCTGTAGCATACAATCTAGATAAGAATAAAGCCGTATCATTTCTATCTAAATTAAATATCTCACTAGGTATAGTTTTTGTATGAGCTGTTTTACCATAAACACCATGATGCTCTAATATTTCTTTTATCTTATTAGGATATGTTCTATTATTTCTGTTTTGCTTTTTAACTATATTAAAATCTATATCACGATTACTAGCATACTGAACCATTTCACAATCAAAGTAATTAACAGCTCTCTCCATTTCTTTTCTAATAGCTTCTGATGCTGTACAGAATCTTATTGTCTTGCTAGAACAATTGCCATCTCCTATCATATAAGCTAGTAACTTTATTTCATTCTCATTTATATAATGGTTTCCAAAAAAGCCCATATTACCTGCTAATGCTACTTTATCACCAGGTTTTAAGAAATCTATTGCCATCCAACCTTTAGCCGTAAAAAGAGGATGGTTGCCTGTTGCATCAATATGTCTACCTGTTTTTGTAGTTACTCTGAATACTTCTTTTATACCGTTATCCAGTATTTCATTAGTAAAGTGAGCAGATAACTTATAATCATCTGTCATAGTAACTAAATGTGCTTTACCTTGTTTATATAATTCTTCTACTGGAACTCTGTCTCCAGTTCTAGGGTCATATACTCTTGTATGACCTGGTAAACACTTACCGATACGTCTTCCACATCTATAAACTTTTCTAGTATGCTTATCTCTAAGCATTTCTACTTGATACCATCTTGCTGTCCATGGTACTATCTTTTTCTCTCTAGGGTCAAAAGTTCTTAAGAAAGCTTGTGCCCATTTAATAGGGTCATCAAATATTTCTTTTAACTTCGCCGCCTCAGCTTTTGCTAAAGCCATTATATCACTCCTTTATTTATCTTAAATCAATAGGAACTAATTCTCCATATTCATTACCTATATAATAGTCATTTGTACTTGTATTAAATATTAATTGACCTGTAGCTGCATATTCAGGCATTATATTAGTCACTATTACAGTATCATTATTAAGTGAATGTGTATCTAATTCTGTAGCCATTATATATCGTCTTGGATTCAGACTATTTAATATAGTTTCCATTGACATACTTGATATAGGTGTGCCTATTACATTTATCTTATAATCACTGCTACGTGCTGTAAGCATTCTTGCTCTATTAATAACATTATCTATTCCTGACTGATGATAAAATTCAACTATATGCACCTCATTTAATTTATGCCCCCTCATATCAGATTCTGATGAGAATAAACTTACTTGACTATTGTTATGCATTTTTATAGTAAGAATAGATTTATTACAAGAACTTATTTGATTATCCATGTTTATTTCTGTAAACAAATCTTTAATTTGTTCATATAATATTCTAGCTGAATCTCTTGAAATACATAATACTCCTATTCTGTAATTATCATTAAGAAGCAATTGTAAAACTATCTTAACAGCTGTTATTAAATTTTTACCATATCTCCTTGGGGCCGTCATTAATAAATTAGCGTCTTCATTAAATATGTAAGCTAACTGTTCGTTAGTGAATGTTATATTTAATCTTTCTTCTATCATATTTACTAATACGTATTTAGGGTTCATCATTTTCACATATCTCCTTAAAATAAAATTTATTTAATGATTATACTATATTAAAGTCTATGCATATATTGAGCTTCGTTGCCCATTATAGATTGTTGTAAGTTATACTGACTCATCTTAGCCAACTCCATACCAGCTTGTCTCATAGTAGCTAGTTGTTGTGTATCTTGGAATTGAGCTTCACCAAAAGTTTGTATTCTTGCAGTACTGTTCATCTTTCTTGTTATATTTTGTGTAGCTTCTATACCACTAACAGCTAATGTAGGCAATTGCTTTGCTAACATAACTGGCATCATCCAACCGCCTAGCATTTCCCCTGCTACAAATAGTGTTCCCGCTTTAGCACCTGCTTTTAAGACACCATCTCCAGAGTTTCTTGATTCATTATAATCACTAACAGCGAATCCTAAGTTCATTAACGCATTAAGGTTTCTACCACTAAGAGCTTTTTTAAGATATTGATTACCTACATCTTCTGCTCCTTCAGCAACTGTTCTAGATGTCGTATCATAGACAGTACCTACTATTTCTCCGTTAGCTTTTGAACTAATTCCATAAGCATTTTTAGTAGTGTGGAATTTTAAACTCTTACCTTTTAGTCTATTAACACCTTCAGCAGTATTAGGTCTATTAAGAACACTTCTAGTAGTTTTATTATTATATTTCTCTGTTAATCTTGCTTTAGCTGTTAAGAAATCTTCTTGATTGTCGAAGACACCATTTCTATTTAATTTATTTAAATAAGCATGTGCTTCTCCACTTGAAGAATGTCCAAAGGCATCATCAATGATACCATTGATTCTTGAATTTCTAGCTTCCTCTTTTTGTTTGATAACTTTATCTGCATCAAATTTTTGATTTATCTTTAAAGCTTCTTCATGCATAGCATCCATAGCTCTTACATCTACATCTATATTGTCAGCATAAAACTTTTCTTGTTGAGCTTTTAATTCTAATTCGGTATTATAACGAGATTCTTTTATAAAAGTATCATCTGTTTTATAAGAAATGTCATTTAATAGTTCTTCATTAGAAGAGTAAGCTTTATTGATTATGTCATCTACAGTACGAATGTTGTCTTCTAGTATCGCTTCAGCATGTGCTTCATCAACTATTTCTTGCCATGCATCTAATGCTCTCTGTTCTTTTACTTGTCTACTTTGTTCTTGTTTTAATCTAGCTTCTTCTTTTTTCTTTCTACCTTTTTGTGCCATATTACATCATACCTCCATGTCTTAGATTATTAAGAGCAAATACTAAATCTCCTGTTGCTCCACCATTTTGTGCATAAGCTGGTACTCTAGGTGCACTTGTTACTGGTTGATTATCATAATTAGTTCCTTGTCTATTTTTATTCCATGACTTAACAGCTTCTGGAGTTCCTGCTCCCATTTGAAATGTAGCCGCCGCTGCGATACCTAATCCTGTAGCTTTCATACCAAAAGGTAATAAGTTATCTCCACCTGTAGTTATTAATGGTTTTGATACAGCTGTTAATGTATTAAGACTTGTTTTAATTCTCCTATTAATATCATCAGCTAATAATGCTTTGTTAGATGCAAGTATAGGAGCACCTGATACATTTTTATTTAATTTAAGATTATTTATCTTTAATTCTGGAACTCTTCCTATTTGTTTATAAGAGTCAGGGTCAGTTAATGTATTCTTAATAACTTTACCTACACCAGATTCAACTGCTTTACCTATATTCTGATATGTTTCTTTTTTAACAGCTGCACCGACTGCTTTTTCTCCTGTTTTCCAAACTTTCTCTGCGGCACCTGCTATTGGCTCAACAGAATTACTAATTCCTCTAAATGTACCTTTAAGCACTCCTTGTACTGGTCTAGAATGAAGTATACCTAAAGTTAAGTTAGAGACCGTATCTGTTAATTTACCTACAACTTTACCTAATCCCATATTGTATCACCTCTCTATATTTAAAAATAGTGCAGTCGTTATAACTGCACTATTCTATTACTTCTATTATCTTATATAAATGGTAAACCTGGAATATTTACATTTCCATATCTATCTCTATATAATCCACCACCAGTAGCAACTCTACCTGCTATACCAGCAGTAGCCATTGTACCAGCAACTTTTCTTTTAGAGATTCTAGTTCCATTAGGTGCAGATTTATCTACTACCGAATGAGCTGCTTTAATAGCTTCTTTAAAATCAACTTTACCAGCACCTTTATCTAAATTATGTATAGTACTTGCTATACCAGTAGTCATTGTATTATTAAGAGCTTTTTTACCAACCTTAGCTCCAAATTGACCAGCTGAAGAATTGAGTACTTGTTGAGCAGCTTTTCTACTATTTGCATCTAATGCTTCTCTACCTGCTTTACTAGCTACAGGTCTTAAACTTTCATTTAATCCAGCAGCGAAATTAAGCATGTTTTTTGCTATCTTTGCTCCACCTGCCATATCATATCACCTCTTTTAATTTAATATTTTATTGCTATTAAACTATTACTTGATATTGTCTGGTTTTTCTTCTATGATAAATTCTGTGTCGTTTAAAGCAGAAGCAAGTATATCTTGTATAGAATCTGTTTTGTCTTCTTGACCTTTTCTACTCTTACGAGTTCCTAACATCATTTCTAATAATCTTTCTTTTCTATTAAGATTACGTTCATATATTTCATATGCTTTAGATACTTCTGGTCTTGTAAATTGTTCTCCTGATTCTGTCATACCAGCTACAACTTCAGTAATAGGAGTTTGCTCTTCAGATATTAATGCTTTAGTTCTTTCTAACATTATATCTATATTTATTAATTCAGATACTATTGTGCTATCAGTAAAACTAGCCGAATCTAAATCATAATCTTGCATATACCCTGCATATCTTGTTTCTATTAATGCTGTCTCCCATGGACACTTCTCTCCAAACGGAGCTAATCCATATGGAAGCAATGCACAAGTATTAGAATAAGGACATGTATCTGATTTACAAGTTATAGGTACTTTTGCATATAATCCTGTTTTAGTAGATAACATAGCCATCGCTGCCCTCTTAGCTTCTATTCCTAAACCACTATGGCCCCACACATTGCCTATATTAGCTTCAAATCTTTGTCTAGCTTCTATAGCATCTCTATTTTGAACTTCTTCTAGTTCGTTTCTTAAGTCCATTTATTACACCTCCCATTTGTTAGACTCGTCGTTTCTATATTCCTCTCTTTCTATTTCTTTAATAGCTTCTTCTGATAATGTATCTTTTTTAACTTCAAAATCACATCCATCTGCTAATATAAATTCATATAAGATATTAAAATCATTTGTTCCAAATACTTCTTCTACTATTTCCACATTAGTTAATTTATATCTAGCTGACTCTATACCTACAATTCCTTCTATATAGTTGTGCATAGATAATTGTCCTGATGCTATTAATATATCTCCATCATCAGTTTGAACTTTACTTATCTTAAATGTCATCCTTCCTTGTACTTCTATTACCTCATTTTCATCTGTTGTTATTAATAGCTTTGCCATTTTAACACCTCCATATTTTCTTATATCTATATTATATAAACCTTTATGCCCACATCTCTTTATTAACTTTATATTAATTAGTCTGAATATTCTGAAAACTTTCCATAGATAGAAATTTTATATATTATATTTAAATTGTCAGAAAATTCTAAAAACTCTATTGAAAATAAAAAATTTATAATTTTTCGAGGCGGTAACAGGTTTATTGATAGTGTTAATGAAGCTAGAATTTTAGCCCCAGGTATACTAAGTATGATTAGTATGCTTGATGTACAATCTATCTCACTGCATGACACTATGCACTCTGATGCTAATTGTAATTAAATCTTAATAGGTAGATAGACAATGATATTTAACTCATAAAAAGAGTTCATACATTGCTATTAAGATAAAGGCAAAGACTGTTTAAATGTTAATTGACACAATAGTCAAGTCAACATGCTATGTCTTAAATGACAACACTTGTAGGGTAAGTAAATATACTTATCCTCTATTAATGCAACCATGTTATATAACATGTAGGTCACAAGTCCTAGTAAATGCAGAGTGGTAGACAATAATATTATAACAAATAAGGAGATAAACAAATGACAACAAAGACAATAGTAAAGAAAACAATAAAGAAAGTAGTTAAGACAATAGCTTTAGAAGTAGCAGAGGTAAACAATAATAACAAACATGTAGTTGAATTAGTTAAAATAGAAAAGGCTTTTAAAAGAGCTTATAAAATAACTAAGAATGTAAGATATGTAGATGTAAAGGCTAAAGGGTTTATAACTAAACCTAATGTAAAAGGTTATCATGCAGATAGTGAGATAGTAGTGTTCTTAGATGGTAACTTAAGAAAGAATGCAGAGACATTACTACATGAACTAACACATGCATATCAAGCACAACACATGACTAGACAATTTAAAGCAAGTAGACAACAAATGAAAACAGGGCAAGTAAGCTATAAGCACAGTTGGCATGAAACACATGCTAGACATTGTGCTAAGCTTCTTATAAATACATTAGACTTTAGCTTAGATTTACACTATGCTATGGACTATGTAATAGCAGCTTAATAGAAAAGGAGGTGAAATAATAGACACCTATAGTACAAGCATAATATAAAACAAATAATTAAAAGGAGGCATTAATATGCTAAAGAAGGTAATAAGAAAGATTTTAAACAAGTGTTATAAGAAGGTTAAAACAGTGAAAGATGAAATAACTAAAAAGGTTATTGCAATGACTAAAGCAGATGATGTGTTATATGACTTAGATTATAAGGTACCTATACACACAATAAAGAGATATGGATGCACATTCCATATTAAAGATGTAGATGCAATAGTAAGTGGAGATAAGGCCGCTTTAGTCGTATCAGAAGTAGCAGCTGTATATAAAACAAGTCAAAAATACACTTATGTAATAGCAGTAGATAACGTATTTAAAAAGCTTAGTAATAGAACTAAACAATTTGTATTAGAACATGAAATAGCTCATGTAGTTCATGGATTAGATAATCCTAAGAATAAGTTATCAATAGAAACTAAAGTTGATTTATTAGCAGCTAGAAAGATGAAAATGAATAACATTAAGCTTAGAAAGTGTTTAAGAGAAATAAGAGATAACTGTAACTACTTAAGTAGTAAAAAGATAATGTTAAAAAGAATTAAAAATATAGCAAGATAATTAAAATAAAAATAATAAAAATTAAAGGAGAATAAAAGATATGTTAACAAGAGAAGATATGAAAAATATAAACAATAGATTAAGAGGAACAGGAAAATATATGGATAAACCAATGTACAATACATTAAGAAACAGTGCAAATGGATTCTTAATAGCAGATGCACCAGTAGCATTAGTAGAAGAAGTAAAAGCACCAGAATATAAGATTGAGATAAAAGTACAAGAAGAACCAGTAGTAAGAGTAGAACAACATCAAGAGGAAGAGCTTACTGTACCATACTTTGTAACACCATTCTATATGGAGTGTAAAGTAATAGCAGAAGCAACAGGAAAAACAGTTGATGAAGTAGCTTATCAAAAACTTGCTAGACAGTTAGGAGTAACTACTAGCAAAGCTATTAAATTAGTTCAAGAGGGAAGAATAATAGTTAGATATTAATAGCATAACAAAGTAACAAACTATATTTACGTCGGGAGATATGCAGATGGGGGTCTGTATATCCATGGGGCTGCCAACAATCATGTGGGTACGTTGATATTTGGGGAAGTATCAATGTAATAGGAGTTGGTATATAGTTAATAGTTTTAACAATAGAGTTTTAGACAGCCAATCTGGGGAGATTGAGCTAGTATATCAGGGGGAGATTACCAAATCATATTAGAAAGGACCAACAAAGGTTAAAGGTAACTCCAATGAACAAAAGAGAAATAACAACAATATTAGCAGACAGCTATTCTCCATTAACATCTATGGTAATGCCTATGTATTCTCAAGCTGGGGATATTTGTTTTAGCCAAGGTGATTCTTTCTTAAAACTAGACATGACGAAGGCGAGATATGAAAACAAGAATGGTGCTAAACAATTAAGACTAGTACAAACTAGTAAATCATTTAAATTTAGATAAGAAAAATTAAATAACAAATTATTAAATCAAAAAAATAAAATTATATTAGGTAGTGGTTAAGATAGCCACATAGAAGGAGAAATTAAAATGAGTAAATTAGTATTAAACGCAAACGGAATGATAGTAAAGGCAGTAGTAGAAAAGGCAGAAGACGTAGTAACAGTAGAAGAAACATTATCAATGGGAGCTCACAAAGGACATGCTAACGCTATAATAAGAAACATTCACAAAATGGTTCCAGTTATAGAAGGTATAATATTAAGAGCAGCACAAGACAAAGAATCAGATGAAATGTACTTATATGGAGAGAGATTCCACACTACAGGTTCTAACAACCCAAATGCTAGAGCATTAATGGAATTTGCAGCAGACTTCGATACAAATGAGCAAGCAGTAGTTCAATTATCTCACTGGGATGAAGATGAGAAAGCATTAGTACCAGATTATACAGTTAAGTGTAATGACACTACAGCTGACAGATTATACGTGGCTACTAAAACTCATACGCTTGTAGTATACGCTCGTCTTGAAAATGATATAAGAAAGATAATGAAAAACAGTACAGATGCAGAGATAAAAGAAGTTAAAAATAAGTTAGTTGATGGTGTTGAAACTATGGGTCTTAGAATAACTAAGAACGATAAAGTATATGTAGCTAATAAATCAGTAGAAGGTACTCACTTAACAGTATTAAACTGGTCACCATCTAACATGAGAAGTGAAACTCAATTAATGACAGCTATACAACCAGATGATGCATTCAAAATAATGGATGAAGTATCTGGTGGTGCATTATCTCAAGCAATGTCAGGTAAATTAACAGTTGCTGGTTTAACTAAGTTATCAGCTAGATTAGGTATATTAGGTGCTCCATCAGTAGAAATGGTTAAAGCAGCTAACGAAGAGTTTGGTTATGTGATAGTATTAGATGAAATACTAGGGCCTCAAGACTACAATGAAGAAACAAGAGAGATGTTAGAATCTAATGGTATAGAAATAGATGATAATACTTCAGATGGTGCTTACTGTATATCAGTAGAAATGATGCAAAAGTCATTCGCTAAATTAGGAAGAAACTTATCTATGGATAAAGCATTATTATTCGCAGCTCAAACTAGAGCAAATAAATACTTTACTAAAGTATTCGGTGAAGCTAAGACTCAAAAGAACATGCAATTCAGATTAAATAGATTAATAGAAATGTATGGTGAAGATAAAGTATTATTTGTAGAAGCTGGTACAGATGTTTCAAACTTAAACAGAGAAGACTACAAAGTAATAGTAGTAGGTAATAGAGAGACATTAGGATGCATAATAGACTACAATGGTGGTAAGTTATTAAAGAACATATCTTTACAAAAGATAGTAGAAGGTAATGTTACAACTCACTTACTAGATATAGCTAAGTGTTCAGATACTTCAACTTCAGGACAAATGTTAGCTAAGTTCTTAATAGCTGATAAAGAAGCTACTATAAATGCATTATTAGAATGCATGTCAGAAAACTTCGATGCAGAATTAGAAAATATGTTATCAGGTGATATAGATGCACACAAAGCTTCATTAGCTCAATTCATAATAAGATATGTTGCTAATGGTACTGAAAACACTGCTGCATTAGAAGCATTAATAAAAGAAATGTTACCAAGACAACAAGCTATGGTATACAAAAATAAAATAGATATAAAAGCTTACTTCCAAAGAGCTTTATTCGATGATACATTCTTCTTAACAGCTGGTAAAGTAGACAGCTTATTAGCTAGAAACGAATACAGTGGAAGATTAGAGTGTTACTCTAGAGACGTGGAAGTAAAATTCGCAGAAGAAATAAATGAGATAGAAAGCTCTAATGCAACTAGAGCAGAGAAAGATGCTAAGTTAGCTGAGTTATTAACAGGAGTAGCATTCAAATATCCATCTCCATCTTCTGATGAAAATGCTATAGTGACTTATGTTACTTCAGCACAATTAAAAGCTAGAATAAATGCTATGTATAAAGCTAAGCAAATAACTAGAGATGAAAGAGCTATATTATTAGACGATTTCTTAAACACTTCTTATGGTGTAACTAAGTTAGGTGCTGATAATACATTAAAGCATAAATTAGCAGGTATGGATACTGACTACGATGGTATAGCTGTAGTATTCGAAAAGAAATTAGTAGACATACTATTAACTAAATACAATGACAATGACGGATTAGCAACAATAATCTGTAAATAATCAGGGAGGGCATCAGGCTCTCTCTATTTTTATATAAGCATTAAAAAACAATAATATCAATTTAATTAAAATAAAAATAATAGGTGAGCTGTTAATAGACAGCAGAAGGAGAATAACAATGATGAACAAGAATATAAACGTAAACACTAAATCTATGGTAGCAAATAAAATGAGAAAGGAAATGTCAGACAACATGATACAAGACGCATTAGTAGCAAGAGACTTAAACAACTATGAAACAATAAAATACTTAAAAGCTAACAAGAAAACAGAAATAGAATTAAATCAACCAGGTTCTGTAGTAAGAGCTTTAGCTAGATTAGGATATGTAGCTGGGTCAATGGTTGGTATAATAACTAACTTAGTAGAAGTATCTGGAGTATTAATGGATAACGAGTATAACACTCAATTCATAAAAGAAGATGGTACTACTGATTTAATAAAATTAAGAAAAGTGTTCCCTACTGTAGGTACTAAGGGTAATGGAGAAGGATATGCTGCTATATTTATGGAAGCTAATAATAACATATTCTTAGTAGAAAACTTACAAGGAAGACAAATGAGATTAGTTAAAGCTCTTAAATCTGATATAACTACATTTGTTGAGCAATTAGAAATGAGTAGCGTATTTACTCAAGAAGACTTAGTAAGAATAGGTCAAGACTTAGAAAAGATAGGTAGAGTTATGCAAGAGCTAGAAATAGACTCAGCTAAAGATGCAACAGTTAAAGAAGGAATGATGGAAATAACAGAGTTCATGTCAGCTTACACTTGTAAGTTAGCTTCTAAGAAATTAACTGTATCTCATAACTTTGCTGAAATAGTAGCTAATAAGAAAGCAGATGCTAAGCATAAGAAAGATGTTAAATTCACATACTCTATAGATGACTACTTACCATTAGACAATGCTTATGACTATGCTAAAGAGCAATTTGAATTATTTGTAGCTGCTAACCCTAATGCATCTCAAGAAGAATTAGTTAAAGCTAAGACAGATGCTATAAAGGATGCAATGAAAGAATCTTTAATAAAAGACTCTGCTACAGAATTAAAAGAGTATATGGTACAACAACAATCTAACTTCATAGGGCAATTAGTAGAAATGTACGAATTATCTAATATGAGATTATTCGAAGAATTCTTAGGTTTAAATATAAACAAGGACGCTAATGCTATACATGATGTTAAAAAAATGGTTGTTATAGCATGTGAAATGATACATAATCACTTTAGATATGCTAAACATATGCCAATGACTAAAGTAGATGAATTAGCTGCTAAATTAAGAAATGCTATATATACTTTAGGAGAAGTTAAAGGATTAACTCCAGAAGAAACATTCAGAATAGCTTGTAACGCTGGTTGGTTCAAGATAACTGAATATAAAGGAGAACAAAACTTCTCATTATTAAAGAACTATAGATACACTGCAATATCTGCTATGTTCAGCAATGAATTAAAATGGCACTTCAATGCAGATGCTATGTATAGCACTATAGAAGTAGAAATACCAGATAACTTTGCTATAGCTCCAGGAACTCCATTCTATATGGAAAATGGTGAATGTGAAGTTGAATTAGAAGATGGTTCAACTGATTTCATGTTCTGTACTGAAGAAGATGATTACACAGGAATAGTTATAGCTAAAGTAATAGGCGGTGAAGCTGTATTTGTTAAGTATGTAAATGAGTATGAATTCGAACAAGTTGAATTCTTAATGTTTGACAATGTTTGTGATTTAACTCAAGCTGCTAATGTATACAATGCTAACGCTGCTACTAGTGAAGTAATAGTTAACTCAGTTACTACTATGACTGAAACTAATACTAATGGTATGGATGCAGCTGAAAAAGAATTAGCTGAAAAAGCTGATGCTGCAAAATTACAAAAATCATTTGGTCTATGGTCTAATGCTATAGAGCTAAGTGTAAGCAAGAAAGATAAATACTCTCTACACACTATTAAGATAGGTGGTAAGTTACATCTAAACTTAAGAAGAGATTCAGATGCTGCATCTAGAATGTTAGGTAGAGTGTCACATGTTGTTAAAGCTAATAAAATGAGCGAATACACTAAGATGGATACGATTGTATGTGCTAAAGGTGCTATAGCTATATTAGGATAAGCAACAATATAGAGGGGTCTAATGGCTCCTCTTTTTAATAAAACTAAACTATAAGATAAAATAATTTAAATAACAAAGGAGATAAATATTATGAAAAACGTAAACGCATTATTAAAGAAAGAACAACAAGCAAAGGATATATTAGCTAACATAGGAAGAGAGAAAGAAGATTTAGCTATAAAGAAATTAGCAGAAGTAAAAGAAATATTAGCTGCATTAGACTGCTCTTACTTATTAGAAACGACTACTATAGAGAAAGTAGTAGAAAAGGAAATAGAAAAGATAGTTGAGAAAGTTATTGAAGTAGAAGTAGTTAAAGAAGTTGAAGTTGAGAAAATAGTAGAGGTTGAAAAGATAGTAGAAGTTCAAGTACCAGGGCCAATACAATTTGTACAAGATACGACTGAAATAGAAAAACATTTAGATACAATAGATGCTCAAAAGAAAGAAATAGAGGAGCTAAAGAAAACTATAGCTGAATTACAAGCTGTTAAAACACAAGAAGTAATAGAGACAACAAATACATCTGATGAAGATGATTATATGGCATTCTTAGCTTCACAAGAAGAAAGTATAATGTCAGAATTAAAACACTATGAGCAACAAGAGCCAGTAGTGGAAGAACCAGTTAAAGAGGAGAAGAAAACTGAGAAGGAAGAGAAGAAAAATATAGACGCTCCACAATTTGTTAAAGTGTCTAATAGTAAAGTAGGAAAGAATCCTAACGCTAAACTGTATCAAACAGAAAAGTGTTATTTAATAGCTAGTCCTACTACAGATGAAATAACTTGGTTATCTCATGAGAAGTTATCTGATGAATATAAGATAGCTGTTGAGAATGTATTAGTAAATGAGCATAAATTCTTAACTAATAGAACTAAGTTATCTCCAATTAAAATAAATAGAGATAATGCTTATATGGCTAGAAGCTCAGCTATTAAAGGTGTAACTGAATTCTCTATGGAAGATGTTTTAGTTGGATATGTTAAATTAAATGGTAAGTTCTACTTATATAGCTACTCTCCTAAATTTGCTAGACCTAGTGTAGATTCATTAGATGCAATAATAGCTAAGAAAAGTAAGACTATGCCAAGCATGTCTATAGTAACTAAGGTAACAGCTGAGGTTATAGATATGTATAAAGAATATAAAGCATTATTAGATGTTAATAAGAAGGAGGCTGATAAGAAAGCAGAAGAAAGTGCTAAATTATTTAATGAGAAAGTAGAAGCTAGAAAAGCTCAACGTGAAGACGATGAAGCTTTAATAGCAGCTGCTGGCTTATTAGATAAAGTAAAGAAGGATGAGAAGAAAGTAGTTTCAACTGCTTCATTCTCAAGTTCTTCTATGCTTGATGACATAGAAGCTGAACTGTTCTAAGCCTAACTCCCCCTACGGGGAGGGTACATTTGCTAAGCCCTACGGGTGTTTTCACAGAAAAGGTCACTACGTGGCCTTTATGGCAGAAGACTTTACGTCTCTCTACGAGAGACAGCAGAAAACAATCTTCTATGAAGATTATATCTCCCTCTTAACAGAGGGAGCAGAAAAGTCTTCTTTGTGAGCAAATGTCTTAAGGCATAGCATGTTATTTAACAGCTTATGTTAACATATTTGTTCATATCTCTCTACGAGTGCCTATCACTCTACGAGAGCAGAAAATAATATTTTGTGAAATTAAATTTGAATTTTCGGAGGTATTCTTATGAAAAAAATAATAAATTGTTCAATAGCATATAAAAACGTAGATTTTATCACTGAAGAAGGTTATGTTTGTGCTTTTTTTGATGATAAAACTGTTGAGCTTTTGTTTATATATGATATGTCAAAACTATGTTTTTATGAGAAAGAATTTATTGGTCTTACAAAAGATGAGGCATTAAAACTTTATCTTGAAAGACAAGAAAAAGTATGTTAGAGGCTATTAAGCCTCTTCTATGCTTAGATACAGAAAAAAGTCTTTTATGAAATAAAATATTATAAGATTATTGGAGGTAATTGAAATGGCAAGAAGAATTTATACTGTAGCAGGAAGAGCAGGTACTGTTGTAATAACAGATAGTAAGAAAAATGAAAATGGTAAAGGTGCACTATATACATTTGTAGATGAGAATCAAAATACTCAATTATGTGCTATTAAAGCATTAAATGATATATTAGAAATCGTACCTAGACCAAATCAAATGAAATTTGACCAACCAGTTGTATTTTTACTACCTAGATTCATAGAGTTCTTAAGATATGAAGATACTAGAAAAGTTTGGGTAACTACTGGATGTAAAAAGAATGGAGAAGAGATAGCTCCAGAGCTATTAACAGAAGTAAAACGTCTTGATAAGAATGTTGAGCTATTAAGCAATAACATACAACTATTTGGACAAAGAGGTTTAAAATCTCAAATGTTCATAGATTATAGAGACGCTACATGGAAAATAGTAGACAGTATGGTTCCAGCACCTGAAAGAGTTAGTGCAGTGGACGCATATTAGTCTCTCTTCCCCTTCGGGGGAACAGCAGAAAATTGATTATTATGATTATAAAATATAAATTACAAAATAAAGGAGATTATTGATATGAAAACAATATTTAAATTAGGAAGTATAGAAGTACAAGGAGTAAAAATAAATGATATAGAGGTTACTCAAGAGTACACAGCTAAAGAGGCTATAGACTTAGTATTTGCAGGAAAATCTTTCGTTAAAAGTTTAATAAAAGATTTACCTGAAATGCTAGAAGACTTAGAAGTAGTTTCTAATAAATTTAATGGAATAGATGAAATAGATGAAAGAGTTGAGTCAAAAGACATGACTAAGGAATTAGAAGATTTCATTAAAGAAATAAATAAAAATGAAGACAACTGTCCATTCAAAGTTGTTGGTATAACTAGAAGAGGTTAATAGCCTCTTCTTTTTTCATTATAAGCAGAAAAAGCTTTATATGAGCATTATGTTATAAAAGCATAAGCAGAAAATTATTATTTATGAAATTATTAAATTATAGGAGGTACTATCAAATGAAAGAGATAGTTATAGTAAGTAAAGGAAATAATGCAGTAGCATACGGAGAAGGTGTTGAGATTAAGAAATCTAGTACTACAGGAGTAAGTGCTAATTTAGCTGTATTAAATGAAGTATTAAAGAATCATGTGCCAACAGAGGCAGGTGAAACATTTAGAATATTCTTAATGGATTTAGTTCAAGGAATAAATTCTGGATATGCAATAGACTATGTTAAAACTGGTAAGCAATTAAATGGAGAGACTTTAGCTTCTGAAGACTTAGCAGGATATAAAGAATTCTATGATTTATATAAAGATAGGCTATTAAATGTAAGATTTAATCAAGTATCATATATACCTAAAATGAGAGATAATAAAGTATATATGGATTTAAGAAGTAAAGCATATGCTATACTTAACACAATGCAAACTGTTGCAAGTGTACCACAAACTACTACTCAAGTAATAGACCCTGATAAAGAGTTACGTGAAACACTAACTGCATTAATGACAGATGCATTAAAAGCAGGTGATATGGATACATATAAAATGCTTAAAGCTGAAAGAGACGCTTTAAAAGCACCAGAAGTTGTTACATTAACAGCTGGAGGAACTACTATACCATCAGAACAACCTAAATTTGAGGTAACTGGAGGAGCTAGTATAGATGATACAGATTTAGATAAAGAACTATCTGGAGCTGTAGCAGAAAAGAATAATAATGATGAACCAATTGTGTTCAATATAGAAAGTGCAGGAACAAAACCTAGTTGGGACGGAGTACAAGTTAACGCTTAATCTCCTTCCCCATCTAGGGGAAATATAATATTAACTAATTAGGAGGATTTTAAAATGCAAGCAATAAAAATGATAAAAGGTGATGAAAAACTTATAGGAGAATTAATGGCTAATGTATTCATACCATTATGTTCTAATGAAGAAGGAGTAGTTACAGGAGTAGAATCTATGGGTTCTGAACAAGACGGTTACATGATTAAAATTGACACTGAAATGTTAAGTGACATACAATTAATGATAATCGAGGCTGCATTAAGTTCAAGAGTACAATCTGGTGTACTAGCAGGATATGAACCAGATGAAACATTAATACAAAATACATTTGCTTTAATAGCTAATAGTCCAGAGAAAATAGAAATAGTTCTTAAGGATATATTAGGAGGAGCTAAAGTAAGTGAAGAACAAATAATAGTATTACAACAACCATTTGCACCAGGTATGTATAACACTCTAGTACATACTATAATAGCTTTTAATTTAAATGATGACCAAATGAAAGCTATAGAACTAGCTACTAAAGTTGCTCAAACAGGAGTAAAAGTAAGTAACTTTACTAAGAAAGCTAGAATGATAGGAGGAGCTAGTGCTTCTGTATTAAATAGAGTAGGTAGAGAAGTAACTCTTGCAGGTGTTGAAATCGGAGCTACAGTTGGTGTAGGTATGGTTAAGACTGGTGTAGAGGCTACTGCTTGTGTAGCTAATATAGCTATTAAAGAACTAAATCACAAAGAATTAATGAAAGGTGATAATGTTCAAAACTTAATGAAGACTATAAAGACTACATTTAAGAAACAAGAAACAGCTAAATTAAGTAGAGGATTCGGAGCTCTTTAAGAGCTTCGTTTCTTTTTAATAGCTTTATTGGAGGTTTATTGTAAATGTTAGAACTTATTAGACAGATAAATATAGCTTGGGAGCAGAAAAGTTCTCTTTATGATATAAAACCTAATATACAACTAGGTTATTTTGATTTTAGAAACAAAGTTATGTTACAATATAAAAAAACATTATAGAAAAGAGGATATTATTATGCAAAATCAAAGAGAAAATTTAATCAATATAATAGCAAGATGTAATTCTAAACAAGTTAGAAAACAATGGATTCACGAAATGGTTTCTTTAACAGATATAGAATGTGCAGAAAATCAATGTACTGGATGTTCTATAGAATCAGATTGTATAGAAGTATGTAATATAAATTAGAATAATAATAACTATTTGGAGGATGTTAAAATGAATAAGAATATTAATAACTTAAAAGATTTAAAAGGTGCTATTTCTTTAATAGCTAAATTTGATACAGAAGAAGATGATAAGACTATAGATAATCTTATATGTCATGCCATTAATACTGGTTTAGATATAGAACAATATAATGATGATATACTATTAAACATTATATAATATGCCGAGGCCGCAAGGCCGAGGCTAATCTCGTCAGAAGATTATCTTTCCCTTATTATTTATCTACTCTTATTACCCTCTTAACAGAAAACCTTGTTTACTCTCACTAAACTTTTGCAGAAAAAGTCTTTAGGATTTCCATACCTAGCATAACAAATACTAAACTTTTACGATAAAATTGCTATTTTTATATAACAGTCGCTCAACCCGTTTTGGTCTCTCTTGAGAAATTTATATATTTTGAGCGGGAGGACCTAGTCTCACCGTGGAGTTTAGGTAGAGAAAGCAGAAAAGAATAAAAAGGATTAAATCTCCGTTTTGCAGAAATGGCCTATAAGCGAACGTAAGAGAGCAGAAAAGGCTAAAATACAGTAAATATAGTTATTTATGTTTATATAAGCGTCAGCGATGATATAGATAAAAATAAATATATTTACCAAGTGTAAATAGTGGATATACACATTGAAAGGAGATAGACATGTTATTATATGATATTATAGAAGAAAAAATAGACGACAATTTAAAAAGAGAAAGTAAAGAGATAAGTACAGAAAGAGGGAGAATGAAAAAGAGTTATACAGGTAGGATAAGAATACTTAGAAATAAGATAACAAAGAGAGAAATAGAGAAGGAAGAGTATTATTTATTAGTTGAGAGATTAAGTGAGATAGATTATAAGTTTTATTGGCATAAGGAATTAAAATCTAGTTGGGAGAGAAGGAAACAGAAATGAAAGAAAGTATAGGTAGTCCAGTATTAAGGAATACAGGAGAAAAGCTATTAATATGTATAAAAAGAAATTTAAAGAAGTATTTTAAGGAGAGTATAGAGATATTTGAATTAGAGGATGTATTAGATATAAGAGAAGTAAATGATGTATATGGAAAAGAGATATGTGCTGTAGTTATTACTGATATAAGTAGAGAAGAAGAGATAGAAAGTGATAAGTTATTAAAGGTAGCAAATGCATTACAAAGAGAAGATTTAAAAGGAGATATGGATAATTCTATTAGAGAAATGACTAGGGCTATGTTATCAAGATATATGGAAAGAAGAGATAGGATAAGAGTTCGTTTCTAAAGATAGAAGTAATATAGCGGAAACAATAAGGGGCCACAATTTAATATGCAGAAAAGTATTTTAAAAGATTATTAATAAATAAAATAAGGAGAATGAGATAAATGATAAAAGGTAAATTATATTTAGCAAGTAAGTATACATATGAGTTAATAGCACCAGACAATAGTGTTATTATCAATATAGCTAGAAAGCCAATGAGAGATAGTAGAATATCAGAGCATATTATAGAATTAGCACCTAGTAAAGAGTTATTTAGTTGGTATATGGCTAATAAGGGGATAGATAATTGGTTTAAGGAGTATAAGAGAGTATATAAGCAAGAGATACAGAATAATGAGATTGCATTAGAGAAGATGAGATATATAAAGAGAATATTAGATAGTGGTAAAGATGTAGTTTTATTATGTTATTGTAGAGATGTATCTAAATGTCATAGAAGTATAATAGGAGAGGCATATGAGTATGTTGGTGTAGAAGTTATATATAAGTAAGATAAGTATAGCTATTAAGAGATGAAAGATAAAGAGTTCGTTTCTTAATAGCGAAGAAATAGCCCCGATTAATATAAATATAAAATAATAAATAATTATAATAAAAAGAAAAGAGGATAATTGATATGAAAAAGAATATTGAAACTAAGAAAAGATATGCAGTAGGTTGTTATACTGGAGCAGAGAGAGTAAATAATCCTGAATGGATGAAGAATAAATACAATAGATTAGTTGCGTTTATATATGATAATCAAGATATGTTTGATATAAGATATATGTGTCATGAAAAAGAAATAAATAGAACGTGGTTTATAATAGATACAAAAGAGCTATTAAAAGCTAAAGAAGGATTTATACATGAAGACAGTACTGAAGTATTAGACTGGATAGATATATGTGTAGATTATGATGCTTGGAAAACAAGTTGTACTTGTTGTGATAGTATAAGTTTAAATATGATACCATATACATATAGAGATTATGGAGGATGTATAGGAAAAGAATATAATTGTCCTATGTGTTCAGGATTAAGTAATAAAGTAGCTAATTTAGTAAGAGAAAAGTATATTATGGAAGGATTAGAATCTGCAATAGACTTCTTAATAGCGATAGATAAAGGAGAATATGTAGATGAAGAAGAAAAATATCATTGTGCTTATTGTGGAAGAGATTCTAGAAAAGCAGGGATAGTAAAAGATTCTGAGATGATATATAAAAAACTTAATAATGGTAAATATGAAGTATTGAGTATAGAAGATTATAATAAAAGAGAAATAAAATTAGAGAAAGAGATAGAAGGATATTATCCAGAGTTTTATTATACAGAAGAAGATAATCCATATTTAAGTAAAGTAAAAGGATATACTTGTTTTGAATGTGGATGTGAAGTTAATAAAGAAGTAGTAGAAGAGATATTAGTTAATACTGTTATGTAAGAGTTCGTTTCTTAATAGCGGAGAAAAGAGGGCCCCCCCCGAATAAAAGACCTAATTAATATAAATGTAATAGAAGAAATAAGAGAATATATAAAATCTATAAGCAAAGGAGAATAAGAAGATGGAACTAGATAGAATAAAAATGATAGAGGGATTTATTGACAAATTAATAAAAGATAAGACAAAGGTATTATATCCAAATGGTATGGTGCCAGCTTTAAGATATATAGAAGATGAAGATTTAAAGATGTTAATAGAGTTAAGAGATTATACAGAGCTAATAAAAGGTATTTGTAAAGATATGACTAATATGTTAGAGAAACATAAGAAAGGGAGATAGATATATTAATGGTTAAGAAGATAAGAGTTCGTTTCTTAATAGCAGAGAAATAGGGCCCGATTAATATGAGAGATATAAATATAACAGAAGAAGATATAGAGATAATAAATACTGTTTTTTCAGATGAGAAAAAAGAAGAGCTATTAAAAGAGATAGAGAGAGCTAGGTCATTTATAGAATTCAATAAATATAAAAGTGAATTAATAAAGAAGTTAGCAGAAAATCCTAATGTAAGTGATATACATGAATCAAAAGATTCAATATACAATATAAATCCAATATTATATATGTATAATGCTAAACGAATGAAAATAGTTATAAGTAGTATTGATGATATAAAAATATATAAAGTAGTTAATTATAACGAAGACTTTGGTTGTATATCATATGGATATAAGGCTTGTAATATAAAAGAGATATTAGATATAATAGATAAGATACATGGAGCAATAGATATAGGAATTATATAAAACAAGAGGAAGAGGAGAGAATTGAAAAATGACATTAATAAATAAATCAGGAATATGGATAATAACTTTTAAGGATAATGGAGTTAATAAGTTTTGGATAGGAGCTGCTAAGAATTTAAATCATATATTGACACATAAATTATCTTTAATAAATAAACAATGTAACACTAGAATGGTTACTAGCTTACCAGTAGAAATAAAAGAGCTATTAAGAAGAGATAAAGAGAAGTGTGTTGAAAATATATATGCATTTACAAGTGTAAGTAAAAGTGTAGACTATTTAGAAACAGATAAACAAGATTCAATAGCAAAATTCTTAATAAGTAAATTATTAATGGAAGAAGGATATGTGCCTTGTGTTCAATTTCATGAAGAATGGATGAAAAAGAATGAAGATGAGTTTATATTTTTATATCCTAGATTTAAGCAATTAATAGTTCAAGAAGAAATAGGAATATATAAAGCTTCTAGTATACATTATGAAATATGTAAAGATTTTGGATGGGAGAAATCTGATTTCTTATGTAAATTAGTTTGGGATAATAATAATATTCTTATAAGAGAGGAAGTTAAAGATATGGTAAAAGAATATAAAGAAAATCAACAGAAAGATGAATTAGATAAGCTTATAGAGATAGAATGTATATTAAGAGGAGTTAGTAAAGAAGTCTTATTAAGAGAAGTTTTATCAGAGAAAGCTTATAAGTTATATAATGTATTAAGAGAAAAGTAAGAATAAATATATAGAGGGTTCGTTTCTTTAATAACAGAGAAATGAGGCCCTTTTAATATAGGAGATTGGTTAAAATGAATGAGATTAAAGGATTAGAATACACAGAAGATGGATATATCGTATCAAATGGTCAATATATAGGATTAAAAGATGATAATGAATGGGAATGGTATGGGAATATAGATTTAGCTAGAAAAAAATTAAAGCCTGTAATAAACATAAATGTAATAGAAGATATAAGAGATTATATAAATTTTATAAGTAAAGGAGAATAAGAAGATGGAAATAGATAGAATAGAAAAGATAGAGGGACTTCTTGATAAATTAATAAAAGATAAGGCAAAGGAATTATATCCAAATATGAGTAAGTTGCCAAATTTAAGATATATAAAAGATGAAAATTTAAAAACATTATTAGAGTTAAGAGCTTATATAGAGATAATGAAAGATACTTGTAAAGATACGAACTAATATGTTAGAGAGAGATAAAAAAGGAAGATAGATATATTAATAGTTAAGAATATAAGGGTTCGTTTCTTTAATAGCGAAGAAATGGAACCCTTTTAATATAGGAGGTTAATATGAACCAACAAACTAAAGATTTAATATTTAGAAATATAAGTTTTGTTATAAAAGATGAAGCTAGAGATACTATAGACAAATATTTAGCTGTTAGAGAATGTATTGACTTATTAGATAAAGTATATAAAGAAACAGGAGCCCCGTTAATCTACACTAATTATAAGAGTAAAAAGAAATATCCTAGCAAATATAATGTAGAAAAATTAGATAGATATGATTTCAATTGGATTAAAGATTCATGGAAAGATTATAACAAATTAAGAAAAACTAAAAATGAAGAACATAAAGAAACAAGAAAACAATTTAATATATATATAGGATTATATCCTAAAAAGTATGAAGAAATAGAAGAACTATATATATACATATTGAGAACTAGATTAGATATGATTGAATCTAAAATAAAAGATTATGAGTCTCGTTTACAGAAACTATATAGCACTAGAGATAGATTTAAAAAAATAATTAATATGGAGGATTAATATGCTAATTACATTAGAATTAGACTATGAAACTATGAGAAAATATGCTGAATTCTTAGGACTGGACGAAGTAGATGAAGAGAGTTTAATTAATAGCGACTATTTTAAATATAGATTAAAAGAAGATATAGAGTTTGTTGTAGATACAGCTTTATATCCATAGGAGATATCATTATGTTAGGATATGTTGTATTAAAAGAGATCGGAAGAGCGTCGTGT